GTTCTCTTTACTGGAACTTCTTCTGTTTCCTCATTCCATTCCCGTTCCGCTTGCGCTCCACTTCATGTCATTCGTCAATCCAGAAGTATATTACTTACCTCAAGTTTGCCCTCCGCTTCGCTCCAGAGGCTTAGCTTTATGTTTTTTCTGCAACATAAAGAAATAGTTACAGTGGTGCGAAAAAAAATTACCCCGAGGATTTTCTCCCCAGGGTTTTTCTGTTTTAATTCACCACCACATTATTGCCATCATAGTCTACATTAAATTTTGTAGCGTCTATGTTTTCTATCATATACTGGCTTACTTGTGTGATGAGATTCTTTTCCAGTAATCGTCTCAAGTCTCTAGCGCCATACTTTGGATCACAAGATTTTACAATATGATCCTTAAATTTCGCGCTAACCTTCAGAGACAGTTTAGTTTTTGTGAACTGCTTTTTGATTTTTCCCAGTTCCAGTTCAAGTATCTTCTTAAGTTCTGTATCACCTAATTCATTAAAGATAACAATACTACTAAGTCGACCTATGAATTCTGGCCTAAACGTTCTCTTAATGGCTGCTTGTACGATAGCTTCATTTCTCTTTTTCTTTTCTTCTTTGTTTGGCGTGTTAAATCCGATATTAACATCCCCAGCTAGTTCTTTCGTACCGATATTACCGGTGAAGATGATAACGCATGATGAGAAGTCCACCTCTGTTGTTGCGTCAGCCAATTTGATCTTACCTTCATCCAAGATTGTCAAGAAGATATCAAAGATCTTAGGGCTCATTTTTTCTACTTCATCGATTAGTAGGACGCTGTTAGGTTTTCTCTTGACCTGTAATAATTGAGGTTCGCTATCAAAACCTACATATCCAGCACCTACGCCAATGAGTGAATTAACGGAGGTATCATCTTTCAGTGTATTACCATCAATTCTAATCAGGCTATCATCGGAACCATAGAATGTAGTGGCTAGCTCTTTACAGATGAGTGACTTACCAACACCGCTGGGACCTACCATCAAGAAACTACCAAGTGGGCGTTTATGATCAGCTCTAAGTCCCAATACATTTTGATTGATGACGTTAGTGACTGTATCGATTGCCTCTTGTTGTCCGATCACTCTTGTTTCCAGGGTGTTCTTCATTTCTTTCAGCTTCTCTCGATCTGTCTTTCTAATTGCATCAACTGGCACCTTACTGATTTTTCCAACTGCCTCTGCTACATCTTCGACTGTAATAGTAGGCCAATTCTTTTTGTCGCCCAGTTCCTTGTTGATTCTCTCTACTTCCTTGCTTAGGTCATCCTTAGCACTAGACTCCTCTGCCTGTATTTTCTCAGCTTCATCAAAGTTAGTATTCATTGCCTCTTTGATTTTCGCGTCGGTAATAGAGGTGAGTTTTTCTTCTAGTTCCTTCTGTTTGGTTCTATCGACGGTCTGTTTCAGTTTTACGATTGCCCCAGCCATGTCCATAACTTCTACTGCTTTATCTGGTTGGTTCTTATCTTTTACATACCTCTGAGACCATTCGACGCAAGTATCAATGACATCCTTTCCTATCTTAACATGGTGGAATTCTTCATATTTCTTGCAGACACCTTTCAAGATTTTAACAGTTTCTTGCGCGCTTGGTTCTTTTACTGATACCTGTGTGAATCTTCTGTTAAGTGCTGCATCTTTTTCAATGAACTTTCTATATTCTTCATCAGTTGTAGATCCAATGCACTGAAATTCTCCGCGCGCAAGGTATGGTTTGAGAATATTAGCAGCATCACCATTTCCCGAGTTACTTCCATTACCTACTAAGTTATGGAGTTCGTCGATATAGATAATTACTGACTTATCATTGCAGACTTCTTTGATGATATTCTTGAGTCTCTCTTCGTACTCTCCTCTATACTTCGTACCCGCTACTAAGTCATTGAGGTTAAGGCTACATATTCTTTTATCTTGCAAGGCCTCAGGTACATCACCGGCTGCAATTCTCTGTGCAAGTCTTTCAACAATTGCACTCTTACCGATACCTGCTTTTCCTGTGATGCTGACGTTTGGTTTTCTACGCTTGCTAAGGATTTCAATAATTGCATCTACGATATCCTCTCTACCAATAACAGGATCGTAGTTATCCCCCTTAGCTTCCTTTGTCATATCTCGGCTAAAGGAATCAAGTGTAGGGGTAGTGCTATCTTCGCTGACATCACTAACATTAATACCTTCACTCTGTCCCCAAGCTTCGAATTCATCATCCTCTTTATTCAGGCTGTTCATTGTAGTGCTGCTTGATGAATCTACTACTCCAGATTGATTGTCGTCGTAGTCTATTCTCTTTTCCTTGAACATACCTTGTAGTGAATCAAAGAGCTCATTAATAGAGTCTTTGTTCATGTAGTGATGTTCCATGTTGACAAGTTCCACAAGCTTATCTGCCTTTTCCTTATCTAGCACTTCAAAATCAACCACTGCTTTTACTGCCGTTTCTTCCTTGATCCAATCCATCATACTTCTCAGGACTGCATCAACTCGGAGTATTCCATCAGTTCTTCCTTGATCTTTTGTTAGGTCTACTGATTCATCCAAGATAGTCTGTAAGTCCTCATGCATTACGATATTCTCAGGAAGCCATGATGACTCTTCCTCTTGACTAACCTTACATCTTTCGGCTGCTAGGTTCTTCAGCTTTTCTAGGAGATCCATTTTACTAGCGGCTGGGATCTTCTTGAATTCTTGATCAATCATCCTATCTAGATCCTCTTTTTCACCAAATTCAAAGTAGAAATTGAAAATATTATATAATAAGTTGTCGACTGTTACTGTCTTTAGCTTATTTTCTACTGCAAAGTTGTAACACATTGCAAAAATAACTTTCAAATCTCTTGATAATTCTGTTTCTCTCATAATTTTAATTAATAATATATTTTATTTCTCTACTAATAAGACTTTTAGGCTAACTTAGTAGTACGAAATTATCTTCTTGTTCAGTAGGGCGGTCTAGGATCAGGCTACACTCACTGTTATCTAGTAGGCCTATTATGTCAACGTCAGTACTAATAAAGTCCTTAGGAACCTCAGAGACAATTAAGAAACAGTCCTTACTATTAGACAGAGCCCTACATATTTCCTTCTTCACTAGTAATAGGTTATCTACACTGTCCGTATCAACCTTGAAGAACTTTTCACTGATCCTACTTAGAATTCCTTTCCTAACCTCCTCTTTCTTGCTAATCTCTACCCTTTTTATATTCACCATACCATCAAATACTTTAGGCATGATCCTTGGAATTACTAGGTCAAGATCTGTATTAACCAAGTCATACAGGTCATCAGTCAGAAAGTCTATTACTATATCAGGATTTTCTGTTAGTAGCTTCAGGCCGTCCTCCTTATTATAAGACAGTACTTCCTCATCTTCTTCTATGCCCTCTCGATAAGTAAGGGTCTCTACTACAGTTCCATCTTTATACGTGACTTCATACCGAAACTCTATAAAAAAGTCAATTGGTAGGTTAATACTAAATCCTAGTCGTGGAAGTTTGTGGAGGTATAGTCTCTTCTTTCCACTGTATGCTGAGTAGACCGTCTCTATTATTTCAGAGAGATATCCAGTACTGTCAGGCAATAGTTTATAATCACGTAACCTGAAAGCTCTATAATCACCAGGATTTTCATCTGTTCCTGTATAAGCTGTAACATGACTAATCATAATAAGTACTTATATTTATTGTTCAACATATTAATTCCATGATAACCCGCCGCATAGAACCCAAGCATATTAATAACGCCAGATCTTCCCAAGTAAAATCTATTCCTCAGCGGTTCACCCTCTACTAAAGACTCTTTCCACATTCTATCAATTAATTTCTTCTGCGGTATTTTATAGTCTTCTAGGTTGCGCTTGAATGACTTAGCTATTTCTGTATCTGATACTTCATCTTTCCCATAGCTAATTCTAATATGTCTTGCTGGGAGTCTTTGTTCTAGTCTAAAAGTCAGGTTACCGTCATCCTCTATACACATCTTCCTAATTAATGATTTCTTAGTGGGCATTTTTCCAGAGTTGAGAATATAATACCCCGGCCATACTTTTACTAGGTGCTTATCAACGTAACCTATGAAATCTAGGATCTTATCAACTTCCTTTTTTCTTCCCCACCTAAAATCATTCAAGAGGTCATAAAACTGTTTATCGCTTAAGTAATCTAGAAAGTAACCAGCACCATATATCTTAATAGGAACCTCTGGAAAAATATAGATTCCCAGTTTTACAGTATCAACGTACATAAATTGTCTAACTATCATATACGAATGAATAAAGGTCAGGTCTAAGTATTCCTCCTAGACCCAACCTGATTTTATAATTCTTGCAATATTTTTCGTTTGACACCACTTAATTCTTTCTTGAGGAGTCTATTTTCTCTCCTAAGTGAATCTATTATGTCATCTGTTTTCTTGGCTTTCTTGTTTAGTTTTTCTGTCCTCCTTAGCAATTCTTTCATCTTACTTTCCAGGCCAACTAATTTTTTAGCCACTGTGTCATCGCTCATAGTATTATTATTAAAGTTTATATTCTAACGTTCAGCACATAATAGTAGCTGTGTTCGTAGTAGTTTTCTTGTCTCTCTTCCTCTCTTAGTTCAACTTTATATCCTAAGTCAGTTAGTCGATTTTTAACAAGAGATAGCTTTATAATTCCCACTTCGCTATTATATTCCTCAGTTAGTGAGTTTTTACCGGCTATTAGCGCATTTAGTAGTAATTCAATTAACCTACTACACTCGTCTTCTACCTGAGGTTCTAAGTTCTTTACTCTCTTAAGTACCTCGTCCTTTAATTCACTAGCTGTTAATAAATTTTCCATTATTTCTTAACCCTAATTACCATCTTAGTTGTTCCACTCTTTATTGTGATCACTGTATCTTTCTTAGTGTCCTTGATTGCGTCTAATGCAGAGTCCACTTTTTGTTGAAACTCCGACTTAGGTACCCTTGTCAAGTTCACTACCGTAAACACAACGACTAATATGAAACCTATAGTCAATAGCATGATCAAAAACTCTTTCACATCCTTACTGATCATAGTTCAATCTCCTCATTATTTATTAGGTTCTTATAAAATAGGTTACCATAATTCTTAGAGTAATTATCACTTACCTTACCTCCGCTTATCCAGTACTTAGCCTGTATGTTTTCAAATGCTGTGGTTATATATTTCCTCAGCCTCAGTCTCTCATTCCAGGCATCATAGTCTTCATCCACGTCCCTCATAATCGGCGGTTCAAAACAGAGCGGCATTAAGTCAGATATTATCAAGTCTACCCTTATCGGAAAACTTGTCTTGCTCTGATCAATTCCGCCGGAGTGTAGGACGTAAACTTTCATACCACCCAGCTCTATTACTTCTTGGCATGGTAGTAGTTCATCATTATACATTACTCCTTCTTTACTAATTAACACAGTATCATCAACTATGTCTTCTTTCTCTGTTACTACTTTTATTTTCATACTCACTTATAAGGTTTCTAGATCTTCCAGCACGTGAATTCCTTATATATAGAGATGAGAAAATTAACAGTTGAAAAAATAAGTAAGATATGAGAAAATTAAGAACAAGAAAATTATCAGTTGAACAGATTAGTAAGAAATTAAAAGACCTTATGATAAGTAGTAGGGTATTAGATGAACTTGCAGAAGGGGATACAGTATTTAATATCTTTAGTACTAATAAGAGAATAATCGACTCTTTCTTAGTGTATCTTAGTTTTAGAGCCAGATCCATTATAAAAAGTGCTATGGATGGAGAAATAACAGTTCCAGATAAGGATCTTAAAGAAATTACCCTACTGAATAATGTCTTGAAGATTCTATTATTTAGTTGGGGCCCTGCAGTGTATATAAACCATAACAATTATGATAGGTTTATTAAGCCTGACGAGAGGACATCAGATGCGTATATGGCGGAGATAGACTTGAGATGTCGTAAAGCTATGAACCTACTGCGTCTATTATTTGAACGTGGGCTTAATAAGTGGTACTTAGGCGTATGAGTGGAAAGTTAGTAAGTGTTAATGTATTCTTAGATAAATTAAGAGAGTACATAGTAGAACATGAAATAACAAAAGAAGAACTAGGAAGGTGTTTGATAAATAACACTTTTGATGCAATGTTTCATGATAGCATCACAAGGGAATTCAACTCTCTTGTTTACGTCATATATAGTAAGGCAGATCGTATGTTATTTAGCTTAAAACTTCGTAGGCTAGAGGGTTACTATGATAGAGCGTATATGTGGTTAAATAAGTTGAAGGATATATCAGGATTATACTTAGGTGATGTAGACCAATCCAAGTATATGAAGGTAAATATCAGAAATGCAGGGAGGTTTTTAGGTAAGTTCGGCCTAGATGACTTAAAAACCCATCCTTCAGAGACGAGAGAGTTCTTGTATAGAGAAAAACTATGGTGTTTAATCTGGGAAATTTGTAAGATATCAGAAAATTTTAGTATTTAATAATAAAAGAACAAATGAAAAGTATTTTTAGTAGACTTAGAGGTAGAAAAGTAAGTAGTGGTATCAGTAATGAGAGACTACAAGTTATGGCATCATCTATTAGAGGTGGTGGAATTAACATAAACACGCCAAAAGATTATGTATCTCCTTATATTATCAAGGAGAGTGAGAACATAAGAACAGTACAGGTTGATGTATTTTCCGAACTCCTCAAGAATCGTACATTGTTCTTTGATGCTGATGTTAATAGAGACTCAGTGGTAACAGCAATGTGTCAACTCTTGTATATGGTAGCTGTCAGTAAGGAGCCAATTACTATGTATATTGCAACTCCTGGTGGTGATGTATACTATGGCCTTGCACTTTATGACTTGATGGAAATGATTAAGGCAGAAGGTGTAGTAATCAATGTGTACTGTATTGGCTTGGCAGCTAGTATGGGAAGTATTCTAATGTGTGGTGGTACAAGAGGTCATAGATACGCACTTAAGCATTCTAGAATTATGATCCACCAGCCATTATCAGGTACAGGTGCAGGTCATCATCAAGAAACAGACATCAGAATTCTCAGTGAGGAGACTAGTGTACTACGTAAGGAGCTTCAGATGATTCTTGCAGAGGCTAGTGGAAAGTCTTATGAGGAGGTAAATGCTGACTGTGAGAGAGATAACTGGTTGATGGCTAGTCAGTGTCTTCCAGGTGTCTATGGTGAGTTTGGCTTGATTGATGAGATTAAGACTAAGTTCTAGGAATATCAGAGTAAGGTTATCTATGTTAGGTAGCCTTACCTTTATTAAACCAGTATATGAAATTAGTAGCGGCATATGATCCAGGTAATCGTTTGAAGATATGTGCGGAGCTAGTAGTGAATGTCCCTAGATTTACAGATAGTACCTACCAACTTAGTAAGTACTTGAGGATTCATAAAGCTAATCCATCAAATATGATAGAGGAGGTACTTGGAAATAGTGGCAGTGAGAAAGAACAAGAGGAGTACTTAATGAATACTCTGTACAACTCTCTTTTTTACATAGACTATTTTAGAGTTGACCAAGCTGTTATGTTGTTTGAACCATTGAAACTGTACCTAGTATTATGTGAGTATCGTAATGTAAGTAAGTATCTAACTTCTAAGCAAGTAGTAGATATGTGTAAGGAGTCTATAACCAATAATTTTGCGGTAGGTGCATTCTATGGCCCTTACTATGCTAACTATTATAACTTTACAAGCCTTAAGGTAGATAGAATAGAAACAAGTAAGATAGGAATGCTGGATGTAAAATCTATATTCTGGAAGAGAAATCCAGAAGTTATTAATCTATTAGACACTACTTATAGATGAAACTAGATGTATTATTTACAGCAGAGTCTTTAGAATATACTTACATTGATATAGTAAGGTCTAATGCAATCTTCCCCATTAAAGTTAGACTCCCCGATAATTTTGTGATGGAACTAGAACTATGTGCCGAAGACTTTAGACCTGTTACGGTTTGTCATAGTAATATGGATTTCTTTGAAGGGGAGTGGGAACGTTTTTGTGTTAATAGGTTTGGTGCTAGTAGTTCACTCTCTGACGGCTATGTTGACTTAAACTTATATGTTAGACTGGATCTTATAAACCCAAGTCTTAAATACCCAAGCAAGAAATTCTTAGAGGCTTTAATAGATGAATCACTGAAAGATCCCATCTATAGTCTAGAGTTTTTCAATCCTAGTTTTATAGAGTCTGGCGAGTATATAAAGTCAGTAGGTAAGAGGTTGAAAGGAAAGATGAAATTTAATGATGTAGAGTTGAACTTAGGAGACTTGAGTTCTTGGGATCTAAACAAAAACGCAGGTCTGTTTCTAAGATACATAGTAGATGGAGAAGATTAACCTAAAGATAATAAGGGATAAGGATAGAGGATATGAATTACTACTATTCCCTATCCAACTATGCCTTACGAAAGATGTAGCTGATACGTTGGATGATGGGTCTAAGGTGTTGGTGAATTGTTTTAGTAGTTACACTAATGCTAAAATAAGAGCAGAGGAGTTAATAGGTGATCCATCAAGACAATTAGAAGATTATTATATAATATTTGACAGAGGTTTTGAGATCTTAGAGTACCAAAAACCACGAGAATTTAAATTAATTACTGGAAAGAATGCCAAAGAGATTCTGATGTATGAAGAGTTCTATCAAAATATTATTTATCGTAACCAGAGTGATGAAAGCCTGATAAAATCATTGATAGGTGGATATGACCAGTACAGAGTATCAATAGAGGACTTAACACTAGAATATGACCTAAGGGAAATATTTTGTAAGAACTTGTACTCATATAGTCAGGCATACGAAGTCTTTGTAATCACCCAATATAATCTACTATTAGATGAAAAGAAAGATAGAAGTGGGGATAATTAGGGAGTATGACTATTACCAAGTTATTCTCCCAGTTAAACTCAAGTACCCTAAGGATTACAAGAGGCATATTTTCAAGAGCGATTATTACTTTAACAGTGAACTAACTAGGGTAGAAATTGAACAGTTACTAGAAAAGTATAGAGAGTACGAGCTTGTAGAAGTTAATATATTGTTGACTCTATTCGATTATTGCTATTCAGCAATCCCAGGATCTACAAACGCTAAGTGGATGACTGATAAATTACTAAGATATGCACTCTCTCGGTGGACCCCTACTCTTGCAACTACTTCATCTTGGTTTGACCTAGATTATGGTGGCGGGTTAGTTAGTATAGAAGGTGTTGGTTTCGGAGGTACGACCTGTGAACGAAGGGAGATTATAATAGAAGATACAGAAATTCTAAAAACAGATAATAGACTAGACCATGAATACCTAATAGCTGGCTTGTATCAGAAGTCAGTAAGAGAGTAGTACATTAGACTTGTACTATTCTTTTTTTTGTTTCCTCATAATTCCTTATATGTAGAAATGAAGAAAGAAATAGTTATAAAGAGAGTATATTGTTTAGCAAGTAATATAGATTATGTTTTTATACCAGTTAATATACCTTGCTGGATCCTAGATAATTGGTTTACGGAGTATAATGATGGATATTGTTGCTCCCCCATTTCAGATAAAAGTAAGGGTCTAATATTAGAAAAACTAGGTAGTAATAGTTATAGCTCAATAGAAAAGTTATACTTAATAAAGACTGTTAGGGCTTTTAATAATAAAACAATAACACTAAAAATGGCTAGGGACTTGATAGAGTGTTCAAGATCATTAACTAGTCTTAAGTATGCACCTATACTAGTCAAAAATACAAATTACATAAACGGATCTAAGACCTTTAAGATGATACTAGGAACCAATCTAGTTATTAAAGGAATAGACCCAGGTATTGATGAGATATTTACAAAACTTATACAGGATGAAGAAAAACTATAAAATAAAAATCTGCGTTGACTGTTATAATCATGTAGCATACGTAGTTCCAATCAAAGTACCTAGAGTTGTGTTGAGTACTTATTTTTCTGAAGTTAGTAATCTTCCAAAACACAAGACTACTATTTATAAACTGGATAGAGGACCTACTGATAAAGCAATAGGTAATGAAGTAATGGCTGGGGTTAGGGAGTTATTAAGTAAAGATCAGCTAGGTGACCTGGTAAGTGTAGAAGTATATGTAGATGATGTAATTGCCCGTTTCCACGATAGGATTGACATTTTTAAAGCAGGAAAGATAGTAGAGCGTTTGAGGAGTCAGGATTGGATGGTAAGTGAAAGGATGTATTCTGATTTTGCATACTTTACTAGACCAGGGAAGCTGTTTGGTAATTACAAGTATGAGATATACGATAAGATAATAAGTGCTGAACCTCCATTACTAGGTGAGAGATATATTTGGATGGAGGAAGTGATGTCTATATTAATTGAATGGTGGTATGGCAAAGAAGAGGACAAAGGTATATCTGATATTTAGAAACGGAATAGCATACAGTCTATTCTTTTCTGCGCGAGTACCAATGAATGATGATATTATGAAGTTTATTGAAAATCCTCGTCGCCTCCCATTAAACTACTCTATCTACTTCGAAGGTGTTAAGTCTCGCGCGGATGTATTTATTATGTTAGACTTCCCACCTACACCTCGTTCAACAAAAAAGTATCCAACAAAGAGAGATGTTGTTAGGTACTTGGAGAACTTAGGACTTACATACTCTGAGAAAGATGCTATAATTCTTGAAGGCGAGATGGATAGGGTGTTAGGTTCAATATTAAGAAACTCTCAATATACTAAGTGGACTGTATTTGATTATGAGGTAGATATAGACCAATCAATGATACTGAGAAAAGCAGGTAGTGGACAGTACCATGAATTTGTTAGGAGACTTTTTCATGAAGGTAAAGGCTAAATTAGTAATAGTGTGCCCTTATGGTCCAATTACACAATTTAAATCGGTTGGGCACTATATGAGGATAAAAGCACTGTGGTCTGATAGAATACGGATGCTATTTGATAGTGGGATGTTTGAAAATCTAGGTATGTGTACTAGGATGGGAAATGACCAGAAAGAACAGTACATATATCTCGGAGTTAGCCCAGAGAGTAACGTAAAAAGTAAGAAGGCACCTACTTCAAAATATCTGAAATCCTTGGAAAGGAATATATCACTAACTCCATACTGTACCAGTATAATGGAGGAAGAAGATCTTAATGATCTAAGTGAAGACTATATAATAAGGTTATATAATATTACTGTTGACCTAGAAATCTTAATAGACAACAGTAAGGGTATACTTGAAAAAGGCCTTTGCGCAGCACTAGAGGAGATATTATGGAAATGGAAAAATTGATAAGATGTAGCTTAGTAGTGACATGGTATTTTGGGTATATAACCGATATAATGAGTTACTTAAGATTAACTGTCATGGCGAATGAGGAGATTTCATCCTTGATCAATAATGATATGTTTTGGTCAAGAAATTTTGACGGAAGCTATAGTAGTTTCTCAAATCTAAGCCCTCGTGAATTCTATTTCTCTATCACAGACGTAGACTTTTTTGTAGGGGAGCATAAGATTCCCACTAAGAAGATGGTAGACGAATTAGTGAAGACGGCTAAGCTTGGAAATTTTATATTAGACCGAGATAGATTTATAAGACTAATCGCAGAGAGGAGTGATTATAAGATAGAAGAGATAAGTACAGTGGTAGATCTAGACTTGTTTCTCGGTAAGTGTGATCTGGGGAATAAGAGGATTAAATTTTTACATGACTTAATAAGAAGTGCTGAAGATATTAATAAGAAGATCTAATCATACAAGCTCAATTGGAATCTATGCAGAGGTGAAAATATTAGGGTCTAGAGAATTAACGGATTACTTTAATAATCTGTACAACTCTCTTATAGGTATTAGTTGGAAAGCTAATGAACCAACATACTCGATAGATCACTTTAAAAACTTAGTACCAACTGTTTATTATTTCTACTTGGGCGACATACTACCTGAGAGAGGAAATAGAATGAAGGTATTTACCAAGAAACAGTTAAGAAGATTCCTAGAGACTGCAGAGGTAATAGGAAGAGTGTGGTGCAGGGGAAAGATAGATACCTTGAAAGTTAATTATTTTTTCGAAGAGGTTATAGTTGACATGAACCCTTCAGATATTGATAAGAGAAGTCTACCTAGTCTATCACCAGCACTAAGATTCATTATAAACCTACTACATAATGGAGAGAGCACGGTTACTGGCTATTAGAGATTGTTGTAATGGACATATTAATACCTACATTGGGTTATCTTGTTGGGGTTCAAAAAATCTCCTGGAATATTTGAAGCACTTATATTTCAGCACGACCTTGTCACCGGTGAACTTTCTAGGTGAGTCGTCAGAGAATATTAAGAAGTTATCAGATTTCACAGACCTAGAACCTATGGGATTGTACTTTAGGGTTATTAGTCCTTCCGATAATCTAACGGCAGGCAAGTACATAACACATAAACAAATACAATTGATACTTAATGACCATATAATAACTGATGAGGTAGAGAGTTTTAGTTTCTTTGATGGAACTATATTTGGCAGAGAGGTTTATGATATTATGGTAGATAGAGAGGCCCTAACAAGTAAGAGTTATGGTTCTGATAAGTTAATGTTCATACGAGACCTAATGAGACTACGTAGTAATTTTGCATGGTAGTCAGTCTTAGGTTCCTTAATGGTGTGATAATAATAAAAGATAGTTTATGTTAGACAAGAGTGAAATTTATTATTCGTATGATGATGTATTTATCTTACCGGCTACGACAAGTTTTATAAGTAGTAGGTCAGAGTGTAATGCAAGGAGAGAAGATGATAATATGTACCCTATCTTCACAGCCCCAATGAATTCAGTAGTGGGTCTTGAGAATGAAGATTACTATAGGGAGCTTGGTATTCATCCTATCTTACCTAGAACAATTAGGCTCGACACTAGATTAGAGCATGCATTATCTGGTAAGTGGGCTGCGTTTAGTCTGAATGAATTTAGTAGTCATTTTTCAGAGGGCTCCAGTACTGTGATTGGAACGGCTAGGGCACTGATTGATGTTGCTAACGGTCACATGGAGAAAGTACAAGACCTAGTGAGACGCGCCAAGAATCATTATGGTAGTAGTCTTGAGGTAATGGTAGGAAATATAGCTAATCCTGAATCAATCATACCTCTATCTAAGTGTGGCGCGGATTATGTAAGAGTTGGTATTGGTGGTGGACTTGGATGTATCACTTCAACTCAGACTGGTATACATTGTCCCCCTGCTACACTACTAGATAAGATGGCGCAACTTAAAGATGACATGAGGTGCGACGGAGAACATACTGCTAAGATAATTGCTGATGGTGGTATTAGATCTTATGCTGATGTGGTGAAGGCATTATCACTAGGGGCTGATTATGTTATGATAGGTGGATTATTCAGCTCACTCATAGGCAGCAGTGGAGAATACGTCGCGATAAGTAGTCAGGATAATAGCGCCAAAGATAGTGTGGTACCAAAGAATAGAGAAGATTTTGAAGTAATCAGTAAGTGGCTTGAGGATGGACTGACCGTGAAGAAAGTATTTTATGGTATGGCTAGTGCAGAAGGTCAGGTAGCTATGAATGGTACTAAGACAAAAACATCTGAAGGTACTAGTAAGATTCTAACCGTTACCGATGACTTGTCAGGGTGGATTGATAACCTTGATTCATACCTTAGAAGTGCAATGTCTTATGTAGGGGTTAAGAAAGTAGAAGACATGTATAAAAGATCTACATGTATTATCACAAGCAAGAGTGGTAAGGATAGAATAAATAGTTAGAGTACATAGGCTGGGAAACTAAATTCCTGGCCTTTATTTTTATTTCCTCTTAATACCTTACTTGTGTGAAAATAGAAAGAACATGTCAAAGAAGAATCAAAAAGAAATAATTGCATTTAAGACATTAGATGAGTTTGGAATTGATAGGTGTGGTAAGAAATTTGAAATTGGTGAGTCATATACTACAGACCCAAGTGATATGTTTGAGGGTGAGACTTTTCCGGTTCGACTTTTTAGCTTTCACCCAATGTTAAGATCGACGCTAGTAAAGTGTAGTCTGTCTGGAAAAGTAAGTAAAGAAAATAGCGGAACTAAGTATGAAGCAACAAAACTTAGGGTAGTCGAAGAGGTAGACTTAACATATGCGGCCACTGCTAGTATTGGGCAACTTAAAGTGGACAGTAAGATGCCTGTTAGAGTTGAATATAATGATGTAAGGTATGAATTTATAAGACTAAGCTCTAATAGTAGTCTCAGTAAAGACTTGTGCTCTGGCTATGATGGTTCCTTAATATCGACAAATAGTTATTGTGCAAGGGTAAGAGTAAGCGGGGTTGAAACAAAAGTTAGTTCAACAGGAGATGAATCTAATATATTTGTTGGTGGTGAGCGTAATACAATAAGCGCTACAGGTACTCGTAGTATTGTAGTTGCTTGGGGAAGTGGTCATTGTATTTCTGTTAGTGGTTATCGTAGTACTATATGCGCTGATGGTGAAGATATAACAATAAGTAGCTCAGACGATTTTGCAAACATTATAACACTTGGGGCTAGTAACAGAATAAGTACAACAGGAGACGAGACTGAGATTTATAGTTGCGGTGATAGAACTTTCATTAGTGCAGTTGGTGAGGGGTCTATCATAAAAAGCACTGGTAAGAATTGTACTATATATGCAGGCAGTGATTCAATTGTTAGTGCAGGTCTTGGCAGTTGGATTACACTCACTAAGACTAAAGAGGATGAACAAGGAAATTTAGTGCCAGTGGAGGTAGTATCTTGGCGTGTAGATGGAGACTGTATTATGCCAGACGTGTACTATAAACTAAGTGATGATGATTTTGAACCCGTTAAGTGGTCAAACAGTAAGAAAGAGAATATCGAGTAAGGTATTCTCTCTTTTTATTTCTCCCCTAAATCCCTTATAAGTATGAATAAAAACGCATTACTTAAATATTTAGAAGGTAGTAGGGACTATACCTTCAGAATAGAGGATTATATAGTCCCGAAGTTTATAGAAAATATCAATGGGTATCCGATAGATATCCAGGATAATAGAAATAATGCACTAAGACAAGGAAGTGCTTGGTCTCCTAAATTCAGAAGCATGTTACAGAACACGTACCCAGATTTGAGGTTTGTTCGAGAATTTCCCTTTGTGATAGATGACAGGAAATACTGGGAAAGTTTATGTGATGAATTTAATTTAACTGATGAGGAGCGAAGGAGATATTATTTTATTGTTGACTATTTATTTCCAGACTATAATTTTATTGTGGAGATAGATAGTGATCTTCATAAGACGGATTATGATAAGGCAAGGGATAATTACATACTATTTTCTTATCAAATACCAACACTTAGACTATTTGAGTTTGGCAAAGATGATAACTCAGACCTATACCTAACAGATGAATTTCACATAGAGCTATTGAACATGAGGAAATCTGGTTGTAAGTTTAGACCTGATTTTTCTGTGTACTTAATAAAAAGGTTCTATAGGAGAAATAAAGAGATCATACCAGTACTTGATCTGATCGAAAGTGCAATATTAGGTGGAAGGATAAGAAATAACACCTTTACTATTAGGAAGAGCGATAGGTTGGTGAAGAATAGGTTGGAACTAATTAAAATTCAAGATATAATAATGGGGGCTTATGGAGTACTTGTTGATTATATAGCAGTGTAATTCAGAAGCCTTCAATTCCTTAATAGTGAAGATAAGAACAAGTAATGTTTTTATAAGTTTGGAATCCGTAAGCCCTGGAGTAGATGTTTTGTCAATAGTCGCTGACAGAGGAAAGAGGTATCCGGATTGATGAATTTTGCTTAATTTTATAATCACTAGTCTAAAATTAAGATACCCTTGTAGCGGTAAAGGTGAGCTATGTACGCAGGAGCTGCATTCTTGGGTCCGTGACACATGTGCAGTACGGTACTGGTAGAGATAGGAAGTCGAAAGGAAATCATTTTTGAATGGTTAACTTCCTGTCGTTTATTTTTTTTTGCCCTCTAGATCCCTTACATGTATGAATAAGAACAGGTTACTTAAATATTTAGAAGGTAATTGGGACTATGCCTTCAGAGTTGGAAATTATATAGTCCCAAAGTTTATGAATACAGTAAATGGTAATGAAATAAACCTTCTTGTTAATAGATATAAGAATCTACGTCAAGGGAGTAGTTGGTCACCTTATTTTAGGGAGATGTTGAGAGATTGCTACCCAGACTTAGCCCCTCTTAGAGAGTTTCCATTCTTAATAGAACATCGGAAATACTGGGAGAAGCTGTGTGATGAGTATGAATTAGATGAAGATTGTAGGGATAGAAATTATTTCATAGTTGATTTCATATTCCCTGAACAGAACTTTATAGTAGAAATAGACAGTCAAATTCATAAAACTAACTACGACCTAGCAAGAGATAATTATATACTATTCTTATATCAAGTACCAACCTTAAGACTTTTTGAGTTTGGTAAGGAAGAGAATACCACTAGACAATTAATTTACGACTTTGATTTCGAACTAAATGAAATGAAGAGATCAGGTTGCAAATTTAATGTTGATTATAGTGGTTGTATATTACGTAGATTTTATGATAAAAATGAAGATATTATTCCAGCACTTAATCTTATAGAAAGTACAATATTAAGTGGAATGATAAGAAATAACACCTTTACTATTAGGAAGAGTGATAGACTGGTGAAAAATAGAGAAGAGCTTAGTAGGATTCAAGATATAATAATGGGAACCTATGGAGTATTTGTTGGTTTCGCTGGCTAATGTATGGCAGTGTAATTCAGAAGCCGTCAAATCCTTAATAGTGAAGATAAGAACAGTAATGTTTTTATGAGTTTGGAATCCGTAAGCCCTGGAGTAGATGTTCTGCCAATAATCGCCGGCAGAGGAAAGAGGTAATCCGGATTGATGAATTTTGCTTAATTTTATAGTCACTAGTCTAAAATTGAGATACCCTAGGGCGGTATAGGTGAGCCATGTACGCAGGAGCTATATTTCGAGAGTGCTTTGACACACATGTATAGTACGGTACTGGTAGAGGTAGGGAGTCGAAAGGAAATCATTCATAAATGATTAACTCCCAGCCGTTTTATTTTTTTCTTCTTCAAAGGCAGTCAATTCCTTAATAATGAAGGTGCATAGTAATTTAAGTGACAATCTATCTGGAAAGATGATAGAGGGCTTTTACCTGCTATGTTGGTCTTGGTTTAGTCTAGTTTTGAGAGACCGCTTATTAACTAACACTAGAATACCCTTGCAGCGATATAGGTTAGCTGTGTACGACAGGAGGCCCGGAGAATCTAGAGTGCACTGGATTTCTTTTGGGATTACGGTACTGGTAGAGATAGGAAGTCGAAAGGATAGTAGTGTAGTCGCCAGCAATGACAATAAGACTGGGGTGAAACGGAGACATTACTAGCTTCCTGTCGTTTTATTTTTTTTTGCTTGCCCTAGATCCCTTATAGGTATGAGAAATGATAAGTTAATAAAGTATCTTAGAGTAAATAAAAACTACTCGTTTATGTTGGGAAAATTTTTGATTCCTAAAGGTATAATGACTATTAAGGGGAATCCCCACGACTTAGAGCAAAGTAGAGAAGATAATATAGTTCAAGGGAGTGCGTGGTCTCCATATTTTCAGAATTTTCTAGATACGAAGCATAAAGTATAGGTTATATTAGAGAATTTCCTATCATAATAAGAGACCAGACTCTTTGGGAATCTATGTGCAATATACACAACGTCCCACCTAACTTACGACCCAGAAACTATTTCTTAGCTGATTATCTCATATATAACTACAATTTTCTAGTAGAAATAGATAGTCAATATCATAATGAAGAATATGACAAGGCTAGAGATGATTATATTAAGAGAGGTTATGGACTAGATACATTGAGATTTTATGAATACGGGAGAAATAAGTACCAGAAGTTTTCAGATGATTTTCAGTTCTTAGTAAATTTCTGCAGAAACTCTGGAGCTATACCAGTAGATTTTAACTACGATCAATTAATTATAGATAATTTCTTACAGAAAAATAGTAGGGTTATTTCTGTATATGATAAGATAGAAAACTTACTGGCAACTAAAAAACTAAAGACTATAGTATTAAACAATAAAAATTTAAGTATCCCAGAATTTGTTCAATTACGATATGGTATTAATTACTTAGAAGAACTTGTAAGTTACTTTAGGTTCTCTTATAATGTAAATGTAATTCTGGTGACCTAGAATCCTTAAATATGAAAGAGGTGCAGTAATCCATTGAAATACATGGTACTGTATAGGCTTAGTTTTGCTCAGTTTTATGAGTCTCATATCTTATTGTTAGATATGCTTAATTAGTCACGAGACGCTGAGATACCCTAGAGCGATAAAGGTGAGCTATGTACGACAGGAGACCTTTCATAGTCGGTTATGTTTAGGTTACGGTACTGGTGGAGATAGGGAGTCGAAAGGATAGTTAATTCGATGCCAGCAACGTCAATAAGGCTGGAAACGATCATAGGGTTAACTAGCTCCCAGTCGTTTATTTTTTTTTTGCTCTACACACCTAGGATGCCTTCGATTCCTTAGATATGATAGAAAATGGGGTATGTAAGTCCTGGAGTAAGACCCGACAGACAGAGGGGTAAGGAAAGAGGTAACCATGCTGATGAATTTTGCTCAGTTTTATAGTCACTAGTCTAAAATTGAGATACCCTAGAGCGAAACAGGTGAGCTATGTATTGCGAGTCAGGCGGGAGGCAAAGAGGATATATCTATACCCGTTATTGGCTGTAATACTGGTAGAGATAGGATGTTGGGATTGAGGTTGTTCACGTCAAAAGATGACCGAAGAAAGTTTCTCAACATCCAGTCGTTTTTTTTTTGCAAATTAAAAAAGAGAGAAAGGTAGTTTACCAATCTCTCCTTCTTTTTTAGTCAATCATAATCTGTTTTCCTGCGAGTCCCTTTTTCTTTTGCAAGTTGATCAAGAGTACACCATTCTTAAGGCTTGCACTAATATTATTCATATCAATTTCCCTCCCTACATAGAATGACTCTTTGAAATCTGGTAGTACCTTAGTTTCACTGTTTTCTTTATTCACACCACTTACTACCAGTTTTTCATCTTCTGTTGTAATCTTCAGGTCATCTTTATCTAGTCCTGGCACTACTAGAATAATCTTTGCACCGGACTCTGTATTCTCAACCTCACTACTTACCCTCTTGCATGTATCATCAAAAAGTGACATCGCTGTATCAACGTAGTTCTTTATAAATCTATCCATCATAATTTTCAATTTTTTTTGTTAAACTTGTACTGCTAATAATACAAATGAAATACCAAAATAATTTCTCTGCCTTTTTGTCATCCTGCCCTGCCAAGTTGACATTTTCGTAGGTGAGGTAGACATGGAACCTTATTAATAGAAAACAGATAATAATAAAAACATGGAAGATTACTCAGACATACCAAAAATGTTCGTGGTAAAAAATGAACCGCAGGAAGTAACACAGATTAGGGCTCACATACTCAGATCATTCAAGGACCTACTATTTTTTGAAGAGCCACATATTTATTCACTTCATGGTAAGCAGTTGACCTCTGTTACTACTATGTTAGGTAAATATATGGCGCCTTTTGATACAGAACAGACAGCTACTAATTATGCTAAGAAAAATGGTGAGACTCCTGAATATTGGAAAGATAAGTGGTTGTGGAAAAATAAGATGTCTACAATTACAGGATCACTAGTGCATGAATTTGGAGAGTCTTATTCTTACTTAATCAATGGTCACCCTGAAAGAATAACTAAGTCTTGTAAGTGTAAGTATGTGGAGGATAAAAACTGGCTTATTCCAACAAGGGGTAAAGAAGAGGCAGTTATCAATTATTGGTCCAGTCTTCCTCCTTGTCTTCACTTTGTGTATGCAGAGGCGATGTTATATACAAATAGCAATCCAGATCCTAGTACTCATCTTAAGACACAACTAGCGGGGACAGCAGATATATTACTATACTATAAAGATACTGTTAACCCGGAGAATAGTGGTCTTGTAATAGCTGATTATAAGACAAATGCTGATATTAGGAATAAATTTGCAAGATCGACAGGTAAGAAGATGAAAAGTCCATTTAGCGATTTCTTGTCTGAACCGCTTAGTGAATATTATGCTCAGTTCAGTACATATCAAATTCCACTAGAAGATATAGGTCTTAAGGTTATCGCTAGAAGACTTGTATGGCTTAAGGATGATGGTAATTTTGAAGTCCTAGCAACACCTGACCTATCACAATTAATTAGAGAAAACTTATGATTATTGGAATTACTTACTATAAAAATAAAGCTACCGGCCTTAAGTGTGTCGATGTAGTAGTACCTATTATAAAATCTAGTGCAGATACCTCTATATTAATATTTACTAGACCTACTGATAAATATATAAAAAGGAGAACTGCCCTAAAAATTATAGAAGAACAGTTAATAGGTGGAAAAGAAGTATGGAGTAGATGTTTAGATCTAGGTGATAGGAATGCATTTACAAAATACAAGAAGTTGAACTACGAGATTATTATAGGTACAGATGTTGTAGACCTAGAAGATAATTGGATAGTTAATTTGATAGATACATTCAAGAAGAGTGGTTAGTACTACTCTTTTTATTTTGTCTTAGTTTCCTTAATAGTGTAGAATGAATAGAATATGAAAGCAAAAGTTGTTTACTATAAAAATAGATTTAGTGACTATATATTTGCTAGAATTATGGTACCTGTGGCGTTCAGTAGGGATTTAATCGTAAGAGGTTCTGGAAAGCTGTATAAGGGAGACGTTGACCTGCGCACCCCTAGATCTTGTATATTGAGTTTTATAAGGTTAACTAGTAAATTCATAGACAGTGCTACTATTCTAAATATAATAGAAGAGCAATTAAAGAATGGATCAAAACCAGGAATAAATCGTCTCGAGATTAGAAGCAGTGTCGTACAGTCAGAATACGAGAGATTAAATACATTCCAGGTTAGTGCAAAAGATATAGACCTAGATGATAGTAGAGTATCTAAGTTAATAGAAAAATATGTTGAGAGAATGTAGTACTACTCTTTTTATTTTGCCTTAGTTTCCTTATTAGTGTAACAACAAAAAAATTATTTATATGAATAGAACTAGAGATTATTCAGTAAGTATTAAGAAGAACATTATTGAGAAACTATCAGACTACCTTGAGAAGAACAAGATCAAAACTATGGTACTTGGTGTGAGTGGTGGTATTGATAGTACATTAAGCGCCGCATTATGTTATGAAGTTGCTAAGAGGACAGGTGTTAAGTTGCTTGGTTACTCTTTGATGTGTAAGACTAATGCAGAGGGTGAGGTTAGTTCTGCGGTTAATGCGGGACTAGCGTTTTGTAATGAATTTAAGGAGGTAAACATTGAGAATTGGTATCTTCAGTCTAGTAACTTTGTATCAATTGGAACTAGTTCAACTGATGATCCCGCCAATCTTTCGGCCATTGCATTAGGTAATATTAAGGCAAGACTTCGTATGATTTTCTTGTACTGTAAGGCCGGGGAAACTGGCGGAATTGTAGTTGATACAGATAACATGACTGAGCACAATACTGGGTTCTGGACGATTCATGGTGACGAGGGTGATGTAAATCCAATAGGTAATCTTTGGAAGTCAGATATCTATGAGGTTACTGACTACTTGCTCACAGAATATCTTGAATATCGTGAGACCCTAGTAGAAGGTGTGGATGACGAAGAGATCAAGAGAACTGGTTATGCTGTGGCTGCCCTGGAAGATGCACTTAAGATAGTACCAACAGACGGAAATGGAACATCTGCTAGTGACCTTGACCAGATTGCACCAGGTTGTACATATGAGCAGGTCGATGAAGTACTCAAGACTTGGCTATCTATGAATAATGACGAGAAAGATTTGTGGAACAGAGGCCTACAATCAAAACTATACAAGATGATAGATGAGATTGGCGTCGACATGGTTAACAGAATCTTAGATCGTCACAAGAGAACAGAGTATAAACGAATGCATAGACCAATTAAGCTATGATAGAGTTTATTTGTAGAACATTATTAATATTGGCTTTGTCTAGCGTAGTCATATTATCGGTTATTAACTTGATTTCTAGTTTACGGTATAGAGATAAGAAGCCAGGAATCTATAATAAACTACTAAATATCAGGGACCTTATAGCGAGGGCAAGCGGGTTTTTAATGTTACTAGGAATTATAGTAGGAAATACTATCTTATTTATTATAGGTTCTATTATCCTAATCTGTATAACATTAAGAACTATACTGGGTGAAGTTATAAGCCAGGAAAAGTTACAGAAATTTGATGTGACGATAGATATTATTATCAATTCGGCTTTCTTAGATCTTATACTAAACTTATTAAAACAATATTAGATAATGAAAAGATACAAGATTACATATCCAGGTGGTGTAAGTCAAGAGAAGAATCTAGTAGAGAGAAGCATGTATAATGAGGTAATCAAACCAATAGATCAAACTCTCTACAAAGTTGAATCAATGTTAGCAGAAACAAATGCCAAGAAGAAGAAAGAACTTGTTGAGGACTTGAGGCAGGCTAGAAAAAGAATTAAGTCTGTCCTGTCTAGTTTCGGTGAGTATTTTGTAAGTGATTCTCCGTTAGGTAAGGCGATGTTGAATGGTGGAAAATTAATACTACCAGAACATCAAGGAGGTATAACTAGTCCAGTAATTTTTGAAGAGATTAAGTAATGGTAATTGAGGTATTAAAAAACAAGTACAAGTGTGGATGTAATAAGGGGATTGCAAAATTAGATCAACCTGACATCCTGGAAAAATTAAATTCTATCATTGAGTGGGATATCTGTAAGTTTCCTAAGAAGTCAATCATAGAAACAGAGAATGACGAATGGAACAAGTACTTTGGACCTGACTGTGAAGAGATTGAATATAAGGAGGTACAGGATGAGAACGGCGTTAAGTGTAGAACGTTCGAGGATAGGAATTTCTTAGGTGCCTTATCAGAATTAAAGCCAGGTAATTGTTTCCTATTTGATGGTCAGTTTATTGCAGTTGACAGTAATGATAGATTAGTTCTCATGTTTAGCGGGTCAGGTTATAAAGCGCTAGATAGACTCTGGGAAGAAGAGATTTGTCCAGAGCTTAGGATATTCTACGGCGACAACAATGTAAACAATGTAGAGTATAAAGGGCTTGACAAGGAACCTGATTATAAGAATGAGTTTAACTTAGAGGTCAGAATTCCTTACCTAGATTATAACAAGTGGAAAACCTACTTCTTAGACGGTAATGATAAGATACCAACATTAGAAGGAGGTAAGCATGCAGTACTTTGTAAGCTTGATTCAGAGGATCTTCCTTTTGAATTTGAGTTTATTATGACCGACCATTGTGCATTCTTTAGGGGTGATGAGATTGATGAGGAGGATAAAGACATTGCAGAGATGGCAGTGAGGCAGACTATTTCTTGGTTCTATGAAAATACAAAGCGGAGCATTAATCCTCTTGATATAGAATCTAAGAAACAGCAGGAAATCTCAGACTATCAACAGAAGAAGCAGTTTGAAGAGATGATGAAGACCTTAGGTGGTGGTGAATAAAAAAAATAAAGTAGTAGATTTAATTTCTACTACTTTTCTTTTCTACGGTCTCTCCTGGTTCTTGATAAAATCTTTCACTGCGTCACTTCCATTGTTGTCTATTAGCACCGAACAACTGGCCATAAAATATTTAGTGTTAGTTACCTTTGTGCAGTATCTTGTATAGACCGACATTACTAAGTTAAACACTACTACAATGGCCCATACTATCGGTGCGTGATGAACAATGTCTATCGCAGTGCAGGTACCTATCAGCACTGAATATAATAAGACAGAGGAATTATCTATTAGTTCTGCATACCTCTTACTGTTTGCACCATAGAAATAACTTCTCCCTACTAGCGGACACATAAGACTTAAGAATCCCATAAGTTCAGGATTTCTTAGTTTTCTGTTCTCAATCATAAACTTGAGATCTGGTTCTGTTAGCTTTTCAAAATTGTTCTTCTCTACCTCCAGAATATTAAGCAGGTCAGGCCTAGATATGTACCTACCAATCTCTGAATTCTCTACTACTCTGCAGATTTCTTCTTTCTCCATTTTTCTATATTTTTTGTTTTTACTAAGAATATTATTGTTGTTGTATCTCTGTATTGGTTTGTAATGCTATGATAATAACCAATCCCTGATATCATGACTGGCTCAAACATCCTAAGTGCACCAGGTAAGGTTCCTCGATTACTGTACATAGAAGACAGTCCAATTGCATAGACTGGTAATTTCTCAGGAACAATAAGCCCGTCCATGAAAGTCTGAATATAATATTTATCTTTCAGTCTAATCCAACTTTGCTGTTTAAATGTTGGTCGTGCACTACATACCTCAACTGGATCATAAGACTCTATATTTTCTTGTGTCTCTGATCTTTTTCTATTACTTGGTCTCCTATTGATTGAATAATACATGCTATATCTAAGTATACCATGATCATCTAAGTAAAACCCGTAATGACTCTTTGATGGTTTTCTATACATAAATACACTACTAAGTACTACATCATTTTTCTGTACCGTCCTGAGTAAGTCCCTTCTGAATACATAGTTCTTCACTGTTTTCTTACCTAGCCTCTTAATAATCTCTGAGTAAGTATCATTATAGTCCTTACCTATCCTAGAATATAGAAACTTAATAGTCTCTGCGTATTCAGGCTTACAATATGAACCGAAGTGATCTTTACCTCTGTACCACATCGAGTAAGTTCTCATGGGTAGTTTTCGTATATCATCGCTTACTAATTTTCTACCAAACTTCTTTCTACATTTAGGTCTTCCTTCTCTACAATACCTATCTGATCTGATTATTCTAAAATCTATCATACTCATAGTTAAGGAATCTAGGGTAAGGGATTGAAAAAAAATAGGCTTACCGATTCATCACAAACCAGTAAGCCTTATCATGGACGACAACAAAATTATAGTTTCTCTATCTCATAGATAACACGATCATTTTTAAGTCTCATATCAGACTCGTCAAGACCGATCCATCTATTAGTCTTAGGGTTAAACACCCTCTTTGTTCTTGTCTCCAACATCTTTCGCTCTGCAGCCATTTTCTCCTCTACATTATCTAGCTGAATTGCGAAATCCTCCTTGCGGAATTTGAATGACAGTAGTGCAAGTCTCTGTAAGTCCTCTACACTCTTTGTCAACTTAATTACCACAATGTTCGCCTCAGGTCTAATCTTATAGGACTCTGGGAAATACTCCTGAATCTCTTCAAGACTTAACCCGCTTCCTATATGCCATGCGAACTCTACTTTGTCATTAACTGGGCTAAACTTATTCTTCAGTTCTTCCCAGATCTCGGATGAATTCTTAATAGAACTAAATCCGATACAGTTCTTATTCCCAATGCTTCTCGCGAAGTATTCAGGATAAGTTTTTACTACCTCAAAGATGCTCTCACGAGTTTCTTTAAGTCCTCGATAGCTATTATTACCTAAGATAGATATAATAGCATCAACGTCTACGGCTCTATTCTCAAGTACAAGAATACCGCCAATGTAAAACATAAGCTCCTTAACATGATCTGTTATGAACTCTGCCTTACCAACTGTTTTCTCTGATACCTTAATTAATCTTCTACCATCGTTCATAGACGGTTTCTTTATGTTGGTATCTATCTTTACACCAAATAAGTCTTTTGCCATCTCAGCAAGTGACTTTAGTGTTCCGATTGGGTCATTAGATAGTGTTAGTACCTTTGACCTTCCATCGATTGTAATGGTGTAGAAAAAGTTTACACCATACGCCTTTAAGGATGATTTAATAGTTTCTAACTGTTTCTCATCCAAATAGCTAACACCCCACAATTCTCTCAACTGTGTGAATGTAATTGTTCGATTTGTGCATTTATTTATCACAAACTTAAGAAGCTGTTCTAACCTCTCGGCCTGCTTCTTCGTAACGGTGGAGATTTTCTTTGCCTCCGCCTTACTATATCCGTTCTTCTCTAGACTTACTCTAGCATCACGGATTTTCTTGTTTTTATTAGTGAGCGATATTACTTCGCCACTAGTTTTCTTAGTAAGACCCTCTAAATATTCGAGCGCCTTGCCATACTGAATGAGGTAGACTTCTTGTTTTCTACGTCCTACCTCTTTCTCTGTATTTCCCTCAGTCTTCTCAGATACTAAGAGATTTTTACTCTTTAACTCACTGATCAATAACTCAGCAAGTCTATATTTACCGGAACTATCCATTCCGAACTGGTTTAAAGCTTTTCCAGCTGCTTCTAAAATTAACTTACGGTCAGCTACATTTTCATTGCTTTCCGATTTAACAGTCTCTACAACTGCTTTGTACAAAATTTCCTTGTTCTCCATTTTCTTTGATTGATTTAATTTGTTAATAACTTGACTATTAGATTGGTGTTCGTGAATTCTTTCCAGCATTGAAGATCATTCTCTCTGTTACTCTTTTGTAACCTTTGATCTCATCATTCTGGTTCTCTATTATTCCACGAAGACGACCATTCTCTTTCATAGTCCTCTTACTCTCTAGATACAGGTACACAATACCCGCAGTTAACAAGATATTTGCCTTGTTATTTTTAAGGAATTTTTTTATACTCATACAATAATAAGGGATTTAGGACAAAATAGACGGAAAAAAGTAGTAGCCTAGTCTCCCGACCGAACTACTACATAATCAAGTTATAAATGTTTATTGAGATAACAAATATGCTCAACTATAAGGAATCTAGGCTTGTCCATCTGCAAGCTTAAATTTGATATTGAAGTCTTCCTCTGCTCTTACGTAAACTGTTTCATGTCCCACTGCCTTGTATAGTACTGCGTTGATCCAGTTATGTTGAGAATCCTTCATCTGTCCAAAACCTACAATCTCATAAGTGCTAGTGTGACTTAGTCCTGTACTTCCTGGATTCTTATCAATAAATTCAACTCTCTCGCTAACTTTAAATTTTCTCATCTCTTATTTTTCTTTTGATTACATTATTAAGGTATTCAGATCCTCTCACATGACGCCCTAGTCCCCTTATAGTTGAAAATTAATACAGAGTTCAGTTTAATTAATTATATTTATGAGAATTTCAAAAACAATTTTAATTAGTATTGGTGCAGTTATTATTTGTACTACTATTATCTTGCTCATTATGAAAGTAAACTATAAGAATGAGCAGACAAGGTTAGTAAATCAGTATGACATGCAATTATCTAAGATCGAAGGTGTCCATGATAATATGTGGAAAGTGCTAGAATCTAAGGCGGGCGTAACAAAAGAATATGCAAGCCAGTTTGATTCTATCTATAACCATATCATGAGCAAAAGATACGATCAAAATGATAAGGTCCTGTTTAACTGGATAAAAGAACAAAATCCAGAATTCAGTAATGAACTATACAAGGATCTTAGTGTTACGATCGAAGTGCAGAGGAGACAATTCTTAAACGCACAACTTGAAATCATTGATATTGTGAGAGTCCATAATAACCTAGTACAGACATTCCCATCTAGCCTTTTTGTAGAGAATAAGATGCTGAAATATGAAATGATCAGCAGCACCTACACTAAAGGCATTATGGAGAATAAGGTAGAAGATGGCAAAGTTGATCTGTTTAAGGAATGAAAATACTAGGAACATACTACCTTACGGAAACTATACCACACTATCCATATAAAGTGAATTTAGATTTTCTGATAGACCTAGACTTCCAGCTTAACTTTGGAATAATTAAAGGTAGGGCTGTCCTTGAAGGTCACTCCCCTGAAATGTTTAAAGGAAAACCCGTATACTCTAGGTATAAAGTTACTATTAAATTCAATAACAAAAAACATCCAACGGAAAAGAGTGTGTACTGTGCGTTGGAGAAAACACTTAGTGGTACAGGATCCGGTTTTTGTATAGGGCCTTACAATTGGAGAGGGAACAGTGACGTCTACAATAAGTGCTATAAGATGAGATTAGGTAGTGATAGAATAATTAGTATAATAAAAAATAATCTAAAGAAATGATTTACTTACTAATACTATTACCAATTATTGCAGCTAATGTTGTATATTGGTATTTTAGAAAGAATAAGAAGTTAGATCTAAGTGATGAGAGAAGGGGTATAACATATCTATTGCTCTTAACGGTTCCTACTATACTAACTGTGATCACAATATTTACAATGGATCACACAATTAGGTATAGTAAGGTATCTGACACGGAGTATTGGTCATTCTATTACTCGAAAATCAGACACTTAGATAGATGGAACGAATATATACACAGAACTTGTACTAGAATGATCAGAGATTCTAGGGAAAATACTAGGACAGAAACTTATGATTGTTCCTACGTTGAGTATCACCCAGAGAGATGGATACTAGTTGATAATGGCGGTAATGAGATCTATACAAGCAAGGAGTATTTTGACAGCATTAAGACATTGTGGAATACGAAGCCCATTTTTGTAGATATGCACAGAAACTATTATACAGTGGATGGAGATGCGCAGGAATATTACTGGGATCAACTAGGACAACACCTAATTACCTACTCCTTAGAAATGCCATATATAAATAAAATAAAAGGAACACAGACGGCATTTAGACTAAGAGATGTAAGTAAGGAGGAGGCAAAATTACTTGGCTTATTCGATTATCCAGGTATCAGTGGTCCTAACATGTATGAACAAGAACAAAATCCAATCTTAGGCTTTAATCCGGGCAAAGAAGTTATTAAGAAATTTACAAACTTCAATGCTAGAGAAGGAAGCAGAAAGAAGATAAGAGTTTTTGTACTAGTATTTAAGGAAGGTCAAGGTCCAGAAATTGCAGAAGAACAAAAGAACTACTGGCAAGGTGGTAATAAGAATGAACTTGTTATCTGTGTAGGGATTGATAAGTCTACGCATGAAGTTAAGTGGGCAGATTGTTTCTCTTGGCAGGATGATATAACACTTGACACTAGATGCAAATTATTCTTACAGAGTCAGAAGAAGCTTGACTTAGACAGACTTCACTGGTTCCTAAGAGAGAATATTGGACTATGGAAGAAGAAGGATTTTAGAGACTTTGACTACCTTGAGCCGGAATTAGACTCAGATGATGATAATACAATAATCATGGTAGTACTATGTATCCTGCTAGTATCTACATGTGCTCAGGTTGGTACATTCTGGTATTATACTAAGAAGGATGAAAAAGATCAAAGTTAAAGTATCTTATAAACTAGTTAAGTACCCAGGTATATCAGTAGAGGAGATATTAGCAGCAGTAGAAATTCCAGTCACTAATAGTATATATAAACTTACTTGTGGGACGGGACTATTTTCAGGTGTTAGGAAATCTGTGTGTAATGGTAATAAGACAGTCAATAACTATATAAGATTTTGTATACCCACAAAGAAAGTACTAACTAGCAAAAAAATAATGAAGGAATTAGAAAACCTAATACCAGATACAGCTAATATACTTAGAATGCGTTATGTCCTCAAGATAAGTGAGGAAGAAAAGCTTGATAGATACCCTGATAATCCATATGTAATACTGGGAAGAGAATACTTACTAGTAAAAGAGGTAGATATTTATGATATAGTCGGGGAAATAAAATTAGGGTAGTAGGTAAAACTACTATCCTTTCTTTTCCTTATTATTGAATGTATTATGAAAAAGTTATGATTAAAATAGAAATGGTTTATTGGAGAGCAAAGCCATCGTGAGGGTAACAATACTTTACTACAAAAACGCAGAAAGTGACAATCTTTCAGCTAAGATTATTATCCCTGTTAGGTCTCAGTATAATATATTAGAGAATGTATTTGGATATATACTTAAAGGTCGCCATTTGCGTGTACCTAAGGATTACTACATATCGATAGATGTCCTTGTATCTAAATATCTAAGAAAGGAAGGTATTATTGATATTTATCTAGATTACATGAAGAATGGTGTTTATTCAGATAGGTTACTATATACAGAGTTGACAGAAGAACCACCTGAATATCCAGAACTACCTAAGGAAAAAATACTTGAGATAGATACAGTAGAGATAGAAGATAGCCTGATAAATGATACGTTAAGGGCTAATAGTATGACAGAAAAAGAATTGGATAAAAAATTGAGTAGACTATGACAGAACTTAGTTATTGGGATATTAATAGAAGGGGAGTTATTATCCCACACCTAGGAATCATTATGAACATATCATTTATGTCAAAATACAAACTAGAAATGGGACTTGGAATAACGTACTTGGGTAAGCTAAAAAAACCTGTTAAATACAATATCGAACTAGTAATATCGGACAAGAGCTTTAAATATATAACAAAGAAAAGGGTCTTGTCTGAACTAGAAAAATTAATACAAGAAAATAAATTTCTGGCATGGCATCTAACAACAGGCGATCCGGATAAAGATGAGTCTATAATATACCAACTTTTTGATTACCCGGTAAAAATAAAAACAGATACATTAAATATTAAAGACAGTACTATAAATGAGTTAATAAATAAAAAATTTAAGAAGAGTCAGTTTTACTAACTCTTCTTTTTTTATCCGCCCTTATACTACCTGATTATCTAGTAGTCTTAGGAACTGGTCTCTTGTCATTGTACCACCCGCTGCACACTTATGACCTCCACCATTATAGTTTTGTTTCATATAATCAGCAAGGTTTAATCCAGTTTCGGTTTCACTGTACATTGATATTGAATAGTACAGCCCGCCGTTTTCATCATGCCTTAAGTTTACGCACACTGTAATATCATAATCTCCACATACTGACTCGAACTGCTGGCTTCCAAATTCCTGAGTCAACATACAAATTCCCTTATACTTACCACCTACTATTACTGAAAATGCATGAGACTTAACGGCGGCTTTATGACGTTTCTGATTATATACTGTTATCTGCTTACCTGTCTCTAGTATTTCTGCAGTGAGTGGGGAATTATCTATCCTCAGCTTATCAAATACTTGGTTAATGGAATTCAAGACCATGCCATACTTAGTACGAAGACCAAGTTGGAATGCTAGTGTTTCTTTGTCCCATGAAAAACGGCTCTTATCCCAAACGTCATATGCAGATACTAGCCTCACTGCCTTAGGCACAATACTATCAACACCATACATAAATTTCCAACATAACTCACACGCACCAAGACCTATCATTCTAAGGCCATCCATGTCATCGTAAGAATGTTCCTTAGCTGTATCAATCGCCCCAATGTGATGATCAATCCAGATAGCCCTATAACCACCTGATAACTCCTTAAGTCTTTTCATGTCCTCTGGCGGAAATGAAATGTCAACTAGAAAAACATGACATAGCTCATCCTTACCAATCTTAGGTAGTTCTGGAATGCTGTCTCCATAATTCCAACCCTTTGTCAATACTTTCTCATACCCAAGCTCTCTTTCTAGGTAGTCTTGGATAATTGCAGCTGAAAATAATCCATCATAATCAACTCTATGATATACGATAAATCCTACAGTTTTCTTCATCTTAAAAGTCCTTATCTCTTATTAATTCACGTACTCTATCTTCTAATAAGGATTCTGCGATTGATTCTAGCTGAAAATTACCACTACAGTACACATAATAGACGTTACGTACTGTATCCCAATTCTTAGCTGTAAAATCTTCAATCGAGGCTACATTTTTTATTGCTGCTCTTAAGCTCATCAATTCGAGCTCATCTTTATAAGCTACTTTAACTTTTCCAGCATAGGATATAACTGATGTTTTAGCTGGCTCACTTTTAAAACTAATCTCACTTACTAAGTCTTTAATAGTCTTAATAGAATAACCACAACTGCGAATTATATCTTCGCAGTCTTTTTTCAATAATCTAATTCTTACTACCATAACTTGAAATTTATATTAATACTCTTCTACAAATAAGGAAACGATACCTAGGGAGTAACAAAAATGTAGCCTAACCTCACGGCTAAGCTACAAATAATGGCTTTATTAGAAAAAATCCCCTGATAAGAGTATTTCTCATTAATAAGAAATCTAGGGGATCTCAGGGTGCAAAAAAAAACATAGTCGACCCATCACAGGCCAACTATGTAATCTAACAACAAACTTCTGAGTACAAATCATTTATCACTAATAAGGAATCTACCCTGTCCTGTAATACCTTTTTTCCAGTACCTACCTTTTCTCTTTTCAAATATTTCAGGTGGCACCGTTACAAATCCAGTACTACTTGCTTTTAGATATTCAGGTTTCTCGCCAGGCTTGATATTAAAAGATGTATTAATCGACACACTAATTAGGTCTTCTAGTTTAATTCCATCTAGTGCAAGTGGACAAATACCTAAACCTTTCCAAGTAAAATCCAAGATCAGATATATACTCCCATTCTGGTCTAGTAGTTCAACATCATTCCTCTTAATTGAACCGGGGAAAGACTCTCTAACTACTGACCAACTGAGATATGTACCCCTCGATAGTTCATTATACTTATCTAGGTCTGTACTAATTATATCTTTCTTCAGACTAACCTCAAGCTGTGTAAGTAATAATTCTAAGTCTAAGTATAATACCGGTCTACCATACCAATCCAAGCAGACTGTATCAGAATCTACATACCTAAATCCAGGGAGTTCTACAATCATATATCTAATACTACCTGTCTTCCCCGGTACTATAGACTTATCATACGTACTTAAGTTAAACGGGTCAAAATCATCACATTCCAGACTAGTACTTATCCAACCTAAGCCAGCTGAGAATACGGCAAGGAAGTTTTGATATACAATACCTAACTCCTCGCACTGTTCTCTATTCATCAATCTAAACTTACTAGGCTCGTCAGACAGCACTTGCATTACTACTATTGACTTGTCGGGGAAGTGTTTTATCAACCTAAATATCAAATCCGAGCCTGACATTCTTAGCTTGTATAAATCACCTTCCTTCAGAACTACACCCTTACTGTTCGGTGCTTCTATACCTTCTAGTTCATACTCTATATTTGGTAAGCTAGACCTGATAGATACTGCTCTGACTTTTTCTAGGTACCTTCTCTTAGTGCTAGTATAAAGTATTTCGCCGGTTTTCTCATTGTACTTGTATGTAACGTCTCTTATCTTATCTTCTCTATACATTACTTAAGCGCATCTGGTACAAATTCAGTATTACTAAGCAAGAGGTTTTCAGATCTCTTACTCAATTCCAACATCTTCGCTGACATTTCCTTATTAGCCTTCACAATCTCAGCACGGTCATTATCCCTCTGCTCTTTGATGTGTGCTAGCTTTTCAGTTGTGTCAGAGAGGGCAGTAAATACATCATTCATTGCCTTCTTGTAAGTCTCGACATCAATAATACTTCTACTTCCCTCCACTAAGATCTTACTTGTTGTTTCCTTCATCATCTTAGCATTATTCAAGGTAAGTTCATTGTTGACATCCTTGATCGCCTTCTGAGTTTCAAGCACTGCCCTCTGTTTCTGATTCATAATGGCAATAGCGATCGATGTCTCCCAATTTGGTATGATTGTCCTATAGATTTCCTCATTATTCTCACGCAGTCTCTCATTATTCTGCCTCATCATTCTAATCTGAGGAAGGTCGAGATTGTGTGTTTTCTGTCCGGCCATAAATAAGTCGAATGAGTGTCTGTCTATTTTTTCGACGAACTCACGCTGCTTATCTAATTCTGATTGACTGTGAGATGAAGGGTCTTGCTCAAATTCCTTTAACATCTTCTGCAGCTTTTCTGTCTCGTCGTTATATAAGACAGCAAGTGCGACTACATGAACGCCGTAATATTCACACAACTCCTCAGCCCTTTGTTCCATCAAGACCAGAGAATTCATGTCACTATCCAAGTCTACCTCCATCTCTTTGACTTTGGCGATTATCTTGTTAACGTCATCCTTGCTTGATTCGTACCTAGCCATGATCTTATCTGCTGACAATACCGCTGGTGTACCGAATACTGGAATCATAGCAACAAACTTTCTCCAACCCTTCATAGTACTTGGATCCTTCAGTTCGTTCTTTCTGATTGTACTGATAAGCTCTTTTACATACCTACCAGCTTCACCAGCCTTATCCAGTTTATTCAGCTCCAACAAAGTACTAACACAATCGCTGCCTGTACTTACTATATCTGAACCAAATTTCTTAAGACTATCAGAATCAGTTATACCCTTTGTGATATCTCTGCACCTCTTGATAGTCTGGTCGTCAAGTCTTGTTACATCTACTTTGCCCTTATCATCAACTGTTCTACCTGCTTTGATAAGTGCTTCTTCTTTTTTCTTAATACTTAGGTTTCCCATAATCTCATTTAATAATTGATTTAATATATTTTGTTAATTCTTCCTTCGATAGTTCATTGAGATCTATCCGATGATAATTCTGTAAGTTGCTCTCCTTTGCATCCAACACTATGAATCTACCAGTTATTGGATGAACACCAAAACCAATGAACGGAGTATTTCCATTTAGTCTAGCAAAGATATAGTCAAGGCAAGAGTTTTTAACACGCACCTTTGGAACAACTCCTAAGTCAATTCTAGAATTACTAAATTGTCTATTCCTATAAATCCTATACCCATTTTCTTTCAGCAATGGATAAATAGTACTCTCTATCATAATAGATAATTCAAACCTTAGTTCTAGTAATCTTTGTTCATACTCAAAGAACTTAGTACTATTATAGATTATACTCAGTATCTTACTTAACTGATCCACATCTTCTGGACCTAGTAAGACTTTTGCATCTAGCCCCATATAGTAGTTAGTTGCATCGTAGTAGTACTTAGTGAAGTTGTAAGTCATTATATTATTATTAACGACTACCAACTCTAAGTTTTTCTTTTTCTCGTCTGTATAGATTTCAACTACTATTCTTGAATCTAGAATACTCATACCTTTCTCTCGTAGTACTGTTAACAATAAGTCCCCTTTGTGAGTGGATAGTTCAGTACATTGAAAGCCTGTTCTTAGTAAAGTATTAACTACATCACTTATTGGATCTCTTCTTCCAATATGTTTTTTTCTTAATTCTTCTGTTAAATCTTTCATACTACTAATAAGGAAACAAGAGGGAGAGAATATTACTACCCTCTCCCAAAAAAAAACATACTCTATACTAACTCCTTAAAATAATACTCTGGATCTCTCTCATTGTAGACCTCTTTCATCTTATCCAGTGTTAGCTTATTACCATACTGCCTTATAAAATCTGAGAACTCCTGACCGCTCATACTGCCCTGCTCTCCTAACTTGATTGCTGCTTTCTTGATCAGTTCTTTCTCTTTACTCAACACAGACCATACATAATCCATACCTTCCTTGATGAGCTCTAAGATTCTACCATCACCTGTTGACTTATTTGTTACCATTACATCTTTACAATCAAGACCATTACTTATACTACCATTCTGTTCAACATCTCTATGCGACAATGGTAGTGGTAAGTCAAATCCACAATCCATAACGGCCCCACTAAGCTCTTTCCACAAGCTCCGTATATCACTACTGCTACCAAGTAACCACATATCAGGGTTATTATAGATTACCCTTTCTGCTTGATATCCACCTAGTGAAATTCTGACCTCATCTAAGACATCCCTTCTACAGTCTATTTCTCCTGCAAAACGTCTATCATAGGTACTACAAAATCCACCATGATCAGTAGAAACACTAACTATATTATCTGGCACTTCACCCTTACACCAAGAATACATAATCGCATGGCCAATTTCATGAACCGCACAAATAAATCTCTTCTTTCTATTCTCTGGGCATCTTTCCTTACCAAGTTCTAGTTTCTGTGTTACTATTACTTCCTCTGCCTTATCGAACTTGAGTCTAATATCGACGCTAGGTAATCTAAAGTCTCTGACACCACCGACGACACCGATACAGACAGACTTACTATGACCTTTATGTTCCACTACCTTAGAAAGATACGGTGTAATAAGAGTGTCAATACTACTGAGAACCGGCCTTACACCTTGCGTCGGATATACAGACTCGGAATATAGAAGATCTTTCATACTCTGCTCGAATACTACTTTTATCTTATCTACTTCTGAAAACCTGTCTAATATCCTTCCTATCTCTAAGTCAATAATTCTCTTAAAACTATCCTTACTCAATGTTGGATACTTGATTATATTATTACCAAGTCTTCCAATCTGTTCAGGCCTATATCTCTCCTTAAGCGCTTCTTTGATGTCAGTTGTTGTTACTCTACTAGTTATGTCATAGAATAAGTCTGCATCAATATCTGGGCTTATATCAGAACTGTCCTTGTATGCCTCATCTAAGTTACCCAAGATAAATACAAGCGACTTACTACAATCAAGTTTACGAGAAGAGGCTGCAAGTTTCTTAATATCCTCAAGTCTCTCCGCTAGTTGACCTATTGTATACTCACCAGATAACAGTTCCTTTGCTACCCTACTACCCAATGCATCACTCTTATTGTTAAGCCTCCTAATAATTGTTCTAAGATATCTACTAGTCAATACTTCAAGTGGCTTATTCTGATCTTCTGTATTGTCCGTCTTAATAGAAGGTCCCCTATCATAGTGGAAGAACATAAGATCCAAGAACGCAGATACATCATCGGGAGATTCAATATGATTATCCTTGATTATAATATGTGGTAATGACTTAGATGTATCAACTAGTTCATCTATAAAATCACATAGGTTACTGAAATCATAGTTATAATCATTGATATCTATAATACCACTATCCAAGATTGACCAGATAGGGCGAAGACTTGGTGCTACATCTTCTTCACCAGACTCATTAATAGTTCTTGCATACTGAAATTCATCAAACATAAATACAAGACTATTACTGCCGGAAAATCTATCACCACTATCAGACTCTTCAGACTTACCAAAAGTATCCATAATGTCCGTGCTGATAGATTTATTATTATCTCTACACTCACCACAATCAAATGAAATTCTTACGTCATCTAGGTATAACAAGCTAATCAATCTCTTAACTACACTTGTCTTACCAGTACCTGTCATACCCCAAATAGATACAATGGTCGGTCTAGTAATAATCTCTGGCGTCACATACCAAGCATACACACTAGCACCAAGTTGATCAATTATATCATCAAGACCTACAAATTCACGCTTAAGTTGTACAAGTGCTGAATCTAGGAGTTTAATTCTATCCTTTCTCTTACTTGGTACTCTATTAATATTCAATTTCTCCATCATCTATACTATTATCAATTAAACTTGAACCACCAAAATTATTGTAGAGATATGTTTTCCAATCCCTCGCACTAAACTTACTAGACTCAACTATATAAGACCTACTAAGCTCTGCCAGTTCTTTTGCAAACCTATCAGCACCTACCTTATCTTCTGCCTCTGCCATAAGACTAACCTCACCAACTAATGTATGAAGTGTTATTGTAGCAGTGTAGATTGCATATTCCTCACTACTAACAGACTTACTAGATAGCTCACAGAAATACATGCCACCACTCTCTAAGAAAGATTCACTATCTAAGATATTGGTAGTCTGATAATATTCATAACCTTTATCACCAGTCGACCAGTAAATAGTTCCACTCAAGTCAGCTAAGTATGTCTGATTGTCTCCTACCAGATCGCTAAAAGTATTCGATCCGGTTTCTTTTAATAATTCTTTTAGATACCTGAAATAATTATCCATGTTTTTATTATTTAATCTTCACTAGTAAGGTATTGAAGTGACCTAGACCCCTTAATTGTAAGTATGTGGATAAAAGCAAAAATAGAAAAAGAAAATGATGATTACTATTTGAGACATTATTGTATTAGTAATAGTGATTTGGTAAGAGTAGTAGTACACACAAAGACTAGGAAATTTTTAGAGCCCGGTATTATTATCCTATCAGTTGACCTAAAGGATGGTAAGGTAAGACCAATCAGGAGGACAGCACAGAAAGGAGTTACTAAGGATTTCTTCACAAGTCTTATGATAGAATTTCAAGAAGTACAAGGTAGAACTGTATTGATGTATAAGACAGGTAATTACTTTGATAGTAAACTTGAACTTGTTTGGGGTTGTAGTAAGATAAAGAATAGTAAGACACCTAAAGACTTAGAGGCTTACTATCATAAGCTATATAAGACTATTTTCAAAGATGGACAAGAAGAAGATAATGTTTGAGCTTACAAGAGTGGGCAACGATAAATTCTTCCTTACAAAACTTCCAACAAGGTTACCTAATACTGGAGGTAGGTATGTTTTTATAGACACTAACGGGAAATCTTGTAAGTCTGGATATATAACGGCCTACTTTGAAGATTCTGATAGAGGTGCGATGTATATAGGCAATAAACTTAGATATGAAAAAGTAGTAATGGCTAGATTATATTCTACTATTGACAGCTCACCTATAAAAAGTACTTGGTATCTATTATACTACGACTTCAAAATTGGTGGTCCAGATACGGCTACCTTAGATGTTATATGGTGTTTTAGTAAGTACCGTGAGAAAGGAGTTGGTGAAAATATCTACAAAAATATACTAGATGGCCTGTGGGATAATATACGACAATCTGTAAAAAACTATAAAGCGAGAAAGTATAATGCTAGTGGAATTTGACATAACGAAAGAAATAGGAGGTAAGTTCTATCTCGAAAAGAATAGAGTAATAGGAGACAGTGAACATTATAGACCTGGTATGGTTTATACAAGGCTAGGTGACAAAGATTATATGTCTGGATACCTAGTAGTCACAGAAAATAGAACACGTTATCTATTTGGTGGTAGAATAGAAGACCTAGATTATTTCTTCTACGAAAATCTTAAGGCTAATATTATAAAAATAGCCAGAGGTAGTACTAGATATAGCCTCTACCTGCTCTACTATAAATTCAACCGACAAGATTACGTAAACAATAGACCAACAGAACTAAGAGTGGTCTGGAGTTTTAGTAAGTATGAAGAAACAGGTAGGGGTAAACTAAAGGAAGAGATTGACGAACTGTTAAAAACTGCAACAAGGATAGTGGAAGATGAGAAACATAGTTCTTAAGATAACAAGAAACAGTGAATCTAGTTTTTCAGTATGTCGGAAAGCTGGGGAAGGTGCTAATCTAGACTTCTTATCTAGTTGGAATACAGTTAATGCAGAGAGAATAGATGGAGGAAAGTCGGTTAAGTCAGGCTATCTATATATTATCGCAAGACCTGATAAGTGGGTATGTACTAGTGATTGTATATTTGGCATGAATGATAGTAATGTCTTCTTATCGGTAAACTGTGAATATGTTAACCATGAATATCCAACTATCTACTTGCTACATTATGAGTTTGATTGGAGAAAATTACAGGAACAGACAGAGCTTGATGTAGTATGGTGTTCTAGTAGTTACCTGATAGATTATACTAGTGGTTATGAGAAGTATAAAAGTAGGTTAATTAATGATATAGTAAAAACAATTTGTAAGTATGAAGAAAAAAGAAAAAATAGAACTTAGTGAGCAATGAGCAGTATAGTTCTTAAGATAACAAGAGACGGTGAATCTAGTTTTTCAGCCTGTAGATTAGTAGGTGATAATGCAGATCCAAACCTCTCAGCCTGGTATACGGTTAGGGCAGAAATTATTAACGGCAAAAAAGCAGTAAAATCAGGATACTTACACATTATTGCAGGGCCCGAAGAGTGGGTATGTACTAGTGGTTGTATTTTTAACCTGAACGATAACGATTTCTTATTCTCAGTACAAGATGAATCAGCTAATACAGACTACCCGACCGCCTATCTACTACATTACGAGTTTGACTGGGAAGAACTAACAGAACAGAAACAGACTAAGCTCGATATAGTATGGTGTTCTAGTAATTACATAATCGACTATACAGGCGGATATCAAGCGTATAGAGCTAATGTTAGAAAAAATATAATAGAAGCAATTTGTAAGTATGAACGAAAAAGAAAAAATAGAGCTAGTCAGAGACATAACTAGTAGATTGTGTTTTGGGCTTAAAGTAGAAGTTAGTGGATTTAGATATACATTAAATAGAGTCTATGTACAACCGATCTATAATCACACAAATCAAGCAAAAGATGTTCTAGCGATGTGTGAGTTTCTTGGTGATGATGAGTATGTAAGTATTGAAAATGTACGACCTATTCTCAAAAAGCTGGAAGACATAGAAGAACGAGACTTGATTGATTATAGGGAGTATAGTGGTGACAAGACAGCAACAAGGGATGACATACTACAAATGGACAGTCAGGAAAAACGAGATTGGCTATGTAGTAGATTCTTTGATACACGAGGACTAATCGATAAGGGACTGGCAATTGATGAAAGTACCTTAGGAAGTCGTGAGTATGGATATGATCATGAAATTTAAAAACGAAATTAATATATGAGAACTTTACTGATCTTAAGAGGTTGTATGGGTAGTGGAAAATCTACCTTCATCAAAAACAATAACTTAACAGACTACACACTTTCTGCAGACGAGATTAGGTTGATGTTCCATTCACCTAGCATGACGGAAGATGGTAGTATGTCGATAAGTGCAAGGTCTGATAGGGAAGTCTGGAACACACTGCACAGGATGTTAGAGGTTCGTATGGGGAGTGGTGACTTTACAGTAATTGATGCAACCCACAAAACAAGTAAGGCAGTTTCTAAATATTTGGAGTTAGCAGATAAGTATAGATATAACTGCTACCAACTCAACATAGAGGCAACATTAGAAGAGTGCCTAGAGAGAAACAACCTGCGTGACCTAATAAGACGAGTACCGGAATCTGAAATAACCAGAGCCTATGAGATATTACAGGCCAATAAACTATCAAACCGGTTTAAACAGATTAGTAGTATCGATGAAATAATAAACTACTATGTCACGGATGTATCAGACTATAAAGAAGTCAAGATAATCGGAGATGTTCATGGCTGCTATACTTGTCTAAAAGAGGCAGTGGGTGAAACATTGAATCCTGATGTCTTATATGTATTTGTTGGAGACTATTTTGATCGAGGTATTGAGAATAAGGAGATGTATGATTTTCTAGTACAGCACCATAAAGATAGAAATGTAATACTATTGGAAGGTAATCATGAAAAGCATATATGGAAACTTATTAACGGACTAGATATAACCTCTAGTGATTTTAAAGCAACACTAGAAGAAATAGAGAAGTCATACCCAAGAGATCAGGTAGTGAAGAATCTAAAAGAAATATACAACAAGCTACGTCAATGTTTCGCTTTTGTACATAAGGGGCAGAAATACCTAGTTACACATGGAGGTCTTACAGCAGTTCCTAATCTAACCACTATACCTACAATTAATATGATAAAAGGAGTAGGTGGATATGACATGGAGGTTGATAAGATCTATGAAGAAAATTACTTACTAGGGAGATGTCAAGACTTTATACAGGTACATGGACATAGAAATACAGTATCAACAGAACACTCTATTTGTCTAGAGGATAGTGTTGAATTTGGGGGAAACTTGAAAGTGTTATCTATTACAGAAGGAGACCGAGAGCTACTATCATACGAAAATAAAGTATTCAGCACAGAGAGACTAAATAATTTTCAACAGGCAGTATATAAGGTAGATGATCCTGAGGTCTGTAAGATGATGAATAGTAGACTGGTTAATGTCAAAGGTTGTAAGCATAATATGTACTCACTGAACTTTACGAGGAATGCATTTATTGGCAAGAAGTGGAATCTAGCAACAATCAAGGCAAGGGGACTTTTTGTAGATAAGAAGACTGGTGAAGTTAGAATGAGATCTTATGACAAATTCTTTAACCTAGGCGAACAGAAAGAAACTAGGATTGAAAACTTAGAAAAATCACTTGTGTTCCCTGTTAAAGTCGCAGTCAAGGAAAATGGATACCTAGGAATTATGTCTGTAGTGGATGGACAGGTAGTATTTACATCTAAGACAACAGATAGTGGACCATTCGCTGAGAGATTTGAAAGAATATTTAATGAAACCGTTAGTAAACATGATGCCGACTTCCTTAAGAGTTTGTTGAAGAAGGAGAATGCATCGGCCGTATTTGAAGTAATTAGCCCTACTGAAGACCCTCATATCATTAAGTACGAGAAAGAAGAGGTAGTACTTCTTGATATACTACATAATAAGTTAAACTTGGAGCCGGATTATCAAACTGTGTCAGATAAGTTCAAAGAGGTAGTAAAGAAGAATACATCCCTCAGATCACCGAACGAATTTACTATCCACGATGACGATACACTCTGGGACACTATTTCATTATATAGTGTAGATAATTGTGACATAGAAGGATTTGTAGTTACTGATGCAAGAGGATTTAAGTTCAAGGTTAAGTTTGATTACTATAACTTTGTAAAATCACTCAGGAGAATCATGCAGGTCTATAGGAAGTGTAAGAGGGATGGAGTAGAATTTAACGACAGAATCTGTAAGAACGACGTACAGAGGATGTTTGTTAAGTTCCTGGATAAGCATGATGACGGTAACAAATCTATTATCGACTTGTATGAAGAATTTGAGAAACTAGGAGATGATGAGCAGTGAATATATAATCAGTGCAGCGGTCTATAGAAAAGAACCTAACATGCCAGAGGAATCCAGAGTAATGTATAAAGATCAGAGCAAGTGGGAAGAATTTGGCAAGGTTGATGATATATACTTCATTGAGACCGCTAGGAGGCACCCGGAAATTATGCATAGGTGGCGCGATGAATTGTGCAGGGAAAAGCAGGGATTTTATACATCACATGGCAGGTTCGTAGATAGAAAAACTGCACTTCAAATCGCGCTAAAGTCAGGACAGGTAGAGCCGGGTAATATTAGCGGTGAGTTATTGTTTTCTGAAGATTTGTGGTAATGAAAAAAAAGAATAGTATAGTGTAAAACTATACTATTCTAAAAATTTTTACTACTTCTTTGTAAAAGTAACCTTCATATTATTTACGTCTACTGTAATCCTGTAGAAACCGGGCTCTGTAATCTTCCACTGGTTATCATTACCTCCATCTACTCCTACCTTCATACTCATAGAAGTACCACTTGTAATTGGGGCAGGGTGTACATAAAAAACACCAACTGAGACTGGAGTTGTAGTGTCACTATCTACTGGCATCAAATAACTAGATTGATGAAAATCATAATCACCGAAGATATATGGAAATTTGACATAACCTGCTTTCAAATATCCTTCCCATATAAAGTTACTCTTATCTACGGCAGCATTATAATTAAAAGCTAGAGGTCTAGTAGCAATATAACCAACATCATCCGGAGTTGCTGAACCAAACATCCACAGTTTATTGATGGCTACTTTAGCACCATCTTGTTTTGTAATCTTCAGTTCAGGCAGTGGTGCACCTGTGTAAGGCTCTACTGTCACCTTATTAGTACGCACATTAACCGTAATCTTGTGAACCTTAGCTTCCGTTACTTTCCACTTAGGGTCAATAAAACGTTTTACATTATCATGGGTAGAATAGTATGAAGTAGTTTCTCTATCGGTATCATTACCATCCTTACGCAGAAGACCTGCACACTCATAAAGACCATTGTTGAAGAAGTAGAACTTAAATGTTCCACTGCCACTACTTATATCTCGATGTACTGCATCTGAAGTGTTGTGGTACATCTGTGTTGGCACATTAGAACCTAAAGCTGGACCAATATATGTAAACACACCATTTCCCTCATTCTTCATCTTCTGAGTAAAAGGCCAAATACGTGTACTATTATCGGTCCTTGATGTAGACTGTGCCCAACCAAAAGGCGTTGCATCGCCTGTAATGTATAGATGGTCTGCATCCTTAGGCCACTTAGCCATATCACCAAGATTATAATAGTTGTTCTGCGTAGTTGCATCAAAATTCTTCTTTGTGTAGATGCTGCTTACTGTAGTCTCATCACCCTCTATGTTCTTGTTCTTGCCAATAAGAGAGATAGTTACTTTGTCATATTTCGTTTCAACTAAAGGCATATAAATAACTCCCTTGCCGAAACTCTCTGGATTTCTATTTGACAGAGTAAGCCACGTATTTCGCATCATGCCCGGAATGTACTTCTTAGTAGTAAGATTGTATACTGCGCCATCATAATAGCCATCTACTGAGCCTTTCTTTACACTCTGTGTTAATGAAACACTCTGATAATCATGCATCATATCCCGGAAGTACATTGTCATAGATGGCGTAACATCAAGTGTACATTCCATCCTTACTGGGGAACCATTACTAGCAAGTTCCGGGCACTTTTCTATCACGCCTACACCTGTAAAGTTTGTATTTGTAAGCACTGCTGAATTCTTATCTGCATCGCCCCATGCAAAGCCTGCATTATCTGGATTAACGTAACCGAAACTTACCTCATTATGGTTGGTTACTGTAGGCTCATCTTTTGATGCAAAAAGATAGATTTTACTACCTGTAGTCCACTTAGCATTTGTAGAAGCAAATGTGGCTCCTGCATCGCCATCAACTGACTTACATATAAAGGTGCTCACAAAATCGTTGACTGGGTCGTACGTATAAAGCTTGTCTCCTACTGACCAAATGTATTTGTAGTTTGTAATCTCACCTGATGTAGGATACGTGCTGTTTACTACATTTAGTACATCATAAGCACCAACCACTGTTGCACGTGTTCCTGGCTTCTGTGGGTTACTTACATGAATAGTTACTACATTACTGTTCTGTTCCGTAGCCTGAGCACCTTCAATAACATCATCTGAACTACATGCTGTTCCCATTGATACTACTGCAAGAGCCATCAACAATTTTACTGTTAGCTTTTTCATTTTTCTTGATTTCGTTTTATTAGTTTTATTCATTTTTAATTTCTCCTAAACATTAATTCCAACCTATTTCATCCCAATCACTATTATCAGGGTCATCAGAAGGCATTACACCATTCTCATCCTTATTCTCTCCACCATTTTCCACTTCATGGAATTTTACGGTAGAAAGTCCCATAATAGGTTGTTCTACATTTGTTTTGTAAATGTTTGTTTGTGGTTTAAAATAACTCTTTTTCATTTCTTTGATTTTTTTTTAAATAATTAATTACTATCTATAAAATAAACTCTAATTTCTCTACTTATAAGGGATTTAGAGCATAATTCATGACAGGAAGTCTCAGTTTTCTTGTGGTAGGAATTAAAAAAAAAATAAAAGAGTAGTAAGTATTTTAACATACCTACTATTCTTTTTTTGTCCCCTCTCCCATTACTTAGGAGGAAGAGGACATACATTAGCCTCATCAGATCCTGCAAGGTCTTCTAAGGTAGGTTTTTTACATCCTGGACCAACTATATTATCATTGCTCCAACTACTACCTTCCTTGCTGCTTGATAAGACTGACTTCTCCATTTCTACTCCATATACCTTAATACTTGGAGCAATGTAAAACTTCTTCATGTCTTATTGTCTTTAAATTAAGTGTGCGTGCCTAAGACAAGACTCGAACTTGCACAGCCATTATCTGCCAAGGGATCCTAAGTCCCTCGTGTCTACCAATTCCACCACTTAGGCATAATATAAGCAGGGTTTTTATTTGTGAGAGGTTGTTTCATATTTTATCACTACTTCAAAAGATCAGCCCTGAAGTACTGAGGTTATCAGCTGCTTAACCTATGATTTATACCCTGCTATGCCCTCTCATACAATACATTTCTATATTACCTTGAGGGAATCAGAGACTTCACTAAGGTAAGTCATCAAAGTCGGTTAGGCCTTGATTCACCAGACTCACCCTAGCTTATCTCCTTTCACTGCCGACCAAAGCAGCTAATCTTAATTTCCGAAAGCACTATTACCCCGAAATCCCTCACATATAAGATTTCTAAAGGATCTCACGCGCAAAACTACCACTAGAATCCTTAACTATGTAGAAAAATTAAATGATATGAAAACATTTGCAAAAGTAATTAGAGAAGGACAAAATTTTTATATTCAACACACTCCAAGTAGAGGGGAATATGATAGTATGGAGTCCATTATTGGAGATGAAGAGATAGTCGTTAAGATGCAAAACAACAGGAAGGAGTATGAATCTGGGTACCTATATATTACCAAGAACCTGTCAGATGAAAGTATGTGCGTCTCCAACTTTATACTACAGAATAGATTACTAGGGTTAACTAGGGCTGGCATATATAATCACTTAAAAGAGGTTAAAAGTGGTTGCGAGGTATATATAATGTACTACGACGCAAAATTATATACAGGTAAACCAGTTAAATTGGACCTGATATGGGCGTCGAGTGTACTAGACCAAAACCTAGATAATAATAGTAGAATAAAATTATCAAGGGACGTCGCAAGATTAATCCCAAGATATATAGAATAAATAATAAAAGATAGAGCAGTATTTTAAGCTGCCCTATCTAATTTTTCTTATTTCTGAGATAGTATTTTGAAACCGTGGACCCTCTTCCAATCAGAATTTCTTAGCATACACCTCTTCATGTCAAAGAATTCATCTAGATCTGTTGCCTTGGGATTGGCTCTGTAATCTATCTCTTTATAAATATCTGCAATCTTAGATTTAATATCACTACAAGCATAAGACTGGCCAACAATAAACTCGGCATACAATCTCTCACGTATCTTAGCCCTGTCAAAAGTCATTACATTCAACTTCTTATCTAGTAGATATGCATTATACCACACCGCTTTGCATCTATCAATTCCTAGAAGGTTAATGTAGTCAATAAACTTCTTCTCATCTATAAATTGTAAGATAGAGGTATTACCTACCTTCTCACAGTGTTCACAAAGGTACTTGAGCTTATATTGCCTTTTTCTTTGCTCCTTATAGCCTTTGAAAAACTCCTCTAATTCTCTTTGATCTACCTCTGGAATATCTTGCAAGTCTATACCAAATAAGTTCTTAACATGCTTCTTTATGTCAGATACTCTATAATACAACATACTAATTATTATATCCTCAGGATTACCATTGAATACCTTAGAGAGTTTTTTCCAATTGTGTAGAATTATTGGCTTATATAACCGAAGATAAAGTTTAGTGTTCTTTCTAGGTTTCTTTATTCTACTACATAAGCAAAGAATATCCTCAACTGTACTAAGACTATTAATGAGCTGGACAACCTCAGGGTCTCTTATAAAAACTTCTCCTCTATTCTTCTTATACATTTTGTCCTTTAGGTAACCGTGTAGAATAGCTTCACATCCCATATTAAAACCATCACCATCTAGAGTCTTAACAACCTCAAAAGACATGTTATGTGTAATATAACCTCCCAGCCTCTTGTTAAAGTTGTCAGAGAAACCAATCTTAATAACCTCTTTAATTTCAGCTCCGAATTTTTCTCGTGCTGTCATCTGAATAAAATATATCATGCTTCTTTTTCTTTTAGTATTTTAAAACCATTTACTCTCTTACCATCTACTGTAATTAGGCAAGGTTTAAGTTCGAAAAATTCTTCCAAGTCTGTAGCTTTAGGTGAGGCTTTATAACTCAGTTTCTTATAGATTTCTGATACCTTAGCCTTAATATCTGCTTTTGTATAAGACTTTCCAACCTCAAACACGTTACTTAGTTCTTCTCGTATCTTGGTTATATCAAAACTTAGGATTTTCAGCTTATTATCAAGTCTTCCTACATTATAGTAGTCTGATTTGCAACCCTTAAGACCTAGAATGTTAATATAATCACAAAACCTTTTCTCTTCTATGTGTTGTAGAATTGATAAATTTCCTACTCTTTCACAATACTCACAAAGATACTTTAGTTTGTACTGTCGACTTTTCTGTTCCTTATACTCTTTAAAGAATTTCTCTAGCTCCTCAATATCATCAACTCCACCTACCTTACCTAGCTCATTGAAAACTGTAAATCTGTCGGAATAATCAACTTGCTGTATCTCATAGGCTCTCATTTCCGATACCTTAACTAGATTATTGAAGACTGGCGTAAGTATTTTAGTATCACCAATCTTTTTCTCATTAACCGCTACAAAGTCATCCTTATAGTTGAATGTCTTTGCAAGTTTCTGATAAGCTACTGATAAGTCTCCTTTCTCATCTTGATTACCCTTCTGAAAAACTGACAATAGATTCTCCGATGTTTTCTCCTTCTTTGCTAGCTTCTCGTCAAATATCTCCTTCGCCTGTTTATTACCAGTTGCGATAGATTTGAAGAATAGGATAGCCTCATCTTTCCATGGATTCTCCCGTAATCTTTGGCGCCCTAATATCTGTGGAAGATCGAGGGTAATGTCAACAGCGAGAGTATCAATGTTTGCGTCGCTGATAATAAAACTCCTCGCATTATCACTGTAGAAATCCGCGCCAAGATATACGGTCCTAGTACAGAAAGTAAACATCTTCCTTGGTTCATCTCTCAGTGGAACTGTACCAATCTTATATTTAGCGCCTAGGTTTTTCTTAATTCTTGTGACATTCTCAGGCGTATTAGCAACTAGGATGTTAACCTGTTCCGGTGTTAGACCCGCTCTTTTAATGATACTTGTGATGTTATTAACGGAATTAACATAGAATACTGCCTCCTTAGACTCAATCTTCTTAACATCTTTCTCATTATCACTCTCTGGATCCCTCACATATCTATACTCAAATTTCCCATCCAAGTAATCCTTAATGATAGGCCCTGCTTCCATATAAACACTCTTTAGGTTCCTTGTGATTATCTTCGGCTTACTAACACGACCTGGATCTTTCGCCTCCCAGTCTAGTTCATAGTAGGGGAGATTTTTAAAGTCATCTAACATGTCAAGGTACTTCTCTATCATAGGAGTTGCACTCACATAACAAACCCTCTGAATTCCCTGTAAGTTATCAACAAACTGCATCTCCGTGTCAGACTTAAACTTGCTATCGGTGAAGATACTTTGAAATTCGTCCACCACTATCTGAAAATTCTCTAACCTATCCTGATGCCTAATAATATCTTTAACAATCCGGAATGAATCATAAGTAACAAGGATCTTCACCGGCTTATTGTTTAACCTGCAAGCTTTGATGTAGAGACTAATTTTATAAGTTAACTCCTTGAAGAAATCCTCCCTCTGTTTTGCCTCCTTCTTGATCTTCTCTAAGTTAGGTTTCCTGTACCCAAACGTTCTTCGAACCCTTGGATACTTCGTTAGGTCCTTGTCAGTCCCTACCTCAGATTCATAGGTATTTACAACTAGGAATGTGGTGTCTGGATGTTGTTCGTACTTATTCTGTAGTAGTATCTTTCTGGGACTACAGAGAATAGTATCATCACTGTTTCTAATGCAGTACTCAGTATAACCACAACCTGGGATCTGCTTGTTGAGGATATGAGGAAAACTGTGAATCCTATAATCCTCCCATTCACTCATGTACCTGATTCCACTAGGTACTTCTAATTTTTGTTTTTCCATTAGTTTGAAATTTTTATAGTTAATTTATATACTGTGGTCTGAGGTGATACATTTAGCTGAAGCTAAGTATCACACTCGCTTGATTTCATCAATCACCTTTCAATGATAAGGATTTTATATTGCGCTATATGTAAAATTGTATTATTTATTTGATCAATCATTGGAAGATACGTATAGTAATATATTTAGCTTCACAAAAATAATACACCTGGAATACTCTCGCCTATGGTACCTCGGATATGGTATTCATGCCATTACCTTCGGTATAATATTCTAGATTCCGCTGGCGCTCCACTTAAGAATATTAACCTCGGGCGAATGCTGGCTGAAATTCATATCCCTCTACTTCAAGTTCTTAGGCGAAGCCCTCAATACCGAACCGACGACTTTAGGAGGAGTGTGAAGGTTTGAGCAAAGAGCGAGAGGCTAGGGTGACAATATTGGAGAACGTAGTGATACAATATTGGTGGCATAGACTTTTGGGCAGGCGCAGCCTCTCGCGAATTGGCAAGTGCGGAGCTTAGCTTGGTAAAAATAGTACACCGGGCCCCTAGTTTCTTTATATATGAGGGACTAGGTATTTTGTTTTGTGTATATCTGACCCTCCAATCATAAATATAAATTCAAGTAGGTTTTTAAAATGAAAGTAAAACAGGTTAAGCAAGAAATCCTGGACAAGGTATTAGTTCCAGGTAATCGTGTTTTTGAGGAGTGTGTTGCCTTTAATCCTATCATTGACGGTTCTGGCAATACGAGGGATGGTATTTATTTTCCTCGTAGTATCTATGGTAACTCTAAACGTAAGAGTAGTGGAAGAAGGGAGGTTGGTGTTTTCTCTAAGCGCCAGACATTACTAACTAATTCACTAACACACAGTACTTATATGAAGATGGTACATAATGATCTCGCTGTCTTAAGTGCGGCAGATAGTACGGGGGCAGGTATTTTTGATTTTATCCCCGAGTATATTGTGCCGCTAAACAAACAGCGATGGATTGAGTGTTGTGATAAGTGCGATGTGCGTGATCCTATTGAGCGTGGTAAGTCTTATATATCACTTGACCTCTACAGTACTACCTTGAAGATGTATATTGAGGTAGATGGTAGGTGTCATGATGTGTTAGAGCAGAGTAAGTCAGATCAAGCCAGGAAGATGTATATGGAGGAGGAGCATAGTATTAGTGAGCTTCGTCTTAAATATTATGCAAGTGGTAAGGCGATGCATCATAGGAAGGAGGTAGTAGGTGAGAAGAGGGATTCAGCTAGGGAAGATCTCAGGCGAATACTTAGTAGGCGTTGGGAGATTGGAAAAGAATACCTAGACAAGATACCGGACCCTCACAAGAACTATGGCCATTACATGTTAGATAGTTTTATGATAGGTGTGCTAGAGTTTGGGGAGGCTGCGCTGAAAGGTTATGAGTTTTACACAGAGTCACCTAAGAGAACCGTTAATCAAGCTGTGAGTATGGTGGTAGAGTATCTTGGCAGGAAAAAGATGATGGCTGAGAAGTGCAGAAAGAGACTTGCGCAGGAGATTCGATTTATTAACAGACTGATAAAGGGAAAGAAGAGATGATGAGCAAGAAGGAAACATACAAGAACATACTCCTAGGAAGCCTTAAATTCCTTAATGGTGTATATAAGATAATTACAGCAACTCTTATCTTATATAATACCTGCCAGTGTAATAGGAGAACTGGAAATCAGGATAATCAGAAGCAGTAGTATGTGGTTAGGTAAGAGCTGTATGAACTTAACTACGTAAGGTATTTCTACTGTGGAGGTTATTCAGTGGGGTCTCAGTAATATAGGTTACTTATGAGGCCCTTAATATTTTTTTTTGCTCGCCCTAGATCCCTTATAGGTATGAGGAAAGATAGATTAAAGGGATTCGTAGTTAATTGTAGTGATTATTCTTTCAGAGTAGGTGGCTACGTAATTCCTAAAATGATGAATACTTACTCTGGCTGTAGAATAGATTTAGAGAAGAATAGAGAGAAGAACCTAAATCAAGAAAGCTTTTGGTCACCTATGTTTGAGAATTATCTGAAGCTTTCGCATAATAGAATACAATACATAAAAGAATTTCCATTTATAATAGAAGATAGAAACTTATGGGATAGTTTATGTATTAAGTATGAAGTTGATTTAGATCTTCGTGATAAGAATTATTTCTTAGCTGATTACTTTTTTCCAGAGCACAATCTTATTGTAGAGATAGACAGTCGGTTACACGATAAAAACTACGACCTTGCCAGAAACGAATATATAAATTTGGCTTGGGGGACTTATAGCCTAAGATTTTTTGAGTTTGGAAAAATGAGAATACAAACTAAGAAATATATGAAGAAATTTAATAGTTACATTAAAAGAATATCTAAGGTAAAAGAGTTCTATAATGTGGTGGGTTGTATAGTAAATATTGACTATTCAGATAGCATAGTTAATGATTTTTGTAACTCAAACTCAGATATAATGTTCGTATTAGACGAGCTTGAGAAGAGGATATTAAATAACTATCCTATGTCTGGAAGATTAATAGTAGATAAAGATAGTATAAGCTATAGTATGTATGGAACTCTATTAGATCGATCAGATTTTGAGAGAATACATGGAATACTATGTATGGTATATAATATAGATGTAATTATAAAGCCTTAGAATCCTTAATAATGAGATGAAAGTATATGAGTGTACACTTAGTAGAAGTATATGAACAGTCTCAAGTATGCATAATAAAAACAGGGGCATGGGAGTCTTGATTGTGAGAGACCATGTGGCTTTAATTTACACTCAGTTTTATAGAGCCATCTTACCTAATACTGAGGAACCCTTGTAGCGATATAGGAAAGCTATGTACGCAGGAGATCTAGTGTAGCATACATCACTTAGATTACGGTACTAGTAGAGGTGAAGAGTCGAAAGGATAGCTGTTTTTAAGTAGCTAGCTCTTCGCCATTTTTATTTTTTTTTCATTCCCCTCAAATCCTTATATGTGAATAGAAAAGGATTCCGTAAGTCCTGGAGTAGATGTCCTATAAAAGTAAGAATAGCTCAAGGATATAGTAATACGGTTCAAACGCCTTCTATTTCTTATATGTGAATAGAAAGGGTTCCGTAATTCCTTAAGTAGATGTCTTATCAACAGCCGATAGGGGAAAGAGGTAAATCGGATGAATGAATTTTGCCTAGTTTTATAGTTCAAATTATCTAATACTAGGATACCCTTGTAGCGAAACAGGTTAGCTATGTACGTCAGGCACCGCATTCTTGGGTCCGTGACACATGTGCGGCACGGTACTGGTAGAGATAGGGAGTCGCATAGGAAATCATTTTTGAATGATTAACTCCCTGTCGTTTATTTTTTTTTATTTCCTCTACAATCCTTAATAGTGAAGGTGCATTGTGTGATTAACCTGAATCTACCTGCAAAGATGGTAGAGCAGCTATCAACAATGTTGGCTCTAATTTTAACCCAATTTTATAGAGTCTTTATACTAATATTGGGGAACCCTTGTAGCGATATAGGTAAGCTATGTACGTCAGGAGGCTCATGGTGAGAGTATACGATATATCATTGAGTTACGGTACTGGTAGAGATAGGGAATCGAAAGGATAGTTATGTCATTTAGGATTACTTGGTATAGCTAGCTCTCTGTCGTTTTTTTGTTTCCTCTAGATCCCTTACTAGTATGAAGAAGAAAGTATATAAAGTTTATCTAGGTTGGGATAAGCAAGTATTAGATCGAACATTTGCTAGTGAGGCAGATGCAATTAATTATGCGAATGAGCTAGCAGTTGATACATTGGTTGTGTCTACTGTACAATAAGAATTAGTAGTAGGATAGTAGTGATATTATTCTACTCTTTTTTATTGCCCTAGAATCCTTATATATGACAATATGTAATTAGTGTATTACAATGTTACAATTCATGGTATAGGTAGTTCCTGGCTAGTCTGAGATAGATTGGCCAGGTTTTTATTTCCCTCTTGATTCCTTATAGGTGTGTAGGTAGTAGAAAACCTAACTATTATAACCTAAAACAGTTTCAACCAAGCTTGTCCGTGAGGTATAGGCTTGGCTTTTATTTTTTCCTTCTGATATGTCCTAGATCCCTTATTAATATAATGAAGTTATTAACAATTAAATTATAGAATTATGACAGTTTTTAGTATTGACGTGGAGGTATACAATACCCACGTAGAGTTTACATTTGCAAGTAGGGAAGAACTCTTAGAGCTTGCAGAGGACCTTAGTGTCGAGGAGAATGTTAACTTCATAGGTAGAGAAGTTGGCAAGAAGAACAAGAGTGGTTATTATTCAAAGATAGAAATACCTAACCACGGATTCTTAGTAGGCGTAGTATCAGATGGCCTAGGTAAGAGTAGTAAGGAGGCTACAACAGCACGTTATGTGTATAATGTAGCAGAGGCAATACTCAAGTCTCGTGGTCTTAGAAGAGATCCCAAGAATATATCATATCTTATTGAGTATATAACGAATAAGATAGTATTCAGCGAGCTAGAGTAAGAATTAGAAGGGACATAGTTCCCTTCTTTTATTTTTTTCTCCTAAAATCCCCTAGATCCCTTATTAGTGAAAAGGAAATGTTGTTCAGAAAAAAATTTAATGTTTTTGTTTCTGGTCAAGCGAGGCCAAAATATTCTAGCTTGTTCGTGGTGAATAGGCTAGCTTATTTTTTTTTTCACTCGCCCTAAATCCCTTATAAGTATGAAGAAGAAAATTATATTAACATTAACAATTATAAGATTATGAGAAAATTAATTATTATGTTCTTGGCAGTTATGTTGTCAAGTATTAGTATGAACGGTCAGAACGTCATGGAACCAGTAAAGATGTTCTGTAGTAAGGAGTGTACGGATTTTTACACAATTAAAACAGGTAAGTATCCGACAGAGTTTAGACTAGCAATCAGAGTTAGGAAGCTAGGAGATGATAGATTTGCCTACGACTTTATGGCAGCTGAAAAAATAGGAAGTGGTTATTCTGAGTTTGAATTACAGGATAGGCGTGCAGATGTCAATTCAATTTATGGCTACTCACTTTTTGACGTAAATGGACAATTAGTAAGTTATGCATTTGAAGATTCACCAAACCAAGTAATGATAAATGATTACAGGTATCGAATTTTTACAGTAGAGAGTAATAAGGAAGACATAAGGGCTTTCTGCAATAGTTACTTTATCTTTAGAACAATGAGACTCTACTTTAGGGATATTTTCGGTAGGTATGAATCAAATGCAGATATAGGGAAGCATACAGTTGATATTGTTATTACGCCTGATGAAGAGGGACAGATCAAGTTCTATAATCAGCTAAGCAGGTTAATAGGTGATTAAAGTAGGAGAGAGGAATTACATTATGTAGTTTCTCTCCTTTTTTGTTTCCCCTTGATTCCTTAATAGTGAGAATTGTTTTATCGATTAGTAGTATCTTTCTGAAGGCCGAGCGAGGTCTTGATTAGTTAACATTCTAACCTGTCTGTGATGGATAGGTTAGTTTTTATTTTTCTTCCTCTTAATACCTTATTATTAGAAGAATGAAAAAGAAAGTTAGTATTATAGAAGTAACGTTTGGAGGTTATACGAGATTTTACCTAACTATAGATGCTTTGTATCCAGAGGGTATCTATAAGACTGTATTTGAAAAAGTAGATCAATCTTTTAGTATCAGATTATCTCCTCCTAATAGTGAAGTATTGGATGTTGGATTGGATACTCTGAAAGCTTTGTACTTTTTCGAACACTTAATTACTAAGAGAAAGTTTGTATATCGGAAGCAGTGTATATGTTTTATAGTGGAATGTAAGAAGTTTATAACAGACAAGGAACTTAGATCTATTCTGTATGATGGTAGTAGTATGTCTGACGTTATAATATTCAATCCAACAAAAGACAAGATAAACGAATGGTTTCCTTGGAATGTTCGATCTGTTAGTAGAGAACTGGTAATTGATACTAGTAGGATATTAACAGGAAACCTACAAGATCCATATCAACAGTTTATGTCTCAGATCTACCATAAGACACAGACTGATTGGATATATGAAATGCAAGGTAAGCGTTTTGGTTAGGATGATAAGAAAATTAGAACTTAAGATAATAGAGAACCTAGTTGAACATAGTTTTTTCATAGTTCTTCCTGTTGAGCTGACTGTGCCTAAGAGTAAGTTGTCAGACCTATTCATACATTATTCGAGGTTTGGACTGAGTTATGGTTTCTTCGGTTCAAAACTATTAAGAGATAAGATAGAGAATGTAATTAAGAGCATTGGAGAAGAAATAAGCAATGGTGATAGTGTCCGGATCAGTGTTGGGATTCAAATACAACATGCAGACTATACAATAAGCCCTGGAAAAATAATAACAACTAAGAAAATAATAAACTGTCTCAGAGAAGGCGAAGTTTGTTATGAGTATAGTAATATGAGTAGGTATAATAGTGATAACATAGTTAGAGGTTTAGTGAGTGATGAAGAGTGGAGGATCGAGAAGAGATTTGTTAGGATAGATACAAGTACAATCCTCTCCGAATCAGAAACATCATTCACTAAGCTAATTAGGCATTTATGGTTAGATTATGAAAGAGAAGATAACACTTAAAGTAGTAAGAGAATTAACTAAAGAATATTGTCACTTAGTAGTACCGGTGAGGCTTTTAATACCTGAAGAAATATTATACGATGTAATACGAGTCTATCAGTATGGTATTATGACGTTTAATACCGCTAAGGTTTTTGAAGATGAAATTGTAGATAGGTTATTAGAGAAGTCGGTTAGAGATTGGTCCAGTAGTAGGAAAGAAGAGCTAATGAGGTGTTTAATTGTTTCCTATATGTACATGCAAGATCCGTGTCCAGGCAAAATAATACTGAAGAAAGATATAATAAGGCTTCTACTACATGGAAGGTTATTATACAATAGATTATTTAGTCTTTCTGAATATGAGAAGGATGATGTGTTTGCTTTTATTCATAGTAATAATGCAAGGATTGAAGAAGTAAGCGTCAGGGTTGATACAAGTGAGATGTTTACAGACACAGATGATTCACTCACTAGACTAATCAGGGGCCTATATCATCTCACAAAGTGGAACAAACTTGAGTGAATACCTGGAATTATAGGAACCAGGTATCTTATTTTTTTCTTTCCGATATTCTCACGTTAATTCCTTAATAATAGAATGAAAAATAAAAAATATATGTTAGAAAGATTTATAAGAGAAAATTTTAAAAACATTAGCCTGTATTATACTGGAACTATTCTAGATAATACAGAAGAAAATCGAGACTACCTACACAGTTTATTAGTAAGTGAAGTAGTGCTGAGATTGAAAATTACAGGTACTGTGGTTATTACTGTGGTGATCTTATTTATGATATACTACTTTTTTATATTGGAGGTTATAAGATGCCAGGGAAATTAACGACTGAAGAATTTATCGAAAAGGCAAAGGAGGTTCACGGGGATAAGTATGACTATAGTAAGGTAGAGTATAAGAATAGAGATACCAAAGTTTGTATTATATGTAAGAAAGAAGGGCATGGAGAGTTTTATCAAAGGCCTGGAGATCACCTTAAAGGCAGTGGTTGTCCTAATTGTAAAAGAATAACTTTAGGTAACAGAAATAGAAAGTCCTTGAGAAAGTTTATTAGAGATGCCAGAGAGGTACACGGAGATAGATATAATTACAGTAAGGTAGATTATAAAAATGGTTCTACTGAAGTCTGCATTATATGCCCTGAACATGGGGAGTTCTATCGAATTGCTAATTATCACCTCATCAGCAGCGGCGGGTGCCCAAGCTGCAGCTCTAGGGTAAATACTACTCTGGGGTTTATAGAGGTGGCAAAAAAAATTCATGGGGATAAGTATGATTATAGTAAAGTTGAATATAAGGGAGCGAATGATAAAGTGTGTATAGTATGTCCCCACCATGGGGAATTCTATCAAATTTCCGGAGACCATATTAAAGGAAGTGGTTGTCCTAAATGTGGAGGAACTTGTAGATCAAATACTGAAGAATTCGTTAAAAAAGCCAAAGAACTACATGGAAATAAATACGATTATAGTAGGGTAGATTATAAAAACAATACTACTTCTGTCGAAATATTTTGTAAAATACACGGTTACTTCAATCAATCCCCAAAATCACATCTCAGAGGTAGAGGTTGTCCTACATGTGCTGTTGAGCTCAGAAGCAACTCTATTCGAAAAACTACAGGTGAATTTATCAAGGAGGCCAAGGAAGTGCATGGTGATAAATATGATTATAATAAAGTAGAGTATAAGGATTGTAGAACACCAGTTGAAATATTATGTAAAATACACGGATATTTCAGTCAAACCCCAAAATTACATCTTCAAGGTTCAGGTTGTTATAAATGCAAAGTAGGTTTTTCATCAGACTCTAAGCTATCATTGCTAAGTGATTCTGACGTTGAGCACTTATCGGTTCATCAGCTTATTGAATTAATTGGTCAAAACTTACTTCCGGCCGATTTTAAGGTTCTGACTAGGTCTGCGGCTGGTAGTAGTGAAAGAGTTAACGACATCAATAAGCTCAGGGAATCAATTGGTAGTGGAACAGAAGAGAATGATACGGCCGATGAAGTAGGAGAGCAGGTATTACAAGAGGAACAGCTAGAATTTGAAGACGCACAAACAATCGCCGCAGAGGATCAAAGTGAGAATCTACTAAATGTTCTCCCTGACTTAGTAACGAAAGAATTAAAGACCTATGATAAGTACTTTGTGTCCAGCGGCGAAAAGGGTGCGTATTTATTGAAAGAGTCAGTCAATAAGATATGGAACTGTGTATTATCTAGCGAGTCATACTTAGAGACAGTAAAAGAGATGAAAGAGTCTAGTGGTCCATGGTTAACTTATGTGCTGGATACTTTTATGATGGAATATAAGAGTGTCCTTAATGAGAAGGTTGGTCCAGATTATAAGTTTGAATACCCACCAAGTCTCATGCAGAAGTTAATGTCCTACCGAATTGCCACTAATCCTTACTATGGAAATTGGTGTGGTACTGGTGCAGGTAAGACTAATGCTTTTCTCATTGCCTCTCGTAGAATTGATGCAAGGGTTACTGTATGTGTATGTCCTAATGCGGTGGTTGAGACAATAAGAAAATCAATCCTTCGTGTTTATCCTGAGAGTACTATCATTATTCCAAAGTCCCTAGATGATATAACCAGCTATGATAGGTCTAAGTATAATTATGTCATACTTAATTATGAAAAGTTCTGTCAGTCATATTCTCCTGCCCTTGTCGATAAATTAGTGAGCCTTAACCAGATTGACTTCCTATGTTTCGATGAGGTACATAGAGCTAAAAATGACATGTCTAGTATCAATCAGAACTTAACTAATCTTCGTGTCTTAGGTGGTGAGAAAAATCCAGGTATGAGAGTATTAGGTATGACAGCAACACCACTCATTAATAATCTTAGTGAGGTTAGAAACTTGCTAGAACTCATAACTGGTACCTCATTTGAAGATATCATGCCAACAAATCTGGTAACCATTAACAATATCCACAATGCGTATAAGTATTTGATGTTATATGGATTTAGATATGTGCCTGACTATAAGATTAATTGTATCGAAGAGAAGGTAGATATTGATGGTACTAAGGAGCTTGCAGAGAAGTTAGTAGGTTTTGAGAATAGTGAAGTAGGTGATATAGAAGGGCATATGGTACAAATTAAGTATGAAGGTATCAGGTATCACATTAAAAAGTATAGAACTATTATTTATACTCAGTTCATAAAAAATATCCTACCTCGTATTAAAGAAGAGCTTAGGAAGAATGGTATTACGTTCAGAGAGTATACAGGAGAGATTGATTCAGTGGAGAGAGATTCGATTGTTTCAGATTTCGCCCAGCATAAGTTTGACGTTATCTTAGCATCCTCACCGATTACTACTGGTGTTGATGGCCTGCAGAAGATTTGTGACACAATTATTATCTTGTCACTTCCTTGGACCAATGCAGAGTATGTACAGTTGGTAGGTAGAATTAATCGCCAAGGTTCAGAATTTGGTAGTGTTAAGATAGTAGTTCCGCAGGTTAAGATCAAGATGAATAACGGTAAGGAATGGTCTTGGGATGATAAGAGATTTAGGATTATCAAGACTAAGCGTACACTCTCAGATGCAGTAGTTGATGGTAGGTTTGCAAGTATTTTCAGCCTTAATAGATCAAAACTACTAAGAGATGCGGTTGAGTCACTTAGAGAAGGCATTAAAGATTTTACCATCACTAGAAAGAAACTTGAGGTAGAAGTGGTTGAGACTAAGATAAGAGAGTATAGTAGTGAATCAATCATAACCAGCACTCATCAAAAAGCTAGTACATCCACCTCTACTAGAATGCATGAGTGGTTTGGTGAAGACAAGTCAAGATGGAAAGATTATCACAAAGTCAGAGAAGAAAATATAAAAGACTGGGTAGAAAATCCTATTACTGTTATTGCGGAGAGACTAAATGAAAATCCAGGACAGACAATAGCAGATCTTGGTTGTGGTATGAATAGGCTGAAGGACCTAGTGAAGAATTATAAGGCCTGGTACTCATTTGATCATTGTGCAGTAGATCCTAGTGTAGTAGAGGCAGATTGTTCAGACTTACACGAATACTTAGGAGATGAAAGTGTAGATAGTGCTGTTTTCTGTATGTCATTATGGGGAACAAACTACCTAGACTCAATAAAAGAAGCACATCGGTATTTAAAGACGGGTGGTACTCTTTATGTTGTAGAGCCTAAGGATAAAGTAGATCAATCAGTTCTACTTGGTGAGGTGGTACAACTTGGATTTAACCTAACAAACCTAGTACTAGAAAGAAATGGTAAGACTTATTTTGAGTATAAGAAAGTAAGGTAGACTTGATTATAGAGATTAGTAAACACTAGTCTCTATTTTTTTGTCCTCTAGATCCCTTATAGGTATGAATAGAATAAATTTATTGAATTTCTTAAATAATAGTAATAGATTTACATTTGCTGTAGGTAAGTATAGGATACCAAAACTGATGTTGACAGAGGATTCTAGGTATGTTGATGTAGAATGGGGTCGGAATTCAAACCTTAACCAAGAAGATAGTGTGTGGGTTAATTATTTTAATTCTATACTCCAGTGTTATACTGCTCAGAATTTAAATTACTATAGAGAGTTTCCGCTAATCATAGAAAGAAGAGATAGGTGGGAGAATTATTGTTTAGCAAACATGGCCTTAGATGATAGATTCTTGAGCAGAAATTATTTTTTAGCTGATTACTACTTCCCAGACTATAACCTAGTAGTGGAAATAGATTCTGACCTACATGATTCAAACTATGACTCTGCAAGAGATGATTATATAAAGGAGGTGTGGGGATGTAATATATTAAGGTTTCCTGAATTCGGATGTACTGCGGGGAATCAATCCTACTGCATTAAACAGTTTAATTCAGCTATAAAAAATAAACAGACTATTACAAATAATATTGTATACAATAAAACCCTACTTTCGAGATTTAAATACGAATATGAGTCTATCTTACCACATCTAAATGCACTTGAAAGACTTATTGTAAAATATCCTGAAGAAAAAATCATAGATATTACTAAGTACGGGAAAGTATTTGGCAATTTTATGGATTATAAAAACATACGAGAAATACTGTTTGGTATGTATGGAGTTAGTGTAATTTCAAAGGCCTACAATCCTTAATAGTGAAGGTGCATTGTGTGATTAATCTGAATCTGCCTGCAAAGATGGTAGAGCTGTAATCGACAATGTTGACTCTAATTTTAACCCAATTTTATAGAGTCTTTATACTAATATTGGGGAACCCTTGTAGCGATATAGGTAAGCTATGTACGCAGGAGGCTCATGGTGAGAGTATACGATATATCATTGAGTTACGGTACTAGTAGAGATAGGGAGTCGAAAGGATAGTTATGTCATTTATGATTACTTGGTATAGCTAGCTCCCAGTCGTTTTTTTTTCGATGCCCTAGAATCCTTACTAGTGAGAGAGGTGTATGAGATTGTATACGTAGGAGATACAATACATGCATGGACTTTGATTTTGTCCAGTTTTGCAAGTCCTACTAAAAAGTACTTAATACTAGACTACCCTTGTAGCGGTAGAGGAAAGCTAAGTGTGCAGGAGATCTGTTAGTAAGAACGCGTATGTACTTTCAGATTACGACACAGGTAGAGATAGGGAGTCGAAAGGAGAGGTGTCTGTTACAAGCCCCGCTCTCTGTCGTTTTTTTTTGTTCCCATTAATTCCTTATTAGTGTATGGAGAAGTCAAGAGTATATGTAATAAGAGATAGAAATAAAAGAGTTGATAGATTATATTTTTCAACTACACTCTTATATAATAAAGAATTATTAGACCTATTCTATGAAGGAGTTAGTGGGTATTATCCAGATGACGTGAGTGGTTATATTAGAAATCAAAAGGAACTAGTACGGGGAGAGTTTTTTATATGTCTTGACCTAGCCGACTTCGTGATTAGTACTAACAAAATTACTACTAAGAAGGTGGTTAGATATTACCTAGAAAATGGCAGACTTCCACCTAGATTTAATAGTCACATAAAAAATCCACAACGTTTATGGTCAATTATTGAGTCATATGTTCCGTATAATAGAGTGGAGCAGTTTGACCTTGACATAGAAAGAGACCGAATATTAAATCAACCCGACTTAGGACGTAGGTACTTTGATTTTGTGAGGCAGATATTTCATTTCAGCGACCCCAATAACAGAGAGTAAGATAGGATAAATCTTCTCTCTTTCTTTTTCTTTACTAGACTTCGCTAATTTTTATTTTCCTCTAAATCCCTTATATATGTTGAAAGGAGGGGTATTTACTACCTCTTCTTATTGTAAAATCTTAAATTAATTGAATATGAATGATAAAAGGCTACTTAGATTTTTAGAGAGAGGTAGTGATTATTGTTTTAGTTTGAAGGGTTATAAGGTACCTAAAAAATTAGAGACCAATAATGATTATGATATTGACCTAAAAGATAATAGGTTAGATGAACTAGGTCAAGGTAGTGCGTGGTCTCCTAAATTTAGAAAAGTTCTAAAGGAGGAGTTTCCTTTGCTACAAAGAATTAGAGAGTTTCCATTTATTATACGGAGTGCGAAAACTTGGAAGAATCTTTGCTGGAGTCATGGGGTTTCGAGGGATGATTTTTTAGGAAGAAATTATTTCTTTGCTGATTACTTTTTCCCGGACTATAATTTAATAGTAGAGATAGACTCCAACTATCATGACCAAAATTACGACAGGGCAAGAGATGAGTACTTGAATATTATGTTTGGTATTCACACACTTAGGTTATTTGAGTTTGGAGTTACGCCAGGATGTCAAACATTACAAGTGAATGATTTCATGCTGACCTTGACCAAATTAAGATGTGTAACACCAGTAAGAATAGATTACAGTGAACTCATCTTGTATATGTTCTATAAGGAAAATGATGATATTATGGAAATCCTAAATATTATAGAGGCAAACCTAAAGTGCTCTGTGGATGGTATTTTTGACGCAAGTGGTTATCAAGGATACATAGGTAACTTAGAAACACTAAAAAGAGTTAGCGACATAATAGAGGGAACCTATGGAATAAAGGTAGTTATGAAGGCTTGGGGAAATTATTGCATCTGAAAAGCCATCGATTCCTTATAAGTGTATATACAGGGAAATACGAAATTCCTGGAGTAGAAGGCCCGGTTTTAAAGGCAATTGGGGGAAAGAGGTAATCGTATTTGATGAATTTTGATTGTTTTATAGTCACAGTGTCTAAAACAATACACCCTGGTAGCGATGTAGGTAAGCTAATCACTTAGGACAATGTATACTTTAACAGGTACCGGTATACATAGTTACGGTGTGGTAGAGATAGAGGGTTGACCATATTTGAGTCTAACTATACCCTCTGTCGTTTTTTTATTTTTCTAGTATATATGGAGGGTGTATCTGAGAAGCCCTGTAATCCTTATATATGTACAAGTGGAGCACGAAAGTCCTGGAGTAGAAGGCCCGGTTTTAAAGGCAACTGGGGGAAAGAGGTAATCGTGTTGATGAATTTTGATCGTTTTATCGTCACTGCAGTCTATAAACGATATACCCTGGTAGCGAGATAGGTAAGCTAATCACTTAGGGCTGTACGCTTGGTAAGGTTTTTATCGGTGTAATACAGTTCCGGTGTGGTAGAGATAGGGAGTCGCAAGGAGAAGGTGTCTGTTACAAGCCCCGCTCCCTGTCGTTTTTTTTTCGTTCCCTAGCCTTCAGTTTCCTTATAGTTGATAGAATAAATTTATTATAATATGGCAAGAAGTAAGAAGAAAAAGGAGAACATTGTAAAGAGAATAACATTGCAACTTGATAGGATTAAGTTTGACAAGAAGACAACGTTAACCTGTGCGTATATACCGATTACCTTAAGACTACCTAACATAGATATCATCAATTCCTATGTAGTGAGTCATGGTACAATTGGTGTTAGGGCGTACAGAAAAACATCTCAACTAATAGAGAGTGGTAAGTTTAGTATTACTGAGATTCGGGATTTTTCAAAGCTAGATAAGGAAGACTTAACTGACTATAACCTCTATCTCTGTCTAGTATTGAGTGATGCAAGTAGGTATTCACAGAGGGCTAAGAAAATATCTCTCCTACAGAACAAGATCGATCCTATATTTGTTGCGGAGCCTGAACTTGAGAGTAGTAGGGGAAGGATTTATTATAGTGTGTATCCTGTTAAACTATCAAGAAAGGTAGACATTGACTTTGACTACACTGCATATGTAAAAGCGGTTAAGGATAAGTTCGGGTATGGATATGTACTGTATAAAATATTAAAGCACTTAGCATGGCAGTAAATCCCTTATATGTGGAGCAATGTAGGTTGCTTGCACTTTCTAGTTATTTAGTTAGTTTATTGTTTATCGATTCTGGCTTGTCTGTGAAGATGAGCCAGATTTTTTTTGCACCTTGAGATCCTCTAATTACCTTAACTATGTAATAAAGAAAATGTTGTATTATATTTGATTGATTTACTATTGACTAGCTTGTTCGTGAGAATGGGCTAGTCATTTATTTTCCCCTTGATTCCTTAACTATGTAAGATAATAATAAAGCTGTATTTAATATTTTTAACTTCATTATTTTAATAAACCTAACTGGTCTGTGATAGATCGGTTAGGTATTTTATTTCCCTCTCAATTCCTTAATAGTGTTGATGATATAATATAAGTTTTGTGCGTGCTAGCTTGTCTGTGATAGATAGGCTAGCAATTTTTTTTTCAAAACCCCTAGAATCCTTATTGGTGAGAAATAAGTTTTAAGTTATTAGATGGTTTGTGCCTAACTTGTCCGTGATGGATAGGTTAGGTCTTTTATTCTGCCCTAGATTCCTTATAGTTGAGAAAATGTTTAAGTTAATATTTAAGTTACCTAGCTAGTCTGTGAAGATTGGTTAGGTATTTTATTTTGCCCTAGATTCCTTAATAATGTTAAGTATTTATTTAGTGATCGCATTGCATTTGATCTAACTTGTCCGTGATGGATAGGTTAGATTTTTTACTCCTCGATTCCCCTGATTACCTTATATGTGGAAAAGTATTTTATAACTCTGTTTATATTTATTTAAGTTTTATTATACCTAACTTGTCTGTGAAGATGGGTTAGGTTTTTATTTTCCCCTCAATTCCTTAATAGTGTAATAGATTATTTATAGCTCTTTTTAAATATATTAGAACTCTGGCCTAGCTTGTTCGTGAGAATGAGTTAGGCATTTTTTCGTTCCCCATGCCCTAGTTCTCTTATAATTGATACTATTGTTTTTAACATGTATATAATTCAGTCTGGCCTAACTTGTCTGTGATAGATAGGTTAGGTTTTTTGTTCGCCCTAGAATCCTTATATGTGATAATAAATCAACAATGTCAAATTGGGAGGAGTTGTGGTTGTATTTTTGTGTTACATGCCACCTCTTCCCTTTTTATTTTTTAACTATATGATAAATTGGAAAGTAGTAAAGCTTAAATTTTTGTATTGGCTCTATTATAAGATGGGCCTAAGAAATCCAAGTAGTGCAATAGAGCTCTTACAATCAGACTTAGATGTAGCAGCTCAATATTCAAGACTTGTACAGACTTTTAAATTAACCGGACTCTGTAACAATTATTTTAAGTCTGTCTCTGAATCTTATCTCATTGCTGTTATTGTTAGGTCAGCTGAATTAATACTAGGTAAGACGTTGAGAATTGTAGACTTAAGCAGGGAAGATTTAAAACAGATCATTGAATTAGTTGTGGGTCCTGTGTCGATCTATAATAATGCCGTATATGTTCGAAGTAAGGATGAGATAATAGACTTCGATGAGGACGGCGTAGATAAGATCGAAGACTATACCCACATGTTATTCTCAATGGCAAAGCTTATGGTCTGTGAGTTATTGTTTACTAAGAGAAATGACTTGTAGTGGTAATAATTGTAGCTAGTCCTATCTATTATCCTTATTGTTGTATGAATATTAATTTTAAAAATAATATGGCAACGTACAAGATTTCAATTAAACAAAGTAGTAAGTTTAATGAGGAGTATTTCATGGATAACTTACGATTACTTTGCACAAGATTTGGAGACAGTGATGCAGTAATTGAGAAGATGGAAGAGGAGGGTCAGGAATGAAACAATACTTAGAGTTAATCGATCGTGTTGTTAAGTATGGTAATCTTGAGGAGCACGATAGAACTGGTGTAGGTACTTTAAATCTGTTCAGTGAGAAGATGGTATTTGACTTATCGACAGGCAAGTTTCCTCTCCTCACTACTAAGAAGGTATTTTTCAGGGGAGTGATAGAGGAGTTATTATTTTTCCTCCACACTGACGGTTATAGCATTGATTACTTAGTGGACAGAAACATTCATATCTGGGATGCATGGCCGCCTAGTAGAGAGTCCGGCAAGTTTATTCCCTATGCTAGATTCTGGAGACACTACCCTAAGTTCAATAGTAAGAATGAGTACGTAGGAGAAGTTGATCAGATTGGGGAGATGATAAGACTTATTAAGGAGGATCCAAGTAGTAGACGTATTATAGTTGACTCTTGGAATGCAGGTCTTAATCATGATGCCGTCCTAACTGCCTGTCATAATTTCTTTCAGATCTATGTGAGGGGTGAGTACTTGGATATGAACTTGAGTGTAAGGTCTAATGATTTATTCTTAGGTTGTCCATTTAATATTGCATCTTATTCTCTCCTCCTTATGATGATTGCACAAGTAACGGGAAAGAAACCTGGGAAACTCTATTATAATATTGGTATTGCTCATGTCTACCTGAATCATACGGAGCAGATTAATGAGCAACTAACAAGAGAGCCTAGAGAATTGCCAGTGGTGAAAATTAATCCAGGGGTGACTAAGATTGATGATTTTAAGATAGATGATTTTGAATTAGTTGGTTATAATCCATGGCCAGCAATAAAAGGTGAAGTAGCAGTATGATTGGAAACAGTTTAATTCATATTATCGTAGCAATTGATGATAATGGTGGTATTGGAAAAGATGGTGGTCTCTTGTTTCATAATAAAGAAGACATGAAACAGTTTAAGGAGAAAACAATGGGACACGCAGTAGTAATGGGAAGGAAGACATTTGATTCTTTGCCAGGTGGTCCATTAGAAGGTAGAACTAACATAGTACTAACAGAGACTGATATACCAGGTTGTGTCTGTATGAAGAACTTGAATGACCTGATTGAGTATATTAAGTCTTGTGGTGAAGAGAATGTCTTTATAATAGGTGGTGCAAGTGTATATAAGCAACTCCTAGAATATACAGATATTATTCACCTCACTAGATTTCATACCACTAAGGAAGCAGACACATACCTTCACTATTCAAAACTTGTAGAGGGCTTTGACATGTTTTATAAGTCAGGTTTCTACAAGGACGACGAAGGTATTAAGTATGAATTTGAAACTTACATAAACAGATGCTCAAATGTCCGATCTGCAGTCATGAATTTACTGACAAAGGTGAAATAGAAGATCACCTCAAGAATACTCACTTCTTAGATATGGCGGTCTACTATGAAATGGACCTCCGTGAGAATGAGTACTGCTATAGATGTGGTAATTCAAGACATCCACTAACATACTTAGATCCCACTGGTTTTAAGGTACCATGTTGGGATTGCTTGAAGGATGATAGATATGAAAAGCCACAAGCAATAGAAACAATTAGAAGAGCAATTGTAGATCATTATGTAACCGTTAAGGATGACAGGTACCTACAAATGTTCTTAGTTGACAAGATCTTTTTCAATAATACACTACCTCATACCTACGAAGAGTTCAAGGCAGTACTGAAGAGGTTACAAAAGGTTTATAGTATTGATAGAAATAAGATCTGGTTTCCTGATTTTATCCCTGGCTACCCTAAGATATTTAGTAGAGATAATATTGGCGGTCTTAAGATAGTACCTGTCAATGATCTTTATGTAATTGATAGTGGTAAGTCAGAGATAAGAATAAATGATAAGTATGTTATTAAGTATGCAGATATTATACCTTACGATCAAAGACATCATAGTAGGTATAACTTGTTTAACTTAAAGACTGAGACTAGAAATACTAAGAGACTAAGGCTAAAAGAGTCAAGTCCCGATAAGTGTATTAAGTTTTATAATAGGTTGAATGAACAGTATAATTCAATCTTTGAGCTTACTGACATAGAGGGTAATCCAATTCTCTTTAGTGGGCTGTCTGAACTTGATAAGGTGGTAATAAAACTAGTCTTACTGAGGAATAAATCTTTCTTCAGACTACTTATCGACTTAATAGATGAGGTCTTAAGAAATGTAGGTGTTCTTAGTGATCCTGTGTTCTTAAGAAATACTGTAACAGTTAATCCTGGGTGTGACTTAAGGCTTCACTTGTCTTGGTTACCTGAGGAGACGAGGGAAAACTATATTAACATTTCAATATTATGACAAAGTTTAAAATAGAGGGAACCTGTATTGATACCTCTACAATGAAGGGGTATGTACCAGCAGCGATCCTAGGGAGTAGTTTTGATTATATCTTAACCTCGATCCCCGCTAATAATGACGTCTTAATAAAAGATTACGTAGAGTCATTCAAGCTAACCGGTACTAAGCTGGTTGTTCATGCTAGTCACTTAGATGGTCTTTGTGATACTGTTAAGAGTCACGTCGAATTAATAGGTAGAGACTATGTTGATATCTTGCTGATCGATTCAAAGGCAGATTGGAAGTTGGCTGGATCTGAGGTAGTAGGTCTTGGTGATCGTTGTAAGGCTTGGGGAATTATGGAGCCTGAGTCAGTGGAAGAGGTTAAGAAGATAATTGAGACAGTTGGCAGTGATAGTATCGTGAAGTATATTGCGCTGACTATTAACCCGCTTGAATTTAACTTAGACCTTATTAATTACTGTACTGATAATGGTATACTGGTGATAGGTCTTAATCCACTTGGCGGGTACTTATCAGCGCCTAGAAATATCACGGCTTTCACTGTACCTTATCTTCTTGGTTTCTCTGCATTCTACTCTGATATTACTGTTATTAGTGGTAGAAACTTAGATGCTGCCGACAATGATTCACTTTACTTAAGCGGATTGAAAGGTAAGGATGCAGGAAATAACTACGTCCTCAAGAAATCAACAAATAAACCGGTTAAGGGTGTTAGTCAGGCGGTATTTACATCATTCAAGCTAAAGGATGAGATTATACCATACGATGATCCAACTATGTGTTTATATGCAGATCAGATGGTACTTGAAGTTGGAAAGCCTAGTAAGAAACTTAAGAAGACAGAACCAGTACAGAGACCTCCTAAGGATACAGATGATGTAGTACTGCCAGGTGAAACTGATAGCTCTGATAGTAGTAAGTTTGTTGAGCAGGCTAACCACTTACTGAATATCTTACACTTACCATCAGACGGAGACGATAGTAGTAAGTTTGCAGTGGCCAAGTATAAACTACTAGATCTGATTAGGTGTGATTTCAATAGTGCAGTTTGGTCCTATGATTTTTCTATGGTAGGTAAGTCTGTTATGATGGTCTTACTCACTAGAAAGCCTGTAAAGAAGGGTATGTTGTGGTGGAAGAACGAAATACCAGGTGACTTAAGGACATTCTATCTACTGCAGAAAGATGGTAAGTTTGTGTTCCGTGAGATTTTTGATGATCCAGAACCTGAACCTAACGAAACTGCATCTACAACAGATTAGATTCCTTATATGTGAGTAATTCCTATTTTGTGTTAGGAACTTACTCAATGAGAGAAATATATGTTATTAATTATAAAATTATTTAGTAAACATGAGAATTTATAACGGAAAGAACTCACAGGTAGAATTACCACTTGCAACACAGAGGATTACGATTGGTCCTAATTCAGTGTCAAAAGACATTATGCCAAATGTAGAAATGTTACAACTTATTTCTACTAGTTTTGTTGATACTGAGATCGCATTGATTGTATCAGGTCCATCAGAACTTAATCTTTGTGCAGGTGTTCCAGCATGTACACCTCTTGTAGTACAGAGCTTAGATGAGGCTGTTATTCGCTTCAAAGGTACAGCACCAGAGAAGAAGGAAGAGAAGCCAGTCGTTGAAGAGCCTAAGAAAGAGGAGGTAGTAGTGGAAGAGGTACCTGAAAAGAAGGTAGATGAGAAGAAGCAAGAAGAAGAGGTAAAGCCAGAACCAACAAAGAAGGCTGCACCAAAGAAGAATGCTAAGAAATAAGACTACCTAAAGTTAACGAAGTCTTTGGGGGAATTATTAAGTTCTCTCAAAGATTTCAAATTTTTTCAAACAAATGGACGAGTTCGAATATAAAGAAGTAAAAAGAAGGGACGGAACTACACTTATATTCTGTAATTTTGAAGAACTCCTATCTAAGTATTATGGAGTTAAGTCAATGGCAGAAGTAGAAAGTCATGCAAACGGTAATGGTGAATATATCATGCATTGTCCGTTCTGTAAAAAAGAAGGGCATACTAAACATAAGCTCTATATAAAAACTGATTTGACGGTGGGACACTGCTTTGTATGCGGTAGAAACTATATACATGTGTCCGATAAGCTTGAGTTCCGCGTTAATGTGCCAGAGTCAATACTAAAGTTTGGATTTGGTGCAGAACCGTTCAATGTAGTCAAACTAACGGATCCTGATTGGTCGTTAGATAGATTACAGTATGAATTCGATGACTTTGATCAGGCCGGTTATGATTACTTGTGCAGTAGACATAAGTACATGAAAGACTTGTATCAACAGCTCGGATTTAAATTCTGGTATGGTAATATAGTAATGCCGTTCTTCTATCACGGGGAACCAATATACTACCAGATCAGATTTAGTAATGTGGGTCATGATGATAAAGGCATTAGATATTATTTCCCACAGATTTCAAAAAAGCCTGTCTACATAATTGATCATGGACAGGGAATTAGAAAACTGATCTTATGTGAGGGTATATTCGATGCAGTATCCCTCCTAATACAAGCCCCAGATTACATACCAATTGCACTCATGGGAAGTAGCTTGAATGACTATCAGATCGGTTTCATTAAAGAATATATGCCAGAGAAAATACTGATCTATATGGACGAAACTAGTATATCAAAGAGAGTAATGAGTAAACTGAAAACACAGATTGATTACTGCCCGATTGATATAATTCGTTCTGATGGTGAAGATCCAGAGGAGAGAATGAATAGGATGATTTCTATTTGTCCAGGTAGTGAAGTTGGCTGGATATCTAGGAAGTTTAATAATAAGAAGTTTAACATAGGTAGAGTAGTTAAGCCAGAATTTATATGTTAAAGGTATTTTTTGATCAAGACTTAAATAAACTAGTTCTCATAACAGACGATCCAACATTTCATTATTTCTTAGAAACAAAAACAAGTAATTATGAATATATCCCATGGCAGAAGAAGTGGGGTTATGTTGAGAAAGTAGAAAAAATATATGAGACAGGGAGAAAAATAAAACATGCACAACCCGACGGAACATTTAAGTACATAGTAGGTCTTGGATGGTCTGGATTCTTACTAGGGGCACTGAAGGATAAACTTAGTGTAGATGATTATAATGGTATTGCAAGTAATATCATAATGGCAGATACATATAGGACAGTACCTTTTAGTGAACTGAGAGATTACCAGAATGATGACGTACTATTCTTACTTAGACATAGAAGAGGATTAATGCAAGTACAAACGGGATATGGTAAAGGAGAAATTTGCCAGACTGTGTAGTGATACATAGTAAGGAAGTGGGTAAAAACGGTGAAGGCTGAAATTGCTAATACCGTGCTAACTAAGATAATTGCGTGTAGGTATCTTAGTAGTGTAGAGCATAGAGGGTGAATAAATATAATCCCTCCACGAGTATCCGCCAGCTTATTTAATTAGATAAGTTGAAAATATATGCCGAACTTAAGTGAACAACAAACTTAAGAACCACAGGATAAAAAGCTTGTGGGATAACAGAATTGAAAACCCAAGTAATTGCAACCTTAGCGAATTATGCACATGAAACGCTAGGTAAAAAACTCTTGATTGTCTGCCCGTCAAATAAGGCCAGAGATGAACTTGTTAAGAGGTGCAAGAATGTATTTGGCTTGTCCGTTTCTAATTGTGACAAGAAACTAAATGGGCACCTGGATTGTGTTATTACTAGTGGCCTGATGAATTCGGGCAAGGTTAAGAAGAGTGACTCTAGCGAATATCAAACCTTTCATCAATACCTGTCTGAATATGAATGGGTACTAGTTGATGAGGTTGAGTATACAATTAATGATGCGGGGGAATACTTGTATGATAGTTGTATATCCGCTGAGAGATTTTATGCGTTTAGTGGTACAGCTGATAAAGTAGGTGGACAAGCAATCAGTTTTAGAGAAGGCTTGAGTGAAGTAGTAGTGAGAAATAAAAACCTCATTAAATATTTCGGCCCAAGTATTATCTTTAGAATGCCACTCAACAATAGCGTCACAAATATCAGTATAAAGACAGCATCCCTTGACAACTTAGTACTAGATGATGAACAGGTTGACTTGGCAGGAAATAGATATGCAGAGATTATGAATCAGATCTGGATGGATAAGGATATTTGTAGGACAGTAACTAGGGTAATTAAAAAGTTCCCTAAGTGCTTTATACCTATGAATAACCTTAATACAATACTCTATGATTGGATTAATAATTACTGGCTCGGCGTTCTTAGAGTCCTGCTAGTGTGCGGCGAGGGTTATATATATTATGACCTGGATGGAAATAAAACTAAACTAACACTTGATGAATCTTGTGAGTATATCAAGAAAGGCTTAGTTGATGTCATTCCAAGTACTAGTTCAGGTTATAGAGCACTTGATTTCCCAGGTCTTGAAAATATATGTTTATTCGCCGGGAAAATAGCAGGTGTCACTCTTCAATGTGTAGGACGTGTGGCGAGAGGTAAACATATGAACATTATTACCTTGCGACCATACGGAAATAAAAAAATACCTGTCTACACAAAGAGCGCACAGGAAAGAAAAGAAATGATTGACAACTATTATCAGTACTGCGAGATTGAGGATATAGAAATGGAGGAGTCTGATCTTTGAAACTGACAATTCTGCAGTCACGAGGTTGGCAGTCTCTTATTGGTGAGAATAAAGTTAAGAGGAATGGAAAATGAATAACAACGACAATTACCTAGAGCTAGTATTATCAATGTTTAATCAGTTCTTATATCAGGACTGTAAAACAAATATACAAGATATCTCTATTTTCTTTAAAACTAATCCATCAACGTCTGGAAATCCGCTCATTGAAGAATTAATAGGCGCCATTAAAGATTATCCACTGGAAAGTATTGGATTACCTCTGTTTCAAAGTATCCTAGCTAAGACAGGAAAAAATCAAACGGAGAGCCAGGAAATACTAAACAAGATAATCCAGTATAAGAAATATAATAAGGACCAGATTGAACCAGCGAGAAAGTATATCAGAGACATCGTTGCAACGGTCTATGTACAAAGAGCAAATAGACTTTACAGTGATAGTCCCTCCGAATACTTAGAATATCTTAAGAAGCTAGAATTTAAGACGGGTAGCACTGATTACTTAAGCACTACTAGTTTCAATAACCTAGATATTAATACAATCGTTGCGGAATCTGGACAAGAGGGAAAACTAACATCATCACTGAGCTTTGTTAATGAATCTTTCTCAGAGGGTGCATTTAAACCTGGTGATATTGTAGTTATTAGTGCTCCGCCATCAGTAGGTAAATCACTTATCGCAGAGGCAGAGGCACTACATATGTCAATGGTACATAAGGTTCCTACTTGTATGCTTATTATGGGTGACCTTGATTGGGAAAGCTTATTTATTAGACTCGCTGCGATTTATACCGGCTTGTCTTTTCGTGATGTGAGAGAAAACTTGGCGGGGATCTATAAGGAAATGAGCCAGCAAATAGAAGATAAGCTAGACATCATCATTGCTCCTGCCGGTACTATTAACGCAGCGGAATTTGTCCAGTTTGTAATAGATAGTCCCAAAAAATATAAGGCAGTTTTCGTTGACTATGATGAAAACTTTAAAATGGGAGGTGATGGTAAAAATGGTGGCAGTGATTCTATGTATGCTGAGTTTGGTGATCTATATAATGAATTTACAAAACTTAAGTATGCAGGAATTAATAGCTGGATCCTATGTCAACCAAAACAATTTACATGGAGCGACGGAAACCCAATCGAACTGCAAAACTTAGGAACGTCAAGTAGGAAGGGACATATCGCTGATGTATGTATAACCAGAACAAAAGAACCACAAAACCTTAATGGACTTGGTGTGTTCTATATATGTAAAAATAGACATGGTGAAAACTCTATCGCATATTCAATAAGACTCGGTAATGGTAGGTTTAAAATAATACCTAAGTCCGTATACCAAGATCTGAAAAATATACAAGAAAAACGATACTTCTCAGAACAGGAAATTGATATGATGATTAGCAACTATAATGCAGCGAGATCACAAGTCAATAACCAAATAGATAATAGTATGGGAAGAATGAAAAGAGTTGATTCACCGTTTAGATAGAGTAAATAAAAAGAAACCTAGAGATATATTCTGGGTTTCTTCTTAGTTTTTGTAGTGAGAATATGAAAAAAGAAATAAACTTAGTAATTACACTGGATGACGTAAAACTCATCTCTGTTAATAATATGTATAGGGCTGGACTACTTTATAAGGGAGGAAAACCAGTACCCTATATCTATAAAAATGCTGAGGCGAAGAAGATGGAAACTATTATAGACCGACAATTAGAGTCTATTGATTTTACACAGCACCTTGATTGGCTCAGAACAACAAAACAATTTACAGTCACTGAACAATTTATCTTGAAGTCAGGCATTAAACAGAGAGATTGTGCTAACTTCGAAAAACTCGCGTCAGATTCTATTGTGAGGTTTTTTAGGGGAACACTAGGACTCACAGATTTTGATGACGCACAATTTAGCGATGTTCACCTGTATAAAAGCATTCTCCCAGGGTCACAAAGAGAATACCTGTGCTTTAAAATAACACCCTCAACTTTTAATACTAGGTTCGATGAAATACAAAGACCACAACAAGTATTATTCCATCACACAGGAGAGGCAGTGTTTGATAGTAAAGAATTTAGAAGAACAATTAAGAAAGAACTTGGACTGAAATACCAACTTAGTAGTACCGATAAGAAACTGAAAGAACATGATACCGACGTCTTCTTAATTGATACAGCGGGAGGTAACCTGTTTGATATACACTTCGGAATACTTGACTATATCTACACGCACAGGGACTTGGGAAATTTTATCTACTATGTCCTCTATAATGAAGCCGACAAAGAACTAGTAGAGAAGATTAGCAAGATGGGATATAGTAATGTAAAAGCAGGGATCATAGAAAAAGGTAAGGAAGCAGAATTAATCAAGAACTTCATAGGGGGATAAAAAAAGAGAGTAGGATAGAACATAATCGTCTAACCTATTCTCTAGTTTATTTTTTGCTTATGATTACAACACCATGAACCCACTTATCAGTTTCATCTTTTATTTTCTTCTGTTTTATATCAAAGTACTCAATCAGATCAGTAGTCTTTGGTGTAGCTCTGTATTCTTTCCTGTTATATATTTCCCCTAGTTTTTGTTTAATGTATGGGTTTGGATAAGACTGGCCTACTTTAAATTCATTATAGATATCTTCTTTTAATGAATTCTTATCAAAACTCAAGATATCAAGTTTTTTATTAAGTAGGAAAGTATTATATGCTTGTGCTTTACATTCATCAAGACCTAGTACTTCTATATATTCTTGAAAGTGAAGTTCTGTTAAGTTGTCAAGTATATATCTCCACTCACTCTTGTCAAAATTATTATAACTTTCGCACAAGAATTTTAACTTTCTTTGTCTAGTATCTATCTTGTCATACTCTTCAAAAAACTCTGACACCTTATCACTCATAGCTTCAATAGTAGATACCTTACCAACCTCATTAAAGACTGTAAATCGATCCGCATACTCTGTCTGTTGCATATCAAAAGCACGCCTCTCTGATACCAGTACTAGTTTATTTAGAACAGGCGTAAGTTTTGGACCTCCTGTTTCTGGATCTTCTTCTACATTCACTGCCACATAATCATCTTTGTAGTTGAAGGTTCTTGCTATCTTTTGGTATGCCTCTGATAAGTCTCCCTTCAATACAGCTCTTGTCTCATCGAATATAGTAAGTAAGTTACCAGTCTTATTAAGCTTCCAATCTATTCTCTCGTCAAAACTTTTTTCGTTTATCTTATTTTTATCCAGTAGGTGCCTGAAATAAACAGTTGCTTCGTCTTTCCAAGGATTTTCTCTAAGCCTTTGCCTACCTAAAATTTGTGGAAGATCTAGAGAAATATCAACTGCTAGTGTTTCTAGGTTGGCATCACTAAGTACTACAGTCTGTGCATTATCACTGTAAAAGTCTGCTCCAAGATATACAGTTCTAGTACAAAAAGTAAACATCTTCCTAGGCTCATCTCTAAGCGGTACTGTGCCTATCTTATACTTAGCACCTAACCTTTTACGTATCTTTTTAGAATTATCAGGGGTATCAGCTACTAGGATGTTTACTTGATCTGGTTTTAGTTTTGCCCGTTTGATCAGGTTTGTAATATTGGCGACAGAGTTAACATAGAATACAACTTCCTTGGATTCTACCTTTACTACCTCACCGTCATCATCACCCTTTACAAATCTATAGCTAAAATCACCTTCTAGATATTTTTTAATAATAGGGCCAACTACAGTATACATAGCCTTCATACCTTTTAGTGTAAGTTTTGGTTTCCTTACCCTATCTGGGTCAAGTACTTCCCAATCGAGTTCATAGTAAGGAAGATCTTTGAATTCATCTAGCTGGCTCAAGTATTTTTTCATCATGGGAGTTGCGCTAACATAACAGAGCTTCTTCACTTCTTGCAGGTTCTTAACGAATACCATCTCTGTATCTGGTTTAAATCTACTGTCAGTGAAAATACTCTGAAACTCATCCACAATTACTCTAAAATTATCAAGTTCATCAACGCTCTTAATAATATCTTTAACAATCCTGAATGAATCATAAGTAACTAAGATTTTCACTGGCTTCTTAAGAAATCTACAGCCTATTATATATTTCTTTAAGTCCTCCCTGAGACCATTAAAGAAACCTACCTTTTCTTTCTCAGCTTGTTCAATCTCTTCCTTTGTCGGTACTTTCTCCTCTGCAAAAATACTACCTCCCCTCTCTTTCTCTATTTTTGTAAGGTCTTTATCTGTCCTAGGCTCTACTTCATACTTATTCTCAACTAAGAATACATCTCCTACGTGTTGATCATACTTATTCTTTAGCAAGATCTTTCTAGGACTACATAGTATTATATCTTCACTGTTTTTAGCAGGATCAATACAATACTCTGTAAACCCACATCCTGGTATCTGTTTATTCAAGATGTGAGGGAAGTCATTAATCTTAAAATCTGGAATCTCCGAGATGTACCTATATCCCTTAGGTACTTCTACTACTATTGCTCCTTCTTCGGTCATAAAATTTAAATTTAAAAAATTATACATACTGTTCCGGGCTTAAGCGGCCTTTTTGGCAGCGGCCTGCTTAATGCCCCTATCTATTACATAGATAAGTCTTTTAGAATATTACAATTACATTATTACCAAATTCATTGAATTTTTTGACAGAGTACGTAAAGAATATATGCCGATTTTGGAAATAGTCACCCCTATATTTATCTGTAGAGTTCATACAAAATCCCTCGCCACGGGCTCGGTATTTTCTTGTATCCTAACCACAGATGTACTTCAGGGGTCTGATCAAGTTTACCCTTAAGACCGTCGAGCCGTGCTCTGCCGGCGACGCCACATAAGGTGAATACCTTCCCCGGGTTCAATAGGTTCTTCAGGAGTGGTAACGACGAAGGTTCTATTGTGGCAACGGGAAGGCGGGGAGGGGAGCTGCAGGCTTACCCGACCCAGTAATAGACTCTTAAAGACTTCATTGGGAAAAATAAAAAAAAAGAGAGTAGGATAGAACATAATCGTCTAACCTATTCTCTATGTTTATTTTTTACTTACTATATTAAAACCGTTTACCCACTCACCTATTTCATTTTTTGCTTTCTTTGGCTTTATGGTAAAAAGAGTTCCCAGGTCACTCGCTTTTGCAGTTGCCCTATAACCAACTGTATTATAGAGTTCTGCTAATTTGATCTTAATATAAGACTTTGGATAAGTATTACCAACTATAAACTCGTTCAATATCAACTCATTTAACTTTTCCTTGTCGAAACTTAATACATCTAACTTTTTATTAAGAAATGACGTATTATATGCTTGCGCCTTACACTCATCAAGACCTAGTACTTCTATATATTCTTGGAAATGAATCTCTGTAATACTTCCCAATATGCAAGTTCTTTCTAATTCGTTAAGAGTCGGAAGTTTTTCACACAAGAGCTTCAATTTCTTTTGCCGAGTGTCTATTTTATTGTACTCATTAAAGAAATCGTCGACGCGCCCTTTTATATCTTCTGGGTAATCCAATATATCTACATTAAATAGATTCTTTACTGACTCAAAAATATTAATATCTTCTACTTTATTATAATTTTCCTTTGTTAGTATACAGTCAATTACAAAGTCAATATCCTCATTACATACAGTCTTTATAATATCCCAGTTCATAGCGAGTATACCCTTAAATTTCTTTTGGAACTTAAGACGCTCCCATTTCGAGTAATTATTCTTTCTGAGTTTTAGAATATCGTCGACTGTTTGTATGTTATTAATTACTCTCATTAACTCTTCATCTTTTATAAAAACTCCCTCGTACCTGGATATTTCTTACTAGAGAAGTATCTATGTAAGATAGATTCGCACCTTCTATTAAAACCTTTACCATCTAATGTTTTAATAACTTTAAATGCAGGACAAGTAGTGTTGTAGACTTTAATCCTCTCTTTAAAATTGTTTGAAAAACCAATCTTAATAAGCTCTACTGGGTTTTTAATATCCTTACCTGAAATCATTTCTAAAAAATAGATCATCTGAAATTTAATTATTAATTATTAAAAATTATACTCTCTATTTATAAGAGAGTAATGACAGAGGGGTTGTAATTCTGTTAACTACAACTAACAATTATAATCTCAGATGATGAAACTAATAATATATCTGTAGACTTATCGAGACCCTACTTGTTTATGAACTCTGTGATAACCTTATAAGTTTCTTGTACTGCTTTTTCCAAGTTATCATTTACAATTATCTTATCAAAGTTGCCTGAGAACGTAAGCTCATATTCCGCTTTTGATAGCCTAGTATTGATCGACTCCATACTATCAGTTTTTCTATCAATAAGTCTTCTCCTAAGCTCTTCTATTGAGGGTGGTTGAATAAAGATACTTAGTGCACGATCACCATAGTACTTTTTAATACGACATCCACCCTTCATATTAATATTAATTTTATTTTCATTTCTACTAATAAGGAATTTAAACTATCGGCCTTACGTACTCAATCTATTTTTATTATATCTAACCTGGGAATACGTCGGTCTGCATGTCAAAATTAGAAAAATAGGAAAATTGGAAAAATAATAATCATATCAAAGCTGTTATTTTTACTACCTCCTTGCCCATTGTTCCTTATTAGTGTGAGAATTAATTACATTATATATTGCGATGAAAGTAAATCAGTTTAGAGTTATTATTGCAGGTAGTAGGAGTTATACCGATTATGCTAGACTAAAGAAGAAGTGCCTGTACTACCTAGGAAAAAAGATGTCTGACTTATCATTAGAGGTTGTTGTCATATCTGGTCATGCTGAGGGTGCCGATAAGTTAGGTGAAAAATTTGCCGGTGAGTATGGTCTTAGGTGTGAGGTATTTCCTGCTGATTGGAAGAAGCATGGTAAGAAGGCGGGTTATCTCAGGAACTTACAGATGGCAGAGACGGCTAACGCAGTAATTGCCTTTAAGAGTGCGTATGCTGAGAATAAGGGTACTGAGATAATGATTGACATAGCAAGAAAAAAGAATATACCAGTTAGAGTAGTAGAAGATGAAGAAGAATAATATTAGTTTTGCGGCGATCTCAGATTTACATGGAGATCTTGAGGTGAGTCTAGATAAGGAGGTTGATTATCTTATTATTGCAGGTGACTTAGTGCCTCTTAATATTCAACAGGACGATAGAAAGGTTGAGAAGTGGTTAAAGAAGGATTATCAGGAGTGGGTAGGAAGCTTGCCTGTGAAAAAGAAGGTCCTACTAGTGGCGGGAAATCATGACTTTTACATGTACAATAAGAGTCTGGATAAAATTGTCACAGCCTTAGGTCCTCGTACTACTTATCTATGCAATTCCAGTACTCTCTTACTTGATGATGACCTACCAAACCATCTTGTGTATGTGTATGGTTCTCCTATGTGTAAGATCTTTGGTGATTGGGCTTTTATGTATCCGCCAGAGTATCAGAGGGAGGAATTTGACAAGGTAAGAGGTAAATCAAAGTCTGCACTGGAGAAGGAGTTTGACGGTTACACAGTTAAGTCTCTTGTTATTACTCATGATGCTCCTTATGGTTGTAGTGATATTGTCTTGCAGTCTGATGTTTATTGGGGTGGTAGTTCGATTGGTAATAAGGAGATCAGAACATTACTAGAGGATATGAAACCGGACCTTAATATTCACGGACACCTACACACATCGAATCATGACGCAGAGTATATAGGTCCTACGGAGGTTAGATGCGTCAGTCTCCTCGATGAAAATTATGTCCGTGCGTTCTGTCCATATTATTTTGCCTTATGATAGAGAGAAAGTATAAGTGTCCTGTTTGTGGTAGTCAATTAAAGGTTGCCAGTGTTGAGATTCCGGAATTTGCTTGTATGTGGGATGTAATACCTGCCCACTTAAGATATACGGCAATGTGTGATTCTTGTAGGTACTGTAAGACTGTCGATGATGAGAGTGAGCTAGAGAATCTTCATGTTGACTTAGATGAGGTAGTAGTTCGGTTATTCAAGACAAGATTAGGTGTAGATAGTAAGGATGAGATAATTAAGTGGTTACGTGAGAATATTAAGTAAGCTAGGGGTAATACCTTAGCTTATTTTTTTGCCGTAGTCCTTAAGAAATAAGGGCGTTTGAGATCCCCTTGATTTCTTATTAATGTAGGAAGTATGAAGGCCTCGAAAATTAATGCAGTTTGAAAAGGCCTCGATTTCTTATATATGTAGGAGACATGGATAAACAGGTCATGAGGTAGTAAGTTTCGTGGATGTTTAGTTTCGTGAGGAGATCTACTAAGTGACGACTAGATTAGTATTGCGGTATGTAATGCGGTTCTAGTGTTTGCATGATTCCTACGTAAAGAACCTGAAATTTATATTATTAAGACACAAGAAATTAATGCTTGAGGTGGGGCGATGCTCTGCTGAAAAACTGGGGACCTATAAGGACTACTAGTGGCATTAATGTGTAACAAGAAATTTTAAACCATATTATAAGACACAAAACCTTCTTAATTTTATATTGTTAACGTTTTGTGTTAGGTTGTGGTAGTAGTTCATAGTTTAACTAAAACAAGTATGCGGCTGAATAGTCAATTACTGATGTGGAGCCTAAGAACTTCACTGAACAATCACGACCTTACTAGTTAATTAGTATAAGGTTGAGAATAATCGATAGAGTTAGATAGAGGTATACAATGACTATAGCTTATATGGGACTAAAGCGCTGTAACAATTAAGTTGCAGGTAGAACTTGGTTTGAATCCAAGTAGTTATGGTGTCTACTTGATAATATCGACCATAGAAAATACTTTTATGGAAATAAATTAACACACGTAGAAACACACGGGGAATTATAGGAGCCACCCTTTTCAAATGATTTTTATAATGCGCCGTGTTTCTAGGGGCAGTACTATATCTCAAGTACTGCTCATTTTTTCCACTCCCCCGTCTTGTATTCCTTAACAGTGTAATTAAAACAAAGTATTATTATGAAAGATGAATTTAAAGTAGGAGACTATGTAGCTATTTCACCAGACCTAACATTTAAGTATGATTGGGTATCTGGTAAGGTAACTGGTATTGAAGAGCATGAGGATAGAGGAACTGTTATAGTCGCAGAACTTCCAGAATCCGGTGAAATCTTTTTTGGTAGTAAGTTTAATTTTATTAACTTGGGTGACTTAGACGAAGAAGAAGAAGAAGAGAACGAAGATGAGGATGAAGAATACGAATACGACGAAGAGGAGGACAGCGAATGATGGATATTCTATTAATCTGCCTGGCGGGTATTTTTGTCAGTGCAGTAGTTGTAGTTTCACTAGTCTTACAATTTTCTAAGGAGGATGACAAGAATAGTGAGCTTGCATGTCCAGACTGTAAGAAACCGAGTCGAGATATTAGGCTTGTCAGTGAGGTAGTATCAGGCAATGAGATTAAGTCAACGTATAAGTGTAAGAATTGTAAAAGACTAATAAGAAAAAGTAAGAAACGATGAAGATTTGTATTGATTTTGACGGTACTGTTGTTAGCCATGAATTTCCAGAGATTGGCAAGGATATCGGTGCAGTGCCAGTTCTTAAGAGGTTAGTTGAGGCAGGGCATGAGCTTATTCTCTATACAATGAGAGGTGAGCCAACAAGTCCAGGTGATCCAAACTACTTAGAGGAAGCTGTGGATTGGTTTGCGCAGCGAGGTATTCCATTGGTAGGTATTAATGAGAACTTGACACAGAACAGATGGACAAGTAGTAGGAAGATTTTTGCACATCTCTATATTGACGATGCTGCCTTAGGTGCTCCATTGAAAACCGATCTCTCTATTAGCGTTCGTCCTTTTATCGATTGGACAGAGGTTGAGAGATTGTTAGTAGAAAAAGGTATTATTTAACTATAAAAAAGATTATGGAAGATAAGAAGAAAGAAAAGAAAGACTATCTGAAGTTAATGACTGAGAGATATGGTTTTAATTCAGGTAGTCTAAAGTGGGTTCCAGGGGGCTCAGAGATTTTACAGCTCATTGGTCAGTATGCAATTTATGTAGACTACCAGAAAAAGAGCAGTGGTGATGGTTATGATACTAAGTGTGAGAGGGTAAAGATAAACAAGATTAGTGGATATGACCCTATTACAATGACATACCAGATTGAGTACTATTTTCCAGAGCGCGCAAAGAGTACAGCTGAGGATCATAGGGTCTACACAGAGAAGATAATTCCAGAGGGTTTTAGCTTCGACATCATGGGTCAAGGTCTTCAGTCTAGTATGAATCGCTTTATGCCGCTTAGTCTTCACTGTAAGATGATGGAGGAGTCATTCTTATTTGATAGGATGTCTCGTCTTTATGCTGAGAGGGATACACTACCATTTACTGCACTTGCTGATATTAGTGAAACAAAGAAGCAGGGTGAACTATTAGGCTACTCAAGAAATATTCAGGCAACAATCAAGAAGGTGGATGGTGAGTTCTTAGTAGGTAGGGTTAGTAGTCTTAAGCTTCATCATGTTAAAGGTGATGAGTGGAGAGTAATTTTTAAGCTGGATAAAGATGATACAGTAAATTATAATATTGTATTTGATAAGTCTGACAAAGAATATAAGCTCACTGTATTTGGTGATTACATTGGAGAGGTTAAGTTTTTGGATGTAATGGACCTATGAAATTAGCGGTAGATACTTACTATTATTCAGACACTCTTGCATTAACGGTTGGTGTCTTGTTTAATAGGTGGACAGATGATGAACCCGCCGAAATAATAAGTAGTATCTGCACTAGTTTTTCGTCCTATATACCAGGGGAGTTCTACAAGAGAGAGCTTCCCTGTGTTCTTGGCTTGTTAGTAGAGAAAGTAAGTCTAGACGAGGTAGAGACGATAATAGTGGATGGATTTCTTAGGCTTAGGTTCAATGATGGTACGGAGAAAGATGGCCTAGGGAAGAAACTATTTGATGAGCTGAATATGCCAGGTCTAAAAATAATAGGCCTAGCAAAGTCTGAATTTTGTAGGACGGATGAGATTAGTGCATGCTTACTTAGAGGATCGGCGGAAAAACCATTATGGGTACAGGGTATAGGTCTTCCAGATAATGTAGCAGCTGGAAATATTAAGATGATGTCAGGGGAGTTTAGGATACCAAAGCTCTTAAAAATACTTGACAAGGAAACAAAGAAATATAGGTAGGGATAGTTTAATGTCCTTACCTTTTTTATTCTCCCTTACAATCCTTAATAGTAGATGAATAAATTTAATTATTATAAATTATGGGAAAAATTAAGAAAGTAGAAAGATTTAACCTCCCAGAAACAAACAGTAGCTCATCTCACTCTGTTGTAATTAATAGAGCGAGTATTGAGTTATCTAGTGACATAGACCTGGATGAAGACGGTGATATTGTCTTAGAGTCTGGTAGATGTTTCGGATGGGAGTGGAAAGCAATGAATTCAATAAAAGACAAACTACTCTATGTCTGTGGTATCTATTATCATAGCACTAAGTGGAACGAGAAGTCATATGCACAAAAATATATGGATGTTCACAAAAAGCTATCAACGCTCAGTAGCTTAGTTTGCAAGTTTACTGGTGCTAATGGTATTAAATTTACTTGGGTCAATAGTAAGACCGATGATGGAGGATATCCAGAAATTGACCATGAATCTACTTGCATCTTTGATCATATCGTTGACAATAAGGACAGCTTAAAGAACTTCCTATTTAACAGTAAGTCGTGGTTATTTACAGGCAACGATAATAGTGATGAAACGGATGAGTTCTATAATCCTGCATTTGATAATAGTAATATAGTAGGTGCAGAGGTAACTTTGGATTACGGCGGAGAGGTTGGTAAGGTTCAGTTTAATATCCCTGAGTATCCTATAGACCTACTAGAGTGTTTCTATGCAGACTATAACTACTTATCCAGCTCTCAGTTTTCCTGTGAGATAGCTAATAGTATTGTTTTTGAGAACGGTACTGCTAGATCAATGACACCAGAAGACAAGAAGATATTAACAGGGTCAGCTAAGAATGATAGTATATACTTCCTGATCAACTTAAGGGATAGCCTAGGGGTGTTTCCTGTTAATAGTGAGTGGCATCGTTTGGCAAAAGGACACGATGATTACCCATGCCTATACTATGCAACTAAAGATTTTGCGAGTAAGCTAATGACCTTTGGGAAGAAGGATGAAAATCATGTATTTGGTTATCCATTATTTGGTCAAGATGCTGCTGAATTTATCGAGAGTAATTATGATGGATTAATTAGAGTAAAATTAAACGTTAAGGTCAATGAGTAAAGAATTAGTGAACACATTCTTTTATAGCTGTTCAAAATATATTAATGATAATAAGAGCTATCAGTATATAAACGGAAACTATTTTGTAATGAGTCGTCGAGATGGTTCTAAGGTGAAGAGAGCACTTAGATTCGATGAGGACTTATGTGCAGATTTTCCCGATAGTATTGACCTTAAGATAACCAATGCGTGTAGTATAGGTTGTAAGTATTGTCATGAATCTAGTGTGGCTGGTGCAAAGAAGTTCAACCTAGAGAAGACAATTGAGGTCCTAGATAAGCTCCCAAAATGTGGAATTGAAGTTGCAGTAGGTGGCGGTGATATTTTTGATGAGGATTGTATTAGTGATGCAGAGAAGCTAGTAGGGTGGCTGAGGGCAAACAATTTCCAACCAAGAATAACAGTCAACTATAAGACACTTCAGAGAGAATTTGACGGTGACCCAATCAGCAGCTATAGTATAGTAGCCAATTGTTATGAGGCAGTTGGCGTTAGCATTGAAAAGATCCCAGTTGTTGGTGAACTATTCAAGAGCGTTTGTAGGTTGGAAAGGTCTGTATTTCATATTATCGCTGGTATATTTCCAGTGGACGATATTATGAAGCTCTATGAGATTGTCAATGAAAGTGCTTACCTAGATAGACCTGTTAGAATTTTAATACTAGGCTATAAGCAGTTTGGTAGAGCAGCAGGAACTAGTGTAGATCTCGAGAACTGGAAGAAGGGTATTAAGAAATTAATATTCGAGATCAGAACAGGTAAGACGTCTGAACCTAACCCAAATATTGTGATAGGTTTTGATAACTTAGCATTAGAGCAGCTTGATATCGAATCATCACTACTACCTGATGAGTGGAATAATCTCTTTTGTGGTTGTGACTTTTCTTCTAGTATGTATGTAGATGCAGTAGAAGAAACATTTGGCCCAACTAGTAGAAGTTCAAAGGAGGAAAGGGTTAGTTGGGATAGTACAAGTATTGTTGAATATTTTAAGAAGAATCACCTATGATACCAGTATTTCTAGAGCAACTCAAGGAACTTCGCCCTACTTTTAATAAGGAGAAGGCGATTAAGTTCAGGTATAGACTTAACCTTCCAGAACATTTAAGGTGGACAGACTTTAAATTGAATAGTGGCAAGATTATTTGGTATGATTGGTTTGTAGGATCTGTTACTGTCCTCAACCCAGCCGACACCGATACTGAGGATACGTTAAGAGAGGAGCTTAGTAAGGAGGATTCAATCGACTTACCTGGCTTTACCTTGACAAGACTTAGTGATACTACTAGTTATACTGATAATGAGTTCTTAAGGACTAGTGAGGTTCGTCTAGTAGCGGAGGTCGATTCTGGATATAGTTACCTTGATATCGGGAGTTATAGAATAGATTATAAGCAAGATGAGTTTTTTAAGTTTGAGACTATATATTATATGTTCGATTTTGGAAACTGTCTCTGTTATGATCTGAAGTATAGGTGTGGTGCATCTAGAAGGTACTTGGAAAATCTTGATGGCCTATTATCATATTTAATTAAGAACAATGAAGGAAGCAGCCGTTACTTTAAAGAAGTTAGTTATTAATGTAAATAGAACCCTGATCTGGTATAAGAAAAATGGGTGGATAGATTGCCGTAGAACACCTAGCAGCGGTCAAGAGATTATTGCAGAGATGAGTGATTTCTTGGATGCTAGACTAAATAGGGAAGCTTGGAATATTCCTGAGTTTAGAGAGGCAGAAGAGTTACTAGGTGGACATCTATTCAAGTTCGAGTCTATTACAGGCATTGATGAAGTTAGGAAGAAGTATAAGCAAGCAGTTTTTACTCTAACAACGCCAGAAAAGGTAATAGAGCCAGATGAAAACCTTATTAATGTATTAGAATCAGTAAAGAGATTTATTGGTGGTACAACTATTAAATTTAATGGCGTTAAAGTAAAAGTTAAAGTAATAATAGAAAATTAAGGTATGAAGTGGAGATTAGTAACAGAGCTTAGTGCATTAGTAAGTAACCAAGAAAATAAGGTCTGGCTCTACATGGACGGAAAGAAAGTATATAAGTCCAATGTAAGAAAGCAGGTTAACAGTGACTATAGAGCGAGTAACCTTGTACTTGATGATGTGCTCTTGGATAATAATGAGTTCCAAGTGAGGTTAGGTAGAGAATTTAGAGTATTTGTTAAATCTAAAGAACTACCTAAGAAAGATGAATGGTACGAGCTATGTAATTTCGCAAAGGATAGAAGGTACCTAGGTAATATCTTGGAAGGTTGTAGTATTGACAAGGGAATCGTTAATGATGGTTCTGTGTTTGAGGCTGCATTTTCAGAGGATTATCCAGGCGAGGTAGTACTTGCTTGTAAGACTATGAAAGAGTACGATGAATACTTTGACGAGATGACCAGGGTTGTTAATTGTAGTATATTCAAGAAAACTGGATGTGCTAAGTGGAAGCCTGGTTATAGATATGATACAGAAACACAGACTTACTACTACTTAGGTGAGGTACTAATCAGGAGAAGAGATAACTTAGACTCTGAACTATTAGTAGACCCACAAGATTACGTTAAAGGTTATCTAGTAGTAGGTAAGATCAACAAAGACACTGAGAAATCTGTAGAGGATGTACTTAAGAACCATGTATTAGGTCAAGGTACAGATGGTGATGAGAATAAGCTACAAGTATTATTTTCACCTAAGCCTATGGTAGAGAGTGGTAAAGCACTTGAACCAATAGACGACTTTGACATTACTAACTATTGGGGATTGATGGTTGACGCTGCAGTAAGTAAGTGCACAGTCCCTTATGGTGGTGACAGGTGGAGAGATTATACAGATCTTTTCAGTATATTTGAACCTCTTAGTCTAATGTCGGATAAAGTAAAAGACTATAGAAACATTAATGCACCGATAAAGGAACAGCTAGAGGTTGTCTTAAGTACTACAATCTTAAATACTATCATCTCAACTAACTCTATTCAGAAGGGAGTTACGATGTTTAGTATCACAACGAATAGTACTAGTCAGGATACGGAATTAATCAATGATGTGGTTGAGTCTTACTTCATTAATACCATGAATGATAATAATGTCAGTAGAGTGTCATACTATACAAGTCTCTTTAATGAGCTAGGTATCAGTGTGAAGGATATTACTGCTGGCATTGTAGACTCTTATTCAGATGAGGGGACTATATTCAAAGATCTCAATAGTATGTATAGTTATATTGAACTGTACAGAAAAAATCATTGGGCATACGAATCTGAGATATTTGATCAACTAGATAATTCAGTTAAGTTTGGAACACCTAAACCAATACCTCTTACTAGTAAACTTAGTAGGGTAGTGGCTGATGTAATAGTAGAGCTAGTTGATAAAGCAAGGGAGAGTTACGGTACTTGTATCTGTGAGTATAAGGTAGAGAATAATGGGACAACTAGAACCCCACTAGAATACGAATACTTTAAGATAACACTAACAGATATCGTAAACTACTATAATGGGGTCTCAAATGTACCTCAATCCCTTAGTAATGAGTTAGTAGCTTGTAGATTTCGAGAGGTCATATTAAGGACTGACAGAAACTCCAAAGTAATAATTTAATAAGAAGTATTATATGAAACAAGATAATATTAAAGTAGATGGCAAGGTGTCTCAGGAGTTGGGTAATTCAATGTTTAGAGTTACCCTAGATTCCGGACATGAGATACTTTGCACTATTTCTGGTAAGATCAGGAAGAATTTTATCAGAATCATGGCAGGTGACGGTGTAGTAGTAGAAATGAGCCCTTATGACTTAACAAAGGGTAGAATTATTACTAGACTTCCACCTAACAATAAAAAGAATTAACGAGAGTAATTAATATAATTGTTTAACCCAGATTAAATTTATTAAAAATGGGACGTACTAGATTACACAACACAATGATTGGAAGAGTATATCCATTCTTCCTTAACAACACAAATCTTCAGAGTTATTATCTTTACCAGGTTAACACGCCAGGTATTAGTTCTAATGAGGTACCACTCTTGTCACTTACTAAGATCAGTGAGAAGACGATGAATAAGGGTGAGTACTGTATGAGAGAGGGTGACACTAAGAAATATGATCTTGATGTCATTTCTACTATCATTCATAACAGAACAAACTCATTTAAGAAGATTTCTGATTTCATGTATAGGAATATCTTAGACAGAGCAGAGGGTGTTTATGGGAAGGCTGACTTATACTATGATCTTGGTAATTTCAAATTTCCAATGTGGGAGGTTGAGAATAATAATAACGTAACAAGAGCAATCATTGTGGGTGTCAGAGATCAACTTAGGTGGTCAAAGTATAGATTCCAGGAAGGTTGCTATGTTGATGTACTTGTAACCCCTACTAAGTATGCTGTATTTAAGCTAGTAGGTGATAACAGTGATCAATTATGGTTAGAGCCTGTTGGAGTTTATAATAATTACGATGTTGATCAGAAGAATAACCTAACTGGTTCTCTTAGTAAACTGAACTATCCAAAAACAAAGTGGTCAGGAGAAAGGAGAGCATCTGATATTAACAGAGTAATTCGAATGATGGAGCAGAAGTCGTTTGAGGCTGCCGAAATCTAAGAGTACTAATCGGGTTGAGTATACATTGTTATACTTGACCCTCTTTTAATTTTTATAACATGGAAACAGATAATATTAATAAAGTAATCACCGCACTAGTTGGATTATGTAATAAGCTAGACAGGAAGATCAACAATATATTCTTAACCTTGTCTGGTGTATCTTGTATGGCTATGGTTGGTATGATAATTTACAGTGCCACACAAGAACAATACTGGATGGCTGGAATTACAGGGCTTGGTTTAATTATCTTAGTATTAGTGTTGTGGTTAGTAAGTCTCAGTTTTTCTAGGAGAACGATTGGCGGAAGACTTGAGTGCTTAATAACTTCCTCTAATATTGACGCAGTAAATATTCAAAAAGACTGCGTATACTTGAGGAGAATTGAAAGCACTAGAACAGATCCGCCAAAAGAAGAGCAGGAATTTATTAGAGGCTTATTTGATAGTATACAGACAGTTGAGATAAAGATAATCGCCGCAAGAACAATGATTAGTAAGGGAATTTACTTGGACGATAATATTGAAGAATCTATTAAGAAAAAACCTTTAGAGACACACGAATATGATGACTTAGATTAATAGATTATGGAAGAATTAGAAATGTATGAAACTCTTGAATATATAAAAGATAGATTCGAAGGGGAGAATGAGGGACTTAAGTTTTCATACCTAGGTGTTGATGAAAAAAGAAAAGACACCCTCTACGAATGCATGGAACTAGAAAAGAGTGATGGAAAGAGATTATTAGTATCTACAAGTATCGGAAACTGTTGGCGACTTCCTAGGTGTAGTGGAGTTAGATTCTTTGACGTTAAACACTATAATAGCAGCTTTAATAGGTTTCCAGAAAGTAGTTGTAGGTTTATTGATGTAACTGGAGAAGAGAGTGTAATTTGGGATTGGTTCGAAAGACACTACTCTGACATTAGCGACGAGGGATTTGAATTAGATCTCGCCACTAAAAGAATAGGTAAGTATCTTAAATCAAGCCCTAACTATTTCAAAAAGCTGAGTAGGCTAGTTAAGTATGTGACGAGAAGATGGCCCAACAGATACTTAGAGAGGGAGTATAAGATTAAGTATATTCCAACTTACTATGAATACTTTGACGGAGATGAACATTTTGAGTCTAAAGTGGTGGAGGTAAGAATTCCAACACTAGTAGACAGGAAGGAGAGGGATATTTCAGTTCTATTACAAGTTAGGAAAAATCTGGGAACTGATGGAGTAGAATTGAGGTGTGCAACTAGAGCATTAAAACTTGGTGGTGAGTATCCAGAGCTAGAAAGTATTAACAATGAGGTCTGTGTAAGTATTGGGGATCTTGATATGACAGGCGGTAGTATGGAGCTGAAAGATTATGTAGAAGACCTAGTAGTAAAGGAAATATCTAACTACTTATCAACTACAGACGACTCGGACACTAAAGAATTGGAAGATATAGCAGATCTTTAATCATAAGAGAGGTAGGTATTAAGTACTTACCTTTTCTTTTTTCCTCTAAATTCCTTATTAGTAGATTATTAACAAAAAAATATGAGAAAATGAATTACGAAGCAGAGACGAAAAAGACGTCAAATGGAAAATTAAGATCGAGTTTTTATTGGATCTTTTATAACAGTAACCATGAAGCTAGGGAAACTGTTAGGACAATTTGTATAATGTCTACCGTACTTGCTGCTATAATGGTGGCACAGTTTCTGATGTTCGGGACAGCTAAGGAACAGATAAGCGAGTGGGAGACTAGTACAATCTCAAAGTGGCATGTTGTTGGTAAGTTTGTAGATGACACCTTTAGAGATAATACTTACTACCTAGTGCTTCAAGATAGTAAGTACAAGTGGGCAAAGAAAGTTAGTAATGTTGGATATAATATTACTAATGTCGGAAGTACGATCTCAATAGAATATACTAAGAGTGACTTATTTCCTGAGAACAAGCCTGAATATCTTGCGGTAATTGGATTTGTATCTCTTGCAATTCAGACACTATTGCTTATTGCAGTATTTTGCAATGTAGCTGATTTTTTTGAGAAGGGATATACAGACTATTCTAGGTTCAGGAGCTGGATTATGTCAGAGAATAATAGAGTAGGGGTAGATGATCCTAGAATACAAAAACAATTCGACCTGTACGTAACCAGATATAACCTAATAAAAGGTATAGTGGTTACTCTAATGATAGGTTACTCTACTTGGTGTGTATACTACTTAATATTAACTTGTAAGCTAGCATAATATAATGAACTACGAATCAGAAGCAAAAAAGTCTGGACAGAGAAAATTAGTATCTCGTTTCAGTTGGATCCTAGAGAATAGGAGAGAGTTCTTAAAAACAGTGAGAGTAGTTGGTGCAGTACTTGTAATTGCTGCTGTATCTGTAGTAACCCAACTAATTTTTATGGACACTGTCAAAGAGTTTAGGAGTGTAGCTGACCTTAACAAAAACATAGAGTGGAAGATTATTGGTAAGTACGTAGACAAAGGTACGGACAGGACAGACTACTATGTTAAAGTTGAGAAGGGTAAGTACTATACAAACAAGAGACTAGACAAGGTTGACTATGATAGCTTTAATGTAGGCGACACACTGACAACGGAGGCAACAGATCATGAGCTTCAGTCAATTGGTGGATATAAAGTCACTTGTTTTATGCTGCTATTTACAATGTGTATTATGGCACTACCTGTTTTTATCATACCTGGCCTCTTAGATTGGAATATTGAAACTTCCACTTACCTGTTCTTACGGAGGGTAGAAGAACATAATCTAATGTTTGATAAAGAGGTTGATAAACTTTGGATAACAGATAAGTTTGTTAAGTATGAGGATTACTTACAGCTTGGAATACTGGGAGTTGTTCTGTGTGTTTCTGCCTTTGAAATCTGGTGTGTATACTACCTAACATTATGTCTATGAACTACGAGGCAAAGTCTAAGAAAGGTAACCAGCCATTGAAGACTAGTATTTGGTGGGCTACTGTAGGTGAAAATGCGTGGTCTGAGGTAGGAATAACGAGCACTCTAATTATTATATCACTGTTCGTATTATCACTACAATGGATTTTTCGTAGTGACATGAAAGACTATGCAAGAGAGTACCACACAAGGGTAGAAAGCGAGTGGAAGATAGTCAATAAGCTAGCAGAAAACGAAGAGAAATCAAGTACTTACTATCTGTACCTGAAAAATAGTAAGTATAATTGGGTAAAAGAGGTAGATGCACAGACTTATCTAACACATGATATTGGTAGTACTATTAAAATTGAGTACGACAAGGAAGAACTACTTGGAGGATCGGGCGTAAGTTGGCATGTAAATCTAATTGTTCTTTTTACAATCCTAAGTATGATAATTTACTTAGCGGCTACATTATTTGTCGTTAGTACTGTAATGTTGATTGACACAGTAAACATAGATGACTTTACATTTAATGTATGTAGGATCAATAATAGGGGATTGGATGACCTAGATCGTCACAACATAAAGAAGACTTATGATAAGTATATTAAGATATTGAAAGCTGTGAATGTCTTTATTATTATATACTTCATTGGTTACACAGCATTTATGATAAAACAGTTTACATTTTACATGGGATGGTAAGATATTGGAGTTCAGAAAAAGATTATCTTAGGTTTCAATCAGTCAAGAGAAAGATGTTCTGGTTGAGTTGTACTAATCTATTTATGGTAGTACTAATAGCCGTGATCAGATTACTAGTGGGACATATTCACTTAGTATCAGCTTGCTCTACTGTGTTTGTGTTTATCACTACTTTCTATTATGTTAAGCTACTAGAAAGGTATGACACAGTTAAGTATTGTTTCTTAAAGAGTCATGGTGGAAAGTACTATATAAATAAAGTAGTCCTACCAGAGCTTGCGTTTAGCTTGTGTTATATAGTGACAGGAGCAGCAATAGTATATCAATTAATTTTTGACCTGCTTAGTAGGATATGAAGTACAATTTCATTATAAATCCAGACAACAGAGAGGATTTTAACTTAGACTTAAACAGTTTAACATTGAAAGACTTGTATATCTACGTTGCTGATATTGTAGACGATTCGGATTACAACGTAGCTATTTGTACTAACATAGAGGGAGATCATAGGTGCATCTTTGTCTTGGAAATAGCTCATGGTGATATTGATACTGTCTTATACGATGATCTTCCACAGAGACTAAAGGATGAAGTGTGTAATGAGTTATTGGATGGATCTGGAGAATTAAAGTCACAGTATCTAGAACCTGTTAAAGATTATGCACTTGATTTTGCGATGAGAGATACGAAGTCTAACTTAGAATTCTTTAAAATAAGTAGTACAACATTTAAAAAGTATTATAAGTACCCAAGCTATGAGAATGAATTGCATGAGTTAGAGGAATTAGTAAGGAACCCAGAAAAATTAATTAAGTGGAGATGAAGATAGGAATATTACTTGGTAGTTTTGACCCAATTCATATAGGTCACATTGCAATAGTTAGTAAGGTATTGAATGAAGAGCTAGTTGATAAAGTATTGTTCTTACCAGCCGTGCAAAATCCTTGGAAATATAGGAAGGCGGTGAGTGTTGACTTAAGGGCTGATATGATAAGGTCCGCTATGTATGAATCTGGCTTTAGTAATGATCAGTTTGGCATTGAGATAGTAAGTAAGCAGAACGAAGATGGAAATTACTATACATTCGATCAACTAGAGGCACTGAAGAATTTGTATGCCAGGGATATTGAGTTTGTAATACTTGGCGGGACTGACACTGTGAAAGATATGTCGAAGTGGTATAGAGGAGAAGAACTATTAAAGAACTGGAATACTGTTGAAATAAGTAGACCAGGTTTTTGTAGTGAAGTATCCGACATGAGTATCACAGTGAGTTCTTCCGCCATTAGAAACTTACTGAGAAATAATAAAATCCCTCTCCCATGGATAACTAAGGGTACATGGGATATAATAAAAGCGAATGGACTATACAGAGATTGAAAAAAAAATAAGTAGTAGATTTAATTTCTACTACTTTTCTTTTCGCTTCTCTTAACACATAGATAATACAAGCCATAGATCATCCACATTACCATAGAATCTTTTAAATGCCTCATAGTCATATTCCCAGTTCTCCCCAATTGTTAATCCTACTAACCTATTATAAAGCAGGTCAATATTATCACTACTATACTTTTCTAATATTTCATCTACCTTCATACATAGTTAAGGAATCAAGGGGATCGGAGAAAAAATAATTAGGGCAACTACTTACCCTAACTACAAAATATATAACCTCTGGAAGCTTTAGTTACTATTAATATTTTTACTGCGTTTCGACAAAACATGTCTCATCAGATCAAGTATTTATATTCTTGATTACGCAAAAATATAACCAGAAACACATGTTCAATTGCGTCTCCGGTTATATATATTTTCTATTTATCCAGCGTCTCCCACCAGATCTTTGTTCCGTAGTATCCATATACTACTACCATAACTACCAGGTATATATCACATACTAGGTTAACTGTGTCGTTTCCAAGTTTAAAGTGCAGAACGACTACACACAAAAAATACAATACAAATGAAAGTATTGATAATCCACTCATTATAGTTTTCATAATCTTTATTTTTTTATTGTTAATATGTCTAAGTGCTTACTATTCTTCAGCACTTGTTTGGTTTTTCTTCTTAGAGAATTTTTCAATATCCTCTAATAAATCTTTTTCGAAGCTGTCATAAAATTTCTTGACAACCACTGCCGCAACCGCCATAACAGTCACGTATCCGATTGCAATTGTATTATTTTTCATTGCTATCTTCCTCCAATTTTTCTAGTTTAGAATACAATTTTCTAACTCTCTTTGCTCTGTATAAGTCATATAACTTCAGAGCTGTAGTTGATAAAACTACTATACCAATAGTAGAAATATCTGATAATTCTTTCTTCATAATCTTTGTTTAAATTGTTAATATGTCTAGGGCCTACTGCTAGACCCCGTTTATTGGTTTTCTACTTATCGACCTTATCTAGAACCTTATTGCTAACGTTCCAGATGAATCCTACTATCAATACTACTATTGCAGTAAGGATAGTAATTCTCTCTCCTCTAAGATCTTTATCCATAATATAAGTTTTTAAATTGTTAATATGTTCTGAGAGTACTATTTAGCACTCTCTAAAGGTTGTTCACCAGTAGAACTAGCCTCTGGTGTCTTTTCTACTTCCTCTTTGCTACCTGCGCCGAGGATCAAATTAACTACTGACAACGCGCCGTATATTACGAATACACACGCACCTACTTTTGCAGAGCAAACTGCTCCGTTCTTAACTTCTTTTACAAAACTGTTCATAATCGTTTAATTTAAAATGTTAATAATGTCTAGGTACTTACTATTCTTCAGTACCTTTAGGTTTATAACCTTTGGAAATCTTATCTTCTAAGTCTTTCCAACCTTGTTCAGCTTCTTTGTCCACTTTTCTAATGCGAACTTCAAAAATTGCTGCGAGGGCTACAAATGCAGTAACCCCGATAACTGTTATTGTATTATTACTCATAATGCAATTTTTTTGATTATTTTACCATTGCTTTAAGTCTCTCATATCGAGCTTTCTCTCGTGATCTGTAATGACTAGTTCTTACGTCAATGAAGATCTGACATGCGAAGAACGCTCCTAAAATCCAGGCTAAACTGGCTTTGTTACTTAAATCTTTTTCCATAATCTTTTATTTTAATTGTTAATAATGTCATAAAGTTTAATAACTTGCTAGATACTTCTCTTATCTAGACTCCTGACTACTAATTAGGTGGAGCAATAGTACTTCTTCAATACTATACCAAGGTCCTATATCAACTGATATAATCCTCACCTAATAATTAAGTTGTATTACTTAATCCCTAGTAGTCCACCCTGATACTTTAATAGCTTGTCAATACATACATTCTATTATTTCTCAGTTCGCCATAATATTCTGACTACTGTGTTTTGATATTGCTGCTGATCATTCCTCATGTTCAGTCCATACATATCCAACTATAACTCTTCGCTATAGTTTAATCTTTATTTTGTTACACAAACAGTCCCACTAAATGTAGGTCTGTTATAATGTGTCCTTAAAACCTTTATACGCGCTCGGCCTATATATTTCACGGGTATAACAAACTCCCACTTCAAATCAATCACTGATTAATAGTGAAATACGTCTACTATTTTTACTTCGCCAAGCCGAAGTTAATGTCACCTCATTAAATTATTCATACTATAATCTCCCGTAGACCACCTTCAGGCTCATTATAATACTAGTACTATTCGTTTCAAGTACATGAAAATATAATTGGATACTAGAATCTAGTTCTAATATCCTTCAGGTAATGCTTTATTATCATTACACTAATAAGGATTTTGAGGCTTCTTAGACGTCATTTTTTGAGAGCCCTGAAGCGGACTCTGTATTACCCTAGATACCTTAATATTGTAATGAATAAAAACATAGAAAAAGAAATGAAAGAAAATCAAAAGTTTTTAGAAGAATTATTGGAGGCACCATCTCCAACAGGTTATGAGAATGCAGCTGTTGATGTATTTAACAATCACATGTCAGAATTCAGTCGACATGCATTCACCGACAAATTTCAGAACTCAGTATTTACAAAAGGTGCAATCAATGGTACCCCTATCTTACTATCAGGCCACTATGATGAACTTGGTTTCTTAGTAAGTGAGGTGACTGAATCTGGTATGTGTAAGATAGTTAGAATTAGTGGTGAAGATCGTCGTGTCTTACCTGGTTCTAGACTTTCTGCGCTCACTAAGGATGGAATGGTAGACGGTATTATTCAGTACAAGGCGATACATGTTCAGACAGGTAGTGAGTATGACAGTATTGCTAAGATGGAGGACTTATGCCTTGACTTTGGATGCACTGATAAGAAGGAGCTTGAAGGTCTTGGTATTGGTGTAGGTACTCTCATGGTCTATCCAAAGTATGAACAGAATATCAACTTTGGTCCCTCAGGTAAATTCATCGTCGGTAATAGTCTCGATGATAAACTCGGGGTGTATATTGTGGCTGAGATCTTGCGCAGGGTAGATGAAGACTTGCTCGTGAAAAAGAACATCACATTATTTGGTGCAGGCGTAGCAGGTGAAGAATCTGGACTTAGGGGCGCAAAAGTACTAGCCAGAAGAGTTGACCCCGAAATAAGCATCGATTTTGACGTTTGCCCAAGTACTGAAAAAGATCTTGGTATCAGTTCAGCAATGTACGGTGATATTAGTCTAGGCAAGGGTGTAGTAATAGAATATGGTCCAGCTAAGTCAAGAAGAATTGGTGACACTATGAAATACTTGGCAGAGAAGAATAACATCCCTTATCAGATTGGTGTTGGTAGAGCTGGAGGTACTAATACAAGTTCAATACAAGAACATGCAACAAACTGTGAAACCATGTTACTGAGCTTACCAAACAGAAACATGCACCAACCATACGAACAATGTCACTGGGATGATGTAGAGTCTTGTATTAATCTCGTTCTGAAATGGATTGAGGAATTATAAAAAAAATAAGTAGTAGAATTTAACTTTCTACTACTTTCTTTTCGTTCTTTAGATTATTTCAAATACTGGTATGTACTTGTTATCTATGTCAACCTTACTGCCAATGTAATCACCCTTTTTCTCTTGATCTAATACTGCCTTACTAAGACGATTCCATCTAGTCTTAATTTTACTAGCAAGTCTCTTTGGGTAGACATCATCCAGTATATCCGAAATCATTAGGCTTGATTTATCTAGTCCTAAGTGACAAGTATCTGAATGTTTGTCGGCATATTTTAAGATTGCATTAAACACATACATCCATAATGTTATCTTTGCATAATTAAATGTTGGTCTAAGTAATCTAAATTCGATTGTCTTGTTAACATTATAGCACATTGCATTTATAAAGTTAACCCAATAATATCTGTGCGGGATTCTCCACTTAGCACATCTCTTAGGATCATTTGGGTGTGGTTGAGATAAGTCACCAAAGAATCTTCTCCCTACAAAAGTTTCATATAGTTCGTTAAAGCTATCAAAGTCTGGTAGGAATTTGCAATAATCCTTCCCAGAACTCTTATACCTACTACTATAAAATGTAAACTTAGGTACATATCCTTTAAGGTTGTTCTGAATTCTATAGCACACTGAATAAAGCGCCCATAGTTTATCAGCCTGTAATGGATAACCGCCGAAGTGAATATGTAAGGAGCAGTCTTTGTCAAACCTAGTATATTCCTGTAAGGTACCTATCTGTTGTTTTAGCATAGACAACCCAGAATTTCCTTGCAACACCAAAGTACTATACTCAAGTCCACTAATAGATCCATCTCTAAGCGGTATAAGTCCATCTCTGAAACAAATATCCTCTGGTATATAGCCCTTACATGTCTCAAACTCTAAGCCGAATGTATAGTTCATCTGTTTAGCGAGGGGATGTTTGAATTCAGTATCAATCAGCTTATCCTTGTCTTGGAAAATCTGAAAGTTGTCAACTGCTTCGTACATCCTTTCAAAGCTATACGGAAAACTACCTTTACCTAGAATTTTAGACTCTCTCTGTATATCTGCTTGAGAGAGTCCTATCTTAGTCCTATACATACCATAATACCTACTGAAGAATAGCTCATCTTCAGGGAATTTAGTAGTAAGTACATACATAATCGCACCTCTGGAACCTACTAGTACTCTCTTAGTTAGGTTTAAATGTTTTGAATCTATATAACCATAAATAAGAGTCTCATCTTCTTTATTCAGCCCAACGATTACCTTGATGGCTGAAAACGCATCTATTTTATTACCGCTGACTTCATCAATAACTTGCATATCTTATAGAAGCTTTTGATATTGAACTTATCTTTCTCATCTCTAAATACGAAAGGTCTATCAAATCCAGAGTAACAGTCACCAGTATACCTTCCAACTAAGTACTGTTTATTACTAGATTGACCTAACATCTGAAAGCCACCTGTAAACTTCTGGAAATCATCTGTACTAATTGCCTTGACTAGATACTCTTCACCATCTATCTCCTTCCAGTACAGGCCATCCACACTAATTGACCTCACTAAGTTCTGATACCTCTCTGTGAACTTGTTAATATCCAGTTTTGTCTTCTTGTTAAAATACTCAAGAAACTTAAACTCCTCCTTTCCTTTCAGTGCAATACCGTTAAAGAACCAAACATTAAATACTTCTGAATCTTTACTATCAGGGCTCACGAATTTTCCATATCTTGTCATATGATACTCTCCATGTAGTTTACCCTTTTTATTTGAATAGGTATTACTGAGATAGTCAACCTTCACGTAAGATGATTCTGTATACCCACTACAACTGTATTTACTGTTACTATAACCGCCCCACTTAGTAGGAGTTTCACTAGCAAAAGTATACTTGTTCGTGTATTCCTTTGTCTGTTGTTGCTTAGACCTGTCAACGTTCTTAATAATTGTCATCTTACAGGTCTCATTGTTGTAATCTATCTGTTGGTTAGCTTTGATAGTATATACCTCTCCTTCTGGCCTAAGTGCTTTAAGGTATGTACTGATGGAGCTGAATACTAACCCTTGCTTTGGATCAATTGAGAAGTAGAACGGTCTTTCATCCATCTCCTTGCCTGTGTTGTACTTCTTAGATGCGCCCTTGAAAAATAGTACCTTAGGTTTTGGCTGTCTATAATCAACGACTACAAAAACGGCACCTCCATTATACTCTTCTAGTACATCATATCCCTTGTAGTAAAAGATTCTTGCCATAACTTGTGAATCAGTTAGGCCGTCGATCTTAACACCTGGGATATACTTCTTAGCCAGGTCAAGATAGTTGTAGATAGTTCCATTATGAATCACTACAAATTCTACCTCACCTTTTTTGTTTTTAAGGACTATTGGCTGTGCAGTAGTCTTATCAATCTTACCAACACTTGCCTTCCTATCATGACCGATTGCAATAGTACACTTAGTGGTAGTCTTTAAGATCTTACTTGTCTCAAAAAATTCCTCATAGTAACTCTTATCGTCTACACCATACTCATAGCGACCATCAATAAAAACACCACAAGAATCGCCTCCTCTAGTGTCATTATTAATACCTAAGACATTAAAGGTTGTCTTATCAAAATCGCTTTTCTTTTTATTAATTATTCCAAATATTCCGCACATAACTTTATACTAAGTAATATTGTTCAACTAATTTCTTAGCCATCTCAACTGAACTATTATCAATTGCTTTTCTTACTGCTCTAGATGATGGAAGTTCTCTCTCATTATTGAATGCATCTATAGCTGATACAATTCTATACCAAACTTTCTTGAGGGTCTTTTTATCCTTCATCATAGCGCTAGATAATGACCTATACTCAACTCCGTAAGGTGTAAGTCTGAATGAACCTGCCTTGCCATAGAGTGATCTTCTCTTCTTGTCGGGATCATCAATTACTGCTGGAACCCCTAAGTAGAGATCCAAGTACTTAACAAGCTGGACTGAAGTATCTATGTCATTGTTATCATATCCAATGTGAATATGAAAACCCGCTGACCTAAGATTTGTTGATTCACCATCAGGCTTCTCATTCTCCATTTCAGTATAAGCATTGAAATCAGGACTACAACCAAAGAGCTTAGCTTCATCTGACTGTAATTGATCTTCATCCACCTCTCTTGATGCAATACACTGAATTCCTAAGTCTGGGTTCTTCTCCTTAACAAACCTATCAATATAATCTTTCATATATTCGATATTGTTAATGAATTCCTCCTTAGTCTTACAAGGTGGAATGTTGAACTCGCCTAGGATATTATCTACCTCAATACCAAATCCCTCTGGCATATCATCAGACTTCCATGCATTTCCCTTTTCACCTGGGATAATACCAATTGATGATACTACTTTTCCAGTCTTTTCATTTACTATAAAAAGCTCTGGATCTGCACCTACTGTAATGTTTCTCAGTCTCATACTTTCTTAACCTCCTTACTATATTTTTCAACTAACTCACTAATCATCTCCGCAACTGGTGATGTAGGAATCATTTCTGGATGTCCCTGTACTGCAAGAGATACTGGATTTCCCTCTACCTTATACAGTACAATCTCAGGCTCTCCAAGTTTCTCTATCTTGTCACTATCTATTTCATCGTCTCCCTCATAATAGTTTGACCTATTTTCTAGTGACTTGTAGAGAACATCATACTCTGAATCCCCCAGGTTATATGGATACTGCATTTGGTGATGGGTTGATGTTATATCGTACACAGACTTTCCATCAGTTATCTCATGTGTGCCACCTATTGCATGATTGTTACAGTCTTGCACCAATTTTCCGCCGTTAACTGCACATAAGAACTGAGAGCCTCTACAAATACCAAATGCAAGCTGATCATTACGAATCTTCTTGAACACTTCGATTTCTTCTTCATCTCTCAGTATGTTTGAATATGTGCGAGGATGTCGGCGGTGTCCATAGGTGCTTGGATCAACATCTTCACCACCTGTAAACAAAACCACATCAGCATCTTCTTGTTTCTCTACTAGTTCTACATTTTTCAGAAACTTAGCATAATAAACTGCTGATCCTACTACAAATACTTTCATCTTTTTCTAGTATAATGTTTTAAATTCTTACTGTACACTTCAAACCTATCTTTTCTTTGTGGACAGTCATCTTCTGGTTCTGTCCAAAATTCCAGAGACTTAAGTTTATCTAGATCAGAACAAGCAGTTCCGATTGGTCCCTCAATTTCAATACTGTTAGCAATATCACGGATTGTATCAGACACGTAGAGTTCTCTGTCATTGTTAAACGCTCTCTGGTATTCATCCAATGTCCCAAGACTATTATAGCGATACTTAAACATTGAATGACAATCCTCGTTAAGACAATTAGATATATAAACAAGTCTGTGTATGTTGAGAGCACCAATATAACTATACCTGTGATCTTTTCTGAATAACTCAGCATCTTTCACAAGTACATTAAATGGGAACTCGTATAAGTTTCTAATCCAAAATAGAACTGCCCTATGTGTTGTATGATAACCCTCCTGAATATCCGCTTTGACAGTAAAATAGTCTTTATTGTCTTTCAAGAATCTCCACCTGAATTTAACCACTTTCTTGAGAATATTGATATAATCTCTGATCTCTTTCTTACTAAGTAGGCAGAAATTGCTTTTACTCTTACTAATTTGATACTGTGTTCTATAGATCTTGATTTTGTAAGACCCGCTAAATTTTTCACTCGTTTCAAAATTAGATCTCATTTTTTGAAGGGCCTCAGCAAAACAAGCTGTATTACCAGCTTTCTTATAATCCTTCATTCCTTGAATCTTATACTCGTAGTCAGTATAATAACCTAAGAATCTAAAAATTGCATTACTCATATTACTAGTTCTAAAAAGAAATAGGTACTTCCCACAGAAAAGTACCTATCTCAATAATCCTACTTACTCAGCAGCGCCTTCCCCTTCAGGTTTTACTTCTGCTGCTGGTTTTGCTGGACCCTGCTGCATACCACCGAAGCCCTGGAACATATTGAATCCATTACCACCTGTCATTGCAGACATGAGTAGAAGATCCTTGAGTGATGACTTATCATCGCCTCCACCCATGAGCATCATCATCATTGGATTGATGCCAAGGTTTCCACCGTTCTGGTTCATAGACATCATAGCAAGCAAGGCAGTTGTGTCAAGACCCTTACCAGATCCAGACTCCTTGTCCATAAGTGCCATCATCATCATTGGGTTCATCTGACCACCAATGTTTCCAACCATTGATACAACAACGCGAACTGTTGTCTGGTTGAACAAGATATCCTTGATGGTGTGAACAACCTTACCTGTACCGGTAAAGCTGATCGCTGTCAACTTCTCACCCTCGATCTTTGTGATCTTAGCATAGCTCTTAGGACACTTGATGATATCACCAACTGCCAACTGATCAATAGACTTGCAAATTGTGAACACTGGAAGATCAACTGTGAACTCCTCTGGGTAAGATGCCAACTTATTATTGGCGTCGATTGTTACATAACCCTCGCTAGTTTCAACACAGATGTTACCATCCATTGATACGCGAACACCCTCTGCCTTTGCTGGCATAAACTTTGCAAACATTGACTTGCTGAGATTGCTAATACTTCCCATTGTTTTTTCTTTTACTGTTTTGTTAATAATTGCTATTCCTTGCTTACACCAGGTCTCAAACTTAACCACCTGTGCAATACTTGTAATATTACACCTCTTAAGTCCATACTGGCGTGAAAGTTCTTCTACATACTCTCTAGTCTCATCTGACCAGTCATCTACTGACTCGGAGATTGCTCTAATCACATAGATAGAGTTTCCTTTCTTAGTGATAATATTATCACCTTCTCGGACATCTCCTAGTACATCACTGAGCTCTACATTTGCTAGATAGAACTTTGGAGTCTGCTGAGCAAACTTAATAACATCTCGCATGCTTCTTGGATTTCTATCCAAGTTACTTGTGTAGATTAAAAATTTGTTCATCTTAATTGATTTATAAAATTAACGTTAATTATTAATGAACTATCTGTGGAATAGCTCATAGTGCCTCTGAACGGATTCGAACCGTTACTAGTCACCGATGAACAAAGGCAATCTACTAAAATTTTTCTTAACATATTACACATATTAACATAAGATAAAATTTTAATTCTCATTACACTATTAAGGTTTTCAAGGCTTTCTAGTTTCACGGCCCTAGAACCCTTACCTGTGTAAAATAATACAGAGTCCGCTTTAGTGAGAACAATGAAAAGAAGTGATGAAATGTTATTAGATAGTTATACAATAAAAACAAGATTAATGAGTAGACTAGTAGGTAGTAAATACAAAGTCTACGATTTTACTAGTGCTGTTCCTTGTGAAACTCTTATTGTAAAGTTAGAAGGAAATTCAGAGGAACTTACAATCACTATTAATGAGCCTGATGGAAAATTAGAGGTTAAGTCGATAATAGTTAACAGTAATGGGAGCCTAACTACTAATAAACTTTGGGAAGACCAGCTTAGTGAGAAATCATTGGTCAGAAGTTGTGAACTAGTAAAAGATTATATAGAAGAAGTAATGGATGTGGGATATGATAATGTTAACTTATACAGTCCCTCAATATACACGTATTATGAAAAGTAAGGTAGAAAAAGAACTTAGAGATTGGTTTAAGTACTTAGTAGGTCGTTATAGGTGGTTAACGATCAGATTTAATTACAGTGAGGATAGAGGAGTATTTCTTGTATCCTACTCACCCTCAGATAAAATAGTGGAGAGTGATTCATTTGTCAAAGAATCTGCAGAGTTTGAAGATCTAATGAATGCTAGGTTTGGTGATAATTCTCCGCTATTCTGTGATGAGGAGAAATATTTCAAACTATCACCCGATGCAGAAGTAGTAACATTTGAAACGATAAAAATGGAAGAAAAATTAACACCAGAGTACCTATGTGGTAAGATCAATGAACTATCTACGTATGGTGCTAAGTTAGAGGAGCTTAAGGAGAATAAAAACGAGTATGTAATATGTCTAGATTTCCTTGAAGAAAGTAAAGGTTATACATCTTTGACTCTTGATTTTAATGATCAAGGGGGAGGTGTACAGCTGATGAGATTCTATATGGTTAACTCAGAAATATGCCTTCCGACAATCCTTATTGAATTTAAGGCTGGAGATGATGTCGAAAAATTCAGCTTGCAGGTAGTTGAAGAAATTAGAAAGTTTCTTGCCAGGGATTTCGGTTTTCGTAGGAGTGATAGGAGTAGTTTTAAGTATTGGTTTGCACATTGGTCTGCTTTCCAAATGACTGCGCTAAATCATAAAGTCTGGAGATGGAAATACCTACTCCATGACATAGAAAAGCCCTGGTTAAAATTATTCTGTAAATATTCTACTGTTAAAGAATTTCACAGAACACATGCAGACCATCACCTAGACTATGGTAAATTACATGGTTGGTGCAAGATGGATTGGACAGCGGCTGTAATTGACTGGGAATGTAGCAGGTTTACTAAGATGGATGCGCAGCTGAATGCAAGAGAAACACTAGAACTTCAGATGAAAAAAGATAAGTGGAGTGATAGTGATAAGGTACTCATAAAGCATAACATAGAAATGGTGCTTAATAAGTTAGGTCTGTAATCAAGAGCCCTAGGAACCTTATAGGTGTATATACAAAGTCATAATTATAATTTTATTGGGAGAGTTAGCTTAGTCGTGAGATTGGGCTACTCTTTTTTTGCTCCCTATGATGTCCTAAATCCCTTATTAGTGTAATAAAGATATTAACAATCAAATACATACAATTATGACAGTGGATCAAAGTTGGATCTTATTTTGGACAGTCATCTATACAACGATGATGGTTCTAGTAATAGGATCGATAATAGTTGGTAAGCTCATCATGCATGGGCTCCACAAAGTCAAGAGAGAATTAGTAGAGTATTTAACCGAATAATATTTTAAGATATGAATAATATTACAGAAGAGCCACTCTCAGTAACATTTCTGAGTGTGGTATGGAAAGAAATTAAGGCAACAATTAAGTATTGGTGCTGTGGTAAAGAAGAAAAAGAAAACAAAGAGGGAGACAGTTAAGTTCTCCTTCTTTTTTATTTCCATGGGGACGAAAAAAAATGATAAGGCCAGGGTTCCACTACTTTCCCAACATTGTACATACATAGTAGGAACCGAGCGGATGCACTTAAGTTGATTCTTTCATGTTTTTACAGTCTGCTTAACACTCTGTATCTCCATTTCATCACCCATCTATAGTGATATTCCTACTTGGACCTTAGACCTTCGTCGTGACAAACCTTAACCTTATCATAGTTAAGGGATTGAAGACTTCCGTATTACAAAGGTCTCTATTCCTTATAAGTGAAGATATTTGAATCGAAAAATAGCGCTAGAGAATCAATTATCCGACTGGTAGATTAGTAAAATTATTATGAGAAAAAGAAAAATTTTAGTCAAACATTTAAAAGAATCTTAGATGAATCTTAATTATTCTAAAATTGCCATTCTAGGTCTTAAAGTATTAGTGGCAGCAGTAAGTGGTGCAGTTGTATTTGCAGGCATTAGGGAATTGGGTAAGAGTAATTCTAACCAAGGACCTCAGAGTATTGATGAAATGCCAGCAGAACAACAAATCAAGGAGCGTGGTTTTTCAACAGTTCCTCCAAGGGGTTCAAATCCATCCTACAACACGGGAGTTCAAGCGCAGCCTCAGAATCAATGTGGTGGTAATGCAATGAACAGTGAATTTGGACGTAACGTAGTGAATGGTCTGAAAATTGGTCAGATGGTTTGCGGAGGCACTATGGAGATTATTCAGTCACTTTCGTCAGTAGCTAGTAATGTTAATAGGTTATTTGATAAGAATTCATATAACTTAATTAACGACCCTAGCTTATCGACAGGTTACTCAGGATATCAAACTGTACCTGGTGACTTAAGTACAGACTGGATGGGTCGTTCTTATGATGGTATGGTCAATGAGAAAGGTGAGCCGTACAATGTTAAACTGTACACTACCAATCCATACACAGGAATTACCACTTGTTACATCAATAGGCCAGGCAATGTGATAGAATTTGTGAAGATGTAGAAAAGGTACCGGAAAATAATAGGTACATAAATTAATCAAGAGTAATTATTTATTTAAGATGTTGGTCAAATGCCTACCTCGTTTGTTTTGTGTCGAGGTAATGTTGGCATTTTTATTTTTTCATTATGTTATATTTATTTGGAACTGGTGCTTTCAGGAGTTCAAGAAAAGCAGTTAAGGTAGGTTATACAGGGGATGGTAGTAAGGAAGCAAGAGAAACCGCATATACCCTACATAATCCGCTAGGTGAATTTATTGCTTGGCGTGAGGGAGATAGGGCGATGGAATTAAAACTTCACCTAAGACTTGCAGATTATAAAGTTGAGTTCTTAGATGAGTGGTTCTACTATGAGCCTGAAGTTGAGACAATATTTGGTTCCCCTGTGAGTGACATAAATGATTGGTTATGGGACAATAGAGGTACTGTATTCTATCCTCTCCCAAAACCAGGTACACTCAAGAGAAAAATATATGATGAACTGAGTATGCTAAAACAAGGTAGTAATGTAGTAGAGGGAGTAAGCCTATAATCCTTAATAATATAAATTAATCAAAGAGACATGACAAAATCTAAAAGTGAATTAGTAGAAATTTTTAAAGACACTTGTGATGTGATTAGTAATGAAGGGTATCTAGATTCTGACGGTAAGTGGCATGAATTAACCTTACCAACTTCTAGATACTATAAGAGGACATTGAGTGTGAAAAATAAAAACTATGCTCCCTCTGGCCCTACTAAGATTTGGGTAGAAAACACAGATACACTACTCGCTGCTAAAAAACTAGGTCCTGACTGTGCTGTACTTAATATGGCATCTTTCTATTGTCCTGGTGGTGGTGTTGAGAGAGGGTCTAAAGCACAGGAAGAAGAACTGTGTAGGAGGAGCAGTTTAGTTCGGTCCTTATATAGCTGTGATCAAAAGCGGCTAGGCGTGTTTGGGGATAAATTGGTGAAGCAAGCATACCCAATATCAGAGTTTGGTGGAGTATATAGTAGAAACGTAACAGTATTTAGAGCCGCTACGTCTTACAGCTACTTATCGGACCCTTTCACCTGCTCAATCATCACAGTACCAGCCATTAAAAGACCAGACTTAAATAGTAATGGTGAAATGATGGAGAAAGACTTAACGGTACTGAAAGGTAAGATACGAACAATACTTAGGATAGCATTACTGGAGGGACATAGAAAATTAGTACTAGGTGCCTTTGGTTGTGGTGCGTATGGTAATAATCCACTACAAACAGCAGAGTCATTCAGAGAAGTCCTAGGTGAATCCGAGTTTGAGAATATGTTTAGCCAGATATGTTTTGCAGTGCTAGAGGATAAAAATAGCAAGCGAAATGTAATGGGCGGTAATATTAAACCATTTAAGCAAGTATTCCCATGAGTAAGACAGTATTATTAAGTGAGATTGATGAGAGCCTGAATAATTATAAGCTCTGTTATATTGATGAAATTAGTCCCACAGTATACGGACCTACTGAATCAACGAAGCAGTACCTAGAATCTCAGGAGTATAAGGATTATGTTGAGAAGTATGGTGTAATGTGGTATAATCCTAAGGTAGTATACAAAGACCTACCTAATCCAGAATATGATCAAACCAGTAGAACACACTCCGCATATTTTACAAGACTTGACCTCTTAGAACAATGGGGTGATGACTGGAATGATGCACCCTATGATTGTAATGCAGGGGGACCATATGAAAATTCTGAAGGTGATATAATAGAGGTACCTTTTGCATTTGTTGGTAGTGAGGATGATGAGGGTTATTTCAGCACATACCCACTAGAATATAAGCTGCCAAAAGAATACGGCGGATGTAATTGTCCTTGGTCTGTAGAAGATATTAACCTAGGTGCTGTTCCCTGGTTATTTGTGAAGGACATGAGTAAGAGACATGTTCCCGCCGTAGTAATAATGGCAGGAATAAGTCCAGTGGAATTCAGAGAAAAATTAGAGTATATTACAAAAAATTATGGAAACAAACAAACCATTCACGTGTAAGGAAGATGGTAAAGTTAGGTGGTTTTCTCCTAGCATTGCCACAGTATGTTCAGTGTGTTGTTGGAATGATAAGGGCTATGATCCAACTGAAAACCTATTATTCTTGTTTGAAAAGAGAGGTCCTGGTTGCCCTGATAATGTAGGCCTGTATTGTATGCCTTGTGGGTACTATGATTTTGCAGACCAATATATTAGAGGGGGTGCAGTCAGGGAATTACTAGAGGAGACAGGTCTCGTTGTAAATCCTGGGGACCTACATTTTTGCGGCATTGATGATGGACCTAATACTAACAATGGAAACATCACTCTAAGGTACATGACAATCTTAGAACATGAAATGCTCAGATTTATTATGAGTAGTAGAAATGAATTGTCTACCATTACCAGAGGAGGTGAATCGGGGGAAGTAGAGAAGTATGTACTATTTGATCTTAAGTATGTACTAAGACACCCTGAGGAATTTTGTTTCGGTCATGATAAGCTAGCAGAATTGATCGCCCTGAACCTTGATAGAATACTTGGTAATAGGTTTTATTATGACAACTACTGCGAGGTACAAGAAACTAAGAGAACCGCTAAAACCCTTATTAGTGAATATAAACTAAAAAGTATGAGTAAGATCAGAAAATTTTTGAAGAAGGCTGCAATAATGGCAGATGTAGTAAAAGAAGAGCTAACCGAAGCAGTCAAAGATGCTCGTGAAATGTCTAAGAGTCCTAAAGAAAGTATTAAGGACTTTGTAGAAACTGTGAAGAATCCTAAGTCAACGAGAGAAGACTTGGTTGGTGGTGCTAAGGAGGTGCTCAAAAAGACTGGCTCAGCTGTTAAGGAGTTTGTAATGGGCGATGATGAAGATGTTAAGAAGGAGTATAACATCCGACAGCTCACAGTACAAGTAAAAGCTGCAGCAGATCCAGAAGATGCTGAGACTATCCAGAAAATAGTTGATCAGATTCTCAGAGATCGTGACAAGTCTAAGATTGAATACACGGATAAGCAGTTCGAAGCTATCTGGGAGAGTATTCAGAAGGCTAGTCAACAGAATGAAGTAACTGAGACGCTGATTGAAGAGTGGTTGATGGAAAACGGAGCACACGAGGAGGAGTAGTATGGCAGCTTTTCTAATTACCTTCTCGCTGAAACCAAGTAAGGATATTGCACAGAGATACTTGGAGGTCACTGAAAAACTAGGTAGGAAGTTTGGAAGAAAAATAAGACAAGTTAATAGAAACACATACGTAGTATCAACAGACTCACATACACCATCAGACCTTAGAAATATGGTAGATGGGTTTGATCCAGACAGAAAATGTGCAGTCTTAGTGGTAGATATTTCTCTATGTGGCTGGGCGTCGCATGATATTGATAGTGAGACATGTAGGTGGTTAGAAAGTAACATTTAAGAAACAAGGGAGTATATTAGAAATAGTATGCTCTCTTTCTTTATTATTATGGAGAGATATTGTATTGACATAGACGTGTATTTTACAGGGGTCATAATTTTAGTGGGGACACTTGATGAAATATACGAAGAAGCAGAGAAGTATACAGAAGATAATCAACTAAAGGAAAGATTCAAGGAGCAACTAAAAAATGCATGCGGCCTTACTAGTAGAGGGTGTGTAGTAGATAATAAGTACTTGATCTGCCTTGAACTGGATAATATTAGTGCGAAAGATAGAGACTTAGGTGGAGTACTAGTACATGAATTTTATCACTTAGTTGAAAATATACTAACCACTAGAGGTATTAGTACTAGTGGGGAACCTGGGGCGCACTTGATAGGTTATTTATATGAACAGGCGGAAAAACTTGGGGTGATGAAAAAAAAATAATTGAGACCTAACCTCACGGCCAAGTCTCAATCTAATAAAATACATCATATTAAATATAAATGGAAATTCTAATCACATATAAGGAATCTAAGTCACCCCAGATACACCCGCCTGAGATAAAAATAGGCTCCACAGATTTTGACGTCTAAAATGTCCTAGAAACCTTATATATGAGAAAATAATAAAACATTTATAAGAGATATTTTAACAAATTATTAACGATTCATAAATATAAAAATTATGGAGAACAAGAATTTAAAAGATGCTGCTGAAAAAGTAGTAGAGAACGTAGCTGAGACAGTAGCTCAGCAAGTAGAGAAAAAGCCAGGTTTCTTTAAGAGAAATCGTGGTAAGATTGTAGCTGCAGCGGTTGGTACTGCTGTAGGTGTATTGATCGGGTCTAAGACGGCTCGTGAGAAGATCGTTGCCTTAGGTAACGATGGTCTGAATGCATGTAAGAATGCGTTCGCTAAGAAGGAGACTCCAGTATTGGAGGAAGCTCCTGTAGAAGTAGCTGAGGAAACTCAGACTACAGCTGCTCAGTCAGAAGAGCAGAAACCTAACCATAATAAGTGGGAAGGTAAGTACAAAGGCGGTTGGAATAACAACCGTAAGTACAATAATACTAACAATTTTAACTAAAAATTGGAGGAAGAATCATGGGAAAATTCATTTTTGGAACTATATTCGGTGCAGCAGTTAGTGCTGTAGTAATCAAACGCAAAGAAATTTGCGAAGCAGTTAAGTCAAAGTATGCTGAGATTAAATCAGCATATCAAGAGAAAGCTGAAGAGATTAAAGAAACTGTAGAAGAAACCAAATCTGAAGTTAAGGATTAGTTCTCCAGATAGTTATTAATTGAATTGAGTGTGGCAGAAATACTGTCGCACTCTTTTTTTATCCACCTCAACTAGATTCCCCTAAAAACCTTATAATTAGAAAATAAACATGAATTATTAACAATTAAAATTAATTATATGAAGAGTGAGAAATTAGTAAAGAGAATCGAACGTAAGCAGAAGTTCGGAAGAGGATGTGTAGTAGTAAGCGACACATTAGGCGAGATGGGATCTTTTGCAGTAAAGGCAGGATTCCTTGTATTAGTAGTAGGTGCACTTGCAGCAGTTGGTGCAGACCTAACAAATAAGTCTCTCGGAAAAAGTAAGAGAGAACTTAAGGAGTTGAGAAGAAACAGTAACAACAAATAAAACAAAGGAGAACAAATTATGTTTAAGAAATTAGAATTGATGTCTAGAATCATTGGTAGTAATAACAATGGTAAGAGAGAGGGCGGTAAAAGAACAGTCCTCGAGTCATACAGTGACAATTATGCAAGTTCAGCTATTTTTGCGGGTCTTGCAATTGGTGGAATTGTTGCCACAGTCACAACCCTTTATAAGTGGGGTAATGTAAGACCTGGTGGTAGTGATCGTCAGGGAGATAGACACAATAACAACGGAGGAGGTCACCATGATCATCGCAGGGATAATAGACCTGGTAATCGTCGTGGTGGATTTACAAAGTTTAACAACGGAGTGAGGTAATAAAAGTCTAATAATAAAAACCTAAAGTTCGATATTATAATGGAGAACAAAGTAATTAAATTAGGCATTGGTACTTTACTCATTGCCGCAGTAGGTGTTTGGATTTACAAGAGATCTAAACAAAAATTACAAGTACTAGAAGAACGTGAAAAACAAAACACGAAAGTACTTGAAGAGGCAGGTTATAAGATTGACGAAGTTGATGGAACGATAACTAGTACCGAAACAGGGAACGTAGCAGAATCCAAGGACTTCGTAAGAGATCTTTTTACGGAGGTTGTATATGAAAATGCAGACTTTGGCGAAGAATGCATAAACACCTCCAATGCAAACGGCTCTGAAAATGTCGTTCACATTAGACAGACATGGGTTGATGGCATTGATTATATTGACTTCTTATTTACAATACCTGAATCAGCGTATGTAGATGGAGGTCCTAAGTTCAAAAATGGAAGCGTAGATATTAGGGATTTCTTATCTACTATCATTGGACGTTTCGATAAAGAACTAGGAAAAAGAGTTGAAGGTTTTTACGAACAGGTGAAAAATAAATATTTCAGTATGTGGGGAAACCTCAAACTACAAGCCGAATTAGATGGCTACTTGTTGATTACTTTTGAAGCACTTACAGATGAAGGTGAGTGGGAAGAAAGGTCAGCAATGATTAAGGTTGATAAATATCTTGATCAGTATAAAAATTTACTAGAGGAGTATGGAGATAGACCAAAGAATGAAGTTTTAACTATGTTCATGAAAAACATAAAACTTTCAGAATCTATCTTAGAAAGTTCTTGTAGTGACATTAGAAATATAGTCGTACAAGATTCACTCCTAGCATGTAGACTTTCATACCCAATGTTCAAAGAAAATGAGCAGTGTGGTATTACGGTCGAAATTGCAAAGAAAATACTACTTGATATTCTCGATGAGGAGGATGGAGTAGAAGTAACGTCTAGTAGAAGTAGAGGTTCATTTAAGTATGAATATCTAATGTTCTACCCTTACAACTATGACAACCTCGTATGCTTAGATAGAGAGTATGACGAGAAATTAGGTAGGGAAAAAACTGTTCTAAACTATGTACTTGATTAGAACAAAAAAATTAAAGCCTAAGGTTAGAGATTTAGTTCTCCGGCCTTAGACTTTTTTTATTCCCTAGATATCCAATTTTAGTGCTTTCTTACCAAGCCTACCTTTATAGATAATTACTGGATACTTTTCTAGGTCACTCGCAATAAAACCAATATTAGACATCTTAATATCATCTAATGTTACCTTACTGCGATCTTTCTTACACTCAAAGTCATTATCGTCGACAATCAGTGTATTTACTGTTTTTCTGTCCATTCCTGTATTACATTTCTATTTCAAGTAGTTTGTTTGCTGACTCACTACTTTCATTTAATCTGACCCCATCATCTTGAATAGGATCTTTTGTGTACTCTGGCTCTTTGAGGGTAAATTCATCGAGCGCATATTTTCCAAGACTTCCCTTATTGAGATTAGTTTTTACAACATCCGCTAAGTTAAACAAGGAATCATTCTTTGATCTGTTCTTAATATACTCCCAAAGATTATCTATTACCTCTTTAACACTCTCTACCTCAGCCTTACATTCAAGATCTTCGACCTCAAGTATAATACTAAGTAAGCGTCTTATGATAGTAATAGATGCATCAGCTGGAGATAACCCCTTAGTAGTTAGTCTGTTAAACTCTTTTCTCAGTAATCCCTTATGCAAATAGAGGATCTTACCAAACAGAAGGATGTCAGACTCTGTTGTACTGCTATTAATCTTACTAAATGCAGTATTAATTTTTTTCTGGTACGTCTTAACAATACCTCTAAGTCTGTTCTCCTCTTCTAGCTGACCCCAAAGATCTGCTTCTAGAAAATTAACTACATCGAGAAGCCCAGCTGCATAGAGTTGGTGGTTCTTCTCTACATTCTCTTGATCTAAAATTTTGCTAATATTCATAATTGATAATTTAATTATACACTTATAAGAGAACTATAGGGATCTAGACGCAAGTCAATACCTTATAAGTAAGATGGAAAATAATGTAAGATTAAAAATAACTAGTTCTTGGATTTCTACGTCCAAGGACTACTTAGAGATTATTAAGTTGAAAAAAGAAATAGTAGATACCGTCAAGTACTATGTAGAGAGTTCGCTAGGAGAAAGTATGTTAAATCTAATTGAAAAGGCGAAAGATGTAAACCCATCCTGTATACTAAAACAGGATGATATAAGACGATCATTCTTTGATGTTTTTATAGGGAAATACCTTCCTAACTTTGGTATTACGTTTTATAATATCCTTCCTAGATTTAAAGAATATAACGGTAGATATGTCAGCACTTTTGATACAAGTGTTGTCCCGGAGATACGAGACATTACAATAGTTTTCAAAGATCAATTACCTAGACTTTTTGATAGTTATTCTATTGATAGTTTTGAAAGCTTGGCGAGTACAAACAAAGAAGCATACGATACTTTAAAAAACTTACTTATTCGATATGTTAGTGTATGTAAAAGTTTAAATAGTAAGATAGATTTGTTAGGTCAAGTACTTAGTGATAAAAATCTGACAAAGACAAGACTTAAAAAAGAACTTCCAAAACTCTATAAGCTATGTTAAAAAAAGAATACATTAAAGAAGATGTACTGAGGAGAAAGTTATCAGTGCGTGATAGATATATCATTTGCAATTATATAAAGGAAAGGTATCATAATCTATCAGAGTGGGATGCTACAGAGAGCCATGACAAGCTTGCGGTAGAAATGAAAAAACTAATAGAGCTGTACATAATACATAATAACCCTGCACTCTATGAAATTTATCAGAAACATCCATCTATCTATGAAACACTGGATGGTATTTCTATTATCGGGTTCATTAATGGTAGTAAGCTTGATTCAATCTATACAGAGGAAAAAAGTGAAAAGTACAGTAAAGCAGTAGTACCTATAAATATTACTATAGATTTTAGTAAGATGTCAAAAAAACCGCCCGTTATTATTAGTGAGTTTGTAAGTCTATCTAGTTTTATGTCGCTAAATAATTGGGTAACCTCAAATATAGATAAGATTCCAGAGGTAAGGCCAATAATTACTAGGATTCGTACACTACAAAACGAAATATTTAAGATAAGCTACAGACGAGTAAATGATAAACTCAGTGACTTGTTTATTGTCAGTAGTGAGAAATACCCATATACATATACAATAGATTTCAAGAATAGAAAAGACCTATTAACGGTTGAAGACTTATTTGATTTTGATCCAGAGCTTTTCATAAGTTTCTGTAGATCTAAAGGTATTATGAGTTATCTTAAGACCTGGAGAAAATCAGTTAGTATTGAAAGAGGTGATGACTTAGACAGTATGATAGAAAAACTTAAGAATATACTTTAAGAGAGTTAGAGACTAGATTAATTTCTGGTCTCTTCTTTTTTGCCTTAGTTTCCTTATTAGTAATAAAAAAAACAATTATTTTATAAATATGATTAGTGAAAAAGACAGATTAGAAATTACAAATTCATGGTTATTGAATTCAAGTGAGTATGAAAATTACAAGAAGTGTTATGAAGATTTAAAACTGTATATTGAGAATGCAGTAAAATCTCACCTAACAAAAGAACAGAGACTAGCTTGGGATGAAGTTAGCTCGGATATGGACTTGATAGGTCTAGCAAAAACCCAGGAATGCTACATAGATTTTGACTTCTTATTAGGGGTTTCTAAAAAATCTCGCCCAAATCTAACCACAATTCTTGAAAACGGTAGGAGAGATAGAATCTTAGACTATCAAGCTCAAGTATTCAGTGGGGTAGACTTCAAAAATGGTGGCATAAAAATAGAAGAAGACCTACCATTTATGTTCAGGCCTTATGCAATAGACGCTGATAAGATTAAAGCAAGCTACCCAGAATTCTATAAAGGGTTGTGTAAGAGAGCAGGAAACTATATAGAATCACTTAAGAAGATTAATAGGAAACTAGAAAAGATATTCGACCTCCTAACCAGCAATACTACACTAGAGTTGACGTCTAAGAACCTGAAACCATCTAGTAGTGTGAGCGAGTTAGAGTCTCTACTAAGTAAGGGTGAGAAGGATGCAGAACTACTAAGTACATCTATTAGTCAACCAGACCTATTCACCTTAGGCAACTACTATGAGGTTCTTTTCAAAAAAGAGTCTGATAAGTTTCATGAGGATGTACGTAAGGGCTGTCTGGGAAAGATAGGTAGTGAAATTAAAAAGCTATGGAATGAGTATATAATAGATACTTGTCCTGCCATTGGTGAGCTATTTAAGAAAGCACCACATCTCTGCAAGACTTTAAAAATTTGCGCCTACTATCCAAGACAAGTCTTAGGAAGCGAATTTGGGAAGTACCTGGATGAGCAAATGGATAAACCTATTTCAAGTATTGCTGCACTTGGTTATATTTCTATTGGGGTTCGTTATAATGCAGATGAAGGCCCTATTATTAAAAGTACTTCTAAGGCTACATACATAGAGTTTATAGACTGGCTAGGAAAAAATAAAACAGCTGGTGACTTAGAGGACTTAAGAAGATATACACTTGAGTACTATAAGAAATACCAGGAAATGTTAGACAATACCATTCTTTGCTTGGATAGAGGTAGAGACCATATTATTCTCAGAGATAAAGAGGGTACTGTACAAAATGTGAAAACTTATAAAGATCTGTTGGATGTAGATGAAACCGCTTTTAACATGATCTGCAATGAGAACAGTTGGTCAGTAGATAGGAAAGTAAGTACAGTTGGTAGCATACCGCCTTGTAATAGTAGGCGAGAAGAACTGATTACCTTATGTACTGAGAGAATTAAGGACTGGGTTAACTAGGATAAACAAGAAAGAGAGAAAAGGAAAGGTGAATAATAGACCTAACCAATTCTCTCTTATTTTTTTTTTTACATCGTCAATCTAAACCTGAGCTCAACACTGGAATCTGCGTCGGTTTCATTATACGATACTTCCTTAGATAATGCACTTACCTGACTCTCCGACATACCAACACCACCAACAATTAGACCTTTTTCAGACTCTAACTTATTTGGACCATGCGTATTGATTATCGACGCGCAAAATCCAGTGGTAGATGAGGCAGGGATACTAGACTTCATAGAGTTACCATATAAGTCTACCTCCCCAATGAATCTAGTCCCAGGTGTTTTTCCCCATTCTCTCTTGGTTGCATCTAGTACTACATCTGAACCCTCCGTCTTTAAGTAGTTATCATTTGCAAGTACCTCATCAAACTTAATAGACATCTTGTCACCCTCGTCTGTCTTGCTAACTAAGTATCCAAATGTGAAAATACCACCTCTCTTGTTAAAAAAGAATGGGTTTTCAAGATGCATAAACCTAAAACTACTAACCTTACCTTCATTTACATCACCCTTCATGTAAGTAGTGTATGCAATTGACAAGCCAGACTCTTCAGCATCAGACTCACCCGTTACCCTGTTTTGAATATTACAGGTGGTCGGGAAAATACTGTTATGATTGAATGTCTTATAGTAGGCAGTCAAGATAAAACTAAGTACAAGTTGCTCCCAGTATGTAATACCAAGTAAGTCCTTATTAGTTTTCTGTCTAGCTTCCTTAAACTTCTTAGGTACCCACTTCTTTGAATACTTAATCTGATTTCCGGTAGAGCAAACTAAACCGGCCTCTGTATTAACTGCATCATACCTACCAAGTAATTTAGTATAACAGTCACGCTCTTTGTTGAACTTAGACTTACCAAACCACTTTCTAAAACCTACTGGACAGCCTTTATCAAAATTAAATCTAACCTCCTTGTATGAACCTTTAATATTATCCACCCCTGAGAAAAGACCAATGTTGATGTTAGGTATTTCTGTCATCTGTAAGTAATCATCTTTATCTGGGCTACTATAATGACTAGTTGTTCCGTTATCGAGTCGGTCCCTGTCTACTAGTTTTACTTTTCCATCAAGCGTTTCTTCTCTCCTTAGGTAGTTAAAATTAGTGCCATCCTTCTTAATCTCACAAGGCCAACTACTATTCTCTACCCAAGTCTTAAAATCATCATACTTAATATCTCCTGCAAATACTGGTACCTTGAGTGTATCTTCGTCATACCACCTCATGATAAACTCGTTATTGTAGAAAACCTGTTTACCACCATCATCAGTACCTACATAGTTGATAGCAGGATAACCCCAACCATCTGTAGCTCTATACTCCCTAAATTCTTCTAGGTTTCTGAATTTTTTTATATTTTTCATCCTTCAATATCTTATCTCCTATAACAACATGTACACTCAGAGCCATCCTTACCTAGACCCATTGTACTAGTTGTTCCATAATCATAGTTGCTGTAATCTTCTTCCTCAGGCCAAACACCACTAGTATATTTCTCCCAATCTTTCTGTGTTTCACCCTTACCACAACAACAACCACAACCTTGAGTAATAGGTTCCACTAAGAGACTTGCATACTGTAATCTAAGACGAGTGATAAGACTAGACATTACATTAGACCAACAGAAGACAAACCTATCCTCTTCGTATGGTACAAAGAAATCATTAACAGATCCCCATGTATTATCTGTCTCAATACCTATCTCCTTAGCCAGCTTTATTCCCTTAAGGCCTACTATCATATCAGCACCTCTCTCATGCTCATCAAAAATCACCCTCAGCTTATCAACAATACCAGCACTCTCACCAGCATCAATTAGTAAGTTATTCAGGTGCTTGATAATATAAACTAGGTAAGGAGCAAGTTCTGGCCTAACCTCATAATCTACCTTCTCAATACCCAATGACTTCTTAAGACTTGATAAAGAGATGCTATAGTCCTTAAAACCTTCTTCGCTTTTCCAGATCATTAAAACTCTCCTCCACTAATTATACTACTAAGGCTGTAATTCCAACAACCTTCATCTTCCCACTCACTAGAATCGGTACCAGTAAAGACATATTCTACCCAAGTCTTAGTAAGGGTATCAATATATCTCAACTTAATACCTGATATTCTTCTAGAGACTGGTACTTGACTTATCGCTTCGCTGAATGTAAATGTCTTCTTATAATCACCTACTTCAGCATTCAGGTTTATGTCAGATTTAAGTAGGGTATTTAGGGCGCGAGCATTCATATTTATTGCATCATTTAGTTGATTCATGATTGCTGATGAAAGACCCTGACCTACATTAAACTTGTCAATACCTGTTCCTTCTAATAATTCCATAATCTTAACTTAACTTCATAACATCTAAGGAGCACTTATCAAGACCCATTCCAGACTTAATACCCTTTGTTAGCTCCTTAATTTGATCAACCCTAGGCCTGTCAATCTTGTAAGTCATAGGGGTAGTATTACGAGAACCACCTCTCTTAACACTCATACCATTTACACTCCTAACTACCCTACTCATATTATATTATATTATATTATATTATTTTTTTATTATAAAACCTTAGTATCACCCTTATAGAATTCAACAGACGGGTAACCCTTATCCAGTACCTTCTGCTTTAGTTCCTCAGTTGCCTCACCAGTATAGTCCCTAAAGATGAGATTAGGCTTATGTTCCTCTTCAGTTACGTCAGGAAGGAACTTTTCAATAATATTACTAATTTCGAAAGTCTTATTTGTTGTCTCACCTCCACCACTGAAATCAAAGCACTCTACGTTACTACCAAAAATGCTAGGTAGGAGAAGCCAACCAAAGTTATCGTTTATCATTGACCTACTAACGACTGATACTTTTTTCGCAGTGCAACCTATGAACATACTTAATCTCTTACTCATCTCTAACTTCTCCTCCAAACTGCTAGCCTCATCTACACTATAGTCTGTTCCATCGGCTTCTATAGTAATAGTGTTCAAAGTAGAACCATAGAATAATGAGTCTAGTGATACATTACTACCAACAGCTATGAAGATTTCCAAGTCAAGCTCCGGTGCATTTAGATAAGAGAACAAATTTGAAGTGTTAGATCTACCTGTTCCATTTATCAAGTACTTAGCGAGTTCTAGTCGATCTTTAAAATCTTCATCTGAGCTACTAACGTCCTTGAATAATTCTGAAGGGTTGTCTAAACTAATTGATGTCAAACCACTATAATCGACAAAATTAAAAATACCACTTAATACCCTTTTCATCCTCTTCTCCTCCTCTAGCCCATTTCCCTCATACTCGGCTACCATCTTACTTACCCACTCAGCTGCTTTCTTTTGTAAGTCTGTATAGGTACTATTATCTACTACTTTCTCTACTACCTTTTCTACAACCCTCTCAACTGGCTTTTCAACTATCTTCTCAACTACTTTCTCTACTACTCTTGGTTCAGGTATGCGAAGATCAAGTGCATCACCATTATCTGCTACTATCTGAATTGGTGCGATCTCTACAAAATGCTCCTGTCTAATGCCATCCTCTGAGTAATCTGGGTCTGGGTATTCAATAGTAAGTTCCATTAAGAGCCTTCCCTCTACGAAGTTATGATTATCAAAGAACAAAATCAGTCTATCACCATCCTGCTTACAATGCTTACAAACACCATCTTTTCTCTCTGCCCTGTAAATCTCAGAGCTCCCTTCTATGTGTGCTTCCATTGTAAAGTCACAGTCTGGAAATGGTACTACCTGACCACCTCTCAATAATCTAACCGCCAGTGGGAAATCACTCTTCTTATTAATTCTTACTAAGTTCTCCCCCCCCCCTGGTTTCTGAATTCTGTCTGTTGATTCCTAGTGTTACTACTTCCATTTATGTTATGATACTTTTAGGTTAAAACACATCATTCTCTGTGTACCATCGGCCTTCTTATAACCGACATGTACCCACCTTGATGTCTTACTCTTTTCAATTATGATCTGATCGTACTTATGACCTAGCTTAGAAAAAACTGTCACAAAGAACTTCTCAAATTCTGTCTGCTTACCATTGGCTGGTTGTAAGTCCGCCGCATAACCAAATTGATGAGCTGATGTAGGAGCGCCACCAACAGCTTTATTAACTGCTGGACTCCTATAACCGCTTGACACTTTGATTGATGGATTAGCCAGGCCATGTTTTTCACAATACTTACCCCACTCAACGCGAATCAAGTCTAGAAATTTAATTGTCTCTTCTAGGTTTTTCTTGATTGCTGGTGGTGGTGTATTGCTTAACTTTAATCTAGTAGCCGTATTAGAGCTACATAATTCACTCACTGTAAAATATGACATTATCGTTAATTATCGTTTATCATGTAGTACTTTTCCTGCATGTACTGTATTAGATGTTACACCAGATACATAAGAGTCTAGCGCAAGTACATCAGCCTCAGTATCCATAGTCCAAACCTCTAGTGGTAGTTTATTAGCAAGTAGTTTTGTCATAACCGCTTCACTAGGTGTTTTGAAATATTGACCATTTGCATCTAGGAAAACATTGATTCTATTTGTACTCTTAGACTTTATCTTATTAATCCTCATCACTACATCATCTATTGTATTATCCTGAACCTTATCATAGATTAAACCAACTCTAATCTTATCATCATACTTAATAGATGATTCTAGTGTCCATTCAATAAAAGATATAATAGTGAAGTTATAATTAAGACCACTCCTAGTAATAATATCTAAGATCTTATACATGGTCTGCTCATCAAATGCCTTCTTTGTTTCTATGTAAGGGTGAAGTCCATAAGTTTTACACAGCTTACAGAATTCAGATAGTTCAGTCACTGTTCCACCCTTAGAATCTTTAAACGCCTTAAGTTCCTCGAGTGTATGCTCTGCTATCTTAACTGTACTACCCTTAGCGCCAGTTGCAGGATTAACTAGTCTATCAGGAAGTTCGTCATTATGCCCAATTATAAACTTGTCATCACTGGTCTTATGCACATCTACCTCAACATATCTGAAACCCATCGTAAATGAATCCTTATATGCATCTAGTGTGTCTTGTGCTGCACCTAAGCCTGTCCAACCTCTATGATTAACACCCTTGATGATTGTGTCGTACTTAGAATAATCCTTTCCAGTACTTTCAGTGTTAACTTTATTACTCAAGACATCAATACCATTGAGCTTGAGTGAATTCATAATAACCTCTAGAGTTGACTTACCTACTACTTCTAACTTGAATGGTGGATAATTACCTAAGTCAGTTATCCATAGGTCTGTATTATCAATCTTACTAAGCAAGAAGCAATACTTACCATCCTTAGTAGTTGTGTACTTACCAGTTGTCCAAGGTACGAAACTATAAACGCCACTCTTATCTTGTATGCCAATATATGATCTAAGTCCTGAGGGTATATGAACTGTAATACCACTATTAAGCTCAATCATACAGTAACATCTCTTAGGGTTAGCTTGATTTACATTCCAACCTGATGCAGTGATTGTAACATTACCCTGTACTAAGCGATCTGTTATGTCAATGAATAATAGATCCTTTGCTAGTACTGAAGAAGATGGTGCCATATAATCACAATCAGATAAGCTTTGTGCATATCTAGAAGTAGTATTTAACTTATCATACTCAATACTAAAATCGAATCCTGTAAAGCTATCAACTATTCTAGAACTCACTACTACCATTTTTGTACCCGCTGGAATATCAGAGCTGGTGAGAGTATAATTAGTTGGTACTGTCTTAGCTGTCTCTGCCCTAGATATCGAAATTGCTTCAGTACTGGTAAGAGGGTCTAAGAATTTATTAAAACAAGAGAATACACAAGGAACTGTATCTGTTGCACCTGCCCCTGTAATAGTAATCTTATCAATTCCCTCAGCCGGTATTAAGTAAGAATTAAAGTTTGAAGACCTAGTAAACTTTCCCTTATTATCTACATACGCCTCAATCTTAGTAGTATTTGTCTTATTCCAAACACCCCTAGGATTAAACTCACTGCTAGCTTGACCACTTGGAGAAGAAGATGATGTTGGGATATTACCTATCTTTACATCAACCTCTGATTTAGTGTAATACTCTCCCTTTGGCTGATATAGACCACTTGCATCAGACTTACTAAGGAGACCACTGATATCCTGATGACTTGTTAAGTAGGTTCCCTTTGGTTGATACTTTTCCTCAGCATCAGTCTTACTTAGTTTGCCCTCTACCTGTCCTGCTTTCTCACGAATACTATCAAGGTCATTAATCTTTGGCTGATATAGTTCTTCTGCCTTAGTTTTCTCAAGGAGTCCACTAATATCTTGATGGCTTGTTAGGTACTCTCCCTTTGGTTGATAGAGTTCTCTTGCTTCTTCCTTACCAAGCTTTCCATCAACTAGTCCAGCCTTTTCTCTGATATTATCTAGGTCAGTGATTTTTGTCTGATATGTCTCCCCAGCCTCTGTCTTACTAAGGAGATTACTGAGGTCTTGGTGTTCTGTCAAGTAAGTTCCCTTTGGTTGGTATAATTCTGCTGCCTCTGTCTTACTTAGTTTCTTTGCAAGCTCTTCATTAACACTACTAAGATCCACATTAGTACTTGCACCACTATCAGCATCACCTACTTTCTTATATAATCTATCAGCTTCTTCCTTACTTACTAAGCCGCTAATATCTTGGTGTTCTGTTAAGTAGTGTCCCTTTGGCTGATAGTATTGATCGGCTTCCTCCTTGCTAAGTTTTCCCGCAACCTGATTAGAATTACTGCGGATTGTATCAAGGTCATCTATTCGATCTTGTTTCCCAGCCAATACATCACTACTAAGACCACCACCATTACTTGTAGCGGCCTGTAGTTCTTTTAGTTTAGCCTGTACATCTCTCACTGCATTACCTAAGTTTGTAAGCTGAACAGATGCAACAGGTGAATTAGGAGTTGATGGGACAGTGTTATCAATTGCATCACTATTTCCCTCAACTAGTAATATATTTGTAATTGTTGAGTAGTATTCCTGTCTAAACCCATCTGCATAGTTAGGATCAGGTACATAAAGAATCATCTCAATCTTAAGTCTACCAGTACTGAGACCGTGATTGTTGAAGAATATTACTAACTGATCACCCTGTACCTTACAATTCTTACAGACACCATCCTTCTTCTCAACACAGTATGACTTAACTTCATTATCAACGGTAGCACGAAGTTCGAAATCACAATCAGGAAAATTAGTGAAATTATTTAACCTGACAGCTAGTGGGAAATCACTTCTATAGTTTATTCTCACTGTCCTATCTGTACTACTGCCTAATATTAATTCATCCATCTTAGTCTAATTTAAACTCAATATCTTTCAAGGTGAAGGTTTTTCCAGGACAATCAGAAAGCTTCAATACAGTAATGCATTTTCCATCTGTACTAATCCTGAAAGAAATATCCTCTACCTTATATTCTTTTCTTCCATCCTTATTCCACATCCAGCCATTTCCCATTGTTAGTGACTTAATATAAACACTAGCGCCGAGAAGATCCTTATACTCAATTAATCCAGACCTGCCAGACTTAGGAATTCTCTTCTCATCATCCTTACAAAAACCTCTCATAGATCTACTTCTTTGGTACTTTATTAATAAACATCTTTTTAATTGTATCTACTAATCTCTCAGGGTCTCTTTCACGTCTAGATGGAAGTTGATCAAGTTCACCAAATAGTCCCTTTGAAATCTTATCAGCAAGCATACCAGATAGGTCAAATCTACTAGACTCTGGAATCAATGTTACTCTATTCTCATCAACGTGGTAGTTTAAGAAAGAGTCTGCATTCTCTGAGAAAGGAATCCTAAGCAGCTTAATAACTCCATCATTCCTCTTTGATGTATACTCTGCACGACCACCACTGAGCTGATCTAAGACACTCTCATAAGAAAATACAGTAACACTATTTAAGAATCCATACATATAGCTATCGTTCTCATCTCTCACATTTTCATAGAGGAAAGACAGCCATGATAGTACCTGTTTTGGGAAATGTTTAAATAGTGGTTCTTTCTTTACCTCAGGATTAACATAGTTTGGGTCCCAGGTTCTCAATACATTTTTCAAGTCTGGATTACCCTTAAGTCTTTGCCAGAATGATGAATACTGCTTTGTTCTTAATACAATCATTTATTCTAATTAGTTTGTCCTTTTGCAAGTAAGTCGACGTAATTATTCCAGTATGAGTCTCGATTAATAGTTCTTTGGTGTGCTTTTACCCATTCAAAACTAATCTTCCCTGTAAGACCTTTTCTTTTTATTACGTCGTCTATCTGTCCTTTTACTTTCTTGATGTATGGCTCCTTGATTCTCCACTTGCCTGTACACCACTCTCTAACACCAATATAATCTGCAAACACTACTACTTTACTTGCATTACTTGGGATATTAAAATTAGAGAGGGCCATAAGTACACCAATCATTTCAGCCGTTGGATTACTACAATTTTTACTGCCATACTCAGCCTGCATGTAGTCTGGGGTTAATTCTTGACTATACTTATCTAGGATTGTCCCATACTTACCTGCACTATCATCTTGCACCATAACACCACCACAACCAAGTCTACCATTATTCTGCTTGTCTAGGTGTGATCCGTCGGTGTAAATATTAATTATCATATATCAAAATTTTTACTTAGTGAACAATACTTGAAAGGTTCTAAGTTAATCTCATACTCCTCTCTCATAAACTTTCTAAATCTTCCTGTCTTCATCTCACAAATACTAGATAAGCAGTCGAGAAATTCAGGACCACTTACCTTACTTATTGATTGTCCCAACCAAGTCTGTAAGTTTGTGTTGAGATAAATAAAAGTATCTAAGTATTTATCCAAGTCCTTAGTAGTTGTGTCATTACTAGCATTATAGAAGATTTCAGCGTGGTTTGAAAAATAGAGCTGCTTAAACATCCCTAACCACTTTGATGAAATAGAGAGATTTGAACCATTATATAAGTAGTGCACCGTAAAACCTGAACTATTGAACCTACCTATTATAAAATTATCAATAGTTATATCTTTCTCTCTAATAGGTGGACACTTATCAGAATACATTAGCTCCATGTATCCCCTGAATATTTCCAAATTTCTCATATCATGCTGTATAAGTGAACAAGTGGCATTCCTTGTAAAATAACTGTACAATTATCTCTGAATACCGTAAACCCGCTCTTATCACACAAGCTCTTATAATCCAGGAGTTCTAGGATTGTATCAATGTCATCCACAATAAAAGTAGTAATGCCAAGTATACATCCATCACTAGACCTATTATAATCGCTTGTATAGGTAACAGAAAATGGGTAGATGTCATATTTTTCCAGGTACTTAATAACCGCCTCCTGAAAATCTGTACTACTTATCATACTACTAACTCTTTTACCGGTTTTTCAAGTAAGCCGCTTCCATTTAAAATCTTAGCGAGGACTGATCGATGGCAGCTATCATAGTCACTTCCATAGCCGAGTAATACAATAGACCTAGCACCTGATAATTCAACTAGTGACTCAAGCTTATCAATTATCCTCTTAAGATCAACCCTCTCTGTTATTTCAATCGCGTATAACTTCTTAAACTCATCAATACTTAATGCCTTATCCCTTTTCTTCCTAAATAGTTCATTACTTGGAGATAATTCCTTCAGGTGTACAGGTGAACCACTATACTGTCCAATTAATTCTGAATTTTCGATATTTCTTACTATAAAGATTGGCAAGATATTATTACTCCTAAATCTCTCAAGTGTCGCAGGAGAAACAAAGGAGGTGTTTATTTTAAGTTCCGATTTCATATTTCTCTAATTGTTTTTAAATTTTTTGTAACTTTTTCTAAATCCATCCGCGCTAGAAAAACCAGAGGACATTGTATTCTTTTTCCTCTGACTACTTCCGCCCTGCATTGCTTTCTGTTGTGTCATCTTCTGTTGGAATTGTGTTGTGCCTCCGAATTTTTGACTAGACGCCGCAAATCCACTAGGTGCAGTACGAAGTCTATTGAGAAGTGATATGTTACTCTCTATCATAGCCTTCATTGTTGCTGAATCTATGTGGTAAGATATATCAGGACAATCTAAGATATTACCAACATTAGACAGGCCACTACTCTCAATGAACTTGTTTAACATACACAAGGCCTCAGTTAGATTACTTGATGCCATTAATGTATCAGTAGTTGGCTCATAGATTTTATACTCATGCCTGGTTGGATCATGATTTATTACTATTTCTATCATAACTTCAAAAATAAAAAGAAATACTGACTATCTTATCAATATTTCTTACTTAACTAATAGACCAAGCACTGCACCTACTAATAAACATACTGCTGACATCCAAGTAGTTCTTCTCCTACCTTCTTTCTTCAGCCTCTTATTATCTGCGGTTAGTTTAGTGGTTTGGTCTATGTAGTATTTCTCTTTCTTTGCTTCTCTTAGGTTATACTGGACAATTAGTGAGTCTTTAATTCCCAATAACACACTATCTCTCTTAACTAATTCCTTATAGTCCTTTACTGCCTGCTTATGATAATCTAAGTCCATTATCATCTTATTTATGGTCCTCAGATTTCCAGGTGTTATTGTGATCAGTGTGTCGTTATTAATTACTACTTTCTCTTGTGCATGTCCAATAATAGGTAGTAGTAGGAAGAAAAGCATGATTACCTTACTCTTCATATTCTTTTATTTTTTTCCTGAGGTAGTTAATATTGCTATCGAGTGGGAGGCTGTCAATCTTATTTAACTCCTCTACCCTTTCTCTCCAGACAGTACTAATTCTCTCTTTTATTACTGTTACTGTGTCTCCTACCTGTTTTTCCTGTGTCTTAAGTTCCCCTATTCTCTTATTTTCCTGTCTTACTAGTTTCTCGGGTACTTTCTGGGGAGCAAGATTAATTGGACCTGGCTGATATATACATTTTCCAACATACATACCAATACCAAATCCAATCAATACTAGTACCACGAGAAGACTAATCCTCTCGTTTTTCTTTTTCACTTATCAATATTCCTACTCTATATTCAAGGTCCCCACGTCTTTCATAATTGAGGTCTAGGTGAAAAATTCTATAATCACATTCACCTAGTCTCTGAATCAAGTGAGAATCCCATTTATTAGATTCATCAAGCTTTCCTATCAAGTCTTTCAATTTCTGTACCTTGACTCCACACTTAACTAATGAATCTAAGTCATTTTGAGGATTTATTTTTTCTTGCATCCTCTCTAATTCACTTACTGCTTCCTCTCTATTCATTAAATCCTCAGGCAGCTCTTTCAATCTATACTGCCTAGGATTAACATCTTCGTGCACAGTGTTAACATAGGTATTTCCAACTTTCTCACTAACTATCTCAACTACCTTAGCACTATATTCTTTCATGTTATCAAAAATATCCTTAATGCTTCTGATAGTCTCTAGTTGTGTTGTAATACCCAAGCTAACAAATACACCTACCGAATTATTAGGCTTGTCAGTACTTTCAACTACATTAAATACTTTGAATATGTAATTATATACTGACTCAACTAATCTATGAATCTTTTGTCTACTTATCATACTTTAATACCTTGGACCCTTATAACTCACATTGAAGTTCTTAACGATCAGGTTCTTAAAATCTACATTATAATTACTACGGCCATAATTGAAACCATAGAGTGCATACTTATTCATTGTCCTCTCTACTTGTTGCCATTCCTCTAAGTAATCCTCAAAGTCTGATATAACAACTAAGATAGAGTCGTCCTTGTAGTGATCTCTGAAGTACTTGATACCTTTTGCCATTCTAGTACCACCACCCATTGAGATATGTGGAATACCTTTTCTTGGGTCAATGTCTCTAAAATGATCCTCTAGCTCTGTACTCCAACTGATAATGTCATAGTGAAGACCTCTACCAATTGACTTCATCTTTCTTGCAATAGTATTCAAGACTCTATCAACCAGTTCAGTATCCATAGAACCACTAACATCGATCAAGTATACAATCTTCGGTTCATCCTTAATTGTAACTCTAGGTAAGATAGCTGGGGCGATAACAGTTCGATTGATGCCTTTGTTATAGTTCCACATCATATCTTTCTTAATCTCCTTCTTAACTACCTTATTCTTATAGTTCCTGAGTACTTGATCTATTGCTTCATCGACTGGATCTGCATTGCTCACCTTTCGCTTTGCACTAGATGTTCCACTACCACTACAACCAGTTCCACCGCCAGCCTTAATTTCGCCAACCTCTCTTTTTCTATCAGCGTCATCTCTAGAGTCTGTACAGTGATCATGATAAGTACCACCTTCTAGTTCAGAAAAGTCAGTATCTCTAGTTCCCTGATTACTACTTTCGGTTTTCTCAGAGTCACCCTTGAAACCACCAGAATTACTAGCATCGTTTCCTTCACCACCTTCTTGACCATTACTTGAACCTTGGCCGTCCTTACCTTGATCTTGCTTCTTACCTTTACCGTCAGACATACCCATCTGTTCCATAAGGTCATCCAGATTATTCATTGCACTATTTTCATCACCAAGCGCATCCTGGACATCATCAGAAGTAACATCACTAGTATCGCCGTTACCACCTCTGCTAATACTGATCATCATCTTAATAAACTGATCAAGATTCTTAACGATCAAAATAAGATACTCAAGATAGTCGGCATTATCTGGGAAAGGTGTACCGTCTGCCATGTGATATCTCTCTGGCAGGATAAACTTAATCTTAGCCTCATTTCCCATTTTCTTGAGACGATCTTCTATCTTCTTCTTGACTTCCTCATCTGTAGTTGTCTTGAGAAGTTCCTTAAGTTTATCGCTAAGTGTATCTGGGAGAATTTTTGATAGCTCAGTCTCCATAACCTCCACATCATCTTTGCTTAGGACCTTAGTATTTACCTCCATGTCCATTGCAATATTGTGAAGACTATGATTAAGTACTGGATCATCAATAACTCTCTCAATCAGTTTATCACCAAAATTGATACCACAGCCTTTATTAACTGTCTCAATCAATTCACCCCTGTAATCTCTGAGCACATTACAAATTCTAGTATCCATTTCTTCATAGATACCGTCAAGATGTGCTAGATAGATGTGTCCGTATTCATGAAGCTTTACACGATAGTCAATATCATTAACTCCAGTACGTGCACAAACAACATTATAGGTAGTGAACTCTTTTTTACCTTCACCATCAAATGACTGATGCCTATATGAATAACCTAGTTCTGGATTCTGAGGATTATAAGGCTTATCAAGTTTCTCCTTAAGTATGTTTCCCCAGTTCCGATTATTATAGGCCCTCTTTACAAGGTTCTCTATAAATTCGAGTTCTTGTCTTGTTTTCATTGCTGATTTCTTGTTAGTTATAATTTGGAACTAATAAGACTTTGAGTGATAATCATAGTACCAACCCAAAGTCCTATCTTAACTTAACTACTCATCAACACAGCTCTTTACCTCTGGGACGATTTCAGCTAATGCCTTATCATCATTGTTCAGGTAAGACTTTCTAACTGTCTTAAGCTTGAAACTGATCTTCCTCAACTCAGACTGTGTATTCTTAATATCAGTCTTAATACTAGAATCGTATGAGAACTTGGTATTACTTACAAGCGCCTTCAATGACACCATAAGAGTTGCAAGATTGTTCCAGTAGTTAATATCACCTGCGAATTTCTCCACAACTACATTAGCTACATTTTCACCACTAGGGTCAATCTTATAACCACTAACAAGCTTCTTACCTGATGTTCTGAAGATTTCACAGAACTGCTGAACAATACCTGGATCCATAGGACGATCAATACCCTTAACATCTGGGTCATCTATCATTTCCCTGATCTTGTTTGAACTTGCATTCATAGCAGCGATATCCAATTTTCCGTCTACTGCACTATTGATAATATCTCTGTAGAATTTCTCATACTCAGGGATCTTATCATTGTTCATCTTCTCAACGTCATTCACAACATCGATCATGGCCCTAACGTAATCATCAACAATGTTAGTCTTGATTACCTCACCATTGCCACTACGCTTGAGACCCATACCAATAAGACCATACATCATGCTCTTATAGTTGTCTGAATTAATACCAGCACTACCAAACGCAATGTAAGTAGCAATGGTAATATCTCTAGCGTAACAAGCAGATCTAGGTGATATGAAGTTAGGAAGGTCATTATCACCATCGATGTCAGAGTAGATTGTCTGCAGCTCCGTCACACCAAGATCAACAGGCCTTTCACCACCTGACATCAATGACTTTGTTACAAACTTAATACTCTTCTCGAAATGCTCACCAATCATAGCAAGCTTCTCTGGACTGAACTTCTTCTCCTGTGAATCAATTTCCTGCATCTGCTTATAGAGGACGTCGAAATAATCAACCCTCTGACCTGATGCAGAACCCTCGAACTTGTTGAAGAATACGTCGAGATCATTAACACCCACCTTGAGATTATATAGCATAAATCTGTTCAACATAGGCGGAAGAATTGTAGCAGTATTACTCAAGTTATTTGCGTAATTACCTGCCGCTACTACCAAAGTATCCTCTGGTAATCTCTCTGAATCAATCTCCCTGTCGAATACAAGACTCAACAAAGCAGACTGTACGTACTCATGACATGTTGTTAACTCATCCAAGAAAAGTAGACTCTTCTTTCCATTTCTTCCATTTTCTAAGATTCTCTTAAACCATGCAGGCTTGAGGTGTCTAGCTGAATCAAACTTCTCTAAGTCTGATGGAGCACAATCATAACCAAGAATAGCCTCAGAGCTCATTCTGTTACCATGCAATGCAACTACCTCATACCCGCGAACTTTTGCAAAAAGCTTAACTGTGGTGGTCTTACCAATTCCTGGATTACTCAACAGAAACAAAGGTACACCACTAAGTTCACTCACTTTCAACGCAGCGAAAATTCGCATGTTAATTGAATCATTAATTTTACTGTTTGCCATTTTTACTATTAAAATTATAATAATTTATCTACAATTATAAGTAATCTAGGTCTTCTTAGGAACATCTCTGTAAGTTTCGAGAAAGAAAAAAGATGGTTAATTAAAGATTTCTCCTTAACTAACCACCCCTCTGCATTATTCATACTCATACCGACCTTTTAGCAGGTTGTATAAGTCCATGTAATCTATGCCGTTTTTCTTAGCAGCGATTATATCCTCTGAACTTAAACCGTACCTACCAGATCTAACACCAACATATAAGACACTATCATGATCGAAACTAGTCATGCTCAGGATGCCAGATATGTTCTGCTCTTTTACGGCATTATCAACTACATGGATAATACTGCAAAGATTACGAGGTATTCTTAAGTAGGCTACAATACACTGAGCAATATACTCTGATGCAACCTTAGCCGATTCTGTGTTTCCAATGCTAGGTACAAGGCCAATAGCAGGAAATAATACATAGATTCGACGAGGATTAAAACTTGCTAACCTCTCCCATACATCAAACTTAGGCTTTAAATCAAATATAGACCTAGGTAAGATGCCAGGTTTTCCATTACTATCATAAGACTCTACCAGACAATCAAGTGCATCTACTATCAAGACACTCTTAACCTTCTCATTTCTGGTATAATCAACTGTTGGCTTCTGTGTTGTACTATTATTACCCCAACTAGTACCAACATTATTCCAACTGCTACCACCACTGCCCCAACTTCCAAATCCTGTACTCTGTTGGGTCTGCTTTTCCCACGGTGCAGCCTCTCCAGCATTATTATTGTTACTACTACTGCCCGTTTTCCAAGGCTGACTACTTCCAAAAGGTGTATCTGCCATTTCTTTTTCTTCTGCTCGTTTTAATTCAATACTTTCAACCCTTGCTAAGTCCTCATTATACTTAGACTGCTCATCAAGTAATTTTTCGATTCTGAGGTCCTCACTTTCATCTTCCTCTTCATCGTCGTAATCCTCAATGTCATCATCATCTAAGTCATCATCGTCCTCCCTCGGATACTCTGAATAGTCGGGAGGTAGATATCCAAGATTCTCCTCTTCCATAAGCATTACTCATCACTCTCATCAACATTCTCAGCCTCTTCTGCCTTCTTGTTCTCCTGCTCGACCCTCTTCTGCTCCTTCATAAGATCCATCAAGAAACAGTCACCATTAGCAACTGTACACTGTGAATGGTCCTTACAGTAGAACTCACAGATACCATCACAAACAGTATCAATAACCGCATCAAGACGAACAAGTGGATTTCTTCTATTCAACTTCAAGTAATAATCCTTAAAGTCTGGCAAGTTCTCCTCAAGTGTTCCCTCAACTGGTACAAGACCACTATAAATCTCTGGATCTGATTGGCCTGTCTTATTCCTCTGCTCACCAAGTGAATTACAAAAATCACAAAAACAAGACTCAGGATCATTAGGCTCAGTTGGATCAGCTAAGGTAGATGCAACTAACTTACCATAAGGACAAGCATACTCACATATAAGCTGATTCGTATTCTCAGTGTCAACAGCCTTCTTGAACTGTAACTTGATTGTTCCATTCTCCGCTGTCTCAAACTTAACGTTAACTACCTTAAGACCTGCAATACTTTTTTCTTCGCTCATAAATTTTACTATTAATTTTCTTATATTATTATTACATAAGTAAGGTTTTTAGAGGACTACAGAATAATGCTAAGATTCTAAAGGTTTATCCAGCTTTTCCAACAGTTTAAAGCCTTCTACTCTTTTACCACCTTTTGATACAGAAGTTCTTTTAAGTTCAAAATAGACGCTTAAGTCACTAGCCTTTGCAGTAGCCTTATAACCAATACTCTTATAAAGATCAGTAAGCGTTGATTTTATACTAGATTTAGAATAAGCTTTACCTACCTCAAAGGTGTTGTAGATTGCACCCCTTAGTTTATCCTCACTGAAAGATAATACACTAAGCTTTTTATCTATCAAGCCTATATCGTAACCTAGTGACTTGCACCCACCTACACCTAAATTATTGATATATTCCTTAAATCTCTTATTAGGTACATTGTCTAAGATATTTCCAAATCCAGAAAGGTTAGAGGATTCACACAGCAATTTTAACTTATTTCTCCTATTATTCCCCAGCTTCTTAAACTCCTTAAAGAATTTCTTCATCTGTAACTTCTCTTCCTCAGTGTAGTCTATTAACTGAATACCTAACTTGTCCCTTATAAATAATTGTAAGTCATCTACGTTATTATCTACAAACAGCTGAACTAATTCCTCTAATGTTCCGGTATACTTGGTTTCTATTAGGCTCCAGTTCTTTGATAGGATTCCTTTGTACTTATTATATGCAGGCTGGTAAGATAACCCCTTACTACTACATAATGTCTTGTACTTTAAGATATCCTCCTTCGTTTGTAAGCTATCTATAAACTTCATCAGTTCCTCATCTTTAAGAAACATTTCAGTCCTTCCTTCAAACCTCTTGTTGGCTAGTCTGCGATGAATTATCTTTTCACAAGTCTGATCAAATTCATCACCCTCAAATACCTTGATAACTCTATAGAATGGGTTATGTGTATAGTATCCTTTCATACGCTTATCAAAATTTCTCGTATGACCAATCTTAATTACATTCTTAAATACTGTTGGGTTATCAAAGCTATCACTAGCCATCATCTCTATTATGTAAAGCATGTTCTAATTAATTTTTGTCGTTATTATTATCTTCTATCTTACTTAATAGCTTAAATCCAGCTGTTCTTTTTAGACCATCAGAGATTAAAGTTTCTCTAGTCTTAAAATAACAATTAAGGTCATTAGCTTTTGCAGTTGCCTTATAGCCTATATCCTTATAAAGCTTTGCAAGTGTTGATTTTATACTAGATTTCGTATAAGACTTACCTACCTCAAATGTATTATATATTGTATTCTTTACCTTATCTAGATCAAAACTTAAGACACTTAGCTTCTTATCTATCTGTTCTATTTTATATGACAATGACTTACAGACCTCTACACCTAAAGTATCAATATATTCCTTAAATCTCTTGTTAGGAACATTATCTAAGATAGTTCTAAATCCAGGTAAGTGGGACGATTCACAAAGAAATTTGAGCTTACGCCTTCTATCCTTCTGCCTGTCATACTCCTCAAAGAACTTATTAAATACCTCGTTATCAACATCAATATCATTTAGCTTATCTAGTTCATTAAAGACTGCAAAACGATCAGCATAATCTACCTGCTGTATTTCATAGGCTCTAAGCTCAGCCACTCTAACTAGGTTATTAAATACGGGTACGAGCTTAATACTACCGTCGGGATTTTTCACAGGATTAACTGCCACAAAATTCTTCTTATAGTTCCAAGCTCTAGCATTATCTTGATAGACCTCAGATAGGTAAGCTTGATTTTCCTCAGCTACTTGATCAAAGGCCTTTAATAAACCTTCGGAACATTTTATCTTATTATCCATCTTTTTATTAAACTCCTCTTCTGGTTTCTTATTACCGCTAGTTACTGTTCTAAAGAATAATGTTGCTTCATCTTTCCATGGATTCTCCCTTAATCTCTGTCTACCAAGTATTTGAGGTAAGTCAAGGGATATATCAACAGCCAGTGTATCTATATTAGCATCACTTACTACAAAGGATTGGGCGTTGTCACTGTAAAAGTCAGCACCCAAGTAAACCGTTCTAGTACAGAAAGTAAACATCTTTCTAGGCTCATCTCTCAACGGTACCCTTCCAATATCAAACTTCTTTCCTAATCTCTTCTGTATTTTTCTAATATTATCCTGTGTATTAGCTACTAAGATATTGACTTGTTCAGGTGTTAATCCTGCACGTTTAATGATATTGGTAATGTTATTAACTGAGTTAACATAGAAAACAGCTTCCTTAGATTCTATCTTCTTAACTTTGCCGTTCTGATCCTTTACGAACCTATACTCAAACTTTCCCTCTAGATAAGACTTAATAATTGGTTTGACCTCAGTATAGACAGCTTTCAACGTCTTAACATACAACATAGGACGTTTCACTCTACTACTATCCTGTGAACTCCAGTCTAAGTCATAGTAAGGAAGATCTTTGAACTCCTCCAACATATCTAAGTACTTATCGATCATAGGTGTAGCGCTGACATAACAAACCTTCTGTACACCTTGTAAGTTGCTGACAAATTGAAGCTCTGTATCCGACTTGAACTTGCTATCAGTGAAGATACTTTGAAATTCATCTATTATCACCCTGAAGTCAACGTTGCTGTAGTTGAAATGAATTATCTCCTTGACGAGCCTGTAAGAATCATAAGTAACTAGTATCTTAATAGGCCGCTCTTCGAACAAACACTTATTAATATAGCCAGTTAATTTCTTAGTTAGCTCCTGGAAAAAATTCTTCTTCGAATTTTCAAGTTCCTGTTTTTCTTTTTCTATTTCATCCTTGGTTTTGTAAGGACTACTTTTATATTTCTCTAGCTTCACCAGGTCTTTATCAGTCCTTGGTTCTTGTTCAAACTCATTCACTACTAAGAAAACCTCGTCCTTATGCTGATCATACTTATTTTGAAGCAAGATCTTTCTAGGACTACATAGTATTACGTTCTCATTGTTAGTAATACAATACTCAGTAAATCCACACCCTGGTATTTGCTTATTCAGGATGTGAGGGAAATCATGAAGCTTGAAGCTAGGGATCTCCGAAATGTACCTATATCCTGCAGGTACCACAATTGTCTTTCTATCCATCTTTTTTATTATTTAAATTATACACTCTCTCTTCTAACTTGGGCTTTCACCCCAAGCTAAGCCCCGCACACAAGAGACTCCATACTGTCGTCCCCTGTGTTAGGGCTATATCTCACTAGTAAGTCTTTCAGATGGTATAACATGCAAAAATCAATATTTCATAGTAGATTTAGCTATCAATAAACTATATATATCTCTGCCGTGAAAAAAATATTACACTTGAAGTATTCCCGATAATATCTATATCGACATCGATTTATGACCTCCGCTGGCGCTCCGCCCATTAAATCTCCAAATTGCGATGCGCCCTTTATCGGGGTATTTTCAAGTTTACCCTCATATGAGTCCTGAGCCGTGCTCTGCCGGCGAGGCTACGAATGAGTGAATATCTTCCCCGGGTTCAATATGATCTCCCGAATGGTAATGAGGGAGGGTTCATATTGTGGCAACGGGAAGGCGGGGAAGCAAGGAGTAGTCGTAGTGGAGGGAGGATGTAATCCGAGTGTAACGGAGGCTACGAATTGGGTGCGGAGCCTAGCTTGCCCAAGAATGTCACAAAAGTGGTCTCTGTATTAACCTGCCCCTCTTGAAACGCCCTAAATCCCTTATTAGTGTAGAATCATATACTAACGCTTAAGTAGTTGGCAGTGGGTGTTAGTGATTAGATTTCACGTGAGCAATACTGTCAACTAATGATTAGGCAATTTTAGTATGTGGTTTTTGTTTTACCCTCATTAAATCTCAATAACCTTTACGTGGTATGAGGGATAACTAGCACTAAAGTTGTGAAACTAATGATTGAGCGATGCTATTAACTTATCTCATAGGTTATTAGCGGAGTACGGTGGCATGAGATTTATTATTGAATGTCATAAAACCTTAGACACATTATTTAACAATTTATTTACATGATGAATTATAATGACGAGAATTTATTAGTTATGATAGTTCAGAATATTAGTAGAGCCCAGGAATTATGGAGAAGCGAGGTATGTTGACGTCCGTATCAGTATCAATGGGATTGTTACTGTTAGGGATCTATATTGGCAGGAGGTCTGTTAAGGAGAAAGATAATAGTAAGAGGGTATTAGTCCCTGATGAAAGAAGGAAAAAGAGGGCCAAAGTTGATATAGTAGACGAAAGGAGAGTGGACGACGATACCGACAACTACTTAGGGGATCTTGTTATCTCAGGTAGGTCAATTACGGCAGGCTTAGTAGGAATTGCAAGAAGGATTATTAGGCGTGGTGTGATGAGCGTTTCCATAGGTGATAGTAAGAAGACGAGGAAGATTCTCAGTATTGGGGATTTTCTTAGTGAATTCAACAAGAAGGCTATTACAGTATACATGACAAACATACAAGCAATGAGTCGTTTGCCAAAGAATGAGAAAGAAATGTATGGTTTTTTGTCGAAGTATGGGCTAGAGATAAAATTTAAGGAGATGCTGGAGAGAAACATGAGCCAGCGTTAGAGATAGGGACTTAGTTCTTATCTTTATTTTTTTTTCTCCTCGCGCCACTTATACTCACACGCAGGGTAATATTAACCTGTAGAGAATGAATGTAGGGATGGTTTTTCGCGTGTGGATTAGTTTGGCGCAGATACCTTATATGTGATGTATAATAAAATAGAAAGAAGATGGAATTACCGAATTTGTTGGACTTTTACCTAACTGTGAAACCAATTCAGCCTAACTATGGTCTCTATCACGAGAAACTGATAGGGGCATTAATTAGAAAGGGTTATTGTTTTGGTGCTGCTATTAAGGGTCTTGCTAGTAGGTCAGTTAGATTAAGGTATGATCACATCGTTAAGCTACATGACCCAAACTATAAAGTAGTACGTATTAAGAATGGTGGGTTTACATTATCCTTAGTAGACTGTGATGAGGTTACTAATTACTACCCAACAGATGAAAGAGGTTATAATTCAGCTAGGATGTTAGTTAGTGTATCAAGTCCTGAATTATTAGAGAAAACAGGAGGTAGATCAGTCTGTTTGTTTATGTTTGCTAGTGAATTAATGGGAATTATCGTAGCTAGTGGGGGTATGACAGGCCTAACAATTCCTGGTGAGTTTTACATTAGACCCCTTGCTACTAATTATTTTATAGCTACTACTGGATTTCACAGGGTTGGTTTTAGTAATAGAGATAAGATTGGAAATAGTGTTAGGTTGTCAGAATATAGAGAGGGCAGTACAACATCTAAGCTAGTACCTGGCAAGTTATACCTGTACAAGAATAATACGAATGCTATTATATATCTTGGAAAAATAAGTAAGGTAGTACGTAATAGTTATTCTTGCCTATCTAGTGTTGCTGGTCTTTATAGGGTAGAGGAGAGCTTATCTAAACTACCTAGGATCAAATTGGAGAATGATGTAGACCTGTTCATTGATGTTGATTATGAATCTTGTGTACCTCTCTTAGATTCTCCCACAAAACCTACCTTACTTGAGTTTATATCAGACATGGTGGAGAAGAGCCAGACATGTGATCGTTTCTTTTGTGGTAGGAATGATAGGAAAACAAAACTTAGACTTATTGAAACAGATACAGTAATTGACTTACCTCGTGATTTTAGCCCGTCCGGTTTCTTTGGGTCAATTGCTAGCGACTTATATAATAAGACAGGGATTGATGTATTTATGGCATTATATCCAGACCTACTAAAAAAGGAGAATCTTGATAAGTTCTTGGGTATCCTAGAGTTTGAAGTAAAAAAGTCTGTAAATCTCAACTATACTCCTATTAAGAAAGGGGAGACGGATGCAGCTAAATTACTGGGCTGTTATTATTTTGATGATAGGACAACTGTATTCACTCACCCTGAACTCTTGGGGATGTCTGAGGATGAACTTATCAAGAGAGTAACTGAGATGTTAGAGAAAATCAAGTAAAATCCTTATAAGTAGAAGATATAAACAAATAAATATTATAAAATTATGGCGTATCATGAGTATACAATGATTATTCAAGTAGCCGGAGAAGATGGTGAAAATTGTGTATCAATATCAAAAGTGAGTGATGCGGATATGGAAGTAATGTATCCGATTTTAGAGGAAATTAAGAGAAACAAGGGTTATTTCACAAGAGGTAGTTACGTAAAGCCTGGAAAACCGTCTGGGAGAGATCTTTATAGGAGTTTTGCAGGGTGGGATGTACTTAGTTCTCACCTACCAGACCCACCTAGCGGATTTTTTGCAGTCTTAGAGGTTAAATTATTTCGAGACAATCCTTGGGAGATGATTTTAGTCGATTAAGATGTCCTAGAATCCTTATATATGTAATGAAAGTTATCTCAAGAAAATCAAATTCTTGGGATAATTTATTTTTAAACAATTAAAATTATACGATTATGAAGTTTAGAGAAATTCGTGAAGTAAGAGAAGTTCATCACAACGACAATAACAATAGTGGTGAGAGGAATGATATTGAAAGTTGGGAGAAGCTGATGGAAGAGTTCAGCCCCGATAAGTTTAAGTAGAATATTATTAGTTGGTTTAGGTAGGTAAAATCTGAGCCAACTAATATTTTTTCGCCCATGAAAGCAGGTAGATTCCTTATAAGTGTAATAATAATTTTAAATAATAGTATTATGGTAAACAAAGAGAAGGATACTGTATTTTTCAAAGCAGATCATGTAATTGAAGTAAGGTCTGAAAAGGCCAAGGCAGAGTATGATGATATACTGCCAGAGTTGTATTATCAGTAAACTAAATCTTAGCTGGTTATGTTATTTAGCCAGCTTTGTTTTACAAACTATTAATTATTATGGAGATCAAAAAAATTATAGACGAGTATAGTAAGTTAAGCAGTAGTGAGTTATTAGAAGTGTTAAAGCAGAGAACAGATCTAACTCCTACTCAGAAAAATATTATCTATGTCTACTTACACCCAACTAACCTAGGAGATATGGAGTTAGTTAGTAAGTTTCAGACATACAGGAATAATAAGGATGGAAATATCACAGGTAAACTTGAACCTGTAGATAATGAGATTATTATGCTGTTAAACGCTTATAGATGTAGACAGTATAATAAATATATTCGTCACCTACTTCATAGTTTTGTCAAGAAGGATAATAGTATTGTCCCTATTGATGGTAATGAGGTAGAGTCTTGCGGCATTTGTGGGAAGCCTGTTTATCAATATGGTAAGTGGCAAGAGAAGTGCTGTGAGTTAGGAAAGGATGAAGTAGTCAGGAAGGAACATTTATCTCTTGGTGGTGATGGTACTGATATAGTAGTTTGCCTTGATTGTCTTATACAGTTAGGTAAGCTTCATGACCTCCTACAAGAAATAGAGGGTCCTGATTACTTAGATAATTGGAAGAAATGATTTTCACTTTTTTCATAATTTTATAAATTTAAATTGTTAATATCCAGGGGAGTCCGTTGTAGTGATTATAATGGCTCTCCGACTTTTTTATTTTTTATGGCAAAGAAGAAAGAAATAGATTATCGTGAGACTTTTATGTTTCCAGATATAGTAGGCCAATCATTTCCGGTCTACTGTCTATCAGAGAGTGGTAGACTTTGTAATTTTAAGAACATTGTATACCCTAGTCCTTCATCGTGCAAGAGGTTTACTAGGAATAAGCAGCTTAGGAAGAGATCAATGCAGGCTAAGATATTTGATGCACTTATTAATGTTGGTTATTGGGAGCCTCTTACTGTATTTAGAGAGTTTCCAGTGGTTATACAGAATTCACACCGTCTACCAAATCAGAAAAGAATGTACTACTTGATGGATTATTATTTTCCAGAGCTTAGACTTGCGGTAGAGCTGGATAGTGAGTATCATGATGAGCAGGGTACTAATGACACTGATGCAATTAGAGACGAATACCTTTATAAGACACATGGTATTAGTGTATTTAGGATGAGAAATTTTGAGAAACCACAGATACAGAAGACAAAGTTTCATGACCTGACTAAGATGATACGTAGAATAGAGCCGGTAAAGAACTATGCACCGCTTGTTTTTAATACTGACCTCTTACAGCACTTAAATAGTAAAAGCTGTAATTAGGCTGGCTTAGAAATCTTATATATGTAGTGAAAATTAAAAATAAATTATATATAAAGTTATGATTAAAATATCATCAAGTGTAGATCAAGGTGGACAGAGAATGGTAGTAACAGTGAACACGAACCTGATTGATAGATACTATCCTCACTTGTGTGGAATGTTGAAAGTATCTAAGACTTGTCCAAGAGGTATACAGGTTGAGAAAGCGGCCAAGGATACAGCAATCATTACGTTTCCTATCCCAAAGAGTAATATGGGACCTATTAGGAATACGCCCGATGGAAATTCAGTCGTTGGTATTGATGCTAGTTTCTTAGAGCCACTCCTGAAAGAGCTTAATCGTTTTGCCAGCCTATCTGTTAGGAATATGTCAAAGCATGTTGAGTTCTTACCAATCAATGACTTAAGTGGTGGTTACAGTGAGGAAGAGAGACGAAGTGATGTAGTAACTGCCATCAAGAACAAGAGAGATTTTTTACTGCTTGATTCCTATAAGACATATAAAGAGGAAGTAGAAGCAGGTAGGTATCAGTTTAAGCAGGTCCTAGTTAAGTATGGGACTTCTGACTATGCTGATATTTCAATTTGGATAGAGAAAAATAACTTAGAACCGCTCAAGAAGTACTTCAAAGATAATGCGAAGGTAGTTGATTGGTTTTAATATAAGCTAGAGAAGAGAACAAATGAAAGAGTACAAATTAGTTGTGCTTTAGTAGTTAGGTTCTCTTTTTGTTTTTAACCTTTAATAGACAAAATAACAGATGGAACAACTTAGTCCAACAGTAATGATGATTTCAGGGTCAGAGCCTATTCCAGAGGGTACAGAGGATTACGTAAAGATCGCTCTCATGGGTCCTACTGATCTTAACCCAGCTAATGATTCATGGCAGAGTAAATTTGCCCAGGGTGTAGCGGCTATTACTAGTACAGAACCTGGTAAAGGTATTGTTCAGTTCAGGGGTACAAAGATTCTCCTCCTCAACTGTCAATCTAGTCAACCACAGAACCCTCAGATGACCTTTGATAATCCTGAGTTCGTTAATAAGCTTAGTGCAGACCTAGATTATTCAGGTGTAGCGGACGGTATTTTCTTCAATTTTCTTAAGAAGAGCACCGGTATTATTGCGCCTGTTGAATTCTCGCTCATTGCACAATCAGGTAAGGTAGTGACGAGGTGTAGTAATGAGTATGTGAATTATGGACTTATCAGAACATTATGCGAGAGATATAAGGCGCCTCTCTTACCCGGTGCGACTACTAGTGTCTTACTCGTCTTACAAACAATGTGGTCCTATATTCCAAAGTTTCAAGAGATTCAAAAATTTAAACTCCCAGAATAATGAGATCTTTTGTAGTATTGAAAGGACTTGTGAAGGAGGATAAAAGGAATTGGGTATTGAAAGAGGGATTATCTAGTTTTTTCTTAGACATAGATAACTTAAGATCATTATATTTTAAGCCTGACTATAAGGGTGACAGGGACTACTTAGTTAATTCTTTCGATGAGCTGGTTTATAGTAGGTTCATTGAGGTAGTATGTACAAAAGCTAGCACTGGTACTTTGATAGTAGTGGACATGGAAAATGAATCTACTGCTATCTTAGAACAGTTAGCTAGGATTTTTGGATATACTGTTTTTTATAAGGTGTTTCCAATCCCCCAAGACTATGTAACTAAGAACAGGAAGTATAGTGATCTTAGGTATATTCCCCATAGTAGAGTAGACCTGAAGAAAGAGGTAGGTAATTTCTTGTCACAATCACTGGAGAATAAGAACTTAATTACTACCTATAAGAACCTAGAGAAGTATTGGTCTAAGCGTGATGAGACAATAAAGCTAGAGGTAACTGATAAGGTCCTACATGTATCTGACTTACATTCTCACTACAATGCAATGAGTTCGGGAATACCACCTACATCAGATTATAGCTTAACAGTATTTCATGGGGATTACATTGATGGTCCTGTAGTTGGTGGTAGTAGGAAGGTAATGGAAAGTATCTTACTATGTGATAAAGAGAGTGTTAGATACTTAGAAGGTAACCATGAATTGAGACTTAGAAAATACCTAGGTTGGAAAGTACTAAAAGCAGCAGACCGTAAGATAGCAGCTTCTTGTATTTATAATTCTATCCCTGATCAATTCTTAAAGACAACTGCTAAGGAATTTGAGACCTTAAGTAGTGTTGAGGCCTGGGCTTGGATTGATGAGATGAATAGAAAGCTTAAGGAGTATGTCATCTATAAGAGGGGAAAGAATACCTACATATGTACACACTGTGGCATTAGATGGATCGAGCAATTAAGTCCAAAATTTGTAGGTAACCTGATTAATTCTAACAAAAACATTGAGCGTGTGGATGAGGCTTTTACTAAGAATTATGTAAGAGATAAGTTTTATTCTATCCATGCACACTGCTATTATCCAAGTGGTTTTAATCCCACTAAGTACAGTAATGTTGTTAACCTAGACCCTGAAGATGAGAATAAGGTTAACTATTACGTGAGTGAACATAAGAAGAATAATAAAATAGTATGCCTAAGAGAAGAATCAAGATAACAACTACGTCAGATAAAGTTGGTGAGGTAGTTGAGAGGTTATCAGGTAGTAGTGTCGAGGTAAGTGTGGTAGTAGATATGCCAGAAACTAAGGAGAATTTTGAGTTTCTAAGTAAGTCAGATTCTATTACTTCATGGGACTTTGAAGAGGTCATGAAAGAACCTTGTAGTAATTGTGAGTGTAGTAGTAAGAAAGAACTAGTAAAGACATCTATTAACTGTATCTTAAAGGAAGCAGGGATTGATACGATTACAGTTAAGCCAGATGAAGTATTGAAGCTGATTGAGTGTGTATGGGAGCTTAAGAAACATTACCCATCACTACACTATACAGAATCTAATATTGCTAGGGCGCTTAATTCTTACTATAACGATGACCTAGGTGGAAGTGACGCAACAGGATACCTAATTACAAAGAGAGTACTTACAGATTTCATAGGGGGTTATAATTCTGCCTACCTTGATAAAAGTAAGATTTACCCTGAACTCATAGATAGACTCGGTGAGGTATGGGATAATCTTGGCAAGTTTGATACATTGTCTGGACTTGTATATATGATTTATGATATTAACATTCTTGGATCAGCCCAGGGTGCACGATAAGGGTAATTAATCAAAGCCCGCACTCCGCCTAGTAGTACATTAATTTGTATTGCTAGGCTTTCTTTTCCTTATTAGTGAAGTAAAATAATAAATTAGTATGCATTTTTCAGTATTAGTAGTAGGAAAAGACAAAGATGATGTTATTAAGCAACTCGAATATTACAGTGAAGATCGAGAAGTAGAGTCTTACCTAAATGTCCCTTTTGATGATGTAGTGGATGATGTACTAGATAGGTATGAGTCAGAGTACAAAGGCCTCATAGAAAAAACAAAAAGTGATCCTAACTATGTTCCCCCTGTATATAAGAAGGGAGATCTAGATCGTTTCCTTAAGGTAGATTTTACAGCCCCTGAAGAAGAAGTTAGAGAAAAGCTGTATGAACTATTTGCAAAGGACTGGGGAAATGATGTACGTGAAGATGGAGTCTATAGCAGTTATAATCCAGAGGGTCAGTGGGATTGGTATCAGCTTGGTGGAAGATTTACTGGTAACTTATTACTATCAGACTTTGCTGTACCAATCAAAGGCTACGCTTATCCAGCCAATTATAATGTAGTAGAAAAGATGTACGAAATGAATAGCAGAAATAGGGCTGACTTTGCAAGACTAGATGATGTAGTAAATATTAGGGAACTACTAAGTAATGGTATTTCTAGCCTACTTAGTCCTAGTACTGGTTGGGTAGACTTGGATGGTAAGAGTGAAGATGATCTAGACTTCTACTATAAGAAGATACTAGACAATAAAGGTAGTGATGATGTTGTGGCAATTATTGACTGTCACTCGTAATATATAATAAGGTAGAATTATGAAAGTAGTAACAATAGTAAGAGGTGAAAGTGAGAATTTTGAAGGAACCATAAAGGTATACATAAGGCTTCCAAGATTTTTTATACCAGAGAAGATGGCAGATGTCCTGTTTAATAATTACAGTAAGGACAAGTTTCCAATTAAAGTGATGAAGCTTATACTAGACCCTGAGGGACTCTTTAATAAATACAGAGGACTTCCATTGGATACAGAGATAGATCATTACTTGGAGATTTATGATAACAGGTATAATGGGTTAGAGAAAGTACTCACACCTAAGATGATTCGTAGTATAATACTTAATGAAGTCACTGATGAAGCAATATCTAACCCAACACAGTATTATTCCATCGTTGATCCTTTTTACTTGGTTGGTCTTAGGTGTGATGAACATGCCAAAGTTAGTACATTCGACCCGGACATAACAATAGATGATTTCTTAAGAAGTACGGACAATCATCTCGGAAGTAAGAGAATTCTGAAGGAAATTATGAAAATATCTGCTCAAAATGAACAAAAAAGTGAGTAGGTCCGCTTAATTCCTTTATAAGTGGGTAGGAAGTTTCTTACTCATGATATAGATTTTTTAATATAAATTTCAAACAAAAAGAATGAAAGCTTACAATTTTAACATCTTAGTTGAGAAAGTAAAGAAGGTTGTTGCTGAGCAGAAAATTGGCAACTTCGTAATTACAAGTGAAAAAGATGACGATTATGACACATGTGAAGTCATCAGTGTTGGTGGTAAGGTAGTTGGTATTGCAGAGGGTGATATGCTACTGATCAGGCCAAATGCAGGTCATAATGTGAAAATTGGTGATTCAGAGTACACAGTTATTATTGACTCTGATGTATTAGTAATTCTTTAATCAATTAACAAAAGAAAATAGAAATGGAAGACAAAGTAGTAAAGACAGGACACGACACACAGGCAAAGATTATTGAGGGTGTTAGTAAGGCAGTTAGTGCAATTAAATCAACTCTCGGCCCTAGTGGTAAGTGTGTTGCTATTAACATGAATGGTTTTACAACTGAAATTACTCGTGATGGTGCAACTGTCGCAAAGAATATTCAGTTTAAGGACCAGGAGATGAATATGGGTGCAGAGCTAGTAAAGAAAGCTGCATCTGCCACTGAGGAGGTAGCAGGTGATAGCACTAGTACTACATCTATCTTAATTGAAGAGTTCTGTAAGCGTGGACAGAGAGCGATCAATAGTGGTGCAAATGTCAACGAGGTGAAGCTTGGTATGTTGAAGGCTCGTGCAAAGGTTGAGCAGTATATCAAGGAAAATGCTATCTTGGTTGACGGTGATATGGAGAAGATCCGTAAGGTAGCCACAATCTCTGCAAATAATGATCCAGAGGTAGGTGACTTGGTAGTTAAGGGTCTTAGTGAGGTAGGACTTAATGGACTAGTTACGGCTGATCTTGCTAGTGGTCTTGATACAGTAATTGAGACAACAGCTGGTATGAAGATTGAGCGTGGTTGGTCTAGTCCTAACTTCGTAACAAACCCTGAAGATGGTACATGTGTGATGGAGAATCCTTATGTACTTGTTGCGAGTGAACATATTGGAAGCATTAAGCAGATGGTAGATTTAATTCAGGACTATGATCAGAACAGTCAGGGTCGTCCACTTCTCATGATCGTTGATGAGATTGACGATAATGCAAATATGATGCTTGCAATCAATGTAATGCGTGGTGCTATTCGCTGTTGTGTAGTTAAGGGTATCGATTTTGGTGACTCAAGACGAAACATTATGGAAGATGTATCAGTAGCCGTTGGTGGTATTCATATTTGCCCAGAGAATAATATTACAATGACCCAGGCTAATATTTCAGTACTCGGTCAGGCTAAGAAAGTAGTAGTGACAAAGGATTCATGTGTTATCTATGAAGGTATGGGTGATCCTGAGGAAGTTAAGAACAGGGCTGAAATCTTAAAGGCTAGACTTGCAGACCCTAAGACATCAGACTACGAAAAGACAAAGTTTGAGAAGAGACTTGCTAACTTGACTGGTGGTATTGCTATTATCAAGGCAGGTGGTGCAAGTGAGGCTGAGAAGGCAAATAGAAAGGCAACAATTGAGGATAGTATTTTGGCGGCTAAGAGTGCAATCGAAGAAGGTTGTGTTCCTGGTGGTGGTTATACATTCTTGAGAGCTGCTATGTCTCTGACCAAGGATAAGAAGTTCTGGAAGGAGCTTACCGAGGATGAGGCAGAGGGTGCTAAGATTGTTGTTAACTCACTTCCTATCATTATGCACACTATCGCAGAAAATAGCGGTGTTAGTGGTGATGTGATAGTTAAGGAGGCTAAGTCATTGAAGCCTGGTTTTGGATATAATGCTAAGACAGGTAAGGTAGTTGACTTAGTAGAGGACGGCATCTTAGATTCAGCAAAGTCTCTCCGTGTATCATTAGAGAATAGTATTTCAGCTGCTAGTATGATATTGCTGGTTGACTGTACTATTACTGATGACTTGAGCGGTAAGGATGGAGCTGAGCCTGCAACTAAGGGTATGATGATGTAGTAGAAGTTGCAAATTGTTCATATATAAAGGGTACTGTGCTGAATTTTTTAGTACGGTGCCCGATTTTTAAGCCAACATGGACAAAACCGCATGAGAAAGCTCCTAAATTCCTAAAAAATGAGATAAAAATAAAAATAAAATCAATGGAAGGTATAGACGAAAACGATAATTACGGAAATCTAAACCTAAGTGACTTTGGAAAATTGGTAAAGAGTAGTGACTTAGAAGAAGATGATGGTGAGGATTACAAATGGAAGACTCTCCTGACACTAACTATGATGCCAAAACCTTTCGGGATGACTTGGAAGAGAGAAAAGATGATAGAATTCTTGAAGAGCAGGGGATATAGTATCGTAAAGAGATTTGACCTTGATACTGATGAAGAGTTCGAAGTTGCTGTTAAGTCTGGTTCTGAATATGTGCCGGATACGAGGAACATAGTAGAAGCTTTTTCAGAGGAGATGCAGAATTTTATTATTGAGTGGTCAGCAAGTTTTAACAAAGATAAGAAAGGATGAATATAAAGGACTCTGTACTAGCAAAATGGTCTATCTTAATTAATGCGTGTAAGTCATATTACATTGATTCACAGCCGACAGGTATTAGTGACTCTGATTATGATGAGATGGAACAGAGAGCAATTAACGAAGATGGTTTTTTCGTGAGGGATTATGTATTTGACACGTACTTGAAAGGTGTAAAAACAAAGAACTCGTACATTGAGAAGATCAAAAAGTTTAAAGCTCCTAAATCAATGTTAGATGCAATAAGGAAGTCAATAGTAGAGTTAGGTACAGATAAGATATACCTAGACTTGAAGTATGACGGTTCTAGTATTGCAGTCTACATAGATCCTACTAACGGAGTCCCAAAGAGAGTAGTAACAGTTGGAAATGCGAATATTAATGATTGGGGTGTAGATCAGACAGCTAAGTTGTTTAATTTTCTACCTCAACGATTTCCAAGAGGTATTGTTGCTATTCAGTGTGAAGCTCTTATTGATATTGAAAGATTAGATAAGAGTATTGATCCAGAAAAAGCAAGACAGAAAGCAAATGGTCTTATTAATTCTAAGTACTGTGATCAAGAAGTGTCAGAACTACTAACCTTAAGAGCATATAGGTATTATACTGATGACTCTGAGGAAGGTAAGAAAGTAAGGGAATCCGATTATAGAGATGTCTTACAGAGTTTCGATACGGTTAGGTCACAGCAAGATAACCACATTCTATTTAGTCCTGCACAAGTTTGGACATTACCTGAATTAGAGGGGATGCCAGGTTTTTGTGAGAGCGATAGAACAGTTACTGATACTGGTACTTTCTTAAATGATGGATGGGTGCTTTATAATGAGCATGGTGTTTGTCAGAGAGCTATCAAGTATGCAGGGGCTGGTAGTGGGACTGAGGCAATAAAGACCAGAGTAAGAAGTATTATTTGGAATGATCAGACTTGCAAAGGAAAAGATAGTTGGAGTGCTAATGTAGAAGTAGAGCCAGTACAAGTTAAAGGCTGTACAATCAAGAAACCAAGTGCAGGAAGTGTTAGTAAGTTAATAAAGAACAACATAACACCAGGCGCAGAAGTTGGTATTATCTTAGCAAACAGTACTATCCCTATGGTTGGTAATGTATTTAAGCCAGGAAACGGTGATTATATGTGGCCTTCTTGTAAGTGTGGTTATAAGTTAAGCTCTAAAGATATCTATGGTAGCCTATTGAAGTGTGGAAATCAATTGTGTAGTGAAAGATTGGGAAGAATGAAAAAAGTTCTAAACAATACAAACTCACCAAAGGATCTTGACCTGAATAAGTTGTTAGTAATTGACAGGTTTAGATGGGAAAATACACAAGTTTCAATAGATAGACTAGTAGAATTAGCAGCAAGTAATGATAGCAGTGGTTATTATAATTACCTGCGTGGATTCTTGAAAACAGAGCTCCAGATAAGAAACTTAGATCTTGTTTGGATGGCAAGTTTCAAAGCAATACAAGAACATGTTAGAGGAAAGTAGTAGTAACAGTTTTATCAAGACGATTAACGATACAGACTACACACAAACAGTTCAATATGTTTATCTTAAATTGATAGACAAGTATAGGAATATTGCAAGGATCTCAGATATATTTACACTTCTTAGAGAGTCGTTTGATATTGATGAGTGGATTGCATTAGACCCAAACCTCCTACAAAATGGAAACTTAGAATCTTACTTAATCGACGAACAGATTGAGTGGATGAATAATAGGCCAGTTGATTTTGATGATATCTACAAGGCACTATTAAAAGCGGGTGATTTTGTAGGGAGTGAAAAAAAGAAGTTTGAGCAAGGAAATGTAAGAGAGCGACTTTGGGCTATCTTCCTTGTGATTACTAAGCCAGAGTTAAATTTAAAATATAATTCTTAATTATAAAAAGATGATAGAAGTTAATTTGTATGCAATTCCTGCTAAGGATGCAGGAGCAACAGTAGGTCGTTGTATTGACCGTACACGTTATGACATGGACATTATGAAGGTTAGTGTAATGGAATTCGTAAAGGGTTTCTTGAAGACTAATATTCCTAATTTCGATGCATCAGTGAACAATCCTGACATTATTAGCTTGATCAATAGTGACATTACGCTCACTACGAAGGATTTTGCTTGTATTAACTATTACCTCATTAAGTCAGGTTATATGGTTACTATTCAGAATGTGACCGAAGATGAGGAAAATCCATTGTCTATTCCAGCTGAGATGATTGAGTGGAATATCATGGATTACAACTTTATGCAAAATGGATACCCAACAACTACTAAGATTGTACAGTCTGGTGGTACTGATGTAGTATCTGTGCTTGAGAATATCGCTAATAATACTGGCTTATTCAGTGAGGATAAGTTTGGTGGTATTAAGAACCCACTTAAGGAGTTAGTAGATACAATCAAGAAGGTCAAGGAGGTTAAGGGAAGTATTGAACCAGGCCCAGTTACAAAGGCTTATGAGGTACTTGATAACCTTGGCATTAAAGTATTCTGCGCAGTTAGTGAAGATTAATAGAAGATAGGTATGACAACATTACAGGATGACTTAATTGAAATCTATAATAACTTAATAGTTTTCAATAAAGATACACTTGTAAATAGTAATCCACTACCTATTACTGTTAAATTTGAGAAGGAGTCCAATTCCCTATTATTTGAACAACTTGGTAATTCAGTTAGGATTGGACTTCCTGTTTATTACTCGCTAGGTCTTGACAGTATTAAGCTAACATACCTACTACCGAAAGATTATGACTATCTTATGTATAACTTGAGTAGTCTTATATCTAGTGGTAGGTTACTAGATGATCGTATATGTCTTAGCCCTGAAAATTATGGCTTTGATGTGTATGGTGTTAACTTAAAAGAATTCTGGAAAGGCCCTGAGATACTAGGCACTGTTAGATTTGTGTCTAGTAATTCTTGGTTATTTAGGTTCATAACAAAAAGAAAATATAAGCTATGATTCAAGTAGTTGTAGAGAATGTATCTATTACTGGTATTAAACTTCCCGAGTACAAACATCCTGGTGATAGTGGAATGGATGTTAGAGCTGATATTGAAGAGCCTGTAACATTGAAACCATTAGAGCGCAGGTTGATAAGTACTGGATTGAAGTTTAAAGTACCAGAGAACATAGAAATTCAAGTTAGACCTAGAAGCGGCCTTGCATTGAAGAAAGGAGTAACAGTACTAAACACACCAGGCACAGTAGATGAGTCATATGAGGGTGTAGTAGGTGTTATCCTGATTAACTTAAGTGCAGAGGAAGTAGTAATAAACCCAGGTGATAGAATAGCACAGTTGGTTTTTGCAAGAGTAGAAAAAGCAGAGTTAAACTTAGTTGCCAAGATCTCGGGAAGTACAGAAAGAGGTAGTGGTGGCTTTGGTAGCTCAGGTATTAATTAAAAAAATAAAAAGTTATGGAATCAAATGAGAAATTAACAATGGGAGATGTTGAAAGAAAAAGTCAATTAATAGTAGGTTGGAGAAATGCAGATGATGTAGCGGCTAGTGTATGGAGCAGTATTCATAGTAAACTGGTTGATGGTACTCTTGTGTTTGCCTATAAAGCCACCAACGATAAGACTGACTTAGTTCAGTTAGTAGTAGTTAGAAATCTTAAGAGGGATCCATTTGGTAACCCTACTAGTTTGGATAATAGCTATGCAGTTGGTATGGTAACAAAGGGATTCACCATGCTCCTTCCTAATGTACCTCTTACTTATGTTGAAAATGATGTGATTAACGACATGAAGAAGTATAAGGTAGAGAAAGACTTGATTGATCTTTATAAGCAGGTTATTAAAAATTTTGAAGAGAAGTATGGCAGTAAGTAAGCAAAAAAGACCTAGAGTATTAGCAATCGATCTTGGTTATTCATCAGTTAAGATTTCCTTTATTGATGATAATGGGAGCTTGGTAAATTATAAGATGATATCAGCAATTTCCGAACTCCCCGAGGCACCACTTGAGATTGATAATGATACAGTATTTAAGCTGAATGAAAAGTGGTATGTAATTGGACCTAACTCACTTAAGCTTGATAGAAATTATCGACTTAAGCTGGAGACATACGAGCAGATGAAGGCAATCTATCCAGTTGTGATTAGTTACTTCCTCAGCAAGTATTCAGATATTAAGTGGGACAAGGTAGCAATTGGACTATCTATGGCATTTAGTGATAAGGCAGATGATCTATTAAAGTATCTGTATGAGTCACTCTTGATTAGTCCTGATACCAATTTCTTTGTATGCTTGCCACAGGGTCTTGCATGTAAAGCGGCTTTTGCTAAGTACGGTCAGAATGTAAAAGATAGCAATATTCATACAACAGATAACAAGCTAGATTCATATGTAATCTGCGATGGTGGTTATCTAAGTATTGATATTTGCGCAGTGATTGACCAAAAATCTGCAGCTGGTGCAACTATTGGAATTCCTGATACGGGTGTTATCTGTATTTCTAGAGACATCGCAGAGTATATCTATAAGACGTACGAATATAGAATTTCAACAAAGGAAGCACAGACGGTAGTGGATTCTGGTATATTAACGAGGAGGGGAAAGGTAATTGACTTATCAGATGTAGTAGATAAGTACACTAGAATTTACCTTGCTAATGTACTTAACCTATTAGAGGAAAAGTACTCATCACAGTTAGACGCAAGTAATGGACTTCTGATTGTAGGTGGACTATCTCACTTCTTCGCTAAGTACTTGAATGATGAGCAGTTTATTAAGGAGGTAGAAAAACACTTCCCAGTTAGCTTTATCCACGTACCAACAGATTACGGTGAGTACTATAATTCAATCAGCTATATGTTAATTGCAGAAAAGCTGATGGGTTATGTAGAACAATAAAAAAGAGATAGAGGGATTATGAATTAATATAATCTCTCTATTTTATTTTAATATTTAATATGACAAGTAAGACAATTAAGGGTCAGGCATGGATTATGGGAAATAAACTATTGCAGGACCAGACGTTAATCTTATCTAATGGAGAAACAAGCAATAATACAGTAGCACTAGTAGAGGATATCTGGAAGGACTTAACCAGCGATAGTGGAACATATAAGTATAATGGCAAATCTTATTTCTACTGGACTTATAAGATGACGTCAATGGAAGATGACAACACAGAGGTAGAAGTAATGATTGAGTGCCCTAGACCTAAAGATGGTTTGTGGGGTGATGGTCCGTTTGATCAAGAACTAGCTACTGCAAAAGGTGATTGGGCTAAATACTGGTTGAAGAAATTTAAAACTGCTTATGACAATGCAGTAAATTCTCAGACAATTCAACCAAAAGAAATCCTATTTCCAGGAACTCAATACGTAACACCAACAGGAGACTTAAAAGAGGTAGAGGAGAAAAGAATACAAAGAGATGACTTAGGAGATATTGAGAACCTCCTTAGTGCTTTTTAAAATAACCCTAACTATGCTGAAAATCTATATAGGAAGACAGAGAATTAACTAAGGTGTAGTTAGGGTTACAGATTTGAAAAAAAAAAATAGTAGAACAATTAAGTCTACTATTAATTTTTTTTGCTTATTTCCGGTTCAATTCCCTCTCAATATAATCTTTAGCGAGAGGACCAACAGTACAGTATTTTTCTAAGTCTTTGAAGTTTTCATCTAGCTCTTTTTGTGATGCTGTACTCAAGAACTTTAAAAGACTATCAACTGCCTTACTCATACTCGAAATTCTTTAACTGTCTTATTATGGTCTTTCCCACTCTCTTCTTTTAGTTCAAGAAGTGACTGATTTGCTAGTCTAATAGAATTGATTATCTTATTCATCGTTTCCATTGCCTCTTCCTGATTCTTATAGGTCTGTTTGATATAATAACAGTCTGTCCTATTAGATCCAGGAAACTTTACGATAAACTCACCTGACACTCTTTCACATAGATTGTAAAGTGGTGACCAAATACCAAATACGTTCTTTCCGTATAGAGTAAATAGCCCACTTACTTCATTCTTAACAACCTTAAACCTTTTCATATCAGGCATTGTTGTTAGCTGTACGATGAAATATAATGATGCTAATACTCCTACTATAATAAGAAATATTTTCATACTTTTATCTTCTTTATTGTTTTTAGTTTATTACTTCTCTTAACCTTACCCTTCTTGATGATTTCTACAATATCATTCACAGCTTCTTCTGCTAGACTCTCTTTCCAATAAGAATTACAAATAAAGACACTATCTTCGTAATCTCTCAGGAATAGGTAACCCATATCACACATGTTAGGAAGTAGTCTCCAGAAGCCTAATTTATTCTTAGCCATCACTACAAAAGCACCGTCTAATCTTCTACAAACTCTGAAGTCCTTTAGGTTAGGTGTTTTGTATAGATGATTAATGAAGGCCGGTATACCAATGAATACTACTAGAAATATACAGACTACTATTAGATCAGCTAGTAATCCAATTAACATATCCCCTACTGTCATCATCATACTCTGAAGTCTTTTATTATTCTTTTATCATCACCTTTCTTACGTCGGTTCGATTCACGCAGTTTTTCTAGCAGGTCTTCTAGTACATTAACTGCTGACGTCTGATCCGCATAATACTCTTCTATTCTAACCTCATCAACTCGTGTAGTACCTTGTTTAATCAGGTACACACTTATATCATTCCTATCTTTCTTCAGTACGTCGAATAGTGGGACCCACCTGCCTATATAGGTCTTACAGTATATTGAAAACTTATTATCAATCGTCTCTACTACTCTAAAATCTTTACCATTCATATCTAGTGCTGCTGTAATTGTACCAACTATAAGTACAATGAAAAGTGCAGCTACTATTAATGAACAGATTAAATAAAATGCTGTCATCTTCTATATGTTTTTATATTTATTTCCTTATGCATCTTGACTTTTCCACAATTCTTCTATTATATTATCAACTTTCTCAATCCTTGCCTTGTAGATTCTTTCATTGACTTCATCTACAATCAATTCTCTATCTAGTCTAGAGAACTCTTCGCCAATATTACTAAGGATCTCGCTAAAACTATCGCTATCTAGTAGGTTTATTAACAGGACTTTATTACCTTGCTTTACCTTATCCGCAGAGTTTATAAAGAACTTTCGTACATCTTCCCTACTCATCATAGGTCTGAGGTACTTTATTGCTTCTTTAATAGTATCTACCGTATTATCCTCCTCAGTGGATACCCTTTGATAGATGCCGAACAAACAATCAGCAAAGACTATTAACTTTTCTCTCTTACTAATATCCATCTTCTATTCTATCTACAATATTATTAACTGTCTTAACGTTATCTTCGTACTCCAGAGTTAAAACCTTGTTAACTACTTCGTCTTTATCACCCTGTTCTGAGATATTATACTTCTCTATAATACCATTTTCGCCTAAGTAATCCAAGAAGTAGCTTTTTACGTCTTTGTCAAATAGCATTTCCTTTACAGTTTCATGCAATCTGTCCCTAAACGACTCTTTTCCGACGATTCCAAAAATATTTCTATTAGAGTCAACTAACCTCTCTAACAGTGAACCTCTGGTGCTGAACAATGTTTTCTTACACTCTTCATAAATTTCTTTAATTTTCTCTTCTCTCATATTAAAAAATTGTTAATGTTATTTACTTATATAAGGATTTAAAAGGTGTAATTTTGCTATTCGGTCGGCTTGAAGTTCTTATTAGTGTGAAACAATTAACAAAATTATATAGTATGAATAAGAATTCAGTGTACGTAATTAATCAGCCAAAGCACTCATTAATTACATTTATCAAGATTGGTTATGGTTCTGAAGTTAATGAGGATATTCATAATAAGATCGACTTGATACAGGGGGTTAGTGATATTATGTTTATCTTCGATCCTAAGGTTGTTAATACTATTGATCCTTTTAAATTCACCGAGCTCTATCAGTCTGCAAGTTTTATAGTCTCTGATGGTAACTTACATAAGACTCTGTTTGAAGCTTTCTTATATGCAAAAGAAGTATATGAAACACATGTATCTTATATAGTGACTGACATTCTTAAGCTTGGAGACGTAGTGCTAGGGAAAGAGGAGCTGGATAATATCATTAGGGTTCATGTTAGTGCTATTCAAAAACCTATCTGTAAGGTAAGGAGATCTACTTTTGATGAACTTAAGGCTATTTATACAGTAGAGGAGGGAGATACTAGTAAAGGTGGAGGTTTCTTTAAGAGGAACAAGGAGACTGTACTAAACAATGAAGGTAGGTATTATACTTGGAATTGTGAATCTGACTTAATGTTCATCAGGAAAGCAACGGTTGATCTTATTCTGAAGGAGTATGAGAATGACCGGGAAAATCTAGACAGTAAGATTAATGATATTCTAGACTCTTTTAAAGACTATACAGACTTAGGTGATATGTTAGTCTCTTATCTTAAACGCTTAGGTGTAGATATGATAGAGGATAGCATTGAGTCTATTAAAGGTGTTGGTGACTTAAAGTATGACAAATAAAGTACTAAAACAGAAGGGTAGAAATAATAAGTACCCTGATGAAATTTGGACATGGAGATTAGGTGAGATAGTTCCTGAGTGGTTATCTGATATTGCGAAGGTATCTTATCTCGAGGGTCAGGACGGAAATATTCAGCTCGAAATAGTTAGCTCAAGTACTGGTGGTTATGAGCTGAAAGAATCGAGCGGGTTAAGCGTCCTAGTAAAAGCGAGAGGTAGAGAAGATTTTATTTGTATGGGAACAGATAAGAGATCTATTTTCTCACTTAGCCCTCTTAAACTAAAATTATTATATAATGACAACTGATAGAGAAGAACTTAGTAAGAAAATAAACGACCTCAGTAATTCCTTAGAGCAGGCGAAACTAGAACTTGATGCAATGGATAAGGAGGTATACAGGGAGGAATGTAATAACTACCTAACTGATGAAATACAAAGACAGTCAGTATTAAATGAGGAATTAAACCTAGACTTCGCAGAGGGACTTGAGGATATTAGAAAAGTAATCAATAAACTACTCTGTGAGGATGATAGCGGTAATGTTTCTGATTTTGGACTGGCTAAGACTTATATGAGCGGTCTTAAGGATAGATTAAGCAGTATAAGCGAGAAAATTTCAGAACTAAGGTCATTAATTCAATCTACTAAGAATTTTATTAAGATTGTGGGACAAAGTAAGTAGGGAGGCAATGTTCTCCTTACTTTTTCTTCGAAGTGGACTCTGTATTAAAAGTTGCCCTTTGGGATGCCCTAGATCCCTTATTAATGTAGACAAATACCTCAAGATATAATAAGATGTATCTTGGGGAAATTTTTTATTAATTAGAAATTATATAAGATTATGAAGAATTTTTTTAGAACTGACAACCTATTATTTATTCTGGTTGTTCTGTTAGGTATTTCTATGTTCGCCTACAACGTAAGAAACATAGGTAAGAAGTCTCGAGAAAAAGAGGCGATAGAAAATGCTATTGATTATGTTAATAGCAGAGACTTTAAGGTTGGTCATGAAATAGCGATCGACCCTAGTAGTTTTGGAGATGGGAAGCTAGCAGAGAATAGCAACCCGACAAGAAGAAAGGTGACAGCAACTAGATATAACCCAGTTGAAAGTCAGTGTAATGATCAGCCATTAATTACGGCTGATATGTCTAAGATATCACTAAGTAAATTAAAGAGAGGTGAGATCAGATGGATAGCAGTATCACGAGACCTTAGAAAGATCTACAAGTATGGAGACGTAGTTGAGATTAAAGCTAAGGATGGTGATGATAAATCTATTAATGGTCTCTACGAAGTTCATGACACAATGAACAAAAGATTTACAGATAGAATAGACATTTTGACACATATTGACAACCCACACGGACAAGGAAAGTGGGAGGAAGTATCTATTAGACTAGTCAAGAGAAAAGGAGAGGCTTAAAATAGTCTCTTCTTCTTTTTTGTTCCCCGTGCTCCCTTATAAGTGTTATGATGAAATTTTTAAGTAAGCTAATTTTAGTGAAGTTATTAGGTTGGAAGCTAGTAGGTGATGCTCCAAAACTAAAGAAGAGTGTTGTCGTATTTGCCCCTCATACATCTTGGTGTGATGGATTCCTAGGAAAGATGTATTTCTATATTTGGGGAGTACGGCATGTGTTGTTGATGGCCAGTAAGTATTTTATTTGGCCAGTGAATCATGTATTTCGAGCATTTGGATTTATACCAGTTGGGAATACAGGTAGAAATGCACTAATGGATACAATAAATGCTATCAATGGTGCAGATGAAATGAACGTTCTTATTTGTCCAGAGGGTCATCTTAAGAAGGTAGAGAAATGGAATCCAGGGTTTTATCTAATTGCCAAGAAGTGTAACGTCCCTATTGTCTTGAGCTTTATCGACTACAAGAAGAAGGAAGTTGGAATCTTGGAGGTGATAGAAAATCCAGGGAATGCAGGGGAAGTATGGGATAAGATTAGGGCTGCATATGAGGGTATAGGTCCTAAGTATCCAGAGAAATTTTCACTCCCCACAAATTGAAACTAACAAGGGTATCAGTATTGGTATCCTTGTTTTTATTTTCCCCTAGTCCCCTTAATAATAGAAATTGAAGTATTAATTAAAATAGAAAGAATTATGATTATTAAAAGTTTATTAGAGAATGATGTTTATAAGTGGAACATGTCTTATGCAATTATGAAGACTTATCCATTCGCAGAGACTGTCTTTAAGTTCAAGGACAGAAAGAATGAAACATTTGATCAGGACTTTGTTGATCAATTTAATCTTGAAGTAGAAAGCCTTTGTGCGCTCAGACTTAAACCAGAGGAGAAAAAGTTCTTGGTATCTAAGTTCTATTGGATCCCTAAGTATTTCTTCGATTGGTATGAAAACTTTAAGTTCGATAGTTCTAACTTGAAGGTATGGTTAGATGAAGACAAGCATTTCTGTGTGGAGTCTAGAGGACTTGCATATGAGAATGAGTTTTGGGAGGTGCCACTGCTTGCTATATTTAGTGAGCTTCGTACTAGGTATCGTGGATTTGATAAGAAATTCAACAGGTCAGAGGCACTTGAAATATTGAACGATCAGATAGCATTGTCAAACGAGAATCAGCTCTATTTCAGTGAATTTGGACTTAGGAGGAGATTTTCTGGTGCTGTACAGGATATGGTAGATAAGGTACTAGTTGAGAATTCTAAGTACTTTGTCGGTAATAGCAATGTGTATATGGCGTTCAAGTACGGTACAGCAATCTCAGGTACACAGGCTCACTCTTGGATCATGCTGAATAATGCATTTACCGGTTACAGACTTGGTAATTATCACGCCATGAAGAACTGGAATGATACATTTGGTGGCTCTAATGGTATTTTCTTGGTGGACACGATTGGTATTGATCAGTTCCTTAATAACTTACCACAACTTTATGCTAAGGCGGCAGATGGTTTTAGGTGGGATTCTGGTACTTGGGAATCATTCACTAGCAAGATTATCGCCAGACTTGTTGAGCTAAGAGTTGACCCGCTAACAAAGACCTTAGTATACTCTGACTCTATTAATATGCAGAAATTCTTAGACATACATAGAAACGTCAGAGGAAGAGTAGGTCATGTTGCTGCGGGTATTGGTGGAGCGCTCACAAATAATACTGGCGTAGAAAATGCTAGTCCTCAGGTAGTAATGAAATTATCAGAGGCAAGGATTAATAAGAACAGTCCTTGGATTCATTGTGTTAAGTGCCCAGATACAGAAGGTAAGTACATGGGTGACCTGAATGAAGTTGAGCTCTGCCTTCGTACAATAGGTAGAGATGATGAACTTGTACACCTAGGACTTAAGTAGGAAAGATCATGGCAATACTAAATAGAGATGGTGATGAACTTTCTATATTTAATAGGAAGTTTGAAGTTGATTATGCATTACCTAAGTGGGAAGGTGTAATGGAAAAACTTAAGGGTGACTTAGGTGCTAAAAAAGATAGCACCCACCCAGTAGAAGAACATTACTCTAGACAACAGACGAGTATTCCAGATGGTGCAGAGAAATTAAGACACCTAATGAAGAGGTCAAGGGAGATATTAATTGATCCTGAGTTCTATGATAACTTAACTGCTGATGATATAACAGTGATGTTTGATCGTAGATTCAGTGAGGGATTTTTCGAACCACTCTGGGATAGTACGATGTTTGATAGTGTTACCCCTGATGATCTACCAGAGTTTAATGGGTCAATAAGTCTCAACTCTTATGTCAAGCCAGAGAGGGACTTAACTGTTATCTCAGAGCTTAAGATGTCAGAGAAGGAGAATGAGATCTGTGAGGCTAATTCAGAGTTATACAAGTTGATGAAGAAAAAGCCATTCTTCTGGACAAAGTCAAGATATCAAAGAGAGCTAGACCGGCTTGACAATAAACTGCATAGCCTAATCGAAGATAAGAAGAGATTTGCAGTGAGGGGTGATATCCCAGAAAAGACGTATGAGCTAGGTGTGCTTGAGTTCTTTGAGAAAGTTAAACTAACAACTCTTGAGAATGCAGGGACTTACTATAATAGAATTGAACCATATCTCAAGGCACTACAAAATGCTAAGAAGATGGGACAGACTGCATTATGTGAGAAACTACTGGCAATGATAGTTATTAACAAGCTTGAATCTATCTTGTTGTCGTATGGATTTGGTAAGAAAATAACAGAACGACAGGTAGTTGATTTTGTTAAGAAGACTGATAAGGGTGTAGACTTGTGTTATATCAAAAATTTCTCAAGACCTATACCTGACGAAGTAATTGAAAAGAAGGTAGAACTAGATAAGCTACACGTCTTTGATAATTACTGTATTCTCTACTATGATCCTAGTGGTAAGTCATATAAGAAAACCCAAGAGGAACTAGAAGAAGAAAGAAAGAAAAAGAGTGATCCTATCTTATTTGGTATGATAAGAGGTTCTAGGAATCTTTACTACGTTGCTGACTGGATTGATGAACATTGTGACTTAACACTTGAGAAATTCATCAAAGAGTCTGAAAGTGATCCGTCTAATTTTGTAATAACTGAGAAGATAAGTATATGAATTACGTAAATAATACATATCAGTACGGACCAACTAAGGTTAGAACTATTGTAGACCTAGATGATCCAAAGGAGTTTTTTATCTGTGCATCTGACCTAGAAAAAGTATCTCCAATCTATACAGTTCATAGCTACTTAGAGAGGGACGATACTAAAGCTCTTATGGAGGCAATTCCAAAGTCAGGGTGTAAGAATCAGCCTGTTGATGGAGGTAGACTGATTAAGACTGTAGCAGAGGGAGCGAATAGAGGTACTTGGTTTTGTAGGGCCCTTGCAATCGACTTCTGTAGGTGGATTAGTCCTAAACTCTTCGTATGGTGTGAGTCAGTCTGTAATAGAATTGCCAGTACTAGTGCAACTACAGACAAGAAATCATGCTACTCTACTACAGAGGTCATCAAGTTCTTAGAAGGTGACTGGAATGTAAAAACCCTACTAAGTGACCTAGAGGAGAAAGGCGTCATTAAGTTCAGTCAGGCTAACAGTAGGGATAAGAAGTGGACAATGTGTGATAGAAGTAAGTTAAGGTTCATTAAGGAGAAGACATTTACCATTAAGGACACTAACTTCACAAAGCAATACAATGTTTGGACAGAGGAAGGTAAGAATTATTTAATTAACCTATATAACAAATGAAAAGATTATTATTAATAGTTGATGCGCAAGTTGATTTTGTCAGTCCTCATGTAGATGTATATGATGGAAGACCTGGTAAACTATATATACCTGGCGCGGAGCATGGTATTAAGTTCTTAGGTGATTGGATTAAGCTGAATAAGAAGAGTATTGATAGTATTCTTTGCACAATGGATACTCACTATACTACTCACATCGGTCATCCTAAGGCCTGGACTGATAAGAAAGGACACATTGTAGATCCATTCACCATTATTACATCAGAGCAGGTTGAACGTGATGATTACTCGCCTACTATTATGACCAAAGACCAAGCAGTGTCATATCTTAGAAGGATTGAGAGTTTCGGTCACCAACATCAAATCTGGCCAACTCACTGCTTAGCCGGGTCAATTGGTCAGGCGATAAGTGAACACGTAATGAATGCTCTGGAGTTGTGGTGTGAAGAAAATAAGAAACACTATGGCATATTTCAGAAAGGATTTGATGATACTGCTGAGATGTATAGTGCATTTTCGTTCGCAGATGGAAGTATACCAACCTACGGTAAACAGACACTAGATAGCTTAGCAATGCAGGAATTTGACGAAATAGTAGTGGCTGGATTTGCTATGGATTATTGTGTAGCTGAAACAGTAAGAGACCTAGTGAAGGATGGAAGATTTGAGGGAAAGCTGAGATTCTTAAAGGATGGAATGGCAACAATTAACTCAAAGAATCCAAGCTTGAGTGTATATGATGATGCAGTAGAAAATCACGCTGCAAAGTTTATATAGTAGTTAGAGGAGAGTAGGGAACTATTCTCCTTTATTTTTATCCCCTTGATACCTTATAGTTGTATTATAAGAAATTAATATGACAGACATAGATTATGATAAACTAGTAAATATTGTAAGAACGATATTTTTAGATCAACTATGCGAACTAGGTGGATTTATAGTAGTTAATAGCGAAGGCAGTCCACAGGTTATTTTTATAGGGGACGAAGATCTAGATAATACTAAATACTTAGCAAAAAGTCAGGTAAGTCCAGATTTTATACCAGACTTTGAAGCAACTAAAGGTCTACTAAGTATGATATCTAGATTCTTACCAAGGCCTAAATTGAATGCTAAGAAGTATCTTGTTCGTGCGAGTAGTGGAATAAGATTAGAACTGGATAAGCGAGTATTACTAGAATTCATATCAACCCTTTACTGTTCAGGCAAAGAGATAGTTGGTATATCAGCAATTGAGGATAAGAATAAAGATATGACAATGGATGAAATAATTGAACTGCAGAAGTTAGAAAAAATTGTAGAGGAGGAATTCTGTGATCAACTTACTGAACTAGAAGGTTTTATTATTGTAAGTAGACCTTTTATTAGTAATGATGATAGTATGGTAATTTCACTAGATGCACCAGTACAGATCCTAGATAGTGCTAACGATGGTACTTGGATTAAAAAGGTACTGGAGTATAATGAACTAAGTGTTTCTACTTGTGTTGACTTAAAAGAGACAAGAAAACTGCTTAGGAAACTGTCAGAGAGATTGAATTACATAGGACCAGCTAGATATTATAGAATACCAAGTCTAGGAGAAAAAACAATAGGTAAAAGAGACCTATTAGCCAAGTGTGCTGACCTATGGGAGAGAGGAAAGAGAAGTTTTGATGAAATAACATATGCTAAACATGGTCAAGAATGAAAAAGAACTATACGAGGTATTAGCGTATGTAGTAGATAACTTCTTAGATGTCCTTGAGTATACTGAAAAGTTTCCAATAGTCGGAGACTTTATGAATAATGGTGTAATCAGACGAGTTTTTGTACAATTTAGTCTTGATGATGACAGGAACACAGACTTAGATTATGCAGTTAAGAATATTAGTGGCCTACTTCCTATAGGTTTCTGCGTGATTCCTGATAAAACAATAGAGGATTTAAAGTATATAGATGAAATGATTAAGATCACTGTTCTTGGTGATCATGTTACATTTCGGGCAGATAGTACTGACACTAACAGTAGTAAAATTAGTGAGATGATGGGTAGTTTCTTATTTAATAAGGCTAAAATAGATAGGACGCATGAAAAAAGAACACCATAAGATAGTCCGTGAGCTGGTAAGAATTCTGTTAAGAGATGAATACCTAGACTTCCTACTAGTATATAAAAAAGTTCCCATGTGGTGCGTCGATATTGAAGGTAAGGGGTATAATATTATAAAAAATGTTGATGGTATAGATCTAGAGGGTGGATTAGATATGGTCAGTGAACTATCATTATGTCTTAGACTTGCAATTATAGATAAGGATATAGATCTGGATAAGACAGTGTGGTTGTTAGACCTGTATAATAAATGTCTAGATGTGTACAAGGATTCTAGGTATAATACATTTATCGTGAATTATCAAGATATACACTCACAACTCCTGCATGACTTTTATGCAGCTAGAGACGTAGTAGAGGATCTCTTATTTAATCTACTTGCTTTTAGTAGTTATCCAGTTTCAATAGTGCCAGTAAAATGACAGAATACGATAAGAAAGAATTTAGAAACTTACTACGTATGATGCTGGAAGATGAAGAGCTTCTAAGTATGTTAATAGAATATAAAAAGTTTCCGCTCCTCACAGGGTTAGATATAGGAGGATATGTGATGGATAGGTCAGTGAGCTATATAAAACTAGAAGGTGATCTCGACATAGAAGACGGAATATGTCCAGAACTATTTGATAAGATAGTAAGTCACTGTAATAAGAGCTTAGTAGTTGGATATGATATTGATTTTGCAGAGACTAATCAACTACTAACAAGGATAAAAGGTGCAATTTCATATATTAGATCGAAGGTTATAAATGAGTGCTCTTTCTTAGTAGGTGTTAGTGATGTGAACAGAAAAAATAGAAGAATAGTGAACACTGGAGATCCAGATAAAGCAATAGAGTTAGTATTATCTGTAAATGGTGATACTATATTTGAAGAACTAAGTATCCTATGGAAAACAGAGTAGATAAGTTGGTAGAGTTATTATTAGAAAATGACTTGTTGTTTGATGTTGTAACTACGTGGAAATCATTACCTATATTTTACAAAATATGGGAAAGCGATGATCTATATAGGATGAACATAGAACTTAGTGAAGCTGATGTAGAGGATTGCTATTCAGTGGCTGATAAAGTTACAAAGGAGCTTCAAACCTACTATGGAAATTCCTTTTCTATTAGTGTAGACTGTATAGTAGAATTTCTAAGAATACATAGGAATACTATAATGAAGGCAATAGTGCATAAGCCAAGTGAAGAAATAACCCTACTTATCAATAAAATAGGATATACAGTTACAATAAACAAACTATGTAAGACGCTGCTAAATAATGCAAGTCTTAGTAGTGATGTAAGGATAATAAGAATAATATGTTAAGTACGGAAATAGAAAAACTCGCCCAACTAATTGCAGAAAATAACCTACTATTTAAGATAGCAGATAATTGGGGAAAAGTGCCAGTGTATGTAATTGATACTTTCAGATCCTACCAAAGAACTATTGCAATTGGTAATAACTTAGAAGATTATCAATCACTCTCTGCACATCTCAATCGCTGTCTAAAGGTGTGCTATGATGACGATTGTACGGTCAATCTAGTTGCTATTATCTGGTTACTAGATAGGTATAGGGAAATAATTGAACAGGTAATAGACGACCCTGATCCAGATAGGTATATTCCTTTACTGATTAATGGGAAGAAGCACAAGACAAAGATAAAAGACCTGCTTGATTGGTTTATGATACTTGGCGATTCTGAGAAAGATATTAAGTTAGAGGGGACAGATAATAAGTAGGCGGTGGTTCTACTTATTATTTTTGTTTACATGATTAGCTTAGATTCCTTATAAGTATATGATAACAAGAGAAGAAAAAATTGGTTACATAGTAGCAAGAATTAGAAATATTATCTATTATCGTTTAACCGTAGAACCTAGTGACCCAATTAGATATAGGGCTCAGTATATGCACGTCTTGAGAAACTTGAGAAAGGATTTATTAAGTCTAGTAGAAGATCTAATACCGACTGATAATAGGTCTGCTTGGTTTAGAGACATTATATCAATCATACCAGCAAAGGTTAAATCCGAGTTCTGTTTTGATATAATTAGGCAGATAAATGATTATGTAGAAAAATTTGGATATGTTAAGTAAGTATTATACTGGAGATACGTATAAGAAGTACGGATTTGTTGATGACATAGAGGACATCCAAAAGCTTATCGAGTTTATCATGGGAACACCAGAGGTTCTCAGGCATATAAAAACTTATGGTAAGTTTGCGATAATTGGTGTAGATAAAAACATGTTCTCCTATATTGAACTAGTTTATGTAGAAAAGATAAGTAGTGTAAATTCCACTAACCTACTTTCTTATATACTCGGTGCACTTGATGGCGATGGTCTTTTACTGGATAATACTATAGACCTGTTAGAGGACTATTCTAGTTGTATATCTAGTGTAGAGCAAATTGCATCTAGTAATAAAGCCTTAGTAATCTCTATTGATTATGTAAATATCGAAGGGGATAGCAGAGCACGGACTGATACGATCCGACGCGGGTTTGATATAGTAGGAAGAATATATTACCTACTAAAAGAACAAAGCTGGGTAATGCATGTATCTATCAAAGAGGATATCGAGGCGATGAGATTGGCTAAGATATTATTAGACTATTACGCAGATGATGACCTAGGGATGGAGATATTATTACATGGACAAATACCGCTAATAATTAAAAAAGATTGGTACTGGTGTAGTGCAATAAGAGTAGTTCACCTGCCCGAAGATTCATATAAAGATGGGCTAGATTTCGATAAGATAGTTTATACCATATCAAATAAACTACTAAGTGTAATAGGTGGTGTAGAATGGGTTGATATTTTTTCCTTTGATCCCACTAAAGATTACTTACAGAGTAATAGTAAGCTAATAAGAAAATTATTGGATATGTTTGACGATGGTAATAGTGTAATTAAGCTAGCCTACATAAGAGAAGGGCAGAAAAATGGGAAACACACCATTATAGATTGTAAGCTTGGAGGTTTGTTCAATAATCTTTGGTGCGAATCAGAAAGGATGAGTAAGTTATTAGGGGTTGAAGTTGACGGTAAACTTGTAACACTAGAAGAGCTTTTAGTATGACAAAGAGATTAAATGCAAATAAAATATCTAGAACAATAAGGAGAATCTTACATTATAGGGACTTCTTAAGTACTAAAATAGGAACAGTTACTAGGAGAATGGAGAATATCTATCTAGACGGAGTACTTATTGATAGTGTTGAGGGGCTAGAGAAGGTATTAGCAGAAGTAGAGGATCTCAGTAATTGGTTCCCTAGTTCAGAGTGCCCAGAATATCAACTACTTCTCTCTCTAGGTGACAACGTGAAAATTGATGTGAAAGACCTAGGCCTGGTTGACAAATATCTTAGGCCTATTAATTACATCAGAACCTACGTTGAATATAGAGAGATCATAGCTTTTCATAATCCTCTTGAGTGCGTATATTTTAGAGACTTACCGATAAAACAGCAGGAGGACATCAAAACCTACATACAGAATAACTATAAGAAAGTAAATGGAAGACCTAGAAAAGTACGATCATAATAGGAAAGCAGTTAGTAATATAATTGACCTAATGTTGAATGATGACTACTCACTTGATCTACTACTGAATTATCATAGACTCTTATATGTTACTGATGGGAGTTATGGGAAGAATATTTGTCATATCGACCTATTGCAATATAAAATAGACCTTAGTGACTGTCTAGATATTGAGAACCTAGAAAGAATGAAGGACGTTAGTATTATTGCAGTACACGGTGAGGTAATAAACGAAGAACTAACTAGAAAAGTTTTAATAAGTCTTGGTGAATGTGTCCAAGCATTAAAAAATTATAAACCATCAATTAATTTAGATGATTTTATTATGTGTAGTATGAGAGGATTATCAGAACAAATATTAGAAGATGTCATCAAGCAAGAGGAAAAAAGAGAGAAGGCGTGAAAGGTACTTGAGAAATGTACAGAAAGAAGAGAATCACAAGAATAATGCATGGGCTAGTGGGAAATTGATAGAAGAAAATCATAATGGAAAATACTATAGCCTTGAATATACTAGTGCATTATCATTTCGTCTCTGTAAGTACTTAATAGGTGCACGTAATACTGGAGACCTTAACATCGTATTGAGTGAGTTCTGGAAATATAAAGACTGGATGATCGGCTTAATACTGAGATGGAATCCGGGGGTGCAAGAAGATGATTACTATAGATATCTTAAAGAGTTATTGGAGGCGTACTGGGATTCCGATAAAAACCCAGAATGCTTAATGGCCGTAAGAGTACCAGAACTAGGAAAGGAGCCAGAGTATGAGTTTAAGACTTGATATACAAAGTTTCCTATTAGACCATGTTGAGGAGGTAGAGAAGTATGGCGGTGTAGTACTTGCCATTAATATTCCGTACGGTTATGGAACATTTATCTACCTAGAACGTACGAGGAGTCCAAAGAAATATCTAGAAGAAATATTAGAGGATTTTAGGAAGAAATTAAGGTATCCATGGGACGATGCTGTACTAAATCTTGAATATACAAAAAGGCTTTACCTCTACCTTGATTGGATAGATATATTTGATGTTGGGGAATCAATTAGTTTCTCAAGCAGATTACCATCAAAGGATAATGAGCCTCTATTCGCCCAGGAAAATATCACTATTCAGGAGGGTGATAGTCCATTAGAAACATTAAGGAAAATGTTGTTTGAATCTAAGTATTGGAATCAGACAAGAGAAATTTATATTAGTTTTGATATATGATAGGAAAGCTAGAACAAGACATTCTTAGTATTATTGATGAAAACTTAGAGATAATACTTAGGTTGAAAGGATTTATAGTTGTAGTGGTGGATCAAGAAAACCCAGACGATGAACAGTTGATTTGTATAGACCGGCAAGAATTCGATAGGGACCCTGAAGATGCATACGATATACTAAATGCAGTAAAGGTAAGATTGTTTAAGAAATCGTATGTAGTTAGTATGCCTAGAACTAAGCTATTGTATATGAATCTAAGTTCGATATCTAAGTTTATTGATGAAATGGATAGACCACTAGATCAGATTGGCTACGGTAGGCCTTTGCAAGATGGCAAAATTCAAGTAGGATTAATGACTATCGGCTGGAAAAATGATCCAGTTGATGTATTGAGAAATATATATGGTTATTGTAGAGATTTTGTAATGCACCTTGATGTTAATATAAAGCCAGCGTGATCAAGTTAATAGAAAAAATATTAGAAGACGAGAGTATACTAGACCTTATATTATCAGAAGGTTGTATTGTATTATCTATGTATGACCCTTATGAATCTACTAGAGTGAATCCTAAGCAGTATTTCTATAAGGTAGCTCTAGGTGGTGTTGATAATTTACAAGATCTACTGTTTATGTTGAGAATATTCTTGAACAGTAAAATACCTCAGGCAATACTACATGAAGAGACAATAGAGCTATACAATAAAGTCCTCATACCTATTCATAAAGAACTGGTAGATAAGTGCGACACTAGAAGCCACATAATAAGTAAGTCATACTTTTTCTTCTCCCCTATAGATGGAGATAGAGTAGAATGTTTGAATACTTTTGACTTCGTTGATAGAATAGTCAAACTCTATAATAGAAACTTTAAATTCAGAGATTATGATTGTAGTTGGATCAGTAATTAAGTTAGTAAGAAATAGTAGAGGTATAAAAACTGATTGGCCTAGGTATGTGAGAGCGTTCTTGGATAGACTTGATGAAATTAAATTAGGTTTCCCAGGTCTAGGCAATGATCACCTTACTATTGCTAAGTACGGTACAATCAGGGAGGGTGATTATTTTATATTCGATGAGTGTATTTGTGACTTAACTAGGAGTAATGATAATGCGCCAATCTTATATAGAGCAGTAAAAGATAAGAAGGCTGTGATTGAGGGTATTGGTTGTGGTCTTGATAGCACTAGAGACCCGGACAGAATTAGGCTAAGATGGAAGGATGTAGTAAACCTTCCTAGTGCTTGTCCGGAATTTCCAGTGCTGAGAGTAGACGTGAGACCTACCCTTAATGGTGGACCTGCATATTATTATTTCTACAAAGCATATAGGGATAATAGATATTAGAGTTAGTAGTAATACTAGCTCTTTATTTTTTTTAACCAGGAGAGAGAGAAAAAAAGAAGTAACCTAAGAAACTATTATCTTAGATTACCTCACCTTGTTATTCTTCCTCTTTGCCCTCACCTTCTTCATTACTATCCTGTGAAGATGAAGGGTGAAACTTATCAAACCTTCCTGCTATTGTCTTAGGTATACCACTTCCTGCTATATACATACCAACGAAGAGTAAGAAAATACCTAAGTCAGCTAAGTCTGTTTTTAAGTAACCGTTTGTCATTACATCATAAATAAGTACATAACAAATACAAATTACAATAAGTCCACCTGTTATTGTTGATACTAAGAGAGCAAAACTTTTACTACTAAGGCTGCTCTTGTTATCAATTAGTGAGCGCATCGATCTTGATATTCTGCCCATTGTGTTATTAGATTTTAAGGTTATTTCTACCTATAAGGGTTCTAAAACTCCCCGCTAGTAATTTCGATAGTTTCAGGGAAGCAAAAAAAAATAACAGGAAGCTAGCTACTCAAAAACAGCTATCCTTTCGACTTCCTATTTCTACCAGTACCGTAGTCTGACTAACGTATGCTATAGCAGACCTCCTGCGTACATAGCTTACCTCTTTCGCTACAAGGGTAGTCCAGTATATAAGCGATGTAACCTCTAAAACTGAACATAAATAAGGTTAATATGGTCACCGTACGAAGCCGGAACATCTATTTCTAGATCCGGAGGACTTCCATACCTCTGTTTTTATTTTTTCTACATACTCTGAGACTGTTCACATACTAGCCTGGCCAAGCGTCAAAACGCATGCTTTCATCTCCATATATAAGGAATTCAAGGCTTTATAAATACACTAATATTATATACTGTATAAAAGATACGATATATTCTTTTAAAGTATATAGGATCAAGCAGTATTCTTCTAGAGGCCTCATCAAAGTCACTTAATAGTATAGAATAAACTCCGGTCCAAAGCTTATGGTCATTAATAATAAGTGTCTCCAGCTTATTTACTACGCCTATAATATCTGAATTTATTCTATAAAAACTATCTAAAGCGAATGATGAATTATCAAACTCAATAAAACCTATTATCCCATACTCTTCTTTGAACTGGTTGATCTTATTTAGTGTGCTAGAAAAACAATTAGTAAAATATTTATTACTTTCGCTAAAATTAAAGAACCTAAGAAAAGTAGTTCCACACATTTCTTGCATGTATTCATCTCTAGCCTGGTCATAGATTGGGTCATGCAATCTGGAATCTATCTCCACTGCTAGATTATAATTAGGGAAGAAGTAGTCCGCTAAGAAATAATTACGATCTTTTTTGGAAGGGCTTACTCCAAAGTAATCAGATATTTCCTTCCATAGAGGTCTATTATCTATTAAAAAAGGAAACTCCCTATGAAATACTGTCCCGGTATATTGATTACCTAGATATCGTTCAAAATTAGGTGACCAACTACTTCCCTGTTGCAGATTTTGTAATCTGTTATCTTCTAAATCTATTATTTTTCCAGAATAGGACTTAATCTGTTTTGGGAATGAGTAACTGCCTATCTGGAATGAATAATCACTACACCTAGTTACCATCCCCTTTAAAATATTGTTGTTCATACATATAAGGGTTCTAGGGGAGCAAAAAAATCCAGGAGCACTACTTACTTTGCTCCTGAACTTTCCTTTTCTGTTCTTCTATCATTCTCTGGAAGTACTCTTTAATGTCCTCCTGAATGAACCCCTTTACAACCTCAAACCCTTGTTGAAGTTGTAATTTTAATAGTTCTAACATACTGCAACCTCCTTATTTTCGATTACAGTCTGCTCTTCCTTTCTGAACATGCTCTTAACATATTCAGCATACAATTCGTGGTTCTCATACAAATTGAGACCTACGTTATATAAGGCCTGACCAATTGCCTGGCCTCCGGCACTAATGGCAAGGATTACACCCTTATCCATCATTTGACTTGCTAATTTTCTCATAGCTTTTATATTTATTTTATTAATATCCTAAAAAATAATTTATCCCAAGATTCTGACTTTCTTGAGATAACTTTCATTACATTAATAAGGGTTTTAGGGCATCCTAGGAGGCAAAAAATAAGTGTGTTATACTCAGTTTCACAACCTTTCTAACACACCTCATTAGCCTATTATCCCTAACAAACTAATAATTGGATTCATTTCAGAAATTCCGTATAATCTTAAACAAACAAATTTATTCAGTATTAAGGAATTTAGGGCCTCAAATGCACAAAATCACACTTCTGCAGGGGTTAAACCTTTACTATTGAGGAAGTTTTTATAAATTTCAGGAAGAGTTTTGTGAGTTCCTCAAAGTGATAATATAAATTTTAAATTTTAATAATAAGCTAATGAATGAAGATGATTTTTTGTTAGATGAAGATGAAGATCTTGATTCTTTAAATTATGTCGAAGCGCAAGATGATAGCGACGACGATGATGAAGATGATGGAGATATTGAATCTAAGTCAGAAGAAGATTCTAAGAGTACAAGTGAACGCGAATTATTAGATGCAAACAAAGAAGGAAGACTTACCCCAACTGAAATTAAACTTAGCGCGAACTATAACAATATAGCTCTGTCCTCTAAGAAAAATGATGAGAAGGTAAGCTTAGGTGGTGCGGGTATTATTGATGCTTGTGTCAGTGATGCAGTCAGGAATGTACTAGACGCTGACCCAAAGAATACATCAAGTAAGACAGTAGAAGATTACATGAAAAACCTGTTCAACCTACAAGGTAAAAACCGTATCCCAGCTGGACTCTACACACCAGATAGGCCAATTAGAAATAGTGACCTAGAAGATGAATTTGGTGGACTAGATGATGGCGGATTTAACGAGGAGTATACCAAGTCTGTACGTGAGCATATTGAAAAGTTCGTTGAATACTTGGCTAGTAGGGATCTCTCAAAGGATTCTATTATGTCCAGAAAAAGAAAACAAAGACAATTGCCTGCTTTTATTATCTTCTTGTTCTCTTCCAATATGTATGACTTAATTATGAACTGCCCAACGATGCCACCAGAGTATCAAGTGCAGATCGATAATGCATTTAAGAAGATACAGAAGAATAAGACAGACATTATTGAAGAACTGGCTAGTATATACGATAAGAAAGGAAGACATAAGGTAGCAGAAAGAGTTAGAGACATGGGAGTTGCTTGGTTCAATAGAGAGCCGGCGATGTTAACTTCTATCTCAGACTTTGCAGACCTTGACTTAACGCCAGAAGATGTCGTAGAATACAGAAAGATTAGACCAAAATATAATAACTCATCTAAAACTATTACACAAGAATTGATCTCAGATTACATCGAAGTGGTAGTAGATAAGGATGCAGGAATCTATGAAAAATTAAAGGACCGCACTAGATCTGAGGCTATCTCCGACGTAAAGAGAGTTTATAAGGAGTGGTCAAATGAAACAGCTGAGGATTCCGAGATTAGTCAGAAGATTATTTGGAAAGATCTAAACCTTGTAAAAAATTAAAATAAATGGCAGCTAGTTTGGAATTATTGACTGACGAGGATATCATTGATTATACTCGATCAGACGGAAAAGACAGAGTCATAACAAGTCACAAAGACCTTAATCTTACGCGTATTACATCAATTCAACCAGTAGTGGGAGGTGTATATGACGTTGATATCTTTGGCTCACCTTATGAAGACAGGTGTATTTGCGGTCATATCAGGCAGCAATCATTAGAACCTTGTCCTAATTGTGGTGCTAGAGTGTTTTCAAGAGAGGAAGGACTGCGTAGATTTGCTAGAATTGAACTACCTTTTTATTACTTGAATGAGCTTAGGTTTGATATATTCCTAGACTTATTTAACCATATCTTCAGCGGGTCAAAAATTAAGCTAGATTTCTTAATGGATGACTTAAAGAGAAATGGTTATAGCGGTAGGAGTGCAAAAAAGCTTGGTATTAAAGTGTTTGATACCTGCCAATTTTCTTATGATAGCAAGAAGAAGGAACTAACTATCTCTGAATTTATAACAGATGAAAGTATGTGTTCTTATGAAGGCTTACTTAAGATAATTGAAGAGCATTTTCCATCATACCTAACAGACTACAAGAAACTGATAAATAGGTACTACTTGGTTCTGCCTGCAATGATGAGACCTTATAGCCTTGTCATGAGAGGCAGTAATAAGAAGATGAACGTCCATAAGCTTAGCCTCTGGTATTCTATTATTATACGTCTATGTTGCGTAAAGGATACCGACGCTAATCCACAAAATTATGAAGACGTTATTAAGCAGTTTAAAACACCTGGAGAAAGGGTTAGATACACTGCTCTCTTAAGGGCCATGCTAAATTCAGGTAAGAAGTTAGCAACAGACTTATTAAATACATCAAAGAAAAACGAAGCGAGAAATATGTACAGTGTTCGTGTTAAGAACTCTGCACGTAGTCCTATTGTACCAAGCACGACCTTAGCAGTAGATGAGTTGGGAATACCTACACATCTAGCATATGAAATGTGTCGTGAAGGTTTTGTAAAGCATCTTATGGAAAACTTAAACTTCACTAAAAAGGAAGCACTACAAGCAACCAGAGAGGAGTTTGATAATCCTACTACTAAGAAGCTTTTCAAAGAATATGCTGAGAAGCAGTTAGTACTAGTATGACTGGTACGTAATTTTGAGAATTGCTGGAATAAATAGATCAAATATTAGACCAGCAGCTAGAATTATCGATTTCAAAACTAATAACACAAGAAAGGAGAATTCAGGGTGATACTATTAAGAAAATACTACTCTGATTCAGTCTGGAATAGAGCCGAACATATGAGATTACTACACCAACAAGGAAGATATGCTGGGACTAGTAAGATCGGCGTTTGGAACCAGAGCCAAGAGAAACATGATAGAATGGTAAGTATTCGACAAAGAAACTTACTAGACAAAACATCTCGAGGCTATGGATCTGAGTATGCAATGAGAATTAATAATAGAAACTTACTACATAATAAATTTCAGGGAGAGGAAGGCTTTATGTATTTTCTAGAATTTCCTGGAAGTATTAAAGTCGGATTCTCTAAAGATTGGGAAAGAAGAGTGGAAAAACAAATTCCTAAGATGATACTTGGTGGAAGAGTAATCGCTATCATATCAGGACCTACTAATGAACTGGCAGATCTTGAGTTTGATACAATGATTAAATTCCAACACTATACAAAACTCGACCCAACTGGCACTAGATATACTGAATTCCTGGAAAAATCAAAGAAAGGAGAAGTATATAAGTTTCTAAAAGATGCAGTAGGGAAGAGTAGTAACCTAAGATTTGAAATCGAAAATAAATTCTAGTTCAACGACTATGTACAAAATAGAGTAGTGGATTACTCTAAAGATATAGTCTGGTGTCATTAAGAAATTATTGACAAGACCGAGCAAATAGACAACCAACGCTTCATGAATACAGTATTTATGCTCTGAAGATGAGATTGGTAGATGATGATGCAATTCATTATCCAATTTCCCTTTGCGGGCCACTCAATGCTGACTTCGATGGTGATACTATTTCTGTAACCTTAGTGCCTGAAGAAGTTGCTGAGGATACATATAATAAAATGAGTCCACGTTACAACTACATCTACAAGAAAAACTTAAAGGGTGTATTTGAATTTAACCATGAGACTCTAAATGGTATGGCTGATGCTACTGAATATACACCAAAGGACCCAGATGACTTAAAGGATCCAAAGTACTATTACACAGATTATTCTAAACTACTGAAAGATGTAGAAGTTGATCATGTAATTGACTATGGCACTCCTATTGTGTTTACTGGTGAACTTGGTGGTGTAAATTATCAGAGCAAAATAACAACATACGGTAGGTTGAGAATTTCTAAGATCATTGGTGCGGATATTGATGAGATTGGAATATTCAAAACACCTTACGATAGAATTAGTGCAGGTAGTGCGGCAAAGCTCATGTCCTATCTCCAAGACCATTATGAGGATTGGATTGAAAAGGCAAGAGACATCCAGAAATTTGCACTAAAGGTTGTCAGCAAGAAGGGCGTTGTTACCTTCGACTTTAAGACTCTCTATGTAGATACAGATGATGAGACTTACAAGGATATTAGAAAAATTGCTGACTCAACTGAACTAACCGATAAACAGAAACTCATGATGTTGACTGAAAGGTATAACAAGTATGAGAAAGAAACAGAAGGTAAGTTTAGTAGTGACTTGAAGAATGAACTTGATAGAGCAGCTCGTGTAAAACTTGCATCTATCATGGCTATCAACATGCCATCACTTATTGTTAGTGGTGTAGATGAAAAACCTGTAATCACCAAGAAATCATTGTTATCTGGTTTCGGTGAGGATGAGTATATTTATCATGCAATTGAGAACCGATCTCTTCAAGGTATCAAACAAAGTGGCGTAGAGTAATAGTCAAAGAGGTGCGTCACTATAAAAACGCTCAACTATTGCTGGAATGAATAATAGTAAAATGTAAGAGAATTATTAATTTTAGTTATTAATTTAATCAGCAACTTATTATGGAAAAAACGATTAAAATTTTGACAGCACTTGGAGTAATTTTTGCAGGTATCGGTGAAACACTGAAGAACTATGCAAGTATTCAGAAAAGCTTAGCCGATAACTCCAAGCCAGAAAGTAATAAGGCCAACGACTATAAGAGCGAGGGTGGTAATAAATAAAGCCATTCATGATATAGTCTGTGTTTGAAAGAAATTTTGAACAATAACCGCTTTATGATCTAGTGGGGGAAAATAGTTCCTCACTAGCTAATATAGACCTCTTGGCGGTTACGTAAATAGACAGCTTTCATTCTTGTTAAATAATTATACATTTACAAGAGAAGGCGAAGATAAGGACAATGAGGGACTTTTGATTCCTAGATATCTTGCAACTGGTAGAACAGCTCCGAACGGCAAAATATATCCAGAAGTAGCTAGGACAAATGAAGATGACCTCGTCCCAGTAAGATCAATTGTTAAGAAAAAGACAGGTGACATTAATCTAGTTACTCCAGACTTACTTAGCAAGAGATTCTTACAGGCTAGTTTCCCAAATAATTCAGCACTTGGACTTTCTGCAGGTACTAGCTTCTCAGAATCAACAACCCAATCAATTCTCGGTCTTAAATTAAGTTTGAGACTTAATTACAGAAATGCTGGAAATAAGTAAATATAATCAGCAGTATTCGAAGAGAATATTCAACGACTATGCGGTAATTAAGGTAAACATATGCCTTAGTGATATAGTCTAAATTTGATAGAAATATTAAATATTATTTGAAACATGGTGGTCATGAACGTATACAAGACTTAACAGGTAACTTGTATGCTGAGAAAGATTGCACTGTTAGAGAAGAAGGTAAGTGGTTGATCTTGAAAGTTAGAGGCGGAGAGCAGAAATTCCCAAGACCTAGTAACTGGGTAGCAATGCCTAAGGAGAAGTATTCAGCAGGAGAATTAATCGGTACTGCTTATAATTCAACTAGTCCTGTATATAAGCTCAATGCAGTTATTAAGTTAATGAATGCAAAGGGTAGCTCAGGTATTAAGTACTATGAGAAGGACAAGGTAGTTATTGCAGACTGTTACTCTTATAATGAGGGTAAAATTAAGTATGTAGAAGATAAGGAAGGTAGAATTGAAGTATACATTGGTGATACTAGATATGCCTACTCACCTGAAAGTATGTACTATTTCCCTGAGGGTACAGTAATTAAGAAGTATCAGAGATTTTGTTCTGGTGTTGCAAATATGAGACAAGTATCAAGTGACTTAGGTTCTGATATCGATGGTATTTTCAATATTTTCAGAAAGCAGTATTATTCTTTGACTAGTGCATCTTATCAAAAGAATGGTGTAGTTAGTCCAGGTGATATGCAGGAAGAAATTGTTGAGCTAGTATTCACAGGCCTTACTAATCCAAAGTATGTAGATGGTAACCCTGAGAATAAACTAGAAGAGCTTGAATATCTTGGTACTCAGAATGCAATCCTCAATAGAAAATCATTCTTCACAACGCTTTCTTACGGTTGGTCAAATAAGATCATCGGTAAAGCACTTAGTGGAGAGATTGAACTTGAGAACGATGTCATGACTGATACTATCTTGGGTGTATTAATGAATGATAAACTTGATAAAATCTAAAAATGGGAAGTATTAAATTTGAAGTTGATATTCCTGATTTTGAGAAAGAGATTAGCATTGAACTGATCATACGTAGAGATGGAGAGGTGGTTTGTAAATCCTCTCCTACCTCTAGCTCAAATAAGGGTGTAGAAAAAGAAGTAAAAAAGACGTCCACTAAACCGACGACTACAAATAGCTCGGTAGGTGGAAATATGATGAACGCAGATTTTTAAAAAGTTATGAATAATAAGTCAAACGATTATTATTACAAAATCGTATTATCTTATGAAATTCCTATAAATATCTTAGATAGTCAGGATCAAGATAAGGTACAGGCTAGGGAAATCTTATACGAAACTCTGAAAAATTTAGTACCGGAGGATAAGTATGAGAAATTTTCAGTTAAGCTAGTACTGCATCAACTAAAAGATACCTTCAACTATCTCGTTACTTATGAAGCATTTTTCAGAAGTACATCAGGGTTACCAATGCAAGAGTATGTAGGAGCTGAAGAGATAAAAGAAAAAGCAAAGAAGGAATTAGAAAACTTCTTTGAGTCTGTTGATTGCGATTATAAACAGCTTAATATTAAAACACTTTTATAATGAGTAACTTTAATCAATTTTTTAGAAGTCAAGGCGCTAAGACCATTGTAGAAAAATTCTTTACAGGTATTGATAGGTATAATGATAAGGCGAAGCTGACTGACCTTAAGTGGAGTATATCAGAGGAGGGTATTGATAAACCTGCCTCTTACTTCATTGAAAACGGTCTCACAGCTACCTTTAAAGTTAACCTAGAATATACAATTAACTACGATGACTCTGACGTTAGATATTCTGAATTTGAAGTTCCTAGAGAGATAGATGGTTGTTTTATTATAGAGGGTGCGTATAGGGTTGCTACTAATACACTTGGCAATGATTATGAATGTAGAATCAATATGTCAGGTTCAGGTAGGTACTATATAAACTTTGACTATGATAGAGACTATGATATTAACTCTGGGGTCTTGAGAATAAAAAGAACTAATCCAGAACTTGGCTTGCCGGAGAAGGTGAGAGAGTATAAGCTGGAGGAAGTGGATAATATTAGGGGACTTGAAAGAGAAGTACTAAAGCTAACAGAAAGACAGTCAAAGAAGCTGCAGATTAAACTTGACCTCGACTATAAACCAGAATACATTACATCAAAGCTTATTCAGGAATGTATGGCTTTTGGTGATGATCGTATTAAGGATATGGTAGTTGACAAGAAGATTGAGTCTGTATCTAGTGGCTTTATGAACTTCCTCTTTAAGAACAACAATAGAGGAAACTTTAACTCAACTTATAGCAGCATTAGACACTACTGGACAAAATTCAGCAAACTACAAGATACAATCAATGTACTTACTTTGATTTGTGCTAAGTATTGGAAGGGTAGTAGTGATTCTGGTAAGGGTGGTAATGATCCTCAAGTTAGTCCAGGTATCAATGCAATGAACTTGGAGAGCTTGACTAATAAGATCCAAATTCCACCATCAGTTGCCTATAATAAGAGTTTCTCTGATCTAATTTGTGTAGGTGCAACCCCTATTAATCAGAACGTAGGTAAACAGAATGCGCTTACAGTTAGTACGCATGTGACAGATACTGATGTTCTTTTTGACTGTTATGATTTGAAGTTTAATAAGATAACAATATCATACTTAGACTACTTGAATCATAAGGTTTGTGCATCAGAGTACGTAGACTATGATACCAACACACTAAAACCAGATGCAAATGGAATGGTTGAGGTTAAGCATAGGATGAAGCGAAAGACTGTGCCAGTTAGTGAAGTTGAATTCATTGACTTACACCCAGATTATCGACTATCTGAGGAAGTTAGGCAGATACCTTTCGTTAACTATACTGACTCTGTTCGTGTGCATATGGGATCTAGTATGTTAAAGCAAGCTATTCCATTACCACTTGCAGAAAGACCATTAGTTAGTACGGGTAATTACGAAGAACTTCACACTAACGTACTTAATGATAGATTTAAACATCCGAAGGGTAAGGTAAAGGAAATCAATGAAAAGGAAGTTATCATTGAGCTCCCTAACAAAGAAACAGTTGAGGTACCTAGAAGAACTGCAATCCAATCAGTAAATGACGTTGCTGTATATACTGAGCCTAAAGTAAAAGTAGGTCAGACTGTACGTGAAGGTGATGTGATTACTGGTGCAGTGGGATTAGAGACAGATACATATAAGCCAGGTATTAATGCATTGGTACTATTCCATGCAATGTTTGGTTATGTTAATGAGGATGCCTTGGTAGTAAGTGAATCATTCTCAAAGAAAATGCACTCATACTCTATTATTGACCTCTCTGTTGATGTTAAGTCTAGTGAAGCTATTAAGTGGATTGCACCTATTGGACATCAAGTGAAAAGTGGTGATGTAATCTTTAAAACTTATAGAGCTGTACAGTTAGACGAGATCAATAAAGCACTTCAAGAAAAACTAGGAGGTATTTTTGGTGATGATGTAGATGTTTCACAATTTACCACTGAGAATCCTACAAAAGTTCCTAACAATATTGATGAGGCTTATGTTAGTGATGTCTTAATACAGGAAAATAAGAAGCCTAGAATTACAAAGGGTATTAAACGTCCAGACCTTACTTATTCACGCACTTCTAATAAATATATCAAGGAGTACGAAAAGAATATGGATAGATCTGTAATATACGAAAGATATCCAGAGTACGTTGCAGCTGATAGATTAAAACCTGTCATCCTAGATAAGAATGAACGTGTTGTATATACAGTTAGAATCCGACTCATTAAGCGAACAAACTTGATGATTGGTTCTAAGGTCACTAATAGATTTGGTGGTAAGGGTGTAATTTCAAAGATCCTACCTGATAATAAGATGCCATTGATGATTGATCCAAGCGGTAAGAAGAAGGTTTGTGATATTGTTATGAACCCTTACAGTACTATCAACCGTAAAATCCCATCAGTGCTTTTGGAAAGTGGTCTTGGTAATATTGCTCACAGAATCCATGATATAGTAGAGGAACGTAAGAATTCACCAAAGGAAAGAGAAACAATCTTACCATTAGTGAAGAAGTATTACCCAGGCAGATTCGATAGCATGACATTGGATCAATTCATAGACTATCACAATAAGAATAAGCTTGAGGATGTATACTACTTCAATGTTGGTTCTTATAGTACAAAGTTTACACCGTCACTAGTAGAACAGTGGAGTGATGAATTAGGTGTCAAGTCTCAATCTGAAATTCTAATGCCAGCAGATTCAGTAGCTGACCTGAATGAATTGAAAGAGAACCTACCACCTGATGAATATGAAAAGACACTGAAAGACCTTGATGGAAAGTATGTGCCTACCGATAAACCTCTTATGTGTGGTTATATCTGTATGGAAGAACTTTATCATATTCCAACATACTCAAATAAAGTAACATCATCATTGTTTGGTGTTGATATTAATGAGTATAAGGACAGTCCGATTATGGGAAGAGGTAAGTATAGAACAACTGGCCAGAAGATTGGTGAGATGGAGTTAAGTGCTTATCTTGCTCGTGGTGCTAAGGAATTTATTGAAAGTGCTCGTGGGGATACAGCACAGGAAGATAATCAGATATTCCTTAATAACTTGTTGGGACTTGGACTAACTGTGACTGACTCTAAGGGTTATAATCAGGGAGGTTCAAATCTTAAGGGACGTCTAGGTGATATGAAGGTTAAATTTAGACTAAAGAATCAGAAGTAATGGAAGAAATTAAGAACATGAATAGCTGCGTAATGTTAGCGGCGAATCTTAGTACTCCAGTCTTGCTTAATTGCGTTTTTGATTCTGGAGATCTAAAAGATACAGGTATTCAATATGACTCACACGTAACACTACTTTATGCTAGAGATAAAAAGCTAAGTGGATCAGAAGTATTAAGTGAGGTACAAGGTGTTAGATTGTCACTGGGTATGGAAGCACCAAATCTTACTCAGTACTTAAGCAATCATAAAAGTAATGCAGAATTCGCAGTACCAGTATTTGATGTATTTGAACTAGATATCTTTGAGAATGACAGCGATTATGTAGTCCTCAAAGTGAAAGAGGAAGGAAACATTTGGTACGATACATTAGTGAATATTAACAAAGAACTCAGTGAAAAGTTTGGTGTAGTTAGTGATTTTTCTAGTTATACACCACACTTAACATTGGCAGAACTAGAAAAAGGAACTGCTAGATCTTATGTTGGTTCAGAAAGCTTAAGACTAATTCTGGAAGATTCGACAATACATTTTGAAGATATTATCCTTTCTTATGGTAGAGAAGGAGTATCTAAGTATGATGTAATAGACCTGACGACTAATTGCAGCGTTGATAGGTTCTTTAGGGTTAGACAGATGAGGAAAGAGGCGAAGCGACTAGATCAAGAGTTGTAAAAATAAGTGGGTTAGTAGGAGAAAATCTTACTAGCCTGCTTTCTTTTTTCTCCCCTAAATCCCTTACTTGTATGAGGAAAAAGAAATTATTAAAATATCTTATTGGTAACAGGGATTATACCTTTAAGATTAAGAACTATTTAATCCCAAAACAGTTTGTAACAGTAAAAAACAATCCGATTGACTTAGAGCAATATAGGGAAAATAATCTAGTTCAAGGTAGCACGTGGTCTCCTAAGTTTCGGGAATTCTTAGATAATAAACATAAAAGTATAGGTTATATTAGAGAATTCCCACTGATCATTAAAGATCAAAATCTATGGCTATCACTTTGCAAAATTTACCAAGTTCCAAAAGTGTTACGGAGTAGAAATTACTTCATGGTTGACTACTTTATACATGACTATAATTTCATAGTTGAGATAGATAGTCAATATCATAACGAAGAATATGACAAGGCTAGAGATGACTACATAAAAAGAGAGTATGGTCTTGATATTATTAGGTTTTACGAGTACGGTAGAGATGCTAATCAGAAATTCTTAGATGATTTTGAATTTCTTGTAAACTATTGTAAAAGATTAAATGTAGTTCCTGTAAAAATATCATACTCGGATTCAATAATTTATAATTATCTCTATATAAATTTTGATATAATTACAGTGATCAAAATCGCAGAGAGTTTACTAGCTTCGTGTAAAAATAAAAAGACTTTAGTATTAACCTCTGAAAACTTAGGTAGTAGTGAATACTCAAAGCTCTTAGACGAAAGAAACTTAAATGAGATCACTAACTACTTTAGGTCCATATATGGAACACGTGTAATTCTGGTGACCTAGAATCCTTAATAATGAAAGAGATACTAGAGGTACTGAGAGGTACAGAATCTAGTAGAGACTTAGTTTTGCTCAGTTTTATAAGTCTCATGTCTTACAATAAGATATGCTTAATTAGTCACGAGACGCTGAGATACCCTTGTAGCGATAAAGGTGAGCTAGGTACGGCAGGAGACCTTTCGGTTAAGTATGAAGATATCTACATTACTTATACTGTTTAGGTTACGGTACTGGTAGAGATAGGGAGTCGAAAGGATAGTTATGTTATTGCCGGCATATAAAGAATAAGTCCGGAGGAACATTAGTGTAACTAGCTCCCAGTCGTTTTTTTTATTTTTTTTGTTTCTACAATACCTTCAAATCCTTAATAGTGAAAGAGGTACTAGTAATCCATTGAAAAATATGGTACTGTATAGGCTGAATTTTGCCCAGTTTTATAAGTCTTATTCTATAAACAATGCATCTATAGGATACTCAATTAGTCACGAGACGCTGGGATACCCTTGTAGCGATAAAGGTGAGCTATGTATGTCAAGAGGCCTTTCGGTTAAGTATGAAGATATCTATATTACTTATTCTGTTTAGGTTACGGTACTGGTAGAGATAGAGAGGGAATTGTTTTTAGTGCCAGGCAATTTGCATTCTTAGGTAAGACCTGGAGTACACACCAGCAATTAACTCTCTGTCGTTTTATTTTTTTTTGCTCGCCCTAGAATCCTTAATAGTGAAGAGGTGTATGAGATTACAATATATCATTTGGTATATCACGAAAGTTGGTAATACATACACGGGTTAAGGTTTAGTCTAGTTTTACTTATCCCTACATAGATTAGATGTACTTAATACTAGACTACCCTAGGTAGCGGTAGAGGAAGCTAATTACGTCAGGAGACCTTTCATAGTTTAGGTTACGGTATGGTAGAAATGAGAAGTCGAAAGGATAGTTATGTTATTGCTGGCATATAAAGAATAAGTCCAGAGGAACTTTAGTGTAACTAGCTTCTCGTTGTATTTTTAAAAACAAAAAAAAAAGAAGAGCATTATAGCTCTTCTTAATATTTCTCTACCATCTCTGTATGAACTCCCTAAGATAACGGGCCTGTCTTACAAGACCTGTCTGTGTCGAATCACTTATCTTTACAAAATTAGGTTTCGTATACTTACCATTTCCTAAGTAATACGCCGTTCCACTTGCTAGGATATAGGTGGTCCAACTTTCGATATCCTGGATTGTTAAGAAATCCATAGATACTCTATTGATCATACCATCTTTAATCTTAATATTCTTACTTTTTCCCGCAAATGTTCCATACTGGCCATACTGCATATTATATACAGCAAGGACAAAACCTCTCGCATTAGCCGGTGTATAAATACCACTCGGCTTCTTGTTAATGTACTTATAATCAACATAAGTACATAGATCCGCACCATCCATTCCAGGGTGATCCTCTGCTACAAATCTGAGATATGTAGAGATTGTTCCATTGTCGGCCAATTTGACCCACTCTGTCGTAGCACGAAGTAAATTTCTTTCGCTTACTACTCTCACCTGTGCGTTAGTAGTTAATACACTGATTAACATAACTAACATAATCATAATCTTCTTCATAATTTTATAGTTTTTAATTGTTAAATTTCAATAAAACAAAAAGCCTTAAGAAAAATTTTAATTCTTAAGGTTAATTTTTATTACATATATAAGGGATTTAGGACATTTCAGGAGGAAAAAATAAAACAGTCAACCTAATACTAGATTGACTGTTAATACTTTATATATTAAGTTTCCACGTAACACCGTCCTTGGTGTCTTTAACTTGGAAGCCCGCCTCAATGAGAGCATCACGAATCTGGTCACTAACAGCCCAATTCTTCTCTGCTTTCGCCTTTGCACGAAGGTCAAGTACCATATCAACCACCTTGCCATAAGCCTCCTCACGAGCATCGTTATTAGCTCCACGCTTATTTTGAAGACCGAGGATATCGAAGGCAAAGAGCTGCATTTCCTCAGTAAGTTCCTTAAGGTCGTCGGCTGAAATCTGCGCCTTATGGTCGATGAGGATGTTCACCAAGTGGCAAGCCTCAAAGAGGGTTGAGATGACAGCAGGGGTCATCAAGTCGTCATTCATTGCATCATAGCACTTCTGACGGAAGTCTGCAACAAACTTCTTTGTATTCTCATCTGACGCTGCAGCAGGCTGAATGCGTGCCAAATCCTCAATACCATTCATCAAACGTCCGTAGCCCTTCTCAGCAGCCTGTAGTGCCTCGTTAGAGAAGTCTACTGTTCCGCGATAGTGAGCAGAGAGGATAAAGAAGCGAATTGTCATTGGAGAGTAAGCCTGTATGAGTGTGTCATGCTCGCCAGTAAAGAACTGTTCAAGCGTTATAAAGTTGCCAAGTGACTTACCCATCTTCTGTCCGTTGATGGTAATCATATTGTTGTGCATCCAATACTTCACCATTTCATCACCCTGTGAGGCTACAGCCTGTGCTATCTCACACTCATGATGTGGAAAGATAAGGTCCACACCACCACCATGAATATCAAAGTGATTACCTAAATACTTGCGTCCCATCGCTGTACACTCGCAGTGCCAACCAGGGAAACCATCGCTCCAAGGAGATGGCCAACGCATGAGGTGCTCTGGCATAGCACGTTTCCAAAGGGCAAAGTCAATCTGATTACGCTTCTCACCAACACCTGCCAACTCACGAGAATTATTTATCATGTCAGTAATGTTACGACCAGAAAGAACGCCATAGTGGTGTTCCTTATCGTATTTCTCTACATCAAAGTAGACACTTCCATTGCTTTCATAGGCATAGCCATTGGCAAGGATCTGCTTTACTAGCTCTTCCTGCTCAATGATATGACCTGTAGCATGAGGTTCGATGCTTGGTGGAAGAACGTTTAGTGAACGCATAGCATCATGATAGCGATTAGTATAGTGCTGTGCAATCTCCATTGGCTCCAACTGCTCAAGACGTGCCTTCCTTTCAATCTTGTCTTCACCTTCGTCAGCATCATGCTCTAAATGACCAACATCTGTGATATTACGAACATAACGAACCTTGTACCCTATATGTGTCAGGTAACGAAACATAACATCAAAGGTGATAGCAGGCCGTGCATGTCCGAGATGTGGATCACCATAAACAGTTGGCCCACAAACATACATTCCTACGTTAGGAGCTGCAATCGGTTGGAAGAGTTCCTTCTTACGATGCAGTGTATTATAAATTACTAAATTTTGCATAATTTTCTCTTTATTTAATTTTACATTCATACATTTATTAAGGAATTAAGAGGGAAAAATAAAAAGCCAACCTATTCTCCCGAACAAGTTGACTCTCGTAAATACAAATCTGAGTAAAATAACTTAATATCCACTACTAAGGAATTAAGGGCAAAATAAAAAGTAACCCATCCTCACGGACAAGTTACTTCGTCTTATACAAACTCAATACATACAAACGATATATGTGATCCCATCAGGATTCGAACCTGAATCAAAGGTTTAGGAAACCTACGTTCTATCCATTGAACTATGGGACCTTACTATCATCACACTAGTAAGGATTCCACGGGTTCCTAGGCGCACTTTTTCTAAAACATACAATACTGTAAATATCTCTGTCATAAACCCTTATAGGTAAGAGAGAAAAGTATTGTACCATGAAAAGGATTATTACGGCATTAATTCTGTTTATGTGTGTTATAACAGGGAGTGCGCAATTATTCGTCAGTCATAGTATTGATAGGTCAGAGTGTAATACAGTTAAGACAAAGGTTACTAGTGGATATGGAGTTGGATACTTCATAGAAATCATGATGACGCTAGATAAGAAGACCCCTACATATTATCTAGTTATTAATCCAGATAATTCAAAAGACTGGGATTGTCAAGGGAAAGACCCAATTAACTGTATTTGCTTTGAGTATGTAGTAGATGGTAAGCTTGGTAGACTAGGTAAAAAAGAACTAAGTCAATCAAAAGTTTACAGAGATAGATACTTTTCGCGCGACACTAAAATCTGTGTTAAGATCGATTTTGAGTTAATATCAAAACTCTACGAGATTGGCCCAGATAGATTTACTAGTCTCACTTTCGGATGTTGTAGGGGAGATAAGTACTGTAGGATTACTAAGATAGTAGGGTTACAATTAAAACCTTATCAATCAAGGTGTCTGTACAGTTCGATTCGAGAGATATACGAAGAGACTAAGAAATTAATGGCGTGCGGTAGAATAAAGTAGTGCTAAGGATAGAGGTAGTCACGGCGTGGCTCCTCTTTTTTTGTCCCCTAGAAAAAAAAATAAAAGTACTTAGCATTTCTACTAAGTACAGTCTTGGCTATCTCACTGAAGGATTCGAACCTTCGACCTCTCCAGATCCATCTCTGGGCGCTCTGTCCAACTGAGCTAAGTGGGAATAGCCATAAAATTTCCAAGGTGGAGTTCGAGTCCACTTCTCTAATTATAATAGCGCTTCTACTCATAAGCTACTTGAAAATTTTATTATTCTATCACATTAATAAGGAATTTAGGGCATCCTAGACGGATAAAAAGAAAAGGCAAGAACAAACTTAATTGCTCTTACCTATCCTCGCTTTCATTGTAGGTCCACCAGGAATCGAACCTGGACTGACGGCTTAGAAGGCCATTGTTCTATCCATTAAACTATAGACCCAATTATTATTCTACATATATAAGAAATCTAAGGCTTCCCAGATGCACTTTTTTTATTGAATCGGACTCTGTATCAGGTTTCAGGTAGAATCCTTAATAGTAGAATGATAGATATGATAAAAACGAGAGATGGAATTTACCTACCAGTCATTGGTAAGTATGTAGAATTAAGTGTATATAAAGGAAGATTACGTATGACACCATTATATGTTGGATTAGACCCTAGTTTTAGAGTCAGCATTAGAACCTCATCGATATTTATAAGTAAAGACCTAGACCCTGAAATAAGAGAAAGTGTTTACAAGCGCTATAGTAAATTCATAGATAAGAATGGTAGGTTTAAGTCAAAATATGTTAGAAAATTTAGGAGAATGTTGATTAGATTGAACTATAATAATTACTACAGGGTTATGGGTTCTAAAAATCTATACACACTTGGAAAATATCCTAAGGTCAATGCAGTGAAAAAGATCTTACTTGAAAAAAGACAAGACTTGAAGAGGTTTATATTAAAAGTAGGAGAAACTAGGAATGATTAATGTAGCAAGAACAGTACTAGGGTGGCTTCCGGTAGTGGGAGTGTTCAAAGGAGTGAGATTTGTAGGTCCTAATATTAAACTAACAGAAATTATAGTAGCAGTTCCTAGTCCCGGTTCTTACTTTATATATAGTATGGTGGATCACAAAGTAGTTAGTCTGAGTAGTTTTCATGAAAATCTAGTTGGGCCAATTATAAAAGAGTTTAGATTTATGCTAAGATCTGATGGTACACTAAAAAGTAGGTACATAAAAAGGATAAGAAGAAACGTGTTGAGGGTTATAAGGAACTATCACTTACGTATTAAAGAATCAAAAGAGTATAAAGACAGGAGAAAGAATCTAAACAATATGAAATGGGTAGAATTTAAAAGACAGGACGATATTATTAAGAACCTGATAGCTAATCCACAAAAAGCTGTAATAAGCATTGGAAAATAAGGTTATGGAAAATCTAGCGGGTAAGTTTATAATAGAAAATAACGGACAGGGCAAGAAAATTAGGGGTCTTGTACTTGCATCTCTATTTCATCTTGCTTTTACTGGAGAGGAGATAGAATCTGGACCATTAGAATATTTTATTGAACGAGATGGGAGGACTTACCATACATTCTATTTAGACGATAAAATATTTCTAGACGAAGATCAACTAACTGAAGATGAGGTGAATAAGTTTTTTGAAGAAGCGGAAGAAAAAATGCCCACTATGATACAGATAAAAAATTATATATCAACGTGGGTAAAACATAACATGACCACACTGAACTTACACATATTAAAAAGGTATCCCAAGTATCCAGGTTATGAAAAAGCAGTCAGGGAATATAAAGAATACATAAGCTGCCCTGAAAAACTAGTACTTGGTTACTACACGCCAAAAACTAAGTGCGGGGTCATCAACAAAGAATAAATATAATGTTGACTAGGGCTGCACGTATAATTCATGGCGTAATCAATAGAAAAGATCATGATAACAGAGAGGGATAAAGATTTCCTAGGTGAAAAAGTGAAACTGGATGATGAGCTGGGTATTATAGTAGGTCTGGTAGAAATCCCTGACTACTCACCCTATATTTATGGTAAAGATAGGGTATCGATGAACTGTGAGATTGATAAAAGTACTGTGTTCATTGTATCCTTAGAGAGCGGTAAAAATATTATAGTCGCCCCCTGTAGATTAATAACTGCTGACTCACACGATAGGGACTGGGTAAGTAAGATAGACAAGAATAAGGTACTGGATGACCTAAGAAAGTGTCAAAAACGTGAGATCAAGAAAATCAAAAGCGTCGGGACAAGGATAAGAGGAAAATTTCTTAAGTATCCGAAGTATGATAGGTTTATAAAAAACTTAGAGAACTTAAAGCTGGAGGAAGTATTATGGGAGAAACTTTAGACTTTACAGGAAAAATACTGATAGACGCGAATCAAGATGTGAATCTAATAATTAATGCATTCAAAGGCGTTTCTTGGCATGGTGATGATGAATTTATATTTATTACTTGCTATAGACCATCAACTAAAACCTATATAATGTTCCTATATCCGGAAAAACATAGAATTGAATTGGCCAGAGACTACCTATCAGATAAAGAACATCAGAGCGTTGCCGAATTCTTATGTAGAGAAAAGAGTGCCCTAATAAAAAGTGCGAGGGATAGAGCAGTGTCTGAGATTGTATATAGGTGGGGAGCCTGTTTTAAGAATACAATGTGCAAGAAATACCTGAAATACCCAACACTAGAATGGGCTAGAGATGGATTAAGAGAGCTAGAAACGAATCCAGAGAAATATATAATATGGGAATTAGAATAGTAGATAAGAGAGAGTAGTAGGTGTGCTCTCTTTTTATTTTCCTATCAATACCTTATTAGTAAGATGAAAGATATAGTGATAGAAGAATTATTAACAGTAAATGAATCAGAAGAAAATCTAATTGGGAGAGCATATAAACCTTTGATAGGAGATTATACATTTATTCCCATTATTGCAAGAGCAGTACTACCATATTATATTCAAAAAAGCAGTGGCAGGCTACTAGCTAGTATAAATAACGTGTTTTATTCTGTTATAATTAATGGGAGAAATATTCTTATAGTCGAGGCATATACTTATGGAAATACAACTACACCTCACCTATTATTTGATAAGGATAGAATGCAGATTGAAGAAGTTACTAGCCTTATTATGAAAAAGAAAGATGAGATAACAAGGAAATTAATAAACACTATAAAGATAAAATTGGATAAAATGTATGCTAGGACGATGTACTTCTTGACACCGAGACTAAAATACCCAGAATTCCATAGTATTGAATGTTATATAAAGAATATGATGGATAATCCAGAAGCACTTATAAAGGAGGTAATATGGTGAAAGAAATAAGTATACTAAGATTCAGTGATGATAAACTAGATAACGAATACTATAACAATGGATATCTTTTTCCAATATTTACCTCAATAGTTCCTGATATTCAAGTAGATTGTAATATTACATACTTTACGGTCTTTGATACTCTGAACAATGAACTGAAGGTCTGGAAAGCAGATAAAGGAGTTTATAAGTGTAGCATTAATATCTATTCACTACATGAATTTGATATCAGTGTAATGACGGATAGATTAATACTAGGTCATATAATAGCTGACGCAAGAGAGTATACACTTGATTTCGTTAACCAAAGATTAGATGACTGTAGGGACTATATAGTTAAGCATCCGACGGAGTTTGGTTCTAAATACCCAACTATCGAATACTTACTTAAGAAATTGGATAGAATTAAGAAAGATCCAGTTATTAATATAGATGAATGCTATGTACGAAGAGGTTTTCGGTAAGTTTGCAAGATTTGGTGATAAGTATTGTCCGATCATGGCAGTATATAATCATGTCCAGTTAGATGTAGGTGGTCGTAAATTATTTAAGATTGCTAGAATAATATATTGTGATGAGTACTGGACATTTCATAGTAGAGATCTTGTAAGCGAATTATACAGTATAATAGAGATACCAATAGATACTGCTAGGTCACTCTATAAATCTTACCTGGAGAAAACTAACGGTAAGCTTGTGATTAAAGAAAAACTTATCAATAAATGTCATGATTACTTAATAGATAAGATAGAATCAGATACTTTTATGTTACTTGGAAACTGTAGGGCTCATAAGGGACGCTTTGGTAAGTATCCAGAGTATGAACGAGCCTTAAAATTAGTCACGGAGGATTACAATAACATGGACTTTAGATTAATTAATATGATAAGTAGGAAAGATGAGTTCTAATGTAGACCTGAAAGAATTAATAGGAAAGTTTGAAGTATCTAGAGGAGACACGCCGTGGAGCCCTTCAATGATATACCACATTGTTGGATACTATAAAGAGCTAGTACTAGATGAGGATAGGGTAGAAGTTTATCCTGATGAGAGTAAAGGTATTCTAGTGGCGGTGGTATACAGTTCAATTAGTGAAAACTCTGCTATGTTTATGACAACTGATAGACAACACTTAGATGAGGTACAGTATGACTACAATAGCCTTACTGATTCGGAACTGGAATTAGTAGATAGGATATCCGGTAGTGTACAGAGGTCTAGAATAGAAAACATGTTAGTAGAGGGATTGGACAAGGAATTCTCTATAATAGACAGAAAAGCTTGTGCTAGATATAAGAAAATACCCTCTAGAGAAAAGATAAAAGCCCAACTAGAGAGTCTTATGTCTAGAAAAGAAGAGTTGTACTACATGATAGATGGATTTTATGAGCCCTAGTTTTATAAGAAATAGTAGAGGAAACATAGGTGTAGTATTAGTAAAGTATAAAAGCATAAAACTACCTGCAGTGTTTAATAATAATGCTGAAGTAGTAAGTGAAGTCAGATTAGTAGTAAAAATAGGTAGTCAATTACAAATATACTACGAAAGTACTGCTAACATACTTAAACTTTCGGACCTTACTGAATCGGAGCAACTAAGTACTAAGAAATACTACGATCTTGATGAGAAATTTTATCCAGCAAGGTCTGAAATAGATAAAGGTAAGAAGTGCGCATTGGACCAAATAAAGTATTGTATATTTAAATGTATTACAAATCTAATGAGAATTAAGAGAAATGTTAAATGGCCTGAGGAGGAAGGTCGTAAGAAACTTGGTAAATTTGTCAAGGGAATCGAAGTAGGTGAACTAATATTAGATGTCAATGAAGAATCAGCTACTAGAGAATAGATACGCGCTAGGAAAATTTAGGGACAATAGCAAGACTACCGAGACAGGTGAAGATGGTTATTGGGAGTTTTTTCATCTAGTTGGTTATGCTGTGTTCCCTTCGATGAATTGGGGTCAAGGTAAAATAACTATAGATAAAAATGATGTATGTGCATGTGTAGTAGTTTACAATGACTTAATGCAATCTCAAAAGGTTATATTAAGTTTCTATGAGCTTAAACAACTAAACGATTATGTAGATTTTAGTAGCCTATCTGAACCTGATAAGTTGAAAATTAGTGAAGATAAACTTAGATTTAGCAGGTCGGAAATTGAACGTTTCTTAAGAGATAGGTTAGAATCACATATATATTCGTGCAGGACAGCAAATACTAATATATTTTGTAAGAAGTGGCCTCAAAGAGATAAGTTTCTTAAGACGCTGAAAGACTTAGAGAATAATATAGATCAACTTTATATATTAAAAACTGATTTTTATGAGAAACCCTAATTTTGATTATGTAGATATAGAAGGACTAGGTAAGTTTAAAGTAGGAGAAAGTAGAGAAATACTAAATCTGATTGGATACTTAGTACTACCAGAACTTCTAGATGATCGTAGAGTTGTAGTTGATACTAGATACCCTATAGCATTCTTCGTAATGTATACTAGCGATAAAAGACCTTGTCTAGGGTTCAGGGGTAATAGAGAAGACCTACTGAGTAAATATTATTCTGACTATAACGAACTAGACAGGGAAGATAAGACTATTATTGAATCTAACAGAAACTATGTAAGTAAAAAAGATATAGAGGATTGTCTGCAAAAAACACTCATCGAATCAATTAACGAATGCAGAACAGAGATCAATAAGGCTTATAAAAAATGGCCACAAAGAGAAGAGTATTTGAAGGAATTAAGAGACATAGAAGATAATATGGATCAACTTTATATATTAAGAACTGATTTTTATGGAGACTAAATTCAGTAAAGAAGATATAGACGGATTAGGTAAGTTTAAAGTAGACAACTATCGTGAGGAAATAATAAACTTGATAGGATACTTAGTACTGCCTGCGATTCGGAATGATCGTGAAATTGTAGTAAATTATGAAGACCTAATAGGAATTTTTGTAATATATAGTAATGGAGAAAAACCTCGTCTAGGATTCAGAGATGACACTGAAGACCTAGTGAGTAGGTATTATTTTAACTATAACATGCTAAGTATGGCAGAGAAGGCTATTATTGAATCTGATAGAAACTATGTCAGTAAAAAAGATATAGATGATTTTCTGCTAAAAGCACTTATTGATTCGATTGGCTACTCTAATAGAAGAATCAATCAGATCTGTAAAAAATGGCCACATAAGGAAGAGTGTTTGAAGGTGTTGGGAAATATAGAAGATAATATAGACCAACTTTACATACTAAAAACAGACTTCTATGAGAGATCCTAAGTTTGTAAGAGCAAGAGGACTGGGTGGAGTAGTAGTATGTCCAGTTATTCTAAAGCTCAGAACTATAGTAGAAACAGGTGGAAAGTGCATCGAATCACCTGGACTAACAGTATTAATGAGTGGCGGTAAGTTTTCGTGCCTAGGTGACTTAGAGCTGCTTAACCTAGAAGACCTAACTAAAGACGAGGTAGAGGAAATAAAAAAATACTATAAGTTAAAAGGTTACTATAGAACAAGCAGGGTGGTAAAAGATGCAACAACTGAAACTATTAAGTACCTAAAGAAGCGGGAATTTTTCATCAACTGCCGAATAAGTAAACACAGTTTTGGTACTAAGTGGCCAGAGGTTGAGAATGGTAGAAAATTATTAGACCTTATGAAGAATAATCCTGAAAAATTAATTACTGAATATTTTAATGTCAGATGAGTCCAAAATTTGTAATGCTGAAAGGAACTGTATGCCCTGTTTTGGCTAGGTATAGAAAATTTATGTGGGCAAGTCGTGATATTGTAGAAGTAGCGTCAATAATTGTCCAAGTAGGTAACGATATACAAACTTATAGTCGTGAACTACCACTACTATTAGAGCCGAAAGATGTATTTCAATTAACCCTAAAAAACCTAAAGAAAAAATATGAACTAGATGATGAATTCTACCCAACAAAAGAAATGGTAGAACTAGCACTTAGAGATGGGTTAGAAGATATAAAATACTATAAATATGTCATAAGTGCATATCGACAAACAATGTGCAGAACTAATATAAAGTGGAATAAGTATGAAGAAATAAGAAAATTCATAGATAGTTCTCCTAGGGATTATATTGAACTTGTAAAGAAATGAAAACAGTAGAACCAAGCTTTGCAGTGCTACTCTACAACTTATATCCAATATTAACGAGATATAAAACATTCGTCATAGAAAACAATGAGTTAAAAGAAGTAGAAAAAATTATGATACAGTTTAAGGACAGAATCATAGACTGTAGATCGGATCAAGTGACGATACTTAACTTTGACCAAGTAAGAAAAAGTAAATATAAAAATAAACTTGAGTATTTTAAATATGTACTACTACTAGATGATGAGTTCTACCCAGACAGTGATATAGTAAGGATAGGTCTTAATAAATCTATAAGTGATATCAAAACTATCCAAGATAAAATCTCTGTAGATATAGATAATGCCAATATTGGAGGTTTAAAGTGGCCTACCTATAAAGAGGTTGAGAATTATATAAAAAATTCACCTAATAATTATATTGAGTTAACTAAGAAATGAAAACAATAGAACCGATATTTATGTTATCATGTGGGGATTTGTTTCCAGTACTTACAAAATATAGTGTAGTTAGATTATACAAAGGAAAACTAAGGGTAATTGAAAAAGTATTAGTACAGTTTGATAGAAGGATTATTGATAGAAAACTAGGTGATCTTACTATATATGACTTAGATAAGGTCAGAAACTCTAACTTTAATAGTGAGATGGATCGTGTTAAGTTCGTTCGAGGATTAGATGACGACTACTACCCTAACTATAATCTAGTGGAACAAGCAGTTAGAGACACTATCGATAATATAGAAGCCGAACAAAAACTATTATTTGTGGACTGGGGAAGTACAAAAAATCTTCTCAAATGGCCAGACAATGATAAGATAATGGACTTCTTATTTAGCTCACCTGAAAATCTAATTGAGGTAGTAGAGAAAGGTATACTAGAATAAACCCTAGTATGTTTTTCTTTTTTGTCCCCGCCTACATTCCTTATAATTGAGTGTATTGCAATTAAACAGCACTCAATTCTTAATAGTATGAGAATAACTATAAAAAATATAATTATAAATCATGGCAAAGAAAATTAAAGAAGATGTTATTGAATTCCTAAAACCGAGAGATGCAGTCCGAAGAAGATGGGGTATGTATATTGGCGATAACTCAAATGCTAATGTACTACTTCGTGAGATTATTGATAATTCGGGAGATGAAATTTCTGCAGGATATGGAGATTCAATCTTGGTAAGTGGAGACTTTAATGGTTTCTGTTTCGTTGCTGATAATGGTAGAGGAATACCAATCGCAATGTCACCAGATAAACCAGGGTCAACACAAGCATATCTTAGTATCTCTGAATTACATAGTGGATCTAAATTCAGTAATACAGAGGTTTCAAGGGTAGGTATGAACGGTGTAGGTAGTAGTGCAACAAACTTCCTTAGTGAAGAATATTGGCTCCTATCTAGAATCGGAGAACATAACTACAATAAATCAATACCAGACGTAGAGAAAGTTTGGAATAATGCAGGACCACGTAGTAAGGGAGACTTGTATTATTTTGTTAAGTGCGTTAAAGGTGAAAAGGTACTAGAATCAGCAGGTAGACTTGGTGATATCGAGAAGTTAATGTTCAAAGGTATTAAAGACTATCAAACAGTACCTAGAGATCTTAGTACTATTGTGTTCTTTAAGCCTGACCCTGAAATCTTTGAATCAACTAAGGCGGAAGTACCAGTGACAAACTTACAGTACTTCTTGATGATCCAGGAAAAATTCTATAACAGAAAGGTTAGTGTATTTGTGGATGGTAAGAAAATAAATAATACATTCAAACCATTTAAGTATGAACTAGTCAGAAACATTACGCCTAAGGATGATAGTTTTAATAAGCAGGTTGGTATCTATGTGACATTTGAAGTAGACCCTAAACTTGGTAATAAAGTAGAAATGGGATCTGTTAATGGCCTAGATGTAAATCAAGGACAACACATAACAATCGCTGAATCATGCTTTAAAACTGCCCTGAAAGATATGTATAAGATAAAACATGAGTACCTCCTAAATGGTCTTCGTGTATGTGTTATCTTATTGGCAGGTGAGGTAATGTTCGACAGCCAGACAAAAACAAGACTGAAGAGTATTACAAAGGTCAAGGTAACTGATTTTGGAGATGTCGTAAAAGATATGGAAAAAATTATGAAGAAAAACTCTGACTACTGGGACCTTCATGTTAGTAAGCTGAATAAACTGGCTGAATCAATGAAAGATATTGGTGCAGCTGAGTTGGCCGAGAAGATGATGGATGGTGCTAGTGGAGTTGGACTGTATAGAAGTAAAAATGACCTAGTACCTGGATTCGCTGAGGCAACTGGAAAAGATAGAATGGCATGTGAACTGTTTCTATGCTTTACTGGTGATACTGAAATCTTAACTTGTAATAATGAAAAGATCGCATTCAGGGACTTAGTAGGAAGGATAGAAAATGGTGAACAGATCTATACATTCTCTTGTGATAAAGATGGTATTATCGAACCTTCTAAAATAATTGCTGCTAAGAAAATAAGTACTTCAGATAAACTGGCTATTATTACGCTAGATAATGGAGAGGTAATTAGATGTACCCCTGATCATAAGATGATGTTAAGAGATGGAACTTATTCAGAGGCTTGCAATTTATCACCTGGAGATTCATTGATGCCTATATATATAAAAGAAGAGACTCAAGTAGTAGGAAAAAGCTACTTAGGTAAGAAAGGCACTAAGTTCACCAGAAATATAGTTAAGTCTGGGGAAACACTTGATAAAAAGTATGGTAAGAGAGTAAACGGTGGTTATTATGTATACAGGGTAATGTCTACACATAAGGATGTTACTGTACATGATAGCTTTAAGTCGGTGGAGAATGACCCTCTAAAACAGGTTAGACACCATATTGACCACAATACATTAAATGATAGTCCAAGAAACTTAATGTTATGCTCAAATACATGGCATAGAGGTCATCATGGAGCAATGGGCCTTCATAATGTGGCAGGTCAAAATAAGGAAATCTATAAGAAAGTTTACTTAGATTCAAAGAGGTCTGATGAATATAGAAAGAGATTATCTAATTCAATAAAATCTCACTATAATACCCCTAAGGGTGATAGTACAAAGAAGCACTTGAGATCTCAGGCAATAAAAGAGTGGAGTAATAAAGATCTCAGGAAGTGGAGATCAAATGAGACCAAGAAGTACTGCAAAGAACATCCAGAGTTTGCAAAGAACAATAAAAAACTGGCAGAAAGAGCTACAGAAGAAAGAGAGGTGATTACTAATACTGCTATAATAAAAGATAGGAAATTGCCACTTAATGCCAGAAATTTTGATAAAATATCTTTTGAGAGATCCAGAGCAGATAAAAACATTAGAGTTAGGTATTTTAAAACAATAATAAAAAATAATCCAGACTTGGTTAGTGATTATACGAATAACTTAGATTCTACATGTGAACTAAAATACTTCATTGCAGAAAATATTTTAGAAACTCTTCATGAAAACGGGAAAGATATCACACTAGATAACTTTAATGAAGAGGTTAAAAAATTATTTAATAAGGATAGAGTAGTTAATGGTTGTGGGTATTCTGGATTAAGAAAAAAATATCCAGATCTTTTTCAAAAATTTGAATTTACAAATAATAACCATAAAGTAACCAAAATTGAAGTAATAGACGCAGTAGAAGATGTATATTGTCTAGAAGTAGATAACCCACTTCACAACTTTCCACTTGCGTCTGGTGTGTTTACGAAAAACTGCGAAGGCTTATCCGCTTCGGGATCCTTGGTTACTGCACGTCCTGATACAACAAAGATAGCAGTTCTTCCATTGAGAGGTAAAATTCTTAATGTTACCAATGCGTCAGCTAAGAGAGCGATGGAGAGCCAAACAATTTATAGTATTTTTAAAGTTATTGGATTAGGTCTTGATGTAAATAATGTAACAAAAGACTGTAATACAATAGAAGAAGCAAGAGAAGTCATAAAACAAAAAAGTAGGTACGGTAAGATAATCGTAGCTTCGGATGCAGATAAGCTAAGTAGCTGAGTCTGGATAGTATAGAAATATATTATCAGAGAATCGTATTGTTGCGGGGAACTCTCGTTAAGTCTTAGGTACCAAAGAGTAACAACCCTAAGAATAGAGACAATCCGCTGTTATAGTAAAATATAACGACAACGACTATTCCTTAACCGGAAGTAGGGCAGTAAGTCTATAAATGACTGTTCGAAAGATACGACATCTGAACAGGTAATGCTGAAGATGAAGATATAGTCTAATCTCATAGGAGACTATGAGGGGAAATAAAATCCCGCACAGAGAATAGACGACTCTGTGTAAATATAAATGGCAGATGGTGACCTCATAGCTACAGAGTTATTATATCTCTTTAGCAAGTTCGCCCGTTTTATGATAGATCTTGGACTTGTATATAGAGCGATATCACCTCTATGGAAAGGAAAGAGCAAAACAACTGGAAAGATTCAATACTATTACCCAGATGATGAGTATGACGTAGAGACAGGATTTCCAGTTGATATGGATGAAAAATGCCATTATTCTCGTTTTAAGGGCCTAGGAAGCCTCAGCCCCGAAACAGGTGAAGTAGAGGATATATTCTTTAATGAGTCAACTAGAAGACTTATTAAGATTACGCCTGATGGTATTGATTATTCTAGGGCGTTGAATGAAGATATAAACGAGAGAAAGAGATTGCTAACTAATAGAGGAATCTTAACAAATCCATATAACTTTAAAGATTAATAATATAATGGCTAGAAAAAGTAAGGCAGATAAATTAAAAGAAACAGTATTCGCAGAGATCCTAGAACAAGCGATAGGTAAGGAAACAGAGGAAGCAATTGTTAATGGTGCAACCTATCTTAACACAGAAAGGGCACTAGCAAATGTAAGCGATGGATGTAAACCTAGTTATCGAAGGTTAATCTATTCAGCACTTCAGTTTCCAAAAGGCGAATTACAACCTAGTTCTAAGCTCTTGAATGGTATGGCTTCTTATCATCCTCATAGCTTAACTGGATGTGAACCACTACTTGCATCAATGGTAAGAAGTGGTGTTATGAGTGGATCTGGTAGTTTTGGTACTAAGTCAATTCTAGGGGATGAAAAACCAGCTGCATCTCCTAGGTATACAAAGACAATGCTAAGTAACCTGTATAGTGAAATCTTGAGGCCTAACTTACAATGCTTGAAGATGGTAGAATCGCCACAAGGACCACTAGAACCAGAGAGCTTATCACTTGTATTTCCACTGGCACTCTATATGAAATCGCTGGTGTCTGGTATTGGATATGGTATTAGCACTATCTATCCAAACTTTTCACCAGTATCAATGTATAAGGCACTAGTAGAAGATAACCCAAAACTCCTAGAACCAAATGTAAACCTCTTAATTGATAAAGAGAATTCAGAACTACAGAGACTTTGGGAAACAGGTAAAGGTAGGGTCATCTATTCATACAAGCTCACACCCTACACAAATGAAGATGGTAAGGATGGATTTATGTTTGAAGGTGATACTTGCATTTTCACACCATCACTAAAGAAAATCGATAAGTATGTTGAGCTGGGACAGGTATTTGTGGAAGACATGACAACAAAACAAGGACCTAGGATGTTTGTTGGGCTTGTTAGTAATAGAGGCTCACTGAAACTAGAGGGACTTGAAACACTATGTAGGCAATGTTGTTTTGATGCCACTACCTATCAGCTCAATGTAACTGACGGAAAATCTGCTTTTAGAATACCGTTGAGAGATTGGTTGAAATACACACTAGATAATTTCATAGGTCTAGTGGGGGAAGTAAATAGAAGGAACATAGAAAAAACTAAGTTCGATATAAAAGTACAAACAGCTCTCCCAGTCGTATCAAACTATATTATCAACGTAAACCCAAAAGCAAGTGACCGTCAGATAATTAATGAGCTGGGATTAGAGGCAGAAGTAGTTAGCGCAGTAATGTCAAAACCAATCAGCTATCTTAGAAAAAATAAAGATACAACAGAAAGAATTAAGGCGCTAAAAACAAAGCTGAAAGAATTAACCGCATTTGAACCTCTTAAGTATGCGGAAAGTGTAATTCAGAGACTATAAAAACTTGGAGCGTGGGATAATATAAAATCCTGCGCCCCATTTTTTCGTCCCGCCTGAGCCTGTATAAAAATTGCATAAAAATTCGGCGCGTATCTGTGTGTGTGGCGAACAGTTGGCGTGCATACTTTTCTTACCCGAATGAAAAAAGGGTAAGCTAGGCCCCGCACTTGCTTGAATGGGAAATTACTTCTGAATTGACGAATGACATGAAGTGGAGCGCAAGCGGAACGGGAATGGAATGAGGAAACAGAAGAAGTTCCAGTAAAGAGAACTAGCAAAATGATCAGTAAAAGAGATACCTCAAATCGCTTCGCTCCCTCGGCATCACTGATCATTTCACTATGCGGCTTCGCCTTAGAGGGACTGAAGAAGAGATTATGATTTTTATGACTGGCCGAATTCCGAGATTAGAGCGGAGCGAAAATCGAGGGAATGAGGGTAGTTCCATTACCAAAATTTTATAATATTACTGCACAAAAAATTAAAGGAAAATAAAATATATATATACTATTATATGGGTAATAGTAACTATATTGTGCATTTTTGTAGTTATAAAGAAATAGAAGACTTATAATTGAGAACATAGCTTCGAGCACAATGGGGACGACAGTATGGAGTCTCATGTGTGCGAAGCTTAGCTTGGGGTGAAAGCCCAAGTTAGAAGAGAGTATTTAATAATTATAACAATTAATAATATGAATGTAATCAAACTTGACGTACCTGCAGGATGTAGGTACGTATCAGAAATTGAGGGATTCAAGATTTACGATTTTCCGCACATCTTGAATAAACAAATCCCTGGTTGCGGATTTACAGAGTACTGTATTGATCCTCTCAAGAACAGTGAGAACGTTGTCTTATGTAGTCCTAGGAAGATCTTGCTACAAAATAAGCATGGTCAACATCCGGATACTACTTACTTAGTGGTTAATGATTATGAAAGTGACCCAAGTACAGACAAGGATCTCACAAAGCAAGAGAAGTCTAAGTATGATCCGTATAAGGTGGTTGATCCTGAAAAAGTTAAGAAAGAAAAGAAGGACAAAGAGGATTTCTTCAAGCGCTTAACAAAGGAAATAACCGGTTACATAACAGACTGTAGATTCAACAATAAGCCGGTGAAGATACTAGTTACCTATGACTCTTTCAGGATAGTAAAGGACATAATACGGCACAACTTTAATGACATGGATTATAGAGTTGTTATCGATGAGTTCCAAAGCATCTTCACAGACAGCAAGTTTAAGTCAGATACAGAACTGCAGTTTGTCAAGTCAGTGCAGGGAATTCAGAAAGTATGTTATGTTAGCGCTACTCCTATGATGGTAAAATACTTAGAGATGTTGGAGGAATTTAAGAACCTACCATACTATGAACTTGACTGGGAAGCACTTGACCCTGGGAGAGTTAGTAGGCCGACCTTGTATGTTAAGAATCTTGTTTCTGTTTATACGGAGGTTAAGCCGATTATTAATTCTTACCTGAATGAAAAGTTTGAGTATAGGTACGTAAAGCAAGAGGATGGTAGTGTAGAAAAGATAATATCAAAGGAGGCGGTATTTTACGTCAACTCAGTCAATAACATCACTAGTATTGTTAAGAGAGCCGGATTAACGCCAGAACAAGTAAATATCCTAGTTGCTAATACTACTGATAATGTGAATAAAATACATAAGAGGCTAGGTAAGAAGTATGATATTGGCAGGGTTCCACTAAGAGATGAACCAAGAAAGATGTTTACCTTTTGCACTAGAACCGTATATCTTGGTGCTGACTTTTATAGTGATAACGCCCGATCTTTTGTGGTTAGTGACGCGAATATAGATACCCTTGCGGTTGATATTACGCTTGATCTCCCACAAATCTTAGGGCGTCAAAGATTAAAAGAGAACCCTTGGAGAAATGAAGCAACTCTATTCTTTAAGTCTATTAAGGGTGCTAATAAGAAGTCTGAGGAAGTATTTAACAAGAAGATAGAGGAGAAAGATAAGAAAACAGAGGACATATTATCAATATATAGTAAGGGCACTAGTGGTGAACAAAGTTCAATGTCAGAGGTTTTACTAGATTATGCCAAGTCTTTGCATTATAAGAAGAACTATGTAGCTGTTAATAAGACCTTCGTAGGCGGTGTAGTCAAGTTAGTGCCTGTCTTTAATAACTTAGTCAAGGTATCTGAGTTAAGGGCTTATGAAATGCAACAGACCGATTATGCAAATAGGTTTACGGTATTCAGTGCGATCAAGAAAATAGGTACTGCAGATATTGATAATGAGGTTGTTAAAGAGGTGTTGAACAAGATAGATTCAATAAATGGCAGGAGAGAAAAGTTTAAGTATCTCTGTGAACAATCCGGGCTTCCAGAGTTTAATATTATCTTAGATAACTTATCTAATAAGAGATTCAAGGAATACATAGATGTTTTTGGTGTTGATGATTGTAAGGCAATGAGTTACAATTTCTGCGATATGGATAAGAAGCTGAATGTAGAGAGCTTTGATAAGGACAAACTAAAAGAGGCTGTACAATCTAAGTTCGACCTTAATGTTTTCTATACAAATTCGGCAGTAAAGTCAATATTATCTGAAGTATACAAGAATATAGATTATAGAGCTAAGGCGAAGGCTAATGATATTGAGAATTATTTTGAGTCCTCTTCCTGTATGATGACAATTAATGGAAAAAGAATGCACGGTGTTAAATTAATTAACAAAAAATAATAGCTATGATATATATAATTGAAATGCTTGCGACTAGGGACTTAAATGACCCTATTCGTATTTTCAAGATTGGATATACTTGTGATTTTGATAGAAGGATGTCTGAGTATATGACTTGCAATGCATCCTTTATAGTGTACAAGAAGCTAGAAGGTGATGAGTTTGATATGACCTGCGAGAAAATGATTCATCGACACATAAAGGATAAGAAGTATGACGGTAGATCCGAGATGTTTATTAAAGATGATGAACTGGTTGAGTTAATAGACAAGATTAATACAAGGGAGGATATATTGAGTCTTAAAGGCACAGCCAAGGTAAGTCATACTACAGTAAACAAGTATTACGGTGAATATAGGGGTGTAATTACAAAGAACTGGAATCTTATCCAGACAGTGTTTAACAAGGGGCCGAGAGATTTGGTACAGGAGATGCTAGAATCAGATGAGACGGACCTATTTAGTTATGTAAAAGAGAATTATGGTATAGAACTAGAAGACTTTACAGATGAAGAAAAGAAAGTGGTCAGTGAGTTCTTGGGCCAGATCAGTATTATAAAAGGTCGTAAGGATAAATTAAAATACCTCTGTGAACAATCGGGCCGTTCTGAGTTTAGTGCAATCTTAGATAGTGTGCCCTATAAAAGATTCAAGGAATATGTAGTTAGGTTAGGAGTTGAAGTTTGTCGCTCTGTTGGATATAAATTAGAGGTGCTAAATGACAAATTAAAAATTTTAAGCTTTGATAAGAATTTACTGAAAGATAAAATATATGAAACTTTCAAGGTAGGTAATTCTTATACTAGGAGTGGTATTAAAGAAATACTTGCCGAGATATATAAAGAAATCGGTTATAAAGCTGCTGCAAAAGCTAGTGATCTAAGTGACTATTTTGAATATAAGAAAGGTCTAGTTACAGTAGGTGATAAAAGATCTAGTAGTTTTAAAATTTTATCTAAGAAGTGACATCTATTATCTAGTCAGGTTTACATTTTGTAAGCTTGGCTAGTTTTTCCTTTAGTTTCCTTATATGTGTGATAGAGATGCCTGGGGGTCTCTGTTAAACAAGCTCCAGGAATGTATAATAATATAAACTTTTTTATTTTAAGATCTAATGAACAGAAGAATTGTATTAGTAGATCAAGAAGAGACTCCGACCTATGCGCGTTATTATGGCTCAGGTTTTTCGGAGGTTTACACACTTCAGAGCCTGTATGGTATGAGTGAGGCTGAGCGTCTTGCTAAGTTATCATTAGGTGAATCTGACGGTGTATTAATTGTTGGTGGTAAGCCTTTTAAGTATTTGAAGTCTTACTATCATTTTGGTGTAAGAAATGAGACTTATACTGACTGTGCTATGTTACCTCGTCTTAGTATGGAGGGAGGTGCATTTTCAAAGGTAGTAGTAGAGTATCCAAGCCAAGAGGACATTGATTATTTTTTGAGTCCTGAGTTTGTGAGGCCTGTTAGTTTTTCAGGTTTCCAGCACAAGATTATTCACGATTATCAGGGTGCACTTAGGTTTCTTGAGTACTTAGATAGTCTTCCTCTCGAGCAGCACTATGGAATGGACTATGAGGCGAGTGGTATGCCGTTAGATAAGCAGTTCTGGTTAAGTGGTGTTGCGATTTGTACGGAGAGATTTGGCGGTTTTATTAGTCTTACAGATATTCGCCATTCTTATCCAGAGGGTTCACCAGAGTATAGTAATCTTTTGAAGTTGCTGGGTGAATTTTTCAAGAAGAGGATGAATCATATCTGGACTTACAATATGCAGTATGAGTGGCAGGTAAGTCATAGGGTGCTTGGCGTTGACTTATATAATCTTTGTGATGCTAGCGCTGTCAATGTAATGGATGGATTTCACCTTAAGAAGTTTTCTCTTAAGTGGACAGCTCAGAGAGTCCTAGGCGTGAATGTTTGGGATAGTGAGTTTGACAGAATTAGTGAGCTCATTGATTCAGGCTTATATGAGATAGTAGGGAAGCTTAAGAAGGATCAACGTAAGGTATTCAAGGTAGATAGGTCAAGTTTTTACAATACGCCTGAGTGGAAAGAGCTGAGTAAGAGATATCCAGACTACATAGGGGAGTTCAATAGTCTTATGTTAGAGTATTGGGGTTATCCTTTTATGTGTGTGCCTAGTGAGATCTTAGGTCATTATTGTTGTCTTGACTCATTCTATACTCTCCTTATTGCAATGTCTAGGTTTGATACTTATTCAGAGGATTGTTGGAAGGTTAACTTAGACAACATTAGGCTTGGTGCTAGATTAATGGGTAGTGGTCTTTATATTGATGAGCCATTCAGACAGTTCTATGAGAAGTACTGTCATGAGCAAATGGCCTGGAGTATTACATATTGTGCTCAGGCTAGGTGTTATATTAAGATGCAGGCTCATTCAAAACAGGCGGCATCATTAAAGCGTTATCATCCTGTGGCGGTTAAACTACTAGAACAGGGTAAGTTTCATAATGGAGATGTAGTAGGGATAGTAAAGGACCTGCTACTTGAGAACTTAGACAGTATGGATTCTTATAGTACTGGTCTAAACGAGGGCGGTATTCTGATTAAGTATGGTCCTAAGTTTGCAAATGGTTTCTTAGATATTGTCAGGGGTGCGATGTCTGAGGTAAAGATGGCGACAAAGATAGATGAGACAGTTAAGAGAAAGAAAAAATTAATCTCTCTCATTGCCGATAAGTTTAGTGATCTTGTTGGTATTAGGTCGCTTGAATTAGACCCCGCGAAACACCCAACGAAATTCAGGAAGCATGTAGAGCTGGAGAAATATTTATACTATAAGAAGGCGTATGCAGAATTAGAGAAGGTGAAGAAGCAGTTAAGTGATATTCATAATGTACCGGATGTGATCTATGCATTTGGTGAGAAGCGTCCGTTGGTAGAATATGCGGGGTATGTTAGCGACAATTATTTCAAGTGTAAATCGCCAATTGAAAATGATCAGATTGCATTTGAACTAGCTACCTTATATCGACCTCAGACATGTTACTTAGCGGCTATGATAGAAAGTACCCAACAACTAGAGGGAACAGATAAGTTTTACAGTGATCGAGGCATTACTGACATTAACGTTGGGTATAATGAATTTTTTGAACAGTGGCGGTCATTTGTTGAGAAAGATCCGAGTGTAAGTTTTAAGTATCCAGAAAAGGTATTTAATATTGCGCTTACTTCTTGGCAGGCTACTAAGAAACTTGATAATATGACTGACGGTGTTAAGGAGATATGGACAAACTTGAGAGGATTTCAAGCGCAGACAACATATTTCCCGGCCCTCAATGAACAATATACTGGTTATGAAGAGCATTTTGAACCTACTGATATGGATGATGATTTTTACTTCATGCGGAAAATGGTATTGAACTACTTAATATTCAAGAAGTATTCAAAACTAGATTCAACATATGTAGGCTCAGATGGTATGTTTCATAAGACAGGTAAGTGGGTAATAGAGGGTCAAGATCATATACCAATTAGAGAAGCGGACGAGAATGAACCTGGTGCTGTCTGGAAAGTATTTACAAGATATGAAGTACTGAGTAAGAGTAGTAAGAGGTGGTCTAGTCCTTTCCACACTATGAGAAATTGTAGCCTTAGGTAGTAATACTTAAGTGAAAAGGCTGTGAACTAGTAAATGCTAGGTGTGAGAATGTAGGAATTCTTGCTAACGAGGGAGGCTAAGTTATGAGAGTAATATGCTAATCTCGTGCCAAGTCTAAGTAGGAAACCGCTTAGAAAGGTGTAACGACTATCCTGTTGTGGGGAGTAGGGGTCAAGTGAAATTCTTGGCTTCGAAGTGCAGCCTGTCCAGTTAGAGAATGCTGGATAATGAAATAGTCTTGCCTTATTGAAAAATAACGGAATAACAGAATTAGTCATGGAGATTGTAAGGATGTATTATGTCCTCCGCCTTCATGGGACTCTAATGGTAATATAATATATGGAGGTTCTTCACAAATACTAACGTACTTTGACATTATACAAAAAAAACTAGTGTCACTTGGGAGCGATCTCAAGAACAAATAACCTATCTATTGCTGAAAAGTCTTAACAGAAGATATGCTGAAGATAATTAGCAGGGAAGACATAAGATATGTAACCCTCAACGACTATCCCTGTAGTGGGGAGTACACTTGAAATCGCAGAGTGGAAAAGGTAGGGTTCTCTTTAGGTAGGATAAAGAGAATGTGATATAGTCTGAACTAGGTAGAAATACTTAGAAGTTCAACAATGAGAACTGGGAGCAGGTTGCGTAGCTCTTGAACATATTGTAGTAGTGCGGAGGTAAAATCAGCGGGGTATGCCAGTGGTGACCCTAAGTTGATAGCAAAATTTGAGGAAGGATCAGATATCTACATATATTCTGCGAAGCTCTACTTAGGTGAGAGTGAGTGGGATAACTTAAGCGATAAGATGAAGAAGAAATGGAGGAAACGTTTTAAGACTATCTTCCTTGGTGTCTTGTATGGCCTAGGTAAGAATTCATTAGCGGAGCGACTTGAATGTAGCTTGAATGAAGCTGATGATATTATACAAGGTCTTTACAATTCATTCCCAAAGCTTAGAGAATATGTAGCAAAACAAGGTTCTTATCCAATGACTCACGATGGATATATCAATACATTCTTAGGGGATAAGCTAAGATTGATTGAGTATACTGATTACCTACCAAAGGCAACAACAGATCGTGAGAGAGGAAATATTATTGCAAGAATAGAAAGACTCGGTACCAACTTGCCAATTCAGGGAGGTACAAGTTCAATTATGGCCTGTGGTTTCTATAATAACATTAGAAAATCACTAGAAGAAGGCTGGAAACAGCCACTTCAGCCAATTATCGTGGTGCATTAGGTAAGAGTGGCGCACGTTAAACCTACTAAATTGCTGGGACGTCTTGTTAAGCTGTTAGTACTTAGTGTAATAACCTAACAGATAGAGATAATCAGCAGTGAGTGTAATAGCTCATTCAACGACTATCGAAAGGAACAGAACATGTTAACCGAGTAGAGTAGAATATAAACGTTTGATATTCGAAACAGTAGGCAGTGTAAGAACTGAAGATATAGTCTGGTCTAGCTCGAGAGGGTTAGCAGTGGGGTTTTATCTCACGGCTTAGGTGTAGTGAACCTAGGTGAACATTTACGGATTCTAATACTAACTATATACCAGTTGAAAAGGTATTTGAGATTAGAAGATTTTACGATAAGAACTATACGGATTTCTGTGCAACAATAGGTCCAAAGATTAGATTACTTTTTGACTTGCTCGTTGGTTATAGTTACGAAGAGGCGAACGAACTTAAGACAATTGATGAGAATACGATTGAGTTTAAGGGAAGTGCGAAGTCTATCTTAAAGCTATATGACAAGATTATGAATTGTCCACTTGATGTTGAGTGTGATACCAGCAGAGAGGATATTGTGGGGGCTCAAAAGTTAGTAAGCAGTCCATACCAAAGATTCATTATCGAAGGTGGTTGTAATATGTCAAAAGATCTAAGCAAGATAAAGGTTAGATTCCACAAGAAGTAACAATAAAAATGCTGGGTACTAGGGTAAGTTATGCTCTGGTACCTAGTTATTTTTCGTGGACTAGTGGCGTCAATACCTTATATGTGTAAATGAAAAAACGTAATATGGAAAGCAGGTTATTAAGTGAATTTAAGAAAGGAAGTAAATGGTACATGGTTGAGGGTGGCCAGTTTGATGAATTTAGTCCTCGTATTGTTAATGTAGTGATTGGTGATACGGTTGAGGAGGATGCAGTAAAACGTACACTCAAGCTTCAAGTACTAGATGAGAAAGGAGGACTGATCGGAAAGATTAGGTTCCAAGACAAAGAAGGTAATGGTGAATATAGTACTTCTGATATTCCTCTCTGTTCTATCAATCCTGGAAACTTACCCGGCAGATTTAGGAGGTACTATGATTTTAACTTATTTAGTACTATCGAGGGTGCATTGGAAGAAGTTGAGAAGAGAATTACCGACATTAAGGAGAGACTCAGCAAGGTAAGGAATAGGATGTTAGAACTTGGTACAGAGGAGGCAAGACTTGAGGAACTACTTTGTACTCGGATCTTAGTGACTGATAAGGGAAATTACTGTACCTATCAAGATGCTAAGACAGGGAAGAGAATTAACTTAAGTGCAGGGTGTTACTATAAGGTTGGCACTATACTGTACTTATATGATGGTTTTAAACTTAACAAAGTATTATAATTATGTACAGGACATTTAATTTTAACTTACTAAGAAGAAATTTTTGCGGACATATTAGCTGCAAGAAGAGTAATGATGTAAGGTGGGGTATTAGGTTTGAGTATTGGAAGGGTAAGCCAAAGAAACTGGTATGGCTCAGAAAATTTGAGATCAGCCTCTATAAGTTTCACCTACTTTCTAACCTCTATAGAAATTCAGAGGAGCGAGAAAAGGAGGAGAATAAGCTTAAGATCATGATATACAATACAGAGACAGTGGTACATAATGGTCTTGACTCTATTATATCTTTCCGTATTCCTTGCCCTTGTAGAAAATCAGTTGAGGCATTACAACAGGACCTTGACTTGATCAGTAAGAAATTAAGAGATGCAAAGGATAAACCAGCAATCAGAAAGGAACTAATGAAAGAGTACCAAGAAACTAGGACCTACTTAGATCATAAGGAAGGTAGGTTATTAGGTAGTTGGCTCTTTGAGGGAACACTTAGACAGGCACTTCAAGAATTTCCAGACATTATTAGACTATGTACGAAATAGAAGATGTAATTGTTAGTACAGAGAAGCAGGAGTATGGAATCTTACTTACCTTCTCTATGTACGGTAGAACGCTTGGTACGGAGATGATATCAACTACACAGGCTAAGTTATTAAGAGATAGTTTAACAAAAATACTAGAAGACAATGGAACTGAGAGAGATGATCAAGAAGAGACAGGAGAGCAATTTTGAGATAATCAATAAGATTGTCATGTACCTAACAAAGTATCCAGACACAAGATTTCACCAAGCCTTAATTAACTTGGGGGTAACTGAAGTAGGAAGAGATCAATTCTATGAGGAAAGTGTTACTACCTTAGAAAGAATGATAGAAGATGAGAATTCTAGGAAGTCATAATTCACTTTCCTACTTAAGACCTAGTTCTATTCTATTGTGGCCCTTTCATTTCACTGCTAGATGTCAAGGCGTGGATATTAGGGCGCAATATAGGCTAGGTGTAAGGGTATTTGATATCAGGTTGTGGTTTGATAAGAATGGTAAGCCCCTAGTAAGACATGGGTGGATGACTTTTAAGTGTAGTGTTGAAAAGCTGAGTAGTATATTAGGCTGGTTAAATGAGAAAGGTGATGCTAGTGTGAGATTAATTCTAGAAACACCGCCCTTCTTGTTTACGCCTGATCCACTAGCAGTAATGACAGAGAAGAAGTTTTATTTTCTTACATTCTGCACTACCTTAATCAATACATTCAGACAAGTTAAGTTCTTTGGATTCCGTGAGAAGAAAACGTGGAAAAAAATACTTGATGACAGAATTTATGATGAACCAATTCTGATAGATAGATATAGTAGCACCACGTCCATATTCACGGGGGAACCATTAGAGACTAGTGGATGGAGAAGATGGGTTGGATTTATTGACGACCTATTCCCTTGGTTATTTGCTAGGCTGTGGAATAAGAAGATCAGAGAGGAAGTAGTGGATGATATACTGTTCCTTGATTTTGTAGAGCTATGAAGTTAAAGCTAATAGTAGGTAATAGAAGGTTTCAAGTCGATGAGATTAGTGAGGTTGAGCTGATTTACTATGAATGCGAGTATATACCTAGTGTTAGTAGTAATATGAGGTTATTTGCTATGCCGAAGGTTAGTGATGAGATCTCTGAAGTACTGAAGCTTGAAGACACTACTAAACATATGCCTTACGAAGTTGACCCAATAATAGGAGCAACTTTTCGGTGTGATGGGTCTGAACTGGGAGGTATTAGATTTCAAGTGCCGGCAAAGTATTTTCATAGTTTCAAGAAGACTAGTACACGTGAATACTGGAAGAAGGTTGATTACACAGATGACTTCTTTATCTGTAGCTGCCAGAATGTGCTAGTACTCAGAAATGCACTGATGAATAAAGCGGGGCGTGTAGATAATGGAGCAGTTGAGTTGACATTTAAGTTTGAACGCTATGAAACATTCCCAATTCAATTACTAGATAAAGTAATAGAAAGATCCTATGAGAAGAAAGAGACTTAGTTCTCTTTCTTTTTTACTTCCTTGCCCTAGAACCCTTATAGGTATGAAGAATAAAAAATTATTAAAGTTTTTAAAGAAAGATGGTAGGTGTTTGTTTAGTATTGGAAGATACTTGATACCTACTTATTATAAAACCAGAAAAGGGTGTACTATTAGTTTAAAAGCTAATAGGAACAAAGCGTTGATTGAGAATTCAAGTGAGTGGTCTAAGTATTTCGACCTAATGATGAAAAGGGCTTATTCAGATCATAGGGTTTATAAAGAAGTACCGTTGGTAATAAAGGATATTTCTAAATGGGAATCTTGTTGTGATAGGTATAGAATATCAGATGGAGAACAACGAGGTAGAAATTATTTCCTAGCGGATTATATTTTTCCAGAGTATAACCTGATTGTGGAAATAGACTCTAACTTACATGACTACGACTATGATAAAGCTAGAGACGATTATATAAAAAGTACTTGGGGATTTAAGATTCTAAGGTTCTTTGAATTTGGTAGCGATCCAGATTCAATGGATGTGTTTTTAAATCAATTAGATATAGTATTAGCGAATAAGCCAGATAAGATTATTAAGTTAGGTTACTCAGACTTAATCGATTATTCAATCACCAAGGTCCTCGGCACCACTACATTAGAGGCTATTGATAGATTAGAAAAATATATAATTTGTAATAACGTCCCAGGTGGTGTGCAGTTGCTTGGTAATAATATTTTAAGTTTCTCAGAGCTAGATCTTCTGAACTCTTGTGAAGAGTGTAAGGATATATTGCAGGGGTATTTCAGATACGCTTATAATATTGATGTAATTGTGACGCCCTTAAATCCTTAATATTGTAATAGGAGTATTGAGGTAAAACATGCTTTGATACTAGGTTGAATTTCGTCTAGTTTTATAGACCTATTAGTACGACTATAAGTACTAAGCTAAAGACGCTAGACTACCCTTGTAGCGGTAAAGGAGAGCTATGTACGCAGGAGGGTTCCGTGGGAGGCCAAGAAGATATATCATATACCCGAGTTGAACCTACGGTACTGGTAGAGATAGAGAGTCGAAAGGAAATTGTTTTGGTGCCAGGCAGATGCGTAAGACCTAGGAGAACGCTTTGACAATTAACTCTCTGTCGTTTTTTTTTTATTTTTTTTGCTTCTGTAATACCCTTAAATCCTTAATAGTGTAATAGGGGTATTGAGGTTGAAATATACTTTGATACTAGATCGAATTTTGTCTAGTTTTATAGATCTATTAGTATGTTAAATACTAAGCTAAATTCGCTAGGCTACCCGATGTAGCGGTAAAGGAAGCTATGTACGCAGGAGGTTCCATGGGAGGCCAAGAGGATGCATCATATACCCAAGTTGAACTACGGTACTGGTAGAGATAGAGAGTCGAAAGGATAGTTATTTTTGAGTAACTAGCTCTCTGTCGTTTTTTTTTCGTTCCCCTTAATTCCTTATTGTTGTGAAAGAAGTAATAACAAAAATAATAAGAAGATGATAAATTTGTATGAGCTAGAAGACATTACATTATTACCGAGTGCTATTAATAACGGCCACCTATCCGCTGATGTTGATTTCTTGGTAAGTGATGAATTAGATGTAACGGGAAGTAATACAGATACACTTCCAATATTCACTTCTCCAATGCCATCAATAGTAGGTAGTGAGAGTGCCAAGATTTATGATGCAGCGGGAATACGGCCGATCATACCTAGCACTGAAAATATCGACCTAAGACTTAATTATTGTGCTTGGGTATTCTGTGCATTTACTGTGGTTGAGGTAAGGAGGAACTTTTTGAGTACGAGACGAGAGAGTAATAATCAGTTCCATGTCTGTATCGATGCCGGTAATGGTCATGATGCAGGTATTATGTCTCTTTGCAATGAACTTAAGAAGATGTATGGTGGTCAAATCTTACTCATGGGCGGAAATGTAGCAAACCCAGCCACCTATGAGTATTACAGTAAGGCAGGATTTGATTACATGAGAGTTGGTATATCAGGGGGTTCATTGGTAGATAAGTGCAAGTATGGTTTTCATTATCCACTTGCTAGCTTACTCAATGATATAAAGGCTGAGAAGAGTAAGTCTGTGAATAAGAATCTCCGCCCTGTCAAGATAATAGCTGATGGTGGTGTTGATTCATACCTCCATGCTGTTAAATGTCTTGCCCTGGGTGCTGACTATGTAATGATTGGGAGAGACTTTGCTAGGGTACTTGAGGCAGAGGGTGAAATCTTGATGAAAAGTAGTCAAACAGAGCTCACACCAATCGATAAGTCTACACTGCCGCCGGATATGGATCAGTATAAGATAAAATCAAATCAGTTCAGTAGGTATTATTGGGGAAATACAACTCCTAAGGTAAGAGCTGAGAGGGCTGGTTTTAAAAGTGTTGAGGACTGGGAAAAATCAGTAGGCAGTAAAGTAGTATTATCGGACTCAGGCTGGGAAAGTGTTAGTATTGAATTAACACTCGATGAATGGGTAGATGAATTTAAGAACTGCGCATACTATTCGTTCATGATGACTAACTCAACAACCTGGAAAGAGTTTAAGGAGAATGTTAAGTATGCAGTTCAATACTAGGAAGATATGAAGTTTGAAGAAATTAAAGAATACATAAAAGAAAAGGCTCCTAAGTATGTATATTATAATACGATGGGACCAGTTTGTATTAGTGGAATAATTGGTCTTGATAGGTTGGAATTATCAGTAGAGCACCTGACAGTAGTATTCAGCAAAGATCAGGATTGTACTTTAAGAATTGGTGTAGATATTCCGCCAGTTGAGTATAATTCGCACTCATGGGGAAATGTTACGCACTGTATCTATTGGCTAGACCTATTAGTGTTCGATATCATTAATAAGTATGAAGGTGAGGTAAGTAAGGAGGTTAGGTTTGAATTTCCTTACCACGACGAAGACACAAGCATAGAAATTCCACCTGGTTATCTATATGTTAGTCCAGTCGCTATGCATTTTGTAGTTGGTCTAAGTAATGTAGTGGATGGTTTAACAGTTAAAATACTACCACCACGAGGAAGAATAGATTACACTACGATTTATGCATACTTTCCAGACCTACCAATTGACGGTGTTGAGATTAAGGACGGCTTTGATACAATCTGCGGGCCCTTTATGAAACTAATAGGGGAAAGTAATAGATTAGTTATTGCAGACTGTGATGGCCCGCTCTCTAAGTCTTAATCAGATTATAAAGACTATATTGATTTTTCTAGCATAAATGTACTTTACCTAACTTGTCTGTGATAGATAGGTTAGGTACTTTTTTATCCTCCTATAATCCTCTAGATCCCTTATTAATATAATGAAAGTTATCTCAAGAAAATCAAAGGTCTTGGGATAAATTATTTTTTAACACTATAAAATTATGAAGAAAATAAATATTAACATTGACGTTTACTATACAAAGGTAATCGTCTTGGTAGGAACTAGAGCTGAAATAATAGAACAGCTCAGTAAGAAGAAAGATGTTCAATTAGTAAAAGTAGTTGAGCAGTTAAAAAAGAGGAGTCTGAGAGGATTCGCAACAAAATAGATTAATAGTATTGGTGCTTATATAGTAGGCATTGAGACTGATAACTTAAAGACTGCAAGTATAGAGTCAGTCTTAGTGCATGAGTTATTCCATGCAACAGAGAACATACTAACCGACAGAAAGGTAGTATTAGGTGGAGAACATTCCGCTTACTTGATTGGTTACCTAATGGGTAAAGCTATTAAGGGGATTAATAAGAAAGAGAAGAAATAAAAATCTTCTCTTTTTCTTTTCAACCTGTCTCTGTATTATGGCACTGCATCTGGGAAGCCTTCAATTCCTTATTAATGATAATATAGAATACACATTATTGACGAGGAGATTCTACGTGTGAAATAGAAGAAGCTCATATAAATAGTTGATAATGTGTGGGAGAGCTGGGATGTATTTCTCGGCTCTCTTTTTTTTGTTTCCCCTTGATTCCTTACTTGTGTGAAAACATTAATAATAACAGTAAAACATCTATTATGATTAACAAAAGAAATGCAGTACTTTGTTGTTCATGTAATTATTCAGAGGACAACAGGTACTTTAAACTTTATGGACGTAATGAAAGTATGAATTCATTTTATAACAAAAATTTATGGAAAGATTAACAGAACTGATGAGAGTCCAGTTTGAGAAGATGTGTAAGACTGGAAAATTATTTAGGAGTAGTGTAGATCCAGAACAGCTTTGGACTACCTACTTAGAGGGAATGAAGCCAGACCCAATTTTCAGGGACATTGATAGTAGTGTCCATAACTGCAACTACTGCCACGCTTTTATTAGGAGGTATGGTAGTATTATTGCACTTGACTCTGACCTCAACATTATGACCTTGTTTGACTTGGACATACAGGACAAGGAAGTTGAGGATGAGTATGGTAAGTCAGTTCGTGCTATGTCTGCGCTTATTAAGGGCGCCGAGGTAGGAGGAGTATTTGTTGAGTCATTATCGTACTTAGTAAATCCAAGAACTCCATACGAATCAAACCCAACAGACAATCAACCAACTTATCTTCTAGGTGTTCGGCGCAATACAAAGCGCTACCTACTAGAAGATGTACAGAGATGGCCAGATTCAGGGATAGTAGAAAATCAGACTATTACATTCAATCACTTCTACGTTGAGATACCAGCCGAGTTTATCAACAAAACAGGTGATAGTACTGAAAGCCTGGTTGGTCTCGCTAAGTCTAATCATGATGTACTAGTGAGGGCAATGGAAGAGGTTAGCTTGGATACATTAGAGCTCATCAAGGACTTAACATTACAAGGATCACTACTTAATGGCGATTCTTATATGAGGGCCTTGAATTTTGCGATCGATTGTAAGAAAGAATACAATCAGGTAGAGCAAGGTAAGAGGGACAGATGGGCTTGGTCAGTATCTAGTAGGGCTGGTATTAAGTCTAGGTTCATGAATACTGCAATTGGTACTCTTATGTCTGACCTATCACAAGGTATGGAAATCAATGAGGCCTGCAAGTCATTCAATTACAAGGTAGATCCAGCCAACTACATGAAGGCTAGTGCACCTATTACTAAGAAACAGATTGAAGAAGCTGAGAAGTTTGTGAAGGAGAATGGATACGAAGATTCATTCAACCGTAGGTGCGCAGTGATTGATGATATTGACCTCCCTAATATACTTCATATTAACTCAGATCTTGCAAAAGCTAAGTCAGTGGTGAGTGTATTTGATGGACTCCAACCTACGCACTCACAACATAAGAAGGCAGTCTTTGATAATGTTGAGGAAGTAGGAATTGAGAAGTTCATGCAAGATATTCTGCCAGGATGTACCGGTGTGGAATTATATCTTGAGAATCGCCACGCAGAGAATTTTGTATCACTCATTACATCAACAAACAAAGATAGTAAGAGAATATTCAAGTGGCAAAATAACTTCTCTTGGACATACACCGGAAACTTGGCAGGAAAAAGCATGATCAAGAAGGCAGTGAAGTCAGCAGGCGGTTTTGTTGATGCACCTTTCAGATTTTCAATACTCTGGAACGAAGATGGACGAAGTATTGTTGACTTTGATGCACACCTAGTAGAGCCAGGGAGTGATCATATCTACTACGGCTCACATAATATCAATAAAGCAATGGACCAGGTACAGAGACAAAAGAGTAGTTGTGGTGGTGTTATTGATATTGATATGATTAGGCCAAGAGGAGTGGGAGTTGAAAATATCTTCTACCCCGACATGAGTACTGTACGAGACGGCTTATATCATCTCTACGTACATAACTTCGATGGCGGTAAGAATAGTGGTGTAAAAGCAGAGGTAGTGATAGATAACCAAACATTTAACTTCGAGGTAGGCCAGGAAGTGAAGGGGAATGCACAGATAGCAGATATCTATATTAAGAATGGCCAGCTTAAGAAGATTGAAAATACACCATACCTAGTAAGCAGCGAGACTAAGCAGGTGACAGTGTTTGGCTTGGATACACTAGAATTTCACAAGGTTAATCTTCTCTGTCTTAGTCCAAATTACTGGCAAGAGAACGGTATTGGTAATAAACACTACTTCTTTATGTTAGAAGGGGCTATGTCACCAGAGGATATTAGAACCTTCCACAACGAATTCTTAACCCCAGAACTATTACAACACAGAAAAGTAATGGAAGTACTGGGTCATAAGTGTAGGTGTAAGTCAGTACCAGGACAGCTTAGTGGACTTGGCTTTAATGCAACTGTCCGTGATGAAGTAGTCGTGAGATTAAGTGGATCACATAAAAGAGTAGTACGAATTAAATTTTAAAGAAAAGTATGTACAAAAAAGCAATGAAACTCCATCTTAGATATACTACTAAGATTGGACAAGTGACAACAGAAGAACTTTGGAGCCTTAAAATGTCAGACCTCCAAAGTGCAGTAGAAGACGCATACAAGGAGAAAGAAAGACTCCAAGGTGCAGGTGGTCAGGGTGAGCTTAGTTTCTTAGAGACAAAGCCACAAGATCCAGAAATTGAACAGGCAGTGCTCCGTTTTGAAGTGCTTAAGGATGTTTACTTGACAAGGGTAGATGACAGTAAGCAGGCAAAGGAGAACTATCAGACAAGTAAGGAGATTCAAGAGCTGGAGGATATACTGGCTGAAAAGAAGAGGGCTGATATTAAGAGCATGTCAGCAGAAGATCTTGAAAAACTTATCCAGGAAAAGAGAAATAAACTGAGTAAGTAAGATGATTAAGAGAATAGAGGTCAGTATGTTGGCTTCTATTCTTTTTTTCTTCTTAGGGGAGGAAAGAAAAATACTCATACCTAAGATTTCTCCTAGATATGAGTAAAACTAGTTTATTAAAGCAAGATCCAGAGTACCAGTAAGATTCCTACTACTACTCCAATAATGTCCGCCACTATGTCACGTGCCTCTGGTGATCCATTATTTTTTTTATCCCAGACCTCCTTCACAATACCAATACCAACTGTTAAGACTGATGAAACGATAAGAGTCATCATAAGTGGCATGCCTGTAAGTGCAAATAGTTTATACAAGAATATAGCAATTAACATACTAACTACTGCATGCATCCATTTATCAACAGGTATAGATGCAAGACCTGATACTAATTTCTTCATCATTACGCTAGTTCCCAATTTTTATTTTCTAACATTGTCTTATATTCCTGAGGTATCCTAGACTTATCAAAACCTTGCGGCGTGAAAAACTTTCTCTTAGTTCTATTTGTACCTAGACCTCTGATAGTCGCAAGGATAGATGCAAGATTTAAGTTTACTACATTTCTAATATCAAAATCAGTGCTGTTATACCCATTAAATACACTAATATTATCTGTCTCCGTATGGTCACCTACTAATGACTCAAGATTACCTACACTCCACGTAGTACTATTCAAGTTAGATGTTACAACCATAGGGGTACTAGAGTAGGAAATGTCTACTTTTGTTAGTTGATTACAGCTAGAAAAAAGACTCTGCATGTCTGTACACCTAATTAAGTTCCACCTACTCGTATCACCTAAAGTAGTGAGAGCTCTACAGGTATCAAATGTCAGTCTCATAGTAGTTACATTTTCTAATCTCCAACCGCTAGTATCAAGTGACTGAAGGGCACTGCAACCGTTAAACATAGCGGTAGCATTTGTCAGCTTTTCTAATCCCCACCTGCTTGTATTTCCTAAGGTAATCAGGTTTCTACAGTATTGAAACATTTGAGCTGCATTCGATAAGCTACTTAGTACCCATCCACTAGTATCAAGAGAAATAAGCGGGGTCTGAAAAAACATATAGACAGCGTTAGTTAGTTTTCTCAAGTCCCAATCTCTAACATCCAGGGTAGTAATCTTCGTCAGTTCAAACATATTCTCCGCTGTGTTTAAGTTTCCTAGGTTCCACTTACTTGTATCTAGTGTTTGTAAGGAGGAACAACCAGAGAACATAAAATTACCATTACTTAAGTTTCCTAGGTTCCATTTACTTGTATCTAGGGACTGTAAGGAAGAACAACCATAGAACATAAACTGACCATTACTTAAGTTTCCAAGATTCCACTTACTTGTATCTAGGGACTGTAAGGAAGAACAACCATAGAACATAGACTGACCATTACTTAAGTTTCCAAGATTCCACTTACTTGTATCTAGTGTTTGTAAGGAGGAACAACCAGAGAACATACTAAGGGCGATGGTTACATTATCCATCTCTATATTTCTCAAGTCTAATCTGGTCAATGAACTGCAGCCTTCAAACATTCTTTCAGTATTACTACTGCTAATTGTCCAATTACTCGTATCTAGTTCTGATAATTTAGAATTTCCCCTTAGAATACTACTACCTACTACATCTAAACCGTACCTAGTCGTGATTTTTCTGAGCTTACTACAAAATATTATCCAGTTTGCATACCCACCTAATGACATATATGGTAGGCTAAGTTCTTCTAGTTCACTACATCCATCAAACATAAGAGTTTCTAAGTTCCTAAAATATTCTAGTTCATTAAATCTTCTAACCTTTTTGTTACTAGCAAAGTCAACTCTCTTACAGGCTAGTACTTGTTCATAGGTTACTTCTCCTGCTACACCTTTTACACCAGGTACACCATAATTATTATTAGTAATACCAGATTCACCACCTATATTTTTAACCAGGTAACTCTTAACTTCGGGATCTTCAAAAACCATTATTGTCCCGCCATAGGTTGAAAACCCTCTCTCAGGGTCTCTTGCGTTCTTATAAAATATATTCTCTTCCATATCCAATAAACCAAACTCACCATCAACCAGCCTCTCCACCAGCTTAAGTCTTTCTAGTGGTATGTTTTCTAGGTTTGCGAGTCTCCTAAGTTCTTCCATGCTAGTACTCGTCCTAATTTCCACATACTGGTCCTTAGGTGTACTTTCTAGCTGGTGATGGAGTCTACTAATTAAGCTCATCTTGACTGTCCTCCGAATTCAAGCACGCCATCAACTATTGTGCAGGTGTAGATGTGATTAGGTAAGATAATAAATGTCCTAGGTACCTTAACACTACTTGGGAATGTGATTCTAGGTATTGTAGTGCCTGTTGTAAATCTAACTGCATATTCGTTTACATACTCACTACTACCTTGTCCCAGTGCTATTGTTAGGTTCCCACTAAGTTCACCTGTCCACTCTGTGAAAGTACCAGGCTCTATTGTTACATTCAAGTCAGTTCCAGCATCTTTTATTACCTTCACTAATCTACCACTCTCACCTCGTTCACCCTTTACATACTTCTCTGTCTTATCGAACCTTGACTGTGCTGTGTTCCATTCGTATACATAGTTATCAGTCCCGACATAAGGAAGGTGATCTCTAATTTCTTCTACACTACCTGCGGCGCTTGTTAATTTATTTTTCAGCGTCTCATACTCAGCTGCCCTTTGTGTTTCGGAACTAGCTCTGCCTTGTTCTGCTTGATCCCACTGTGTATACTTAGTGGTTCTTTCGGCCTCCGCTGTTTTTCTATCTTCCTCTGCCTGCACTCTGAGTAATTCGGCTGCTTGTCTGTCTTTTTCTTTTTTCTCCCTAGCTTTTTCTGCCTCTACACGTCCAGTCTCATTTACATCTAGGACTTGGTTTTTCATTCGTAGTTCAGCATCACTAGGGGTTGGCGTTTCTATGTCAGGGTAGTAGTAGACTTTTCCCTCCACTACTGATACACATGGGTTAGGTATTTGTCCCGCCGCTAGTGCCTGATCATATTCTGCTTTAGTTCTGAATGTTTTTAAGTTTCTCATATTCCTCCCAATAAGCTAGTATATAATGTGAAGTAACATACCATCTCACACCAAAAAACGAATCTGACCTTATCTATCTTAGCTTCTAGTCCTGGCCTTCTTAATTCACGTGGGTCAAACTTAATAGACACCGCTAGTAAGAAAAGCGCCGGAATCCAAGCTAACATACTCCAAGGATTACCATAGACTGCAACAAAGATCTGAGAAAATACTGCACTGACAATGGCCCCTATGTTATGTACTGTTCTATCTTCATCTCTTACTCTCGGCGCGGCTCCTACTAGCAATGAACCAAGAATACCTAAGAATGGAATAATCTTAAGGTCTCCAGTCATATCCATAGCCTGCGGAACGATTAGGAAGTTACAGATCCAGATAGTGAGTGTAAAGATGAACCCCCTCGGTATGTGATAGTATGTTTGTGATAATGACTCTGGAATACCGTACTTTGTAGTTGTCCAGAGAATATATGTGAGAAGTATTATGAAAGATATCCAAGATAGTATCATACAGTTATATTTAGTTTATCTGGATATCCCTTTTCAAAATCATACTTAACAACATCACCTACAGAAGTTAACTCGCCTATTGTTTTCTTATGCTCTGCTGTCCTATTAAAACAGTTCATTGCATAAACTTCAATAGCGCTTAGTAGTTGAATCGCTAAGTCACAAGGAATCTCAATCTTAAAAGTGCCAATCCAAAAAGTAGTATTTTGGTAACCCATATCTTTCTGAATTCTAGTACTATTCATAACCCCTACCCTTGTCTCCTTATCTAACCAAACAGGCATACTATTTAGGTAGAAGCAGTTAATATTATCACTACTATCAAAAGATTCAAGATCGGATATTTTTGCTTCCTTGATTAGTTGTAGGGCTGTTACTTCCTCAGACTTAGATTTGGAGGTTTCAATATACTTAGCCTTGAAAGTTTCAACACTAAACGAATTATCACCCTCCCTATATGTATCTACCTTCTTCTCCTCATCAAAGTAAACTCTCCATGTGTTTGTGTTACCCTGACTTCCCACTAAGAGCAATTCAGGATGTGATGTTGTTGAATAATCGATATTATATTTCATTGTAAAAGTGAATTTATGGTATCTTCCGTTGGTTGTGATTCTGGTGGGTAATAACAAAGTCTAGTACCTCCGAATACATTGTTACTACTTACACTAACTAATCCCTGCGTAAGATAGCTGGGTTTGCAACCCACGCTATAGTTAAATGTAGATCCCCGTCCAGTTCTATTAATTGCCCCAAAGAATAAAACAGTTTTCTTTTCGTAAATATTTAAAGAGCTGTAAATATTAAAAGTAGACTTAAAGTAAGTACTGTTGGATCCGCCGTCATTATTTATTGTACTTGGATTAATAAGGATACCATAGTTAGTAGATAAAATAAATTTCCCTGGACCTAGTCTTGGGCCACTTGGGAATACAAAACGCTCAAGATTATTATCAGGGGTTAGATAGTATTGCCTCTCATTGTTGAATCCGAGAAGACAGTACGCAATGTCCCCTACTAGATTTTCCATACCCCTATATCTAATACTAAGGTACTTTCTATTTCCGAACGTCTTCTGTACTACTCCAGATCTACCCCCAATCGTATTGGTATCCCCTATATATTTTGGAGATATTACAGGTGGTAACAAATTCCACATGTCCGTAAGGTTCATTAACGATTCGTCTATAAAGTTATCAGATTCTTCTAAGTTGTCTAGATTAAGAGAGCTTACTAAATCGATACTCTTGAATTCAGTGACATATAAAAAGAAAATAGATAAGTACATAGGGTAGTCTAGGGGGTGCCAAGGATTTCTTATCGTAGTTAAAAATAAACTATTTTCTTCTGTTTGGGAATTTTTCTTCTTGTAACCTAGATCTATATACTCAATAAAAGGTTTTCCCAAAAAGGTTTGCTTGTATACATCTGGATCATCCCTACGATTGTCCCTATTATATCCCTCAACTCTAAATATATTTAAGTTTATGTTATTTGAGAGACCTCCCTCATATCTTGGATCATTACTACATACAGAACATAGTCCCCTTCTTACACTGGTATTATTTCTAATATCTAATTCTCTATCGATTGTTGCGTTATAGGCAGATATATACGACTTAGGCCTCTTCTTAAATCCCGGCAATCCCCCTTCACTTATCCTAACTACCATATCAGTTGAGTTATTCTCCATATAATACCAGAATTCAGGGATCTCTACCATTACTTGCCCTAGTCTACCATCTACGTCTAAGTCTGACCACCCGGAATCTATTGGAAGGTACTTGACTACTTGTCCATCATCATTTAATATACATGGCTTGATTTTATTCTGCACTGGCAATGTTTCGTGCAGTTTTTGATTTCCGAGTGACGTATATTTAAGATTTGGCATACTAAAATCAATCTTAACTCCGTATGATTTTTCCTCTATTGCCATTTCTGCCAGAGTTCTTGATATAGGCTCTATCTCACTTAGGGTGTTACTTAATTCACTACACCTAGAACTAAGATCATTGAGTTGATTGTATATATAATTTAAGTCATCATAGCTTACTTTCGCCCCCAGTGCCTCCTCTACTGCATGCGATATTGGTTTATCTAGGTCACTTGTATCATCAACACTACCTAGGCCTACTTGATCCTTTGTTACACTATGGGGATTATCTTTTCTCCCTGTATGTGTTTCTCCCACTGTCCTAAGAGTTTGTAGTACTGTCTTAACTAGTTCATCTAATTCCTCTCTGGTGCGTAGTTGTTTTAGTTTAGCAATATCCGCATCCTCTACTAGATCTTTACCAGGTACCTTACTTACCTTATCATCTAATGCCTGTTGTACTGCATTTGATACAGGTTTTTCCATATCCCCAGTATTATCAACTCTCCCCAGGCCGATATCACTTTTTTCTATTACTACATCTTGTGTCAGCGATTTATTATTGACCTTAATACTTTTATCTACTTTTTCATTGAGCGCGGCGGATACTCTGGTCGAAATTGGTTTATCTAGGTCTCGTGTATTATCAACATTACCAAGTCCAATATCTGTACTGTTTAGATTTACACTTGACGTAATAGGGTGACCATTTACTTTTATTTCTTCTAAGCTGACATGGCCTGCATTTAGACTATTAAGGGCTTCACTAACAGCTTCTTCTAGTTCATCCATATTTCTATTAAGATCGACCATTCCCGCCGCGATAATACCACCCATAGTTTCAATATCCAGGTCAATATCACCTTTTACTTTTTCTGCACTCCCTGCGATTAATTTTTCTAAGTCACTAATTTTCTTGACTACTACTTTATTTTGAACAGGATTTTCAGAGTTCGCATCCAGGATAGAGTCGACTAATCTTCTCCACTTGCCGGTAACCTCATTTATCTCGTTGTCTGGTAAGTACTGGTATAATTTTCCATCCTCACCACAAAATGAAATATGCCCTGGATCAATACTTGTCTCTGGGTAGGATTTCATCTTTTCCAACGTGCTAAAACAATCTCTAGCAAAATTAGGCTTCTTACCTTGATAGTCAAAATTATCGCCTATACCTAGCATATTATTATTGTTAATTGTTTTTATTATACAGTGTGCAGAGTATTATACCTACCCTACACACCATATATTATAATTTATTCACCATACTGCCTATAGTTCGCCTTAATTGGTTCACTTGAGAGTTCCTTGCTTAAGAATCTGTTGGGTACTTCATTCATCTTAGCGAAACCATCAAATACATACCAATCTGAGCTTCTACTTGCATTACCATTTTCATCAATACTGTCGGTCTTATTCCAGTTATTCCTACTAAACATATTATTGAATGTCACCTTCAAGTTTCTATCAATACCATTATTATAAGAACCTGTATCTGGATCCCAACTGCTAAGTCTAAAGCAACTTTCCATCTTCTGTATATAGATGTTAGATTGATTAAAGACATCAGTTAGGTTTGAGATTCCCCTAAACATACCGAACCTGAACATTCCCTGTATATACAAGTCAATCTTAGGTACTGTAAAGTTCATAACATTCAAGGTTAGGTTATTAGGCCACATACAACCATTAAACATATCATTCATGTAGAGTCGGTTTGTCTTTATATACTTGAACAGGCTTGGTGGGATAGTTACACTGTATCCCTTTATTACCCCATTCTTTGATATATAATAACCGAGCATCTTACAATTCATGAACATCCTGGTCATATCTCCTATGTTCGGTGTTGGTTTGAACATATAAGGTGGAATTCGTCCTTGTATACCATAGATCCTACTTATTCTATACTGTGCTTGATTACCGAATGATTGTCTAGTAGGTCCACAGTCTCTGAACAAGTCAACTACATCAACATTAGCAGTACAATACCTAAGCAAGTCTGGGGCAAATGCAAAACCGCCTGAATAAGAACAACTAACACCTTCGAAAGTACTAGATGTTGTTAATGTATCTACTGTCTTGGATGGGTCAAGTACTACATCATCTAGCCAATCTATGTTATATTCAAACTCAGTACCACCAATACTCTCGAACCTTAGTAGCCTTGTATACATCTGATTACAAAGTACTACATAGTCGTCATACCTATTAGCTCTTCCTGACCATTTCCACATGTAAGTATAGAGGTCTTTATTTGGTTTTACCTCTGACCATGTATTATTAATCAGAACATACTTGAAAGGTTGATAGTCGATATTATAGTCAGGCATATCAAAGTAGGCGCTTCCTGTGTCTGTTGTGAAGAGATAATCATATTCCTCTGCATTACAATTCTGGAAACAACCTCTCATGATTTCTATTGTCTGCCTTGGTATTTTAACAACCTTACTGAATGTATGTGTATTCTCAGCTAGGTCAGGTATCTTAGAAGTTGTAGTATTTCTAGAGATATTCTGTTCAGTCTGAGTATTATCTACTTGTACTGTAGTTGTTATGACTGTAGTTGGATCGATTACTACTTGACTTGTATTGTTAGGAATCTCTGAGAATCTATTATATACAATCCTAGTAGTGGTTCTAGTATTAGCAGTTTCATCCGTACTTATTACTGTCTTAACTGCCTTACTACCTTCCTTACTATCAATGTCCACTGTCTTAGTATGATCTGAACCAACTGACCTTATTGTGTAGTTGATGTCGCCATGATAGAATAGTCTAGCAGGTATCATTCCCACTAGCTTATGGAAAGTACCACCTGTTGTACTTGAGAATGTATAAGCAACACAAGATAGGTTAATACAGTCCGCAAAAGGCTCTGGTAGGCCTCTCTTCGATGGCTCATTTACATTCGTCAGCCTATAAGGAGTTTTGAAATCATAGAAACAGTAACTGATATTTCTGAGTTCTGTACACCCAGCAAAAGTAGACCCTGGTAGTTCAATAGCATCACCAGTTATATTTTCCACTGACATACCCCTGAACAAGCTGACCAACATTGTGATCTTACTATGATTCTTACAGTTCTGAAGTATCCTATAAGGGAATCCACCTACTGAATATTTCTTAAGTCCTGCACCTGTAAATGAATGATAACCACTTGAATAATCATTATAGTTACCAGTCTCAAATGCAATAGTCTTAAGTGAATCAAAGTCCTTTAGTGTATTATCAGTGAGCTCTAGTTTTACCTGTTCATCACCTACTCCTAAGTTACTAACAATGAAAGAACTTGATATGTTTTCTAGTTTCCTTGGGTCTTTAAAAATCTTATCAAGGTTCATCTTACCAGAACCAGTATCACTAATGCAAGTATTTACAATATTAACTAGAGATGCTGGGAAAATACCTAGCTCTTCTGTTATGTTGTCGTAATTTATATAGTTTGTATTCAGTGAGTGTGATATTCTAGTCAGCTTAGGTAGATCTGAGTACATTCCATCTAAGTTACCAATCTTATTCAGTCCATTCTTGTAGTTCTTAGTAATACTGTCAAAAGTACTGAATGTAAGCGTATTGATGTCATTAAATACTATACTGGTTGAGAAGTTGTGTAGGTTAGTTATTTCAAACTTACTACTACCCTCTGGAACCCTAAACAAGTATCTATCAAAGTACACCTTACTATTGATTACATTAATGAATTGAGTTAGCTTTCTGAGAGGGCTAAACAATCCATCTTCCTTAATGACTTCAGTACCACCAGTTCTTACAACAGATGGAGAATAGAGTCTACCAGATATATTAGTACCATAGAATAGACCATTTATGTTTGTAATATTAACGCACTTATCAAATGTATGTCGGTTTAGTGAATTATCATTTGTATCACTCTTCCAACCATCCCCTGTAAATCCAATATCACCACAACTAAAGAACAACGAATCAATACTCCTTACATCTGGTCCAATACTATAAAGTGCGTAGTAGATATCAAACAAGTCAACTCCTGAATAAGAGAAGCAAGAGTTAACATCGGTAGCCACAAGTTTTAGGTTAGTTACACTATTACCCTCTTGGAATATGAAATTATCATTCTTATAGATCCTATCGCTTTCTATTGGATGTATGTATCTTCCAAACTGATTAATTACATTAGTTCCATTATACCTACCTCCATGTATTGTAAACAGAGGACACCTAGAGAATACAAGTGATCCCATCAAAGTGAAATTACCATATACTCTCTTCAGGCTACTACACTCATAGAATGATTTAGTCTTAAGTGGTGTTGGTTGATCTTGGATGTTATCAAATACTACATACTCAAGAGATGGATTACTACTGATACTAAATGAATCAAGTCTATAACCCTTCAAGTCAATACCATTACTGTTACTTGAGTCTTGTGTTCTCAACGTCTTTATAGTAGTACCATCAAGACTAAGTGTTCTGAGTGAGGTAAGTTTAGAGTTACCTGTATTAATCTCAGTGTAATTACTATCTGATATTGAGAGTGTATCAAGTTCTGGTAAGTCATTGAGTGAAATAGTACTTGCTCCTGTGCTACCTAATGACGCAGACCTACAGCCGGATATTACAATCTTCTTAAGCTTTGGACAACTATTAATGTTAATCTTTGGTAAGTAAGACCAGTTATCGTTAGAGGTTAGTTCAACAATCTCTAAGTTTGACATACCTGATATTACTACCTGCTTGATTGATCTATTTGTGTAGTCTAGCTTTACTGTTCTAATATTTTCACAATTAGTAACCGCAAGTGTATTAAGTACTTTACAGTTTCTTAAGTCAATATTAGTTAAGAGCGGCTGTTTTTCTAGCGTCAGAGTTTGCACAGAACTATTACTAACGTTCAAGTAGTACAAAGAAACTCCCACAGGTATAATTACATTGTTGATATCAGACTCACTAACATTCAAGTACGTAATATTCTTAAATGGGTTCTTGTATACATCAGGCACAATATCACTAGCTACCTGAGTTGTACCACTTAAGTCCACAGATTGAATACCCCCTGACTTAAAACCACTAAAATTAAGGGTCTGTAGTGCGAAGTATTCAGGATTCACTTTATAACCTGAGCTATCAAATGTCTTAAGAAGCTCAAAGATATTAAAAGATGATGTGAAAGTAGTAATACCGCTTAAGTTCAATTCCTTCAGTGATGATAAAGATCCATAGTTACTGTAGATATTACCCATGTTCGGAGTATATACAGGACTACCATCTTTATTTTTTACCACTGATGATACAGTAGGTGTTAAACTGTTTATCTTAATACTCTTCAAATCAGACAATGATGTAATCTTATCTGAATTGTTAATGTATGTCTGAATATCTGGTGTGTCCTTACTATCGGCAACAATAATATCAGTCTCCTTGCCATCTTTTACGTAGGTGTATGATACTGACTTATTACCAATATTAGACTTCATAATAACAGGAGAGTTTACCGTCACAGGCATAGTAATAGATCCAGAGTCATGAGTAACACTAATACTATTCTTCCATGAGATATTGTAAGTATCTATGTTATTATCTACCAGATACGATGCCTCATTACTTAAGCCAGCTCTATAACCAAATACACTATCCAAGAATGTAACACGCTCATCTAACCAGTTCTTAATAAATGACATTCGAGTACCATGCAAGTAGTTTCTCTGTGCTGTCTTAATATACTTAACGTTATAGTCGTAGTTAAAGATCAGCTCACCACATTTACTTAGCTGTGTTGTGAAGTGTTTTTCAAAGAACTCATCAACACTCTTAAGCACTGTTGACCTAAGATCGCTCCACATGATAGAGTAGAAATGATAATCACCCGTACTCTTATAATCATTGAAGTAGGTATCGAAGAAAATCTCTGACTCAATACAACCCCAGAGCTTATTACTATAGACTGTAAAGACTGTATTATCTGTCTGCTCAGCAATACCGTATAGTAACATTACCTTATTATCTGGCCCGTTAGTAATGGAATTTTCTAAGGCAGTTGTTGTTACCTCTTCAGCACCAGCATTACCAAGTCCAAGTGCAGTATCCATATCATAGAAAGAAGGTGTCCAATACTTACCACCAGGACTTCCATTCTTAGGTAACCAAAACTTAAATTGCAAGTTCTTACCAAGGGAGTCAACAAGTCCAAACAACATACAGATAACATAATAGAAAGCCGTATTCTTAACGCTCAAGTCAATTCCTTCTTTTGCCTGAGGTCTTGTCATTGTGATTGTTGTACCCTGGCTATCTCTTGTTGTGGTAATACTTTCTCCCTCACTACTAGAGATTATGTACTTATTATAGGAGGTATTATATGCCCTCTTAGCTGAACCATTGATATACTCCATCTTAGAGGCAATCGTGTTATGTAAGTTTCTGAATGCCTTTGTTGCTTCGTCTGTATTTTCTGCATATACTCTTTTCCACAGCTTATCTACGTACGTTGCATCATTAGACCAGAAATAACCATCCTCTAAGAACTTAAATTTCCTGAGATTAGTAGGTGACCATTTAATCTGCTGGCCATCTTCATCCTCTAAGAATACACCATTATATTTTATGAAACCTGTTGAATCTCTTACTATGTTTGCTGGGAATCTACTATACTTATCCCTACCCATCTTGATAATAGAGTAGTCGTATGCATCTTCAGTATCTCTATCTTCAAATACCTCTACCTTAACAGTGGTACAATTCTGAGATCTTTCACCCTCGTACACTACTGCATTGATTGTATTATCTAGCTCTGATTCACTTGGTTGGCTGAAGAGGTTAGGGAATGTTACATCTTTTCCCGCCAACACATCACCGTATGGATTCTTTAGGTACTTAGGAACTTTATATCCTTGGTTATATTCAGATTCACGACCTAAGTTAAAAGAGTATATACCGAGAACCCTAATATCTCTACTATCACCAGTCTCAGATTTAAAGTTAACAATCAATAATACTGGGAAACCCTCGATTGTTGGTTTTACGGTGACATCTGGCGGAAGACTACCACTAGCCTTCAATGCATCTACCTTAGACTTCGCTGGGTAACAGTCTGCAATATTGATTAGATTATTAGTTGGATCATTAAAAGTCTCATTAATAAACTTACCAATCACAGCATTATTGATATGTCCAGAGTCTACTACATCGGCCTTAAGTGTAAATGATTTTTCTGGGAACCAATCTGACCTAGGCGAGAACATCTGATTACCTTCGAATGTAATCTTAAGGTTCTTGATGTTATAGTTCATAGATGTAGTACCTTGCAGCTCAATTGTTACCTGTGAGCTCTTAATACTAGTAGTGCCTATCTTATATTCAAAATTAGAACTACTACTTACATCAAGACCACCATTAGAAGTACTTGAGAATTGTGAGTAGGTCCAATTAACAGACATAGTAACAATAGGGATAGGTAGTTCAGTAAGTGCACTATCTAAGACAATAGAGGTACCACTAATACTTGCCAGGTTCTTAAATTCACCCGTCCTTAAGTTATAGATTGAACTGATTGCGCTAGTATCAATAGTTCCACCTTCACCTGTTACTTCCTCGTCGGTTCTAATACTATTGTTCCTTAAGAGCTGAGATACAAGCCCACTATTTAAACTACCATCTTCATTTCTCTTAAAGTTCATGTAGTTATTGATATAGCTACATACAATCTGACCTGTGTTAAGTGCTATGTTGAAGAACCTTGTTGAGTAGACATGGATTGTAGTACTATTATTTACAACAGTTCTACCATTATCATCACTAGTACCAGAACAAGCAAGAAACGCTCTACTAATGTTACCCATGTTGTAGATAAGTCCCCTACTTGTATTAATCTCTATTGACTGTAAGATAATACCATTCTGATATACAGATAGAGTTGCATAGGCTACTCCATTCTGTCCAGGTCTTGTTAGTACTATATCAACTTGCTGGAAACTATTATCCTGCAATGATCCTACCAGTGTTACACCTTCTACCTTGACATAATATTTTCTAGGTGTGATGAGAATACCTGCACCTGTTTGATCTTTTGGGTTATAGTCACCAAGTTTATAGATTACTGCATTATCGTCTGGATCTTTACCTATGTGATAAGCAATCTGTACTGTGAATGTATAACTATTAGAAGTTACCGCACAGTTCACATCACTTTCTGAACTAGGAAACCAAGATGTAACACCGCTCTTAGTTAGTACTCCGTATGCTGTGTGTGTAAAAGTATATGCACCTTTATAATCACTCTGAATACCTGAATCTGAACCAATATTATACAGGTCTAAGCTACTCTCTGGAATTTTAAAGGTCTTACTTCTACCACTAGTACTAAAGTTTTCATTCCTGTATGTTATATTCTTTGAACTGACCGCTCTTGTACCAGCCTCTCCCCAGAATGTATAATCATAGACTAGATACTTATTAAGGTCATTCATGTATGCCTTAACTGGTCTAGTGTTTGGCTCAATTACTGATATATAAACCCTACCTACGTCCCTAATTGTTCCTTGGTTAGCAATAATCTCAATAGTAAACTTTCCGTACGTATTAAAGATTGGAAACTGTGCGAGGTTAATTGGTACTGTTACTTGGTTACCATAGATTAAGTTTCTATCACTAGCAAGAGTAGTAGATCCGCACTTAATCTCATAATTATAGGTACTAGTATTCTCACTAATTGTTGTAAATTGTAAGTTGAAAATACTATCCTGTGAAATTGAAATAGGTGATAGTGGATCAATACCTGTTACTGGTGTTACTAAGATACCATCCGTTACTACTACATTAATAATACTTACTACACTACCTGATGATACTCTATTATTTCTCGTATTAGCTAAGAGGAAATAGATTGGGTAAGATCCTGGCATTGCATTCTTATCAACTAGCTTTGTCTTACCGTTTCCATGTACATCTGAGATTGGAATGTCGATAAAGGAAGCAGTGGTATCAATTCCTAGGAGCTCTATATATTGTCCTGCTTCGCCTAAGTCTTTACCATCTGCCTTGAATACCCCGTCTTGTAGTGTAATAACAGATTTAGCAAAGTAGAGTCTATAGTCACCTGATATAGAAACTCTGTAAGACATCTGTAGTTTTGCATCTGTCTCTCTAAGTGTCTTCTGTGTGATATTGACTGAACTACTATTTAAAGTAATTGATGAAATTTTTATATCGCATCTTGCAGAAAACTCAGACTCAGACTCATCAAGTGCGGATACCTGTAAGACGACATCACTCTTAGAAATACCAAGTAAGCTAGCATCAAATGACTTAACAGTTCCTTTCTTTACTCCTGTCTCCTGGAATACTGCCTTACCATCAACCCTTACGATCACTGTATATTTGCCGGCTGCTTTAGAGTCGACTTTATAGTAGATCTGGTTAATTTCTTTATTCCAGATTATTTCTGATACGGGGTCGGTTCTATTAAAAGGATCTAGTATTAACACCTCTACAGTATTATTGCTACCACCTCCACCATTACCCCATCCACCTGAGCCACCATGTCTAGCAAGCCAAGATACATTCTTCTTTAGTATCTCAATATCCTGCCTATCCTTGACAAGTGAATCTTCTATGGATATTGTTCCTTTATTGTCTGCTAAGATAGGGTTGTTTGTATAGATACCAGTAGCATCACTAGACGCTACTGGCTCCCATTTCTTAGTAGTCTTATTATATTTTCTTACAATTGCCATATAATAATTATAGTTTTATAATCGTTCCACCAGTATTATAGAGGTTTGAACTTAGGGCTGAATTAACGAAGTAGTCTCTATTCTCCTTGACTGTATCGCCATGTGTATAGATCTTCGCAAGGTCCCAATATCCCGCTGGTGATCCCTTCTCACTACCTGCATCATACATACCTCTGATCTGATACATGTAAGACTTGATTTCACCATCTGTTACCTCATAGACTGTATAGAACGGATAACTCTGCTCTTTTAGATTAGATGCTTTTACGTAGAATCTCTCCCAAGGTATATAATCACCAGCCAAGTCAGAATTAGATTTATTCTTGAATCCAGTTGCTTGACACATTACATAACTAGGTGCATTAATATTATCTACTACTTCAATTCTACATCTAGCCTTATTATTAATTGCTCTACCTCGTACAAAACTCTTAGCTGCCACACTAGAACCATCAATAGTAAGTGCAGTGCTTGAGTTATTATAAACTTCATCACACCAGTTTGATAGTTCTGACCACCTACCATTAAACTCTTCTACTGTTAATTGCATGAAAGGTTTAAATGATGCAACAGTACTAAACATACCAGTCTTTGGGTCATCAGTTAAGATATCATCAACACTGCTAGTACTTCCATCAATTTTCTTAGTTAGTGGATTGTATGTAAGTGGTGCATCATATACAGGTGCAGTAATAGCGCAAGTATGTTTATGACCTCCCATTACCAACGGAATTCCCCACAGCTTAAATACTCTCTGATACTCGTAGTTGTGATAACGATTCAAGTATGCCTTAGCTGTTTCACGAGGAGCTGCAATATTATTATCATAGTTCTTGTAAGCAGAATTTGATGTAATATTGAACGGCATCTCATGAGTAAAGACAATGCACTTATTACACTTACCGACTAGGGCAGGATTAAACCTCTCCTGTCTGAAATCAAAGTTACTTGGTATTGCAACTCCCTTCCAAGTTAGTAGGTCCTTGATTATCCATTCTTCTTCGATGTCATAAATCTTAGAAGCATTTTTATTTTTTCCACCTTCTCTAAGTTCATCCTTGATACCGTAGATGGCATTGACTGTACTCTTGTCGAATTTCTTAGCTTTTTCTTTACCGGTTGAATCATATGTTACCTTATTAGATATTGTACGTGTTTCTGATAAGAGTGATATGAAGTGGAATTTACCATAATTGAAAGAATACAGTGATGGCATCTTAAATGAAACCTGCTGACCTTCATCTTTTGCGGAGGGACCTGTAAATACTTGTGGATTTCTATGATCTATCTCGAATGTATAGAAGTAGTCAATCACATAGGTATTAATCTTCCAAGGTGACTCTTTACCATTTCCAATATCTCTCATTGATATAGGTGCAAGGTCATTATTTCCGATAGTTAACATTTCCTCTCTGTCATCAATTGGCTCATATCCATCAAAGTAATCAATCCACTCATTAGACCTACTACCATTATAACAGATATCACCAGTATTAATAACAAAGTTGAACTTACCAAATCTACCGGCTGTCTCTTCTTTCTTAATAAACTTAGCAGAGAGATTCCATACCTCATACTCTTCCCAACTAGCACCTTGTTGATCAGTTACCTGCAAGAAGTTAAATGTTCCAGCTTGTGCATCAGATATAACAGTAAACTTCCTTACCTTACTCTGATATACACCTTCACTATCATCAGTCTTACTTCTAACTACCTTATATTCATACTCCCCTGGTTGAAGCCCAGATATAATTACCCTATGTGTTGTGAGGGATTGTCCATATGCTGACTCCCATCTAACTCTATCATACAAGCTCTTATGTTCTCCGTACAGGATAGGTGACGTATTAGGAGTTGTTGCAGCGGAATATACGGCGCCTGGTTTAATTGATTCTACCTTCGTCCAATCTGCTGTACCCTTCTTACGATACCAAAGAAATTCATCATGATAATCCACAGAGTTCCAACAAAAACATCTAGTTGCGCCGTTTGTACCCGCTGTTGCCTGAATACCAAATGTACAGGTTAAGGTACTTGGGTGATCAGTGCTAAAGAGTGTACGTGATGTTGCAATAGACTTACCCTCAAATGATGCGCGAGGTGTAAAGTCTTCTACTCGTCCGCCTATATTTGCACCACTGATATAAGAAGATGCAAGGAATTTATTATTATTGAAACTACCTACACCCTCTCTTGGATTAGACTGTGTGGTAGGGTCAAGCATATACCATCTTCTAAATACTACCTCACTTGCACTACGTCCCGCTGGTAAGATATAAGTTGCTTTTTCACAGATCGCACTATTATTAAAACTAGCGAGATCAATGAAACCCTTAGCACAATTACTTGCCGCTACATCAACGGGACTAGTAGTAGATGATGGGATTTCAGACTGTGTACCATCAATGTTATAGAAGTGCTCATCATCAGGCGCCCAACATAAATAGAATACGGCAGATGATTGGTCAAACTTAATCAGTTCACCATTATCCTCTTTCCACTCCATATCATAGGTCTTAACTTTCAAGGCAGTTGTGTTTACATCCATTACTGAACATTGTGCACCCCTGATTAAGAAAGTACCGCCTGCTGGAATCTTACCCCACAGTTTAAGTTTCTTCCATACCTTATTAGATCCCATATAGAGAAGATAGAAACCATTCAAGTTAATATCCTCACCAGAACCTGTATCTTCTGTTGCGTATGGGTTACCTAGTTCTACGAAATTATGTGAACAGGGTTGATAATCGTGTGGTCCTCTAAGTGGGTCTCCTGCATTACTACCTGAGCCACCAAGATAGAAAGAATTAATTACAATGCCTACCTTAGCAACTGCACCATCATAGTAATAGTTGCTCTGTAATTCAGGCTGTCTATTATCAAGGCTATTATCGTATACTTGTAGCTTACCCTCTGCATTAACCTTGACTGTATATTTAGCCTCTTCTGATCCCACTGGTACAAAGCCGATTGAATCAACTTTCTTCAGCTTACTATCAATCAGGCTATTTACTGTATCTTGATCCATATCCGTTGTTTCGTTATTATCTTCACTACTACCACCGCCAATAGATGAACCACTTCCGATAGGTATTAGTTTTCCTTTTTCTGTAAATATATATAGTTTAGTTCTGTCTGTACACCAAATAAGCTCACCTGGGATAAAATTCTTTCTCCCTGTATCCATCTGCTCCCAAGTACCCATCTTGATACTAATGTGATTTACAGTTGGTTCTTTGGCCGTTGCATACTTTGGCTCTACTTCAGCACTATTCTTAATATCTTCTAATTGCTCTTTTGTTAGTACCTCTTCCTTAACAAGTTCATTGATGTAACCTGGCATTAGTGGGTTTGTTGTATTTGCCAGTTCAGTCCTTGTACCATCAGTAATACTACCACTGACCGCACCAAAGGACCTAATATTCATCAACACTTTAACCTGTTTCTGAAGCTCATATACTGCTTTCTGAATACTATATACGAGTGCAGTATTTGTGTCGTACTGATTATCTGTTGTATCTACCCAAAGTGCGTTTACATCTTCTGGTTCTTTCGCACTAACTACTATACCACTTCCTTGACCAGTTAAACAAGTCCAACCATTGGAGTCATTTTTGTAGTAAATAGAATCATCTTCCTTTACATAGACAACTGATCCCTGTGCTTGTATTGCCTTATTTGTTTTTAAGTCAGCAACACGATCAATCTTCTTAATACCGCCGCCGAAATCATAAGGAATCCACTCACCACCATTCCACTGATAGGTATGGATTTCACTAGGGTCATCTACTACATAAACGACAGTACCAATCTCCTTAAAGCTCTGTGGTATGTTATTTCTACTAGCTATATTTGGAACGGGTCTAAATGCGCCGAGAATATTTTGGTCTATTAAGTCGCCCTGTGTTTTTAAGTTTTCTACAATCGGCGTAATTTGATCCAGACCAGACTTAACGGCGCTAATTCCGTTCGATGCATTAGTAGCTGTTGTTTGTGCGGATGTTAATCTTTTGTTCAGTAGTTCATAGCTTTCATAACTCTTCAGCTTAGCTATTTCACTTTCCTCAACAAGATCTTTACCTGGCACCTTACTAACCTTATCGTCGAGTGCATTCTGAGTACTAGTAGATATTGGTTTATCAAGGTCACTAGTATTATCAACATTACCTAGGCCAATATCAGACTTAGTTAGATCTACATTTCCTACTAGTGGATGACCGTTGACTGTTGTACTCTTATCTACTTTCCCTGATAATGCGAGCTGTGTACGTGTTGAGAGCGGTTTATCAAGGTCACTAGTATTATCTACATTCTCTAGGCCGAGATCATTCTTATTCAGTACTACATTATCGGTTAGTGAGTGTCCATTTATCTTTATACCTTCAATATTGATACTACTTGCCTTTAGACTGTTAAGAGCTTCACTGACTGCCTCTTCTAGTTCATCCATATTTCTATTTAGATCAACCATACCAGCGGCAATGATAGCACCCATACTCTCAAGACCAAGTGTATCACCTAGTTCATTAATTCTAGTATCTATCGATTGTTCAAGCTGTTTAATTCTCTCTACAATCGCTTTATTTTGAACTGGATTTTCAGAGTTTGCGTCTAATATAGAATCAACCAGTCTCCTCCACTTACCTGTCTCTGTTGATACCTGATTTGTAGTGAGGAACTGATAGAGCTTACCATCCTCCTTACAAAATGATACGTGGCCATGATCAACACTAGTATCTGGGTAGGATTTCATTTCTTCCAGGGTATCAAACGAATCTCTTGCAAAGTTAGGTTTTCTACCTTGGTAATTAAAGTTATCACCTATATTTAGCATACTGTAATTTATATGTTATATCAACATTAACCGAATGACTGCTTGAAATTAGTAATCGTAACGGGATCGGTCAAGGTGTAGATATAGTAGTTTACACCATTGATAGTTCTTTCTGTTAATGTATATGAATTTATGTACTCGAAGTTATTAGCATCCTTGATTGTAGTTAACTTGCCGAAATCTTTTGGGTACATATAACAAGTTCTACTATTGACCATATTAATACCACTCCAAGTATAACCCTTAGATGGATTTAATACCTTTGTTAATCCAGTTGTTGAAGTAGGAATAGGGTCACCGTCAGCTAAGATTCCATAATAACAAGGGTGTACTACTCTAACTGTATATGTAGCAGTGTAATCTTTTCCACCTAACATTAATAAGAAATTATACTCTCTATTACCACTTGTTCTCGGTGTGAATTGGTCTTGTACTGGTCTACTAAAACTCAGATTCGTAAGTTGATTACCATCTACGTCACAAATAATACTATCTTCTGTACTAAGATCATAAGGTGCACCACCCTTTGTGACACTCACCCTAAGATTTACTGTTACTTGGTCATTACTAACACCAACGATAGAGGGAGAGCCTGTTACTGATACTTTAATAGGATTCAATACTCTATCAATATCATCAAGTACACCACTATCTACTCTTCTCCAGTATCGAGTCTGTTTAAACTTTTCACCTGACTCACCACCAAAATATTCGTACCTCTTATAGACAGGCCCTGACATTGGATTATCTGGTGTACTTAGAAATCCCAACTGTACTCCACTAATCCTGTGCTTACTATCTAGGGCATCATACAGCTTAGTAATAAGTTCACCTAGATTGTGATATGGCCCGTTATTTCTTGGCCAGATTAAGTCAGCATTGTAATAATTAATTAAGTCAGATAATGGTGTATGTGTCTCTTTATGACCAACTGCATCTGTTATTGTTGCTGGGTATACGAGTTCATCACCATTTACTACTTTATGAATACTTGCCATCTTATGTTTTCTTTTTATTTATACTCAATCCCTAGATAATTACAGACACCCTCTACTATTACTTCACACAGAACATTCTTACCTCTCGTGCTCAGTAGGAATTCTAAATCTTCCTTATTATCTTGGAACATATTTTCTACTAATACTGCAGGACAAGCCGTACTCTTACATACTGCTAAATCTGCGGTCCAATATAGGTGCTGTGGGTCTGGCGTTCTAACTTTCAGATTTCTCTTAAGTGCTGCCTCTGCCATGTTTACTGCAAGTGTCTTACTAAGCCCACCAGAATTTCCAGCAACGAAGACGGACCAACCTCTAGCAGTGTTCCATGTACGATTATTTCCTGCTGCGTTACAATGAAGAGATACTAAGATACATTTCCCTTTTTTATGCTCAAGGTTTGCGGTTTTACATCTAGCTTTAAGACCTGGCTCAATATCATCAGTAACAGTTCTTTGATGTACTATACCTAATTGATCAAACCTAGCTTCGATAAGACTTGCTAATTCTCTAACCCACCTATATTCTCTAAGTCGATTATCAGGACTACACTTACCTGCAACATTACTACCGTGTCCACAATCTAATAAGACCTTTACCATAATTTTTATTGTGCTGTTATTTGTACTGGAATTGAACTACCTGTCTGTTTTAATCTAGTCCTAATTACTTTGTAAGGAACTACTACGCCTACTTTGTTCTCGATCTTAACATCCTCCACAACCAAGTCCGTATTCAAGAAACCACCAACATACATTTTATTAGTTGGGTTATAATATTGTGCAGGAATAATAATATATGGATACTTACCACCGTTACAATTAAATACAGTCTTATCGAGGGTGCCAGATTCAACAAAACTAGACACTAACTTACCTTCTAATTGACTGCTCTTAATTATACCACCACTAAAATCTAGTAGCTCTGATGCCCCTACGAACTTACGATATCTGAATTTATATATAGAGGTTGCTGATAATCGAAAACCACTCTTCGTAATAATCCTACAGTCTACAATAATATCAGAAGCAACTGTCTTAGTAACTAGTTTATTATAAGTCCAAGTACTTCCTCCAAAATTGAGAAAATTATTTACTACTGGACCTGGACGACTATTATCTATTAATTTTATAGTCATCTGTTTAATGCCGTCAACTTCTTCATCCAGTATACCACCTTCCCTACTTAATCCAATACTTACACTTGGGAACACTTTATGCCCCACTTCAAACATTGCCATACTTAAGTCAGAGGTTGAATAATAGGACTTATCTTTGCTTATGTTTTCTAGCTCCTTACCAAATGTTTCCCAAAGAGTTTTATCGGCCTCATCAATAACACCATCATTGTTTATATCAAATGCTTTATTAACATCAGAATTTTCCACCTTCTTTCCGATCAACTCTGGTAACTTATAAATAACTAGCTCCTCGACTACTTTAGGGTCAGAAATTGGATCTGCTCTATTAGTTAATCGTAATGGGTTAACCTTGTTTTTAATCTTAGACAACTCACTTTCTAATTTACTAACAAGACCACCATTAAGAGCACCTAATTCCTTTACTGCCTTAGCTGATACTGTTTGGCCTTCGTAGACTTCCCCATCTACATTATCAACCACACAAGGTACCCAATGTCCTGTATCTTCTAGGTTAGCACTCGAGTCATAGTAGTACCACTTCCTATCTAAGCAGACTCTAAATCCCTCTGGTACTGGCGTTCTCCAATCAAGTAAGTCTTTTTTAGTGAGTGCCAATCCTTGTCTACTATCTAGAAACTCCTTTGACTCTAATGTAAAATTTGTTCCAATATGTGCTGACATATTATTATCTTCTATTAATAATACCTCACCTAGTATCAGGTATTTCTACCCAATACTAAGCAAGATATAATATTTAATTAACGTACTTCTCTTAATAAATAGTTCTGTGCATCTGGTAAGGTATGAGGATTTTCATGACTTACGTAGTAGTGTTCATTGTTACTAAGACCATAACCATAACCTGCAAATACGTAGTTAAACTCTTCGCCATCTCCTACTGATACATCCCTATACTTACTGTTAAATATATTACTATAGCTAACGTACTGGAATGGTAATTCTGTTCCCCTATCACCAGTGAAATCCTTACAAGCTCTAAATGCACTACCGATATTAGAAAGATTTGTGAATTTAGTGAAAATATTACTAACTTGGAACTTACTTTCTGTACTACCATGGAATACAGGGCGATAGAATACATAAGATACATCACTCAAGGTTGAATTATTTATCTTATCGAAAATATTATCAATAGTTCCACCTAACGGAAGTACAATACCACTAAAGGTTTCATGCAAGCTAGATACATTAGGACAGTACTTGAAGAGGTTAAGAGGTACTACGTATGAAGTTCCTCCCTCAACTGTATAGTAAGATAAGAGCTTACAATTCCTAAACATACCACTTAAGTTTACACTAGTACCCTTCTCTAATGGTTTCAATAGGTATGGTGGAATACGTCCTCTTAGTCCATATCTAGAGTAAGTTGCAACACTATCACCACCATCATACTTATCATTATTTTCCTGTCTACCACAATCAGCAAACAGGTAAGATATAGAACAGTTAGGGTTACAGTATCTTAACAAGTCAGGCGAGCAACAATAATTAACAGTACCAGAAACCTCAGGACCATTCTCATTGCCAAACTTCTGTTTAACTCCAGTAGCTAGTGTATAAGAGTATAGTAGTCCTGGTGTCTGAGTGTTATTGTCATCAAGATTCTCAACACCTGCCGTACCTCTAGACTTTGCTTCTGACTTTGACCAATCTCCATCAAATGTCCAAATCTCAGTATACTTTTTATCGTTCCTGGTAATTGGTACTAAGTTATTGTCATTATCAAAATACCAGCTAAAAGGCATATAGTCTTGATTATTCTCTCTGACAGTAGGTGATTCATATGCCTCTAGATTCGCATGTCTAAATAGGTAGTCTGCGTGTTCTATGTTCTTATTTACTAAGTCATATGAAATAGACACTTCCTTAACATAACCATCTCTCACTGGATCCACCTTACTACCTTCAGATAATTCACTAGATCTATAGAAACTAAACTCACCAGATAAGCTTCTTACTGCATATACTACATTAGATTGCCATACCTTGAGATCCGTTATTAGTTCATCACCACTAACATCTTCTCCTGTTGGTAACTCAATGTAAACCCTAATGCTTCTACTATCGATATCGGTATAGTTGCTAGTTACATCTTTTAGTGACTTAGTTGCAGTGTCGAAAATATAGAACTTAGTCTCTTGTATATCCCTAATACCCTGATAAGCCTCACCCTTTCTACTAATTTCTAAGTTAATAGAATTAGATTCAGACTTTCTTGGTTGATTACTGAATTGACTAGCTACGTTTATCCACTTTTTACTACCAATACTGATCGCATTACTATCTACAAACTTTCCGGTCAGTGATCTAGGTAAGTCTTCATACAGTGCAATTCTATACCTTGTGCTAGAATCATCCATGTAAGAAGAACTAATACTTGCATCACTACTAAGTCCTCTCAAGTTCTTAGATACAACAGTCTTGCCATGATATAGTAGCTTGTTTGGAACGCTAGTCTGTGTTAGGTAGTTTACTCTATCAGGATTAGCACCGAACAAGTAAGACACATCCTTTAAGTTTGTATTCTGTTCAAAGCACTCACCCTTCAGCTTGTACTTAAACTTAGCATTATAGAATAAACCTACTACATTCTCAAGTAGCTTATTACCAGTAAACATATTTTTACCTGGTAGTTCTGGAACGTAATCATCTAAGAAGTTAGGCGCCTCTACATCAGAGAAGAAACCTGCAAACATCTTAAGATTAGGACAACCACTAACTATTCCGTATGGGAACTTATCACCAACAATGTATTTATTATAACCAGCTCCACAGAATGATGTTAAGTAAGAACCTATTATCTCTTTACCCTTGTAGTCAATAAAGAACAACTTACCATTGCTAGGTATGTAGTACTCCTGTGTAGTATTATAACCAAGACTCACTAAGTTAGAGAAACCACTAAAAGTATCCTGACTAATTGGTAGTTTAACCTTGACCTCTTCTCCTGCTACATCTAAGCTATTACCAACTATAAATGACTTCTTAATACCAGTTACACTAGATGTACTGGCAAATAATGTTCTAGGATTTATAGTACCAGAACCATATGCACAGTTAAAACTACTAACTAAGTATGTAAGTCCCTCTGGAATTCTGAGAGTATCGAAGTTGATATAAGAATTACCAGAATGGAAGATACATCCACTACCGGCATAAACAGTTGAGCCCGTACTATCTAAGTAAGAAGATGAATAAACACTAGGTAAGTTCTTGAAGAAGTCAGTTAAGTTACCATAAAGCTCATTCGCTATATCAACTACAGACTTACTTGGGAACTTATTCTTCTGATCCTTAATAGTTTCTACAACACCCTTATTAACAATGGCTGCCTCAGTTGTCTCATCAAGCTTGTTTAGAATTACATCAGGGAAGAAGTGGTTAATATTCTGAATCTTATAGTTACCTGTTTTTCTCCTAAACAAGTATCTATCCACTACTATAGGAGTATTTGCCCACATACCTTCCATATTCTTCAGATCTGTTAATGGGCTAAACAATCCATTATCCTTCAGTATCTCACCATTTACTACATAAGGTGAGAGAAGTTTAAATGGAATGCCTTCTGTACCTGAAAATGAGAAAGTAAATCGAGCACTTACTACATTTCTTGCCCAACTAAACATATATCTGTTTGGAGGGTTAACCCAAGAAAATAGATCATTCCTACTACAGTCACTGAATAAGTTATCAATGTGTGTAATATTAACAACCTGCTCTCCAACACCTAGTCTCTTTGGTCTCCCTGAATAACCAAGCGCAGTGAGTACATAGTAAACATCAAAGGTAGTAATAGCAGTAGACCTAAAGCAGTCAGATATATTAGATGCATTAAAGTCCATGTTAGTTACAAGTGGAGTCTGGGCTGTCTCTTCCTGAAATCTCAATGAATAGTTTGAAAAATCAGGGTCACTTAGCTTAGTGAGATTAGACCTATCTACCTCATATGGCAACTTAACCCTACTATTCTCCGTTACAGTACCGTATGTATTTCTAGACAGATCGTTTCCATGAACTGTAAAAAGCTTACAGCTATTGAACATTTGATTCGTCTTGACTACTACGTGACCATATACTCTAGAAAGGTTTAAACAGCTATCAAAGTTTAGACTTAGTTTGACTGGGTTCTCTTTATCGTTAGTAAACTTAACCTCTCTTAAGTTCTTCATCTGTCTCAAGTCAACCTCTAAATTAGGGTTGGTGAAACGACTAAGATCTAAGTAGTTCTTATTAAACGAAGTACCGTACACTACAAACCTAACCCCAGTATTTCTAAGATTGAGGTTAACTAGGTCTGGAAATTTATCGTCCTTATGTGCACCCCAGATATTTACAGTGTCATAATCAGATGGGAGCATGTTAACTGGACTTTTTAAGATACTGTCATGATAATTACTAGAACTATCTGCATCAAATACAAATGACTTCTTATCTAAGTAAAGTCCTGCAACACCCGGACCACCTTCACTTGGGTCATCGTACTTAGCACCTGGAAATCCGCTATCATCATAATCTCCCCAATTAGGTGCCTCTTTTTCAGGAAGATCTAAGTTCTCGGTTGAATAACTTGCCTCATCTGATCTACCACTAAAGATGATATACTCAAGATTTATACAGTCATGAAGATCTAAGTTCTTTATCTTCTTACTACCAGCCAGATTTAGTACTCTTAAGTTTCTACATCCAGTTATCGTAACAGTTTCTAGATTTTCCAGTGACAGTGTAATCTCTCTTACTCTATTATTATCAACACACTCAAACCTTGTGAACTTTGGACAGTTTACGATATCAACAGACCTAAGACTTGACTGTGTACTATCGAGCTTCAGTGTCTCAAAGTTACTACAGTTCTTTATTGATACTACTGTTAGGTCTCTACATCCTGTTAAGTCAATTGTATTTAAAAAGTTCTGAGTATTTAGGGTAAGATTGTTAATTCTAGACCTCATCACCTTTAAAGAACTTAGTGATACGTTTGGCAGTGATACAGAGGTTACACAACTATTACTAATATCAATCTTCTGTAGCTTCTGGAACTTAGTCTCATTAGTAGTATTAGAGTTACTATCTAAGATATTAAAGTTGAGATTAAAGTTCTTTGTTGCTAAGGTGCTCAAGAAGTTAGTATTTGACAAGTTAATTTCCCTAAGCTCAGCAACATCTACATTATCTGCAAACAACTGACCTAAGTTAATTGGATTATCTTGATTAAATCCCTGTGCACCGCTCAAGTTCAAGTTAGTATATTTCATAAGACTGCCTGTTATACCACCAACATTTGCAGTAGTTAGTGAGGTACTTCCATTACCAATTGACAAGATAGTATTTGAAAAGTCGAGTGTATGTACCTTAGCGTTATCTGTTCCACTAGTACCATCACCGAAATATACAAATGAGTCACCATACTTTTCAGGCCTACAGAAAGATGAGATTGTCTTACTACCTGCTACGTTTGATGACATAATGACAGGCGCTTCTACCTTAATTGGCATAGACTTTACTGCATTACTTGAATTAATCTTCACCGTTGAAATACCATAAAAATCAGATGCCCTATTAGTAGTCTCTGCATTTGTACTATTTTCCATCTTAAGCCATTCGAATACGCTATCAAGGAAGACAATATGCTTTCTTAACCACTTACGAGCCTGAATGATTCTTCTACCATTCAATTTGTTCAACTGATTAATAGGTGTACCACTTTCATTCCTATAATCCTGTAAGTACTTAGCGTTGTATGTAAGATTAAACAATAACTCACCACAACCTTCTGTCTGAGGAATGAAATACTGATCAATGAAGTAATCTGCTAGACTTGTATACGGCTTTCTAGTATTCGGATTAATCACGGTCTTCATCTTTGCGTCGAGAAGATTGCGAAGTTTACACCATGCATCAGAATAAATTGACTTCGTATAACTCTGTCCTGCACCTGGCGCTTGATGAATTGCCTTCTTACCAAACAATGACATCCAAAGTTTATTCGCAAAACCTAAGACGACGCTATTTTGACCGTCTATCTTATCCGTCACCCCATAGCCGTTTCCACTATTAGATAAAGGAGAGAACCATAAATCCTCTGACACTGCAATAGCCGCCTGATTATTTCCACCAAGTCCAGTATCACAGTCATAAATACCTAAGACAGCCTGATTATTTGGGTCACTCTTGTTTACTTCATTATACCTACCAAACCACTTAAGAGGCATGTTTTTCTGGAAGTTATCAAGCAAGCCAAATAAGTTAGCAATACTGAAATACTTATACGCAGAATCTAAGTTCAGGTAATTAGTAATGTCAATATCATCATCATTCTGTGCAAACCTATTCTCTTGACCCTCTACCTTTCTCCATACATAAGACTTACTCGTTGATCCTGGTACTACTGCTTGTATATATTCGTACTTGTCATAAGAGTCAGCGAAGAAATCCTTGTTAATATTAGCTGCATCATTACTATATCTTTTCTTGACTGCATCTAGTTTAATAATTTCCTCTGCCAGCTTATTAAATCTCTGTACTTCACTAGGCTTGGTTGCTACTTGATCCTCTGGCTGCCCTTCGTACGGTTCCTTAATATTCAATTCCAAGTTAATATCATTGAAGTTAGGGTCATTCTGCCAGAACAATGCACCGTACAATTTATCTCTTAGGTATTGTTCACTTCCATCAATGTAATCAAGCTGTGCACCACCTTCTACTGCATTTGTACCATCTGATCTAGTACCGCCAAAGCCAAAATTATCCTTAGCCTCAATCCAGTAACCACCAATTCTTGTTTCATTATAAGTACAACCTGTCTCAAAGAATGGGAAAGTACTACCTACTACATTCTTATCAATTGAATAAGTTGAACCAGATGATGTCTTTGTGATGGAATTGATTACTTTATATCCAAGGTTTCTATGTGCATCACGACCCAAGATAAACTGATAGATACCGAGTGAGTGAATACTAGTACCTGTATTTTTATCGTTTGTTCTTAAGATTACAAATACTGGGAAACCCTCTACCGCATGCTTAAGTGTTGCCTTCTTAAACTGATTCTTATACCAAGAGTCATTAAAAGCCTTAAGTACATTTTCGTTGAACGGTAGATATTTTGATGCCTTCGTTGTATCATCGTATCCAAGCTCTTCATTAACAAACTTACCAACAGCCGCATTAATTGAGTGACTTGAATCTACAATATCAGCCTTCAATGTATACTTCTGCTCTGGTAACCAAGACTCTTTAGGAATAAATACAGTGCCTTCATCGAACTGTATATTGAGGTTCTTGATATTATCTGCCAATGTAGAAGTACCTTGTATTGATACTGTTGCCGTCATTGGTTTATCCCTATCACCACCACACATAATACCACTCTTTCCATCGTAGTACTGAATTTTTGCAGAGACACTAGGAAGAGAATTACTATCTTTTCTCTTAGGACTAGTAAAGTTATCCCAGGTCCAACTATTCTCACTACTAACATCTAAAAATACGATAGGAATAGGGATAGAATAATTACTTAACTCTCCGGCAGGCTTAAGACTACCAGCTGCAATAAAGTTAGATACATTATAAGACCCAACACCTGAATTATCCCACAACCAAGATTCACCTGGTTTGTTTGTATCCAAGTTGTATTTAATGAAGTTTCTTGCTAGACCTTCCTCAATGTATCTGTTATCTGGTGTTCCCTTACCATCTGCATCAATTACATAATGAGAAAGGGACATATTATTTAGGTAGTTGAACAAAATGTCATAGTCAGTTAATGCAGTAGTATACATCATCAACCTATAGACATTAATATCTGCGAAAGAGCTATATACTGAACCCTTCTTAGAACAACCAAGTAAGATATTCTCTTTTGCCCAATCACCTACAAAGTCTGATATAACGGCAGCACTTTCAATAACACCATTTACATAGATAAGTACTCGTCCCTTCTTGTATGAAATAACAAGGTCTACGATTTCATCATCCTGTAGGTTTATTGTGTGTGAAGAACTAGAAGTACCGCCAGACTTAATTTCAAGATCATGTACCCTTAACAGAATACCAGACAATAATGTACCATCTTGTGCAACCTTACCTAATTGAAATACAGCTCTATCATCGTCTGGGTGGTAATCTGCTTTATAGCATAAGTTAATAGTAAATTCATTCCCTGACTTAATAAAATCATAGAACTTACCGTCTGTGAAGTTACTATAATTCCATCCACCTACCTTACAGTAAGCTCTATTCTGAAGACGGATATGACTTGGCTTGGTATCTGATATAACTACACCACTGTAACTATTAGTATCAACAAACTCTGCTGACTGTTCTACACTAACCTTTGTACCATTATATACATAACCAGTACAAGTTGATGTAATACTGGAATTATCTCTTGACTTACCAAATGCAATAATGTCCGTAATGAGTGCTCCTGTCTTTGGTGTATCTAGTTGGGTAAAGTTTGGTCTTCCCACCTCTGCATAATAGGTTGCTCCAATATGCTCTGTGTGTATGTCAGTCCAAATTTCAACCCTAATCTCTAGCTTTGTACCTTCACTAAAAGAACTAACAGATAAGAAGTTGTCATTGTTAAGTTCATTAAATGAGAATACTTCACTAGGCGTCTTACTAACACTACCCCCATTACCTGATACTTTGATAGAGTAATGATAAGATTCTGATGTATTTGAGTAGTAGACAGTGAAAGGTACATTAAGTGACTTGTCCTTATTGATCAATACTGCATCCTCTAACCTTGTTGGTAGGATTGATGAGATTGTCATATTATTACTTGTCACTACTAAGATTGTTCTAGTCTGCAAGCTACTTAGGGTGCTTATCTTCTTACTAACTAATCTTGCCTTAATTTCATTAGTATTATTACCTAATGTGATATCATTGTCTGAAAAACCAAGTCCGCCCTTACCTAGTTGAACATTATATGTATACTTGTGATCTATTTCATCAACAATCACATCAAATGAATACTTATCTTTCGTACCACTAGCTCTTACTACATCTATCTCAAGTCTATAATCACCTGCTACACCTGATGAATACTCAAAAGACATTTCAGAATCTCTATTACCCTTCTTGAGATCTTCTATTGTTATCTTCTGTTCCTTCTTAGCAGATAAGTTAACATTTGAGAAATATATTGTACTACTCCAAGATATAGTTGTAAATGTAGAAGGATTATTAGCAGTTACAAGCAGTGGAAAGGTAGTAACGATATTATTATTCTTCAGTATACTTCTGTCGATGTTCATACCGTTAGTACCACTTACTCTTTTAAGCGTATAGATATTAGAAGTTGCCTCAATGTCCCAGTTCTTGGTACCACTGATTACTTTGATACTAAGACCTTCATCGCTGTTGAGAATAATAGGATCTGAACTAGCCTGCTCCTGTGACTTGGAATTAACCATAATCTTGGCAGTACTAGTATCCACACCAGTACCACCTCCATTACCACCATTACCTGAACCACCTCCACCGTGAAGGGCAAGCCAAGCGACGTTACCCTTCAAAGTTTTGATGTCATCAGTTATATGCTCGAGGACATTCTCTACGTCAGTTACTTCTGCAGTTTCTTCACCTTCTGACTTAACGATCTCCCTAAGTTTTTCACTACTTGTTAAGATCTGATCAGCTTGGGAAGATGCAAAAGATTCCCACTTACTCTTGCCTCGATTATATTTCTTAATAGTTCCCATTAAAATACAATATTATATTTAGTCCCGATACCTTCACCGAGATCTATTGACTGTTTACCCAGTGACTTAATATCTTCTACCCTAGTTGCATCATTCCAGTTATTCCAAAGATAGGTAGTTGTATTTGCTGTTAAGTCTACGTCCCAAATACCGGTAATCTGAATTGACTCAACTTCGATACCTGTTGCAGTCAGTTTATACTTAACATAGGTAGGGAAGTGTTGTGCAATACCTTCCTTATCTTTACCAGTTCCTTCTTTGCCTGGATAATACTTCTGAAGCCAAGCGATTTTTGTGCTACTAGGTATTTCCTGATTACTTACTAGTTTATAACCTGTTGCCTGTGACATTACATATACAGGCGCATTTATTTTTCCTACTAGTTCATATCTCAGGTTAGTATTAGTAGCAGAATCGCTTGGGAGAGAGGTAACTTGAACAACAGGCTTACTACTTGTCTCACCTTCTACATTACCACTCATCAAGTCAACACCACTAGCAGCTCTATTACCAACGATATAATTCTCTGGTGCATCATAAATAGGCCTTGACATTGAATAAGTATGTTTGTGTCCACCCATAACAAGTCGGATACCATACTTCTTAAATAATCTTGACCATCTAAAGCTACCACCATTAGAAGATACACCATTTAACTTTGAACCACCTCTATCTGTCTTACTCTTATACTTATCAACAGTAACGATAGTAAATGGCATTTCATGGGTAAATACAATGGTCTTATAACAATCTGATGGCTGAAGTTGTTTATTAGTATCGGCCTCAATTGTTGCTAAGTTTGTTCCCTTCCACAGTAACAAATCCTTCCTAAACCAATCTTCTAGTTGACCAAGACACTGAGATAAAAACTCCTTGCCTATGTCCTGTGTAAGAGATGTATAAACTGTTACTGTATTTGATCTAAACTCTGAATTGATGGATACAAAGTGATAATCTCCGAAATTGAATGAATAGAGAGACGGCATATAGTATTCGAAACCATACGCATTACCACCTACTTGACCATCCTCAATCAGTCCAGCTATATACTTAGTGGTGTTATTCTTATTAAACAGTCTTGCACCATTTCTGTACTTAAAGATAGCTGGGTTATTCTCATCTAGTTCAAATGTATAATAGTAGACAACGTTGGTATGATTGATTTTATAAGAACTAGGAATACCATTACCAAGCTCATATTCATTCTTACCACACAAGTCATTATTACCAATTGTGAACATCTCTTCCTTACCTCTGAGCGCTTCTCTACCCTCATAGTAATCAAGCCACTCATTTTCACGGTTACCACTCTGAGTAATGTCACCAGTATTAATAGTAAACAGTGACTCATTCTCCTCAGCGGCAATAAAACTAGCTGACTTCTTCCAAGCAATATACTCCATATAGTTGAATCCTTGCTGGTCGGTTACCTGTATAAATGAATAACCTCTCGCATTGATCACACTATCTGCATAAACTGTAAATGTGAGGATATCGCTAGTATAAGACTCATCACCTTCACGTCTTACTCTGTATTGATAAGTACCTGTCTCTAAGTCTCTGATGATTACCTTATGTGTTGTTACTGCCACTCCACTTGTTGCAATCCATCTAATTCTCTTATACTGATTGATAAATTTCTTAACATTAGAGTCCCCAGCATAATCACCGCCAGTCTTAATGCTATTCTCAGTGATGGAATTTAATTTCGTCCAACCTGCACTGCTTGTTTTCTTATATTCAACAAATTCATCATAATAACCAACAGATATCCAGTTAAGACATCTACTAGCTTTCTTTCTCCCTGCTTCATTATGTGTTGCTTGTCTACCAAATGTTAAGTTTACATAATTAGGCTTGCTTGGGTCAAATGTAGTGTTGGTAGTAAATAAGTTCTTACCATACGCAGAAGACCTAGGCGTAAATCTAACCTTATCACTCTCCTTGAAATATGACTTAAGTACGTTAGTTTTATCATCATGTACAGTTAAGTCGATGTATGTCCAAAGCGCCTTACTATTTCTAGCACTATACGCCTTATATGCCTGCGTGGAAGGATCTAAGTAGTACCACCTAAAGAATAAGCAGTTGTCCATCTTACTAGTAGGGGCAATATCTACACTCTGACCACCTTCACCTGCACCTGTTCTAATACCAACAGAATCAACATAGCCAGGAATTACATCACTACTATATGGGGTTAAGAAATCTGATAGGTCTGATACTGGATGAAGTGCCTTATCTGACTTATAGATCTGAATTGTTCCCCCAGCATCTACACTACCCCAGCACAAATAGAATGTACTACCAGTCTGATCAAACTTAATTAACTCACGGGCAGGATTAATCTTACCAGTCTCAGTATTTCCCTTATACCACTGAAGATCGTATGAATCTACGTTAATAATAGTAGTATTTGTTACATTAGAGCATTGTGCACCTCTCACTAAGAAAGTACTCCCTGCCTTAATAGTACCTACTAGTGGTAACCACTCCCAGTTAGATGTACTACCAGGTCTATATAGAAGGTAGAGTCCGTTTAAGTTAATATCGGATGTAGATGAATTACTTAGCTCTACGAAATTATGTGAGCAAGATATAAAACTATGCTCATCATTATCACCTCCACAAAACACAGAGCTGATATTTAGGAAGTGACTAACATAGTTTCCACCCTTACTATCACTATCTGGCTGGCCTAAGTCAAGTCTATCGTTCCTGTATATAATTAAGTTGCCATTCTCATTTACCCTGGCACTATATTTATTACTTGCTAGGTCTACAAAATCAAGGGAGTTAAAATCGATTCCACCCTCTATTAATTTTCTTAATTCTTCTGCTGACATATTATTATTTTCAGTAGGATTTGTAACTACCCCTGATCCACCAGTTGTAGAAACCTGTTTAAATTTACCCCCTATGTAGATAAATAAGCTACCCTCTTTATCCTTTCCTTGGTCTGTTATCCAAATGAGCTCACCATCTATTAAGTTCTGGTAGTTAGTCTTAAAATTCTGAGCAGTATCTACCTTAATACTAATATTAGGTACTGTATGTTTCAGCGCTTCTGTTGTAGGCCTAATAGTATCTCCCTCTGCTTCACCGGTTCCAGGATTAATAAGACCTGTTGTACCAATCATCTTATGTCTCCAGGAATTACTTGAATCGCCGGCTACTACACCATAATTTAAGATACTCAACAGACTCTCTACCTGTTTCTGGAGACTAGCAACTGACTTATTAAGACTTGCTATTTCCTCTGAACTTGCGTCAATATCCCTACTAACATGGCTACCTGTATCGAACCAAATCTTATTCTGATCTCTTACTGCCGGCTCATTATCAGAAACTACTATGTCCTCTGATGAAATCTCTTCCCAACTACCAAGATCAGATTCAACAACGTCTGCCTCACTCTCAAACAGGGTACCATCTACGTGCTTAAACTTTGTACACCTGAAAGTAGTACCGGTCTCTCTTACATAACAGATCGATCCGATTGTTAGTCGAAATGCAGGTATATTGCCCAGGTCAGCTAATGTGTCTACCTCTTTATGACCACCCTTTCCATATATTGCTTGATGTGTTGGGTACTTATCAAGGTCTGTAAAAGGTACAATAGGGGCTGATATGTTTGTTCCTCTTAATTCTGACATATCTTAAAAAATTTCTCTAATATCATTTATCTTGACAACCCTTAATTTTCCCAGGTCTATCAAGTCTGTTCCATTCCAGAATAGTGTTGAATATTCAGGCAGCTTAACATACATAGATTTCTCCGTCATATTCTTAACAACACCACTAGTATCTGAATCTGCCACATATAATTTCTTGATAGACTTGATATAATAGATTCCTCCCTGTTTCATACCAGTTGTCGGAATTTCATCAAACATTCCATCAAGATAAACAATACCACTAGTTTTAAAGTCGAGCAGCTTGTCTTTTAATTGCTCCTCGATATTATGGTTTAAGAGGTCGTTTAAGTGATCGTCCTCTACACCATTAATAACAATACCATCAAAATCACCAAATACATAGTTCTGTCTGAAGTCGTATATCTTAATTGGTTCTTTCTTTAGGTATACAAAATATTCTTCGCCATCAATTACATAATGGTTGTCATAGATAATATAGTCCTTTAGGTAATCGATGCCATGATAATCGTAGATGTGGTCCAAGAAACCATACTTCTTAGGGTAACAATAAACAGTCTTAGATAGTTCCTTTATATCAATGTCAACCCATTCTAAGCTTCTACGATTATTTAATTTTTTCTTCTCTAGTCCCTTAATATTCTCTACACTAGGTGTCCAATCAGGTGTAACTCTTCCATAATAGAAAATGTAGCCAAAACGAATACTTACTTTTTCTCTTATGTGCTGAAAAACTCCCTCTGCTAATTCTACCTTACTTATTATCTCAATATCCTTATCGGTAGTTAGATTCTGTAGCCTATATTTTCCACCACTCAATGTAATCTCTTGTCCATCTATAGAATAGCTGCACTTACTACTTATATCGTTTCCAGCATGATCTAAGGTTCTAATGCTTAAGTTTACATCTTTTACATCACCAACTTTAAACAAGAAACCACTATCACTAGTAATCTCAAGCCTATCATTCCTAGATAAGATATCACCAAGTAATGTCTGTACGCTATCTGTTGAGAAGAATTCATCCTCTCTCTTGCACTTTCCATCCCTATAGAACCAACGATATCCAGTCTCTAGGTCGATGAAAATAAAAGGACCACCAGTAATAAGTTCAATCCGTCTGTTAGCCTCATTCTCTGGCTTATAGACATAGTACCACTTATTATCAGGGTCTTTGTAAATATATAACTCATTATGAACTAGTGATGAAACATCTGCGAGTGACTCTACTACTTTTCTAACTACTACAGATCCACCTGCACTAATTATTCTATAGCAATCCTCGCCAGTTCCATCTTTAATACCAATAGCTACTAAAGTCCCGATATCTGTTTTCTTATCTGGGTCCTTCTTGTAGTTTAGCATTACTACCTCACCTTTCAAAAATCCCCTCTCGTTAAGTCTAATTACTGCCACTGCTCTAGACTCTTCGATATACTTACTACTGGAGACTTTAATTCTATAGTCTTTGTTCATTTTTAGTTCTGATTGTATTTTAAAGAAGAACAGGGGAAGCTTAGTTGTAAATCACTTATACCTCTAAACTTCCCAATGTTCTAGTCATATATAAGACTTCTACGTGCTCTCAACTACTATTTAGTCAATTTCACATCTACATCGAAAATAATAGTAACCTGATTACCCTTACCATCACTAATCCTAAAAGAATCGATCGTCTTTATATCTTCCTTCTTACCTGCAAACAAAGTACAGAAGTAATAGTTAAAGATATTCTGACCAATTACATCCCTTGACCTATTAGTAATAGGATATAGTGGGTAGTCATTACTTGATTGTATCTTTTCGATAATCAAGGTATTACTACTCTGTGTTCCAAACTGTGTACCAGTACTTGTCGGTAATTCAGCAGAGGCAACATAGATAGGATATATGGCAGTCAGTATTGAAAGTTGATATCTACTGTAGTTGCCCAAATTATCATACAAACTCCTAGTAATGGTCTCGACATCACTCTTTATCTTAACTGTCAGGATATTACTTTCTTCGGAGCCTACAAATAATCTAGACTTTGTATTATCCATTGTATAAGTTCCATCTTCCTTAGTTGGAATATAAGAAACGATAATACCATGAGTGTAAGGTTCTTGTAGGAATGATGGATTTTGTTGAGCTGTGTCATAAACTATCTGACCAGTCTCTTTCCCCTCAGTTGCAAACCTAATGGAGAAGTTATCAGGCACTCTATCTTTTGACAAGGCTAAGATTTTTGGGAGATTGGTCGAATTGCAGAAGTTCTCAATACTACTACTTGATGGTTCTAATTCAATTCCACCATTATAACCAACTCTACTAGCCCTACTTGCAAAATCTACCTTCAAAAATTTCTTACCAAATAAACTCTCTACTGTAATCGAATTTAATATATTTTTTCCATCATAAGGACGTTTATCATGTTCCTGTGTGATGATAGTATTCTCAAACAATGGATTTAGTTCTATTGTTTTCTTACCACCACTCGCCGGAATAATGCCACTAAACTCTTGGCTAAACGTATGATAATCTCTACTGCTCTCTGATCCAACATTGCGCCCAAAACCTATATATAAATCAAATACTTCTTTCGTCGTTCCTGCTATAAGATTGACAACCTCCTGTGGATAAGACTTTTCGCCTATCCTTATATTTCTATTACTATCTAAGATAAAATTATCCTTGTCGATATATGATTCTATCTCAAGTGTACCTATGTAGTGCTCATCATCTCGAGAAGTCAGTTGGTAAGTGTCTGGTGCCTTATACTGAATTTCAATAGGTCCCTTGTCATACCTATTTAAGTAGACCTTATTATCTTCAGGCAACTTAAAACCCACCACACCTCTTAATACTCTAACTTTAAAGCTCTGACCAGGTACTGAAATATCAACTAGCAACTTCTGATCTGGTAGTACGTAACGATGGTTTTGAGTTGGTGGTGTAACATAGATCTTATTATTATACCTAGGCTGTGAGTATATATTTGATATAGACACTCTAGGTACTATTAACCTATTATACACATTATACTCAACCTTCTTTCCAGTGCCTACCTGTTCAAGCTTAACAGTATCAATGACAGGTATTGGATAAGACTGATTTATCTTGCTTGGATACTCTTCATACACTACACTATCCTTAGTATAACGATAACCTTTATTACTACCATCATACTTGCCACCAACCTTTACCTTATTACCCGCAAAACCTGATAAGTCAACTATCGTATCTCTAACTGACCTACTACTAACTGACGTACTTAGCTTTGTTTCAATACTAGACTTATATGCAAGGCTGAAACTATACTCCTTTTCTTCGATGTTATAGGTACAGAATATATCCTTCCCCGATCCACTCTTTATCAGTGCACTACTAATAGGATCATCGCCAACTAATTCTATACTAGACTTAAGTGTTTCACCTGTACTTGTAAGAGATCCCAAGTCCTTACCGTCTTCACTAGGAATACTATCTATATAATACCTCCTGAGCTGGACAGTTTTACTAATGGTTGGATCACTCTTGTAGGATATGTTGATCTCAGTCTTCAAGTTCTGGTATGGTGTTCTAAATGAATTCTTCTCACCTCCCTCAAATACTAAGTAGACTGGGACATATTGACCAGGTGCAGTTCTATCAAATTCAACACTCAATGTATTTTTCAAGACCTTATTAGTATCATCGATAAAGTGTAAGCTATCATTCCCACTTAGTGTAACGACAAACTCCTCTGTACAACTAACAAATATTCGATAGATGCCGATGTAGTCAAGAGGAAGTACGTTAATACCATTCCATAGTTTATTATCGTCTGTCCTAACTATAATATTATCTTCAGAACTTTCAGACTTTACTCTCGTCCTTACATTAGCAGTCGATACACCATTATTCTTCATCATCAAGTATTTCCAGTCTGATAGTAAGTCCTCTACCTTTATAGTATTATCTCTTACCCTATCTACTGTAAAAATATTTATAATGTCATGTGTCTTTACAGGGTTAGCTTTGTTCTTCAATTCAATCTTATACTGAGCAGTCGACAAGTCTTTATTAGAATTAGATACTACAAACTTTCCATCACCTAGGTCAAGAAATTCAGGATTCAATAAGTTATCTGGATTACTAGACACTACCTGAAGCTTATTATCACTTCTTATACCTACTTCTTTCCAATGTGTGTAGTCATCGATTGGCTTAGATAGTGCAATTACTGCTGATTCACCCTCACTTCTGAAATCAATATAGTCATTTTCACTGTCGTATGGCTTATAGGTATTAACTAACATCTTGAATTTTTCAACTCTTCTGATACCTGACTTAATTTTACCAAGTGTTATTATATCACCAACAGAATGTTTTACTAAGTTACTATCATTACTAGTATACTTATCAAAATCTTCTTGCTTTTCAAATTCAAAGTCAAGACCACTATTACTTGCAGACGTTGCACCATGAGTTCCAGTTAGTTCTATCCACTCTGGCTTCTTATTTTCTACATATACATTGATCGAATCAATCTTAAATCCCTGTATACAATAAAATTCTTCTACTATTTTATGATCCTTAATGGAAGACTTTAATTCTATCTTCGCCTTTATTATTTCAGGTTCGTTTAAGCTATTAGTAGGGAACCATTTACTGTCAGAATTATTAACACCTTTTGCTGTAATAATAACCCTATACCTAAACCATCCAGGCTTCTTAGTACTCCCCACTGGAGACTCTACTTTGATATTGAAAAACTCTTCAAGCCTTCCACTCTCTAGGATTATATTTCCCAATGGTATTGATTCATCCACTAGAAACTCAAACCAATGCTCTGCTACATCTTGGTTATCTGTATTCTCAAAAGTCTTCCCCTCAAAGTCAAACATATAGAGCCTCTTAAGACTATTATCGCTCTCCTTTAAGAAATACTGAGTTGAGCTAGTAAGTGTAGAATAAGAACTAGATGAAGTATCTCTCGCCATAACCAGATCAAGCTTACAAGATCCAGCACTTGCATACATAACATCTCTCCAGTTTGTATTGTCAACCTCACCACTAGTCGGAGCTCTCTTGAAAGTAATACTGCCTATTTCAAGCTCTGATTCTGTACTTGGCATGTCGTATGAAGTAATTGATATCTTACCAGGCTCACCAACAGTTTTTTCGATCTTTCCACTTCGTCTATCTACAAAGTTAACAGATTCATTAAAGAAACTGTAACTACAAACCCAAGTATTATAACCCTCTACTAATTTTTCAGATGTTACATAGTAGTCAGATTTCTTCTTTCCGATTATACCATCTAAGTGACCTACATAGTTACCCTTACTGTTCTTATCTAGGCTATTTGTTCTAGTGAGATCTCTGATGGCAAGAGGTAGTGATGGTCCCTGTACACAATAGAACTGTATCTTATTGTTAGGGCCAAGACTGATAGTACATGACATTAAAGTACTAGTACCACCTGACATCGGATACCAGGATGAGCTTGTATTTTTTTCTTTAGTTCTTATCTGTATTGAATAAGGGTGTGCACCACTCTTAGCTTCTTCATCTAGCTTAGTAATAATCGTACCGAAATATTCATTCCACTGTGGAGAACTCGGAGTAACTTTAATACTGTTCAAATCAACTCTCTTCTTAAGCTTTACTACAATTTCATGATACCTAGTAAGACCACTTCTTGATGTACCTACTGCATTACCTTCACTATCAAATAGAAATACATGCTTTCCACCCTCAAATAGGTTAGTGGAGGTACTTGGTTTGCCCCATGTTGAATACTGATATAGGTTAATCTTGTTTGACACTAGTGGAATAGGTAGGCCCTCTTTCATTTCGTCTTTAAAATAGAGCTCCCCTTGAAAACTAGTAGTAGATGAATCCTCAACCCCTATATACTCAATAGTCCTGTTATCGACTATCTTGAATTTTTCTTGATCAATATTACCTAGTCCTTTTAATACTACATTACTTAGATCACCTTTTACGTTCTCCTTCTGTAGTATAAACTTTCCCTCCTTTACTTCATAGAGGTCATATACACACTCACCACTTAAAGTAACAGTTCCAGAGGTGCTAGGTAGGTAATAGTTCTGAGTACCATCACTATCTTTATAACCTACTAAGTTACTTGAGTAGATATTGATTCTCTTGTATCTCTTATAATAACTACTACTAAATATCTTCTTACCATCTTTATTCAGGTAGGTAGGAATATTATTAGTACTTATCCTATTTCTGACGTATTTTAGATATGAATTCTTAGAAACTAGCTCATCTTCTCTACCATCAGCTACAAATATATTAGTACCTACCACATTAGACTTACTCTCTAGGTATTTCTGATTCTTACCTTCTACCCTACTTACAATATTAGCAAGCATGGTGAGAGGAAACTTGACTGTAATATGATTCAATCCATTACCTGTTAAGTTAAGCATTGAACTATCTTCACCGTACAATACTAATGCAGGGCCCTCTACTACTTCATACAAGCTATCTTCAAATAAGTAGATAACAAATGGATTACTACCTGTCTCCTTTCTCAGCTCTTTAGTACCTGGGAAAGTAAGGTCCATAGTTTTTCTCTCATCATCCCAGATATAATTAAACTTACCTGATACTACCTGTCTCTGAGAATTTACATCAAGTAGGAGGTCTTTTTTCAACAGTGCACAAACTTTATACTCACTAAAGCTCATTGTTATACCCACTGTTCCAAGCCTACTCAAGAAAGACTCGCTAAATTTTATTTTCATATACTACAAATAATTTACAAGACTACCAAGCCTATAGAACACCAGACCACAGAGACCACCAATTATCTCAAAGTCCGTCAAGGAAGTAGGAAGAGTATTTCGCCTAAAGTAAGCTAAAAAACTCCTCTGCAAGTCTAAGATACTGTTAGTTGAATTAATGCTATTGTCTATCATCAACCTCTTTCTATTACCAGGTACCTTATATTCCTTAAGTGCATCTAAGTTGTTATAGTATGTACTTAGATAATCACTAGCTCCTGATGTCATGAACTTTCCATCACTGTCGAATAATGTATAAGTGATTTCGCTCAGTCTATCAGGGTTTGGGTTCTTTATAATTAAGACTTGATTATTTATAAACATTACGCCACCTAACTCACTAGACCTAATAAGTACTGTCTTGGTCATATTAGTTAGGATCTTTATATCTATTGTTGGGTGACCTATTATAAACCACTCACCTCTTTTTCCCTCTACATTAATACTGCACTCACTGCTATACCTACCTAAATCAAAGTGGATATCTGTTAGCTCTGGAATTGACTTCTCCGCCTCTTCCTTAGTTGCGAATATTAGTTTCTTAGTAGTTCTGACTTGGTTTCTGATATCTAATGGGTCAAGAAGTGCAAGATCTTCTCCAAAGTTCATCCACCCTGCATTATTGTCATTATCCCGGTTATCCTGCAAGTCAAGATTAAACACTTTCCTCACTACCTCACCAGTTTCATTGTTAGTGTGAGCAGTTTGTACTAAGTTTCCAGAAAAGAACTCAATCTTACTTTTATAGTTGATATCATAGCTCGGTAGTCTATAAACACTACTATTAAGGATAAATCTCCCTGTGTTTACTGGATTAGTATACATAACCGTATTTCCTACTAAGTTCTTTCTAGCGAGTGAATAGATTGAGTAGTTATTTCCTATATTCCATACATACAATGCTGGATCACCCTTATAGAAACCGAGCTGATAATTACCAAATGCGTTATTGAATCTATCTACATGCAGGTTCTTATTAATGCAAAGTTTAGTCTTCTCGATTACCTTATTGTTTCTGTCAAGTATAAATGAGTTAGTGTCGGAGAAAATATACTGACCTCTTCCACTTACAGTACTATAGATTCTGTTAGTATATAGTGGCCTTTCTACGTGACCTACTTTCTCCTTCGCACTACTTACACTCGCATAGTTCCAGTTCTCAGTTCCTCTTAAGTCTCTCTTGCTTAGATTTGCAGTACTACTTAAGTTATCAAGGAGGTTTAATTTTTCTGTATCAAATAAGAGTTGGTTGTCAAAGCCAATATAGATATGAAGATTTCTAACATAGTAGTTCTTCCTTATCATATACTTGCCAGACTCTGTAAACACACTACTACCTTGTGGCTCTAAGAATGTTGAAAATCCAATGGGGACTAATTCGAATCCTCCATTACTACATAGATATACAATTACATTAAAACCATCAGGGCCAACAATACTATCCTTCCTGTTACTTACTATGAAGTCAGAATAATACTTACTACTGGGATCTGTTGACCTATTTACTTCTGATACATTATATACAAGTTCACCCGAGTTATTCTTTACCTTCAGGATCTTCTCAACTGCTTCATGAATACCTCGCTTGTCAGGTGTCTTGCTAAGTAGGGGTAAGAAATTTGACTTGCTAATACTGATACCGTCTACGTACAGATCATTAGCTCTCTTACTGAAAGATTCTGTGTTATATACAAGTACATACTCACAGTCAACCAACTTACCTGCACCTAACATATAAGTATTATAAATTTCCATACGTTACTGTACAATTACTAATTACACATTCATCAATCTCAGAATCATCAGGAATAACTCTAAGTATGTTATCAATATACTCAACGCTAACCTCATTATTAATTGGTTTAATGAAGTTATTTCCTGTATATCCTACTATCTCTTCTGGTGTATCTGGGAACTTAAATGCCTCAAATACCATGTTGTGACTATATATCTGATCGCCCTTTGAATACTTAATACTCAAGTCAACCTTAGCAGAGATACCACCAACAGAGGCCTTCTTAAATAGATTCTCAAGACTTAATGTACTTGTATACTGATCTGGTCCTACTAAGTCCATTGTTACTGAATCATTTAAGATATCAAATACCAGCTCAGATGAATTGTACAAGTACACAGTTTTACTTTCTTTCATATTTTTGAACATTTGTATTATGTCCGAGTGTTCGACTTTATAACTCTCTAGATCTGATTTTATACTGTCGGTGATTTCTTTTCCTGGGCTGACCATGTAATAACCAGTTTCTAGCATCTTATCATCACTACTAGCTACTGACCTCCTAAGCTTCCTATCACCGTCTATATATTTCCTATCCGCAATATTCCAACCACGACTACCTAGCTTATTGAATAACTCTGACGTAGTAATTGGGCGGTAAGGACTATTGTAATTATCGTACCTGAGTAATCCATTTGAGGTACTATCTACAATAATATCTCCCGCCACATATACGTCAGAAATACCCTCACTACTTATGTCGAGCTTTTTCTTAATCTTAGCCATGTACTGTAATCTTTGTAATGTTTGATTCTGCAACGTTACTCTTTGGCGTCACTCTTATTGTAAGCCTCTCATAACCATCAGAAAACGATAGATCACAACCTAGGTCAGAATTAGGTGATAGACTTACTGTGTAGGTGTTACCAGATGACTCAACAGTTTCGGCAATATCACTAACATTGACAACGATAGTATCTTTCCTACTTTCTGTTCCTTTAACCGTTAGTGTGTCTATCTGTATTGACTTATGTATGTATATCATTGGCGGAATTCCAGTAATGCCAGGGAAATCTCTAGGCCTCAATGTAACCTGATTTACCCCCTTGCTAAGAATTACATTACTATCTATATCCTTAACAAATTGCTGATAATAACAAGACTGGAATATTGCCTTACTATTACCACTACTCAATGAAAATATAACACTATTATTTTTATCATCGAAGGAAACACTTAGTACAATATCAGAATCAGAACAACCTACTTTATAACTAACCGCTGTCTTTGCCCTCAACAAGGTACCAAGATCCACTGTAACATCATGAACCCTAAGAAATCCTTGAAGATCAACAGTACTAATAGTGAAAGTAGTTGGTACTTCGTCTAAGGTCTCGTCTGATTTTACTAGGCTATTAAGTTTTCCGTATGGTATTTCAATCCTACTAGAATTACTTGGAATATCTAGACTCTTAAATCTGAAGTTATTAGACATTACTAGTTGAAGCTTTCTATACTTCTCTATTTCGCTAAGATAATAACCCCTTACCTGACTGAGCTCCTTCTGAAAATTAGGATCAACATCATTAGATACCCAAGTAGTATTGCCAGATATTGAGAAACTACCATCACTACTAATTACATACCTATACAAGGTTGTTACTGCTAAGTTAGATATTTTAGTAAGCTCTTGAATTCTAGTAATACTTGGATCACCGCTAGATGCACTATCAGAATCTATGTATGTATATTGTCTAAGTACATACCTAATACCAGTCTCACCATCGGTACGTGGCAAGATTTTCTCTACCTCACTATTAGGATCAACATTAAATATTGCATTATTCAAGTCACTCTTACATAATATTGCATCGAGTGGATTTGTATAAGCACTTACATCCTCTGTACTTGCGAAACTGGATGAAATTATTTTAAGATCACTAGTTATTCTGTTACTGATGAGTCCTTGTTCATTATAACCGGACATGTAAGAAGAAAGAATACTGTCTAGAGATACTGCAGACAAGACACAATCTTTTTTCATTGCGCCTTTCTTATACTCCTCTAGACTTGTACAATTATTTCCTACATAGACTTCAAAATAATCGGGACTAGTACGTGGTATGTTTCCTTTAGTTGTCTGTAGTACCTTGTAGAGTACCTCACTATCAAGTACAAAATCACCAGGTTCAAACTCGACGTTAGAGTTATACCTGTAGATTCCCTTAATACTTTTATTATTTATTATCATATCCTATAAAAATCTTATAGTTCCCTTCATAGATACTAGCTGAACCTGCTGGATGCTCAAAACTGATAATGATATCGTGCTTACCTGTCAAGTTCTTCTCCGCTAAGGAACCATACTTACTAATAATACCTGGTGTTCCCGTATAATCACTCCCCGGTATTGGTTTATTATTATCGTCTACCGCTCCCTTGATTAAATATGAATTAAGAGATACATACGGAACTGTTGTGCCTGGGATATAAAATCTATTCTGTGTAGGACTTAATGTACCACCAGATAATAAGTCAGTATCATCATCCTTTAGTATCTTAATCTTAGGTACCTTATGCTGTTCTGATGCGATAGTAAACTTAACAGAACCTCCATAATTTGTAGACTCTGAATAACTACTTACCTCAAATCCATCAAACTTAGCAATATTTATCGTATAGACTCTAGAATTAAGCTCCACTGTGTAGATAGGAAATGCATTCTTCTCAACCAGGTCATCTACATAAAGGCTAGTAAACTCAAGGTCACTAAATTTCTCAGTGCTTAACCTTCTCTTAATAAATTCACTGGTCTTAGGTAAGATACTAGATTCTGACTCATATGGATCGTAGTAGTTAGAAACAATATTACCAAATTCGTACTTATTCGGATCTACTAGTAGTTTAAATGAGAAGTTATTACCCGTCTCAACTACAAATGCACTCTCACCTGTTGAATTTCCTGAGGAGTCCATAAAGTTTCCATCATATCCAACAGGCTTATCATCTACCATCATAAGACCAAATGAATATCCACTAGGGTCAAGACTTTTATAATTCTTTCTAATTGTATCAAACATAGTGGTATCTAGTGGATGTCTGAATTTAGTATAGAAATCATTATCATACATACTTCTTGGCTTTGTACCATTTATTTTAAGATTTACAACTGGTACTACGCTATTCCTCTTCAGTACTACATTGATAAGATAATTACTAGACTCTAATACCTCCATCACACTAGGAGTATTTGTATCTGCACTTAATAATTCAAAACCATCAGGGGCAGTAAATTGAATTGCTTTCCATTCCTCTTCACTACCTATTCCATGATACCCTGCACTGCTTTCTAAGTCCAGATTTATTACTAGGCTCCCATCAAAATAAGACCCGCTCAATCTATAATTATCCAATAGACCAGACCTACCACTCATACTAGAAGAGCCGTTGACTATAAAATTATTGACTAGCTTATTATCACCTTCATACAGTCTTACTTCTTTTTCGTAGTTGTGTCTGTCTGCAAAGGTAATATAGTCGATGCAGTAGTTTCCCAACTTAACAGGTATACTTAATGTTCTCTGTCCATCCTGTATTTCAAAATCCTGTTCTAGTATTGTACCACCATCGCCAGGAGTCACTACCACTGATATTTTCTTCTTGTGGTAATCCTTAAGTCTGCCTTCTAAGATCCACTTATCGCAACTAATGCCTGGTATGTTTCCTATATTATTATCAACTAGTGAGACCCAATAGTAACCATCATACTTACACCTACTGAGCATGCTGTATGAAAAAGCTGGATTATAGACTGTACTTACTATCTCCATCCAACCTCCATCTATACTAGGAGGACTTGGTGTTTTCTGTCTTAGTAAGCTTGTATATGTCTGACCACCTACTACTACTTGAGCGTTCTTAGTAAGTACCCAAGACTTTCCCTCATACCTAACCTCACTGCCAGTTTCATAGCACTTAGTTGGGTTGTAGTTAATATCTTTATCTCTCTTAAGGGGTGCCCAGATAAGTTTCAATGCTAATCTCGGCTTGTTAGATACTGGTGGATCACTTGTATCTTTTAGTGCGACATAGAGTGAATCTGTGTTATACTCTATGATACTGCCCTCCTTATATATCCTCCTTGGTTCATACCTATTAAGATGATTAAACCTTCCTAAGAGTGATGATAAGATAGGATGTTTATTAATCTTCTTGTTACCTAAGATTGTATCACTGTTCTTGTCTACTACTATATCAGTTCCACCAAGAGATCCTACTATATCTACCTTATGATCTATCTCTTTTTTCTTGTCATTTCTCAATAAGTACTGACATAAGTTTCTCTCTGGATTATCACTCCCAGACCACATGAGATGAGATAAGTTAATATTACTAACCTTACCATCCTCACTTAAGACTAGCCACAATAATTTTTTACTCTGTGCCTCATCCTTATCTAGCCCTATACAGACCTTCCATGTAGAGCGTAGTATAAAACTTCTTAAGCCCCCTACCGTTTCTAGTTCCAGTTCTGTCAAGTCTAGGTAGGTATCATATAGGTAAACAGTATTATAACCACTAGGAATATTGATCATTGTTAAGGTTTGATTGTTAATGTCAATACTTCCAAAATAACCATACAGTTCCTCCTTACTTACTTTTGAGCCCGTTGGAAAAAATGTAGACTCTATCTTCTCTAAGTCATCTATACTAGGACCTACTACCTCTCTAGACTTCTCCGATAGATAATTAATAGAAGGGTCACTGTTAAACTTATACTTGCTTGGAATAAACTTTAAACCATACTCAGCAAAATCACTAATCCCTAATAAGCTTGACCTACTTGCATGAACCTGTACTAAACTCTTATCTAGGTCTTTAGAATTTTCAAGCACTACAAAAGTTAGTTCACGCAAGTTATCTTTATGTTCTACTATCATAATTATTCTGCTATATGATGCTGGTAATATATCCCACCGTGACCTAAGTGATTAACAATACTACCCTCTAAGTTAATACCAGCACTATTGATTATAATTTCAAGAGACTCAAAATACAGTAATGTCTTTAAGAAATCCTCCATTGCACTACAGAATAAATCTTTCCCCACCAAGATCTCACCAATCTCAATACTAATACTCCTAGCTGTATAGTTGATCTTTGACTTATCTGAATCAATCACACCATAGTACAAGAGATAATCAAAAACCTTATAAGTACCTTTGACACTATAAAATAATGTCGCTAGGTAATTGATATTGCTACTATAATCTTCACTGGTCTGATCATCTTTCTTCGGTATACATAAGCCTAGGAATCTCTTAACTGGATCATTACTTAAGCTCCATTGAAAATCACTAAAAGAATCTATCTCATCTACTGCCTGCTCACCATAAGACGTCATCATCTGGTAAAGCTGCTCGATGATCTTAATTTCTCTTAAGTGTTTTGGTATATATATTTTCATCTTCCCTTAATTACTTGGTGTATGTGAGACAAGAGTACTAACATTGTAGGTAATATCAAAGTAAGAAATAATTGGATCTATATCTGACATCTCTACTACCTGACCCCTAGAATCTAAGAATGTAATACTAAGACTGTTTATTCTCTTAATATTACTAAACTTACTGATCAATGACTTAACCTCTTCTATTGTTGTATCATTAAAGACAGTATTAAACTTTCTCTCGTACGTACTCTTTAAGATACTACCAATACTACCATTCAAGTCCTCAGTACTGTTTCTGTAAAGTTCTAGTGATATATTAAACTCCGCTGTATATCTATCTCCCTTTTCGACTTTAATATTCTTAGTAATGATATAGTATGCCTGCTCCTTCTCAATAAAATCAGAAATACTACTAACACTCTTACCCGGATCATCACTAGTATCTGGAATTAATCTACTCTCATCTTTTGGTATGTAGTAGATTTTAAGTTCACTACCTGAATTATTACCCAGCGTATTGAAAACATAAGAAGTACCTCCATTCTTTACGTACTGTGGGAAGTTCTCCTCTAAGATAGTACCAATATCATTATTACTGCGTACCATACTATTCACATACCTATTTCTGTTTGCCTTGTAGTGAATTGTGTTTAGGTCATCCCTGCCTACTTCCTTAACAAAACAAAGACCACTACCCTGACTTAACTCACTATACATATTAGCTTTGAGCCAGATATCATTAAATCCAACTAGCTCTGCACCTTTATAAGATAGTCTGCGAAGCTCTGATTGGTTATAGTCCTCCAATCTAGACCACTCAAAATATGTTGCGTTGATCCTTGTGTTAATCTCAATACCCACTGAATCACTCCTATCTGTTCTATCAAGGGTACTAAAATAATTGGCTGTATATATTCTACTACCAAAACTAGGAAGCGTTAAGTCAAATACATACTTAGTTGGCTTTAGTATGTGATCAGCAAAATTTCTAGTCACCTCAGCCTGTTCACCATTTACCTTAACTAGTACATCATTGCTTAAGTTATCAATGGGACAATCAATGTAGTATGTATTTCTAGTATTAACCATCTTATCCACTTGATGTACGGTAGGGGATATTAAGCAGATGATAATATAAGACTCAGTACTAACACTAGGCTTTAATGTAACACCACTATAGATAAACTCCCCCGGATATTTTTCAGGGTTAAGATTATCTAGGCCTGATAGTTTAGAATAATCAACTTCACTAGACCCGCCCCTATTCATGCTACTTTCTTCCTGGCCACTACTCTCACTACTACTGCTAATAACACTACTGCTTATTACATTACTATCTCTCACTGACCTGCTACTGCTACTTAATCCAATATTAGAACTAGGTTGAATCAGCTTATAGTAACCAAGATAGTATACACCGAAACTTGAACTCTGTTGTATTAAGTCAAACGGTTTCAATGTCAGATAAGAGGTAGGACGAATTTTCATAACTACCCTAGGACATAAACCCCTGAATACACTGTACATATTATCCATACAGTGCTGAATCTTTGAGTTGATAAGACTAGATTTCTCAAGACTCGATTCCTGTAAGTATGCAACGTTTTCTACTTCACTGATATATGACGCATTTGCCAATAACTGTACAAGCACCTCAATACTATCACCTGTATATCCTAAGTTCTGGGCAATTGTGTAGTACTTGTTAATGTAATCCTGTAAATTTCTCATACTATAAATTAATATCTACTGTGTCCTTGGTGCTGTTAATACTCACCATTACACGAGCATTAGATGGGCCTACTAATTCAACACTATCAATCTTCATAGTGTAACCAGGTAAGCCCATTCTCTTGTTAATATTCTCTACTAGTAATTGTAATCTTGACTCAATTGCCCCTAGTAGCTCGTCCTTGTGTATATTAGAAGTGATGATATTAAAACCCACCGCACTATTAGGTATGTCACCACTAAATATTGATATGTTCAGCCTGAGTAAGTCTAACATGTATAATTCAACCTTACTAGTACTCGAACCTGTGCTTAATAAATATCTCTTCATCCCACTGCTACTTTTCCACATACCGCAACACCAGTACTACTAAGATGAGTTGCTGGGTAGGTTGGCGGTATTATACTATTAAGCCAGACTAAGATACTACTACAAATACCCTCCCATGCAATAATCTGGGCTGACTTATTTCCGTCCCCTATCATACTATACAGATCAGGGACAATTATGCCGGGTCTAAATGCTGGAGTAGGAGAAACTGGCACTACACTACCAGAACTACTCGAAATCATAAGACCACTCACTATGTTAGACTCCAATGACCCTAACCAATCTTTTAATGTAGTTCCGAAAGGGGGAGCTACGTTTCCTATTACACCTACACTGTCACTAACTACATCCGGCTTACCACTAGGATCAGTACCAGTATAAGAAATAGAAATCTTTACGTTCCCTACTAAGTACTCCGTCACTGCACTACTTATCGCAATGTTGGAAATATTAGGTGTGGAACTATTATAACTGCTGCCACTACTACCCACCTGACTGTTGAGATGAGAAATGATTAAGCCAGCAAAACTACTCTTTGACATAAAACATGAATAAAAAAGAATACAGTACACGAATCAATATCATGTTCTGTATTCTCTATATGAAAAAAGACAGTTAATCTACAACTATAAAGAAACTAGGGCGCCTTACCTGCAGAATTGTTAAGTTTAAAATCATTCTTTGTCCCCTTTCTTTTCTAGTTTTGATAATAATCTAATTCCATGAACTCTCTTATCTCCATCTTGAACAGATGCTCCTCTAGTATTGAAGAACTTACTAAGATCTGTTGCTTTTGCTTTTACCTTATAACCTAAATCTTTGTAAATTTTATTCAATGTACTCTTAATATAACTATTAGTATAAGATTTACCAACTTCGAACACCTCAAAAAGCTTATCCTCTATTGTAGAGACATCAAAGCTTCTAACACTCAAAGTGTCATTTAAACTGGTAAGTCTATAACCAAAAGATCTACATTTCTCTGGACCTAAGACTGTCAAGTACTCCTTAAATCTCTTATCTGGTAGTAGGTCAAGTAGAGGCTCTAATTCGCCACCGTTAAAGTAATATTCGCATACATACTTCAACCTCTGCCTCCTATCTCTCATTGCCTCATACTCCTTGAAGAATTCTGTATAGTTCTCAGCAGTCCCAATATTACTAACCTTACCAAGTTCATTTAAGACTGTAAAACGATTCGCATAATCAACCTGCTGCATTTCATAAGACCTAAGCTCCGCTACTCTGACTAGTTTATTAAGAACTGGTACAAGCTTAATACTGCCATCGGGATTCTTTACTTGATTAACAGCCACATAGTTTCTCTTATAATGCCCGTACTTAGCATTTTCTTGAAAAACCTCTGACAAAGCCTCCTGCTCACTCAGATCACTTTTATCAAATACACCTAATAACTTCTTTGTCTTCTCTGTCTTCTTTGCTATCTTTTTATTAAAATACTCCTCCGCTACTACATTACTATCCAAGACTGGTCTGAAGAATAGCATTGCCTCATTCTTCCAGGGATTTTCTTTTAACCTCTGTCTACCCAATATCTGAGGTAAGTCTAAGGTGATGTCAACAGCTAAGGTATCTATGTTGGCATCACTAATTATAAAACTCCTAGCATTGTCGGAGTAGAAGTCAGCACCAAGGTAAACGGTTCTAGTACAGAAGGTGAACATTTTTCTTGGCTCATCTCTTAGCGGAACTCTACCAATCTTATATTTAGCGCCTAATCTTTTCTTTATCTTATTAACATTCTCTTGTGTATTGGCTACTAAGATGTTCACTTGATCCGGTGTTAATCCTGCCCTCTTGATAATACTAGTAATGTTATTAACAGAGTTGACATAAAATACAGCTTCCTTTGATATTATCTTTTTAACATCCTTTTCGTTATCACTCTCAGGATCCCTTACATACCTATATTCAAACTTACCCTCTAGATATGACTTAATGATTGGGCCAGCCTCTACATAAACTGATACTAAGTTCTTAACAGTTAGCTTTGGTTGATCCACTCTGTTATGATCTAATGTACACCAGTCTAGCTCATAGTATGGAAGGTCTTTAAACTCCTCCAGCATATCGAGGTATTTCTTAATCATTGGTGTAGCACTAACATAGCATACTTTCCTAACTCCCTGTAAGTGATCCATGAATTGCATCTCAGTGTCGGATTTAAACTTACTATCTGTGAATATGCTTTGAAACTCATCTACTACCACCCTGAAGTCAACATTGCTATAATTGAACTTAAGTATCTCCTTAACCAGTCTGTAAGAATCATAAGTGACAAGAATTTTCACCGGTTTCTCATCAAACAAGCACTTATTAACGTAACCTGTCAACTTCTTCGTCAGTTCCTGAAAGAAATTTTCCTTTGCCTTCTCAAGTTCCTCCTTTTTCTTCCTAATCTTATTCTTGTCCTCGTAAGAACTATACCTAGGCCTTTCAATCTTAGTTAGGTCCTTATCAGTTTTTGGATCCCCTTCAAATTCATTAACCACTAAGAAAACCTCATCCTTGTGCTGATCATACTTGTTCTGGAGGAGAATCTTTCTAGGACTACATAAGATTGTGTTCTCATCGTTCCTAATACAATACTCCGTAAATCCACATCCTGGGATTTGTTTGTTCAGGATGTGTGGGAAGTCATGAAGCTTGAAGTCAGGTATATCCGATACATACCTATAACCAGCCGGTACTTCTGCAATGATTACTCTTCCGCGATCTTCTGTTTCTACCACTTTCTCTATCATACTTACTATTATTAATTTGTTAATTATTCTTAATAACTTGGGCTTTCACCCCAAGCTAAGCCCGCACACAAGAGACTCCCTTCGGTCACTCTTGCATTCGGTCTATATCTCACTAGTAAGTCTTCTATGTGGTATATTATGCAAAATATTCAATTTTAATCACTAAACATCATAGTATATACTTATAGTATTTTTTTCCTTTAAAAAAGTGCACACTTGAAATACTCGGGGATAATATTTCTATCAACATCAATATGGTCTCCGCTGGCGCTCCGCCCCATAAAAATCCGATAGTGTATTCATCCCCCTTACTTCAAGTTCCTAGGCGAAGCCCTCAATACCGAACCGACGACTTTAGGAGGAGTGTGAAGGTTTGAGCAAAGAGCGAGAGGCTAGGGTGACAATATTAGAGAGCGAAGCGATATAATATTGGTGGCATAGACTTTTGGGCAGGCGGCCTCTCGCGAATTGGGTGCGGAGCTTAGCTTTCCTAAAATAGCACGGAAAGTAATAATATCATAGGCCGAGGTGTTTTTGTTCCTCAGCCCCTATTTTAGAATCTACTATTTTTCATATGACTTATCCAGAGAATTACTAGTTCCAACAGTTCATATTTGTTTTTAACATCACTGTTCTCCTTGAGTCTTAGTAGTTGTTGTTCTATGTCGACCTTTTTCTTTTGGTAATCAACTAGTGCTTCTTTCAAAGTTTTTCTAGTAAATGTCCCACTAATCGCACTACTGATTGTCCAGAATTCATAAGAGAAGTCATAATCAATCTGACTCTTGTAATCTACGAAGAAATTGACACCTTCTATCTTTCCAGCCTCTTCTATGGATGCCTCGAACTTTTCATTGTACAAGTTAACAATACCTAGGATTGGAAGGATAGGGACAAAAATTTCAGTATTGATCTCATTTGTGTCTATGTCTGGATATTTATTGCTCCACCTTTCAAAGTCCTTGTAGAAACTTCTTACTACATCTACGTACCTATATAATTCTTGGGGTAGTTTTTTCTTGAACTTTTCCTCCATTGTTTTTAGGTTCTGGATTGCGGTATCTAGGTGTGTTAGTTCTTCCCAGTACTTCTTAGGGTTAGTTTTCTTTAGTTGGTATAGCCTGTTCTGTCTTGCATTGTGTGAGTCTACCTTTTCATTATACTCATCAATACTCTTCTTCGACGTTCCAAACCAACCATGAATTAATCTATCCCATATATTCTTCCTGTATGGTTTTCTATCAAGAAGTGCAAAGTTTTTACTTCTTAAGATTATCATAGCTTACTTTTTACGTGATTATACCAAAGCTTTCTAAGTTCAAATTCAGGCAAGTGTTTATCTACATCGTCGTTATTTCTAGTATACTCCTCATCATAACCTATCATAGCTTTTATTGAGGGTAGAATAATACCTTTCAGCGTTTTAGACTTACTAGAGTCACCTACGTTACCTAATCTCCAAACTTTATCTTTGATATTATAGACAACTTCATCATCATAGTCAATATCAATCATGCGGATGTCTTCAGTATCTTCAATATCCTCAACCCTGCCATCATTATCCTCGAAGTTCATGTTAAAGTAGTTAATAATTCCTGCACTTCTTAGTATTTCAGGTTTTTCATTTACTTCATCTGGATACCTAGCTGCCCATGTCTTAAGTGGTCCTGCGAAACTTTTTATTGTTTCCACGTACTTAAATATATCTTGTGGTAGCTTAGTGTTAAATACTTTCTCGAATTCTCTCAGCCTCTTAGTAACAATGTCGAGGTCGTATAAGTAGGTAAGATACTGGCGAGGGTCATTTTTTAGAAGGTCGCTAAGTTTTTTCTGTCTTGCATTATAGTTGCTTACATAATTGTTGTGCCTATCGATACTTTCCTTCGATGTACCAAACCACCCATGCTTAAGTCTGTCCCAGTTATTTTTATAGTACTGTTTTTTCTCAAGCAGGGCAAAGTTTTTATTTCTTAAGATTATCATAAATTCTTACTAGTTTTATACCAAGTGTGATAAGAGTTATTTAGGTCTGTGAAGTCTTCGGCCCACTTAAGTTTATCAGCAAACATAAATCTTGCTCCTGAATTTATCTTAGTGGTTGGTGTAAAGACAATGTAGTATACCGTTAGTCCTCCATTACCTCTTACATTATCAGACAGCCTATATACCTCTTTTATTCTACCACCCTCAATAATTTTCTTGTCTACCATCCAGTCATTGACCAACTTCATTTCTTCTACTGGGTCTTCACACTTAAGTCCCATGCTTATTAATGATGGGTATGTTTGTGTGTGGTAGAGGTCTTTAAATGTAATCTCTCCTGCCTTTATCTTCTCTTTCTCTGGCCCATCCTGAATACTTACATTATCACCACTTGTATTTGTCTTCTCTTTACCTGACTTAAATATTGATGTGAGTTTATCTAGGAAGGAGAAATTTTTATCTCTCAGTACTATCATAGCTTACGTTCCACTTACGATACTTCCTGAATGTGGTGCGCCGGTGAATGGGCATGTTGGTATGCAATTAAAGGGTCCACTCATATCTGTTCCTGCTGTTCCCTTTGTTTCTAATTTACCGCCAGTTATTTTTACACTCGGCGCTTTAATAGTTGCACTTCCCTTACATTCTATCTCTGCACTGCCTTCTACTGTAAGTCCAAGTTTACCATCAGTTTTTATGTTGATATTTCCGGACTTATCAATTTTTATCCAGCTTGTTGGTTCAGGTGTTGTATCTTTTTCTTGTTTATCATTATATTCACTGGCAGGGTCAAAGATTCCGATAGTTAATTCAGACTCTGTCATCTTAATCATCTTTCCCCTTGACCTTATGCCAATGAAATTATTCTCCTTTAGTTTTTCGTAGAGGTAGTAGGATTTGTATGTAGGATCCAATTCAAGCAATACTACCACATCACCTACTCTTGGCTCATCTACTTCCCCTCTCTTTGGAAATGCTCGTAGTTCTTGATTACGTCCAGGAATATCTACTTCTACTGTATAAAGGTCTGGGTCAAGTATTTTTGTAATTGTTCCTATACTATATTCCATTACTTCTTCTTATTATTTCTTTTCTTGATTCTATCTACTGTATTAATCTCAGCACCTAGGGCAGCACTCTTAACTTTCTTAGATACTCTTGGATAGTGAATTCCTGCTCCTACCATTGCTGCCGCTAGTCCAATCTTACCAGCATGTTTATTAAGTGTTGGTGCATATTCCATTGCATTGGCCACTACTTTTCTACCTGCCTTCGTATCTCTCAGCATTTTTCCTACTTGGCCTAATCTATCGGCGCCAGTAGTTGCACTTAAGTCTATAATTGCTCTAGGTGCTAATTTTGCGCCGAGATAAGCAAGGCCACCATACTTAGCTGCATCAATAAGCGGCTTACCTGAATGATCTTTTAGTGCACTCATACCAGCTGCTCTCTTTGAACTCTTTATGATTTCCTCATCGCTTTTACCTCTCGCCTCTGCTTTATCAGCCGCATCCCTCGCAGCTTTAAAATACTTTTCAGAATCAAGTTTACCATTCTTATCATTTACCCAACCAATACCTTTTCTAGAGTCTGGAAGTGCAAAGAATTTATTTCTTAGTATTATCATTCTTAGTTGGATTTTGTTCACTACCTAATGCGATCTTACCATTCTCTTCAAGTCCTACTAGTTTTGTTGTCCACTTTGTATGGTATCCGTCATCCGCCACATTATCTGAATCATCTATGGCGATAAAAAATTCATTGGACTTGATTAGGTAATACTTGAAAGGCCACATCTTAGAATCTACTGTTGTCTTCGAGTCTCTTGTATATTCAACCACATCACCTATTTTAAACTTAGGTACTTGTCGATGCGTTATGATTATTTCTTGAAACATGTCAGAGTAGATGTAAGCTGTATTATAGTTCAAGTTTTCACTCATCTGGTAGTAATCTTTGTGTACTATGCTCAATGCTCCACCTTTCTGTAAGACTCTGGGATTAACTGGCATTACATCCTTATATTTCTCTTCCCAAATATTTTCAACCTTACTATAGAGTGTAGGTTGATATTTCTTACTGAATGGTGTTTCTTGTGTGAAGTCTGAGTCTGCGTGTATTATGAGTTTAGGTTCTCGGTTTCCATATGAATCAGAGAGTCCCATAGTTTCTTTTATCATGAGCCCTTCTAGTCCAAACACGAAGATACTATTTCTCTTATACCCCAGACATATTCGCCTCAGGAAATCTTGATCTGTCTCATGATTTTGATAGAGCTTTAAGTTTTTTGCTTGTAAGTCAGTATCACATCTCAGGTCAACTTTTCCTGGATATACACCTCTTATAGAATCTTCAATACTATCCCAGACAGAGGTATGTTTTTCGTCGAAGAATTTTTGATCCCCAACACATACAAACTCAATATCTAGGTAGTTCTTCTCGTGCCATCTGTTTGTAATGAACACGGGAATATTATAGATCAGACCCCCTTCTTGTTCTAGTGTGATAGTTCCTGTGTGTTGTTCTGTTATTAGTTTCAATGATTCAGACTTTCCCGCAACCTCAAGTCTCATTTCACCTCTTGCTAGTTCTCCACCAAGTTCTTCATATAAGTGGAGTGATTGAAAACGGTAACCTGAATCAAACCAGGGCTGAAAATCAACACTAGTCTTATATGAATTTTTATATTTCATCCTTTTTACATTCCATTAAGCAGGTTATCGATCACAGACTTAGGATATACATTCAAGACAGTACCTTTTGTAAATGACTCAAGACCCACTGCACAAGTTAAGATAAGAAGTCCTGTATATTTAGTATCTCCATATATATCTTTTGCAATTAGGTCTGGTCTAAATTCGTATGTCTTAATAATGTATGGTTCCTTTTCTGCTTCGAACTCTTTAAGCTTATCGAGGAGTACAGAGTTAAATACATCATACCCCTCGATATAATTTTTCAGATCCTGCTTAGTACTTTCAATTCTACTTGATTTCTTATACATTTGGTAGTCTATTTTGATTTGATGCCTTTACCTTTTCTAGTGATCGTTTCATTTCATTCAGTATACCACCATCTCTACCTTCTGCTGACTGACTCATGTATCCTGCGCTAGCTCTACCACTGATAAATCTTTCTAGTGATACCGCCGAATATTTAGAGGCCGGACGTAGCATGATGTTAACTTCAGCAAATAATGGAGAGATCTTACCACTACCGAAAGGATCTTTTACCATTTCCTTGCTTTCATTGATACTGATATTACTGATTACTAAGTTTTCGATCGCATAGTAAGGTCCGATTCTAAGCTTCAATGTACCTTTCTGAATTAGATCCACATCCTTAATATCGGCCTCAAAACCGGCGGGAGGAGTTTGCCAAGCCATAACAGTACTAACAAAATCCTCTACATCTTGTCCCAGTGCTTTGAATTTAACAGGTACATAATCACCCACCGCATAAGGTAAGAGTCCTATTAATTGATCGGTTACTGTTAGGTATTGTTTATCTTTATTTACTCCATGTCTATTAATAAGTGTGTCATACCTGTTAATAGTTGGAAAGATAGTAAATTTCATACCAAAGTTACTACCGAAATCAGTACCAGTGCCTGTGTAGTACGTAAATCTAGTACCCTTTACATCAAGTGCCCTAGCTAGATATTTTGCCTGTGCTGAATAACCACCTGCCGCAGCCTCAGTAAAGATCTTAGAAATTCTACCCACTGTCGCTGCTACATTATCCCCAGCTGCCTGACCTGCATTTTCAAACTGTGCTGACTTACCTACCATATCTTGTAATGCCTCTGCGAATATCTTAGCGTATGGTGCTTTAGGTCTCATTGAATTCCAGAACGATCCAATTTCATCCCCACCAAAACCAGTCCATTCGTTAGTGACTGTTACTTGAAAATCCTGGTTAATGATAGATCTACATAGTGGAAGTTTACAGTACGGATATTTCACCGCACTGTTCTTCTCATCTAGTATAATAGTCTTAGAATCTTCCTCTTGTAGGTCTGCTGGAAACTCAACCCAATTCTTAACACCTTCATCATCCTTAGGTTTATTAGGATCTTCCCAGGTATTAGGGTATAGACCAACAGATAACATAGGGTTTCTAAGTTGGAGATCATAATAGAATCCACTAAGTTCTCCAGTCTTGTTATTATTATGTTTCATTACTTAGTCCATCCTCGAGTTTTTACTGTTTCTTTCTTAGGTGCTGTATTACCAACAATCTTAGAAAGTAGTTGATTAGTTAGATCCTGCTTTCCTACTAGTTCTGACATATAAGCAGAGGATACCTGATTAGCAGCAGCAGAAATCTTTTCATACTTACTAGCTGCCCTACTAGATACTGCATCTTTATTGATATTTGCCCTACTAGTTCTACCGGCGAGTGTTGATATTCTCTCCTGATCAAGTACACGGAACAGGTCTTTATTAGAATCAACCATTTTCTTTGGAGCGATCCACTCACCTTCATGCACATAACCTACTGCCTGTCCTGTATCACCAACCCTAGTAAATCCACCTGTTGCCTTATGACTCCAATTCCAACTGCCAGCAGTGAAGTTGTATTGGGTTTTTATAGGAGCTAATAAACCTGCACCAGTGTTCTTCCTTGCATCTCTTGCATTCTGTGGAAGTTTACCAGTCTTTATAAATGCCTTTCTCTGTTCTGCCGTCAAGATTGTTGTAGTAGGTCTCATAGGTATTCCTTCAACGTTACCCTTAAGACCCATGTTATACATCATGTCTTCACCTGCCTGTTTTTGCTTGGCCATTATCTGATCTATCATGTTAGTGAAAGGGCTCTGAATATTAGGATTAACTTTCATATTCTTGATCTTATTCCCAGCATTTTCTGCATCATTGAATAATCCTTTCCACCAATTTACTAGATTCTCACCTAATGACATGGACTTGTTAGAAAAAGCCTTGAAGTTCTTATCTGAATCTGCAGAGACTTTATCCATGACTCCCTTGTTTTTCTCATAGTTTGCCACAGCTTTTCTCACATCCTCATTGGCAGTCTTCATATACTTGTTCTTCTTGTCCTCTATTGCCTTAAAGTTCTTATCTAGTTTCTCAAGATTACTTTGAAGCTCTTGTCCAAGCTTTTTAGCAAGTGTATACTGTCCGCTATCCGTCGCCTCTTTAATTAATTTTTTATATTTTGCAGTTGCCTGGTCCTTCTGAGTTTTTATACCCTGCATCTCCATATCAAAATTAACATAGGCCTCTAACGATTTATCCAATCTTGATCTATACGCAAGTCCCCTATGTGCAGAATCACCGGCTTTGGTATTATCTGACATATTACTTACATTAGTCCTTAAAAGAGTTCTAAGCTTTGCAGATTCAATTTCTAACTGTTTTTGTAGCGCCGCTCTCTTATTTGGGTCAGTTTCTCTATTAATCTTATCTCTTAAGTCTTTAACTTTTTGATCGGCTTTATTATAGGTGTTCTTGAAATATACACTATTGAACCAAGTCTTAATATCATCTACTTCACCACCGTCTAGATCTCTTCCCGCTCTTTCAGTGAAGTATGTCTTTATGTCTTTAAAATTACCCTGTCTAGCTGCAGAATATAGGTCTCTTAGATCTTTATTACCACTGTCACTTAGTAGTCCCTTAGTAACAGACCTTATAATTCCATCTCTACTGCTACCTAACATCTTTCCATCTACATAAAGACTACCTCTTAAGTCCTCTAATGTAAGATTATTTAATTCTCTTTTATGTTGGAGTTTGTATGTATTGGCTTCGTTCCACATACCAACTCTTTCGTAAGATGCTTTTCTACCTTTATCATCAAGACCTACCCAGTACTTTTCAAATGCATTATAGTCATTAATACCTCTTCCTTTCAAGTACTGTCTATTCAGTTTCCAGAGTTTACCAGCTTCACCTTTAAGGCTTAGTAGTTTTTTCTCTTTTGCTAGTTCTGCGTCTGACTTAGCATCGAATGGTTGACCAATTGTAGGTAGTGGTCCGCTTGTTGATGCACTATCCCACGCAGCTCCAATAGATCCTGCAATACCGCCAACATCAAACCCACCCCCTGCTACATTTCCTGCTGCATTTGGGTCGAAAGATACTGAATTAGAATCACCAAGATAACTAGCAGCCCCTTTTAAGTATGTATATGGATCAGCTTCATAGTAGATTTGTCCTCCATTATTATTAAGCTGTTGGTTAAGAGGCGTTCTACCAAGACTCATAATGAACGTTCCAAAATCTCTAGCCGCAAGTGAACCTCTAAATTTACTGAGGAACATATTCAGCTTGGCATTCATGTAGTCTTGTACAGATCCATAGGTAATATTCTTACCGCCCCTCTGCATTCCACCAAAGTTATTCTGATTTCTTGCAGCAGAACTAGTACCACCTGCAGATTCATAGCCATCTTGTGCAGTAAAGAAGCTACTAAGTCTCCCTGCATCTTCCTCACTCATGCCTCTTTGCTTCAAGACGCTATACCACTTAGCCTTATGCTCTCTCCAGAAACTAGCTCTATCGGCTTTTAGATTTCCGGCGGATACAGTAACTGGCGAACTAAATCCGTATGATGGAGCACTTGCCATTCCTCCTCCAGCATATCCTCCACCTCCAGAGAAAGAACTACCTCCGCCAGCATATCCACCGCCGCCTCCATAGACTCCGCCGATGTGATCATTATAACCACCACTACCAAAGCCTCCGAAGGTATTAGGTGTATCATTGTAATTACTACCGAGATAAGGTGTTCCACCTGTACCGTAGTTTCCAGAGTCTGTATCTCCCAGTGGTTCTCCGTTTGCACCTACTCTGTTAATATGTCTGAGAATAACTCCTTGCTTTCTTCTATGATAGCCAGTATTGATGCCACCCCACATGTTTTTCTGTAGGTAGTCTGACATCCAAAGTCTACCAGAGAACATACTAACATGACCATACGCATGACCAGGCATTTCCTGTTGTGCTAAAATATCACCTGGTTGTGGACTCCATTTTTGCCAATCAACGGGTGCAAATCCTACCTTACCTAAAGTTCTAGCGAAGTCCCTTGCATTACCAAGTACACCCTGTAGTTTATTAGCTGGTAAGTGTAGTCCTGCCTCTACTGCAAGTCTTACGTACATTGCACAACTAGCTGCGGATCTAGGCCTAACATTTCTTTCGAGTGTTCTACATGCATCAGCTACGAAGAATGGTCTGGCTTTTCCATATCTAGTATCTACTCTACCTGGCATTGTTCCCCATCTAGCACCAGCACTATCATGTTGATTTGTGGATAAGCTACCAACAAACCCACCTATCATATTAAAGCCTCTGTTAGCGTAGCCTATACCAGCATTAATTCCATCAACAATGCTATTACCAAGTCTCTTAGAGTTATTTTCAATAGCACCCATAGATGAATTAGCCCAGAATGCATTTTCTTCCGCTAGGTTCGAATTATGTAAGTTTTCAAATTCCTGGAAGTCTTTACTATATTCGTTGATATTAACGTCGAACATAGTCTTAGGATCTTTACCTGCTCTTGACCACTTTGCACTTGCCGCCTGTACACCACCTGCTCTACGAAGAAGTGAATTTTGTATTTGACCTAGTGCAGCAATACTCTGTTCTTTGAAAGACTTAACTCTATAGATTCTACTAGCTAGGTATCTAATTGCCTCAGGTGAAAGACTATAGAAATCATAAAATCCTTCTCCTGGGTGTGGGTCATCATAAGGAACTAGCTTGTACTTATAACCATTTGCAGAGGCTCTATTTATTGCATTGGTTATTTCTCCGTTTATATAACCTGGGATACCTGTATTTCCAAGTAACTTTCTACCTAACCACAAAGCACTTCCGGCACCTGCAGCATCAAGAAGTCTATTATTTACTCTAGTGTTTCCAGAGTTTGCAATTGATTTAGCACCGTATCCGGTAAGACCTTTGAGTCCTAATGCATCAGATATACCATCAGTAATACCCATCTGAGTTGTAGCACCGCCGAAACTCTTAGCATTTTCACCTGCATAGTCTTCTTCTGTCTTAGGTACTCGGATTGCCTTCATCCTGACAGTAGAGATCATACCGGACCTAATGAGTTTTCCAGCATCACTACCGAACATCTGCTGAATGAAGTCCCTATCTACAGTAACACCGCCATTTTTAGTCGCATAGTCTTCCATTCTAGAAAAACCTGCTGCAACTCTGGCCGTGTCTATCTTACCTGTCGACGCTGCATCTCTATAGGCACCCATGATATCTCTACCCTGTGATATTTGGCCGGATACAGAACTGGTAAGGTTTCCACTGCTATCTAGGGCCCCTTTCATCAAGCTGTATTTCTTCTGTCCATTTCTATTTGCGACAACAGCAGCGAGATCACCAGCATCTGTATTTTTAGCTAGGGTAGTATATTCATTGTACATATCCCTCTGCATCGCTGCATTGGAACTTTTAATACCTTGTGTGCTAATATTTGTCTTTAGTGCGTTCTGTATTCCCTTTTTCGGGTCAACCATTGCAGTTAGAATATTACCAAGATACCCGGCCATACTAGACAGGGTTAGACCAATATTACTTAAGTCAATATCTGGGAACTTAATAGCCTTCATAGCAGCACCTCGTTCCTCAAATCCATGGTCTAATTTCATCTTGAGGTAGTCAATAAGATCTTTACCTACTCTCATAAGTGCCGTTCCTACTGTATCACCTTTTCTTACATCACCACCAAAGAAACTAATAAAGTCAGCTCTAAATCCTTTACCCATTCGTGCCAGTGAGTTACCGTCAACACCAACACCGAAATAATCTAGTCCGCCCTTTATTTTCTCACCGACCCAAGTAATAGCCTTTAGTACCTTGGTCCAGTGTTTTGCTAAGAAGGTAACACCAAATAGCATGAGAAGTGTTTTAAACTGCCCACCTACTGAGTTACCTATTTCTTTTGGATTAAATGTCGTCATCATTTCTTTTCCGACACTCTCCATTTTCCTTAGCATCTTATTTGCACTCTTAGTAAGACTCCACTCACGTCTATCGAAATCTCTACTCCTACGTAAGCTTTGTTCTTTCTGGGCAGCGAATGCATTACTTACCCATGTTTTAAATTTACTTTGTCCGGGATCTGCTTGTCTTGGCGCAGAACCCATAGAACCACCCGCAACATTATTAGTAGTAGTTGTATTATAGTTATTGTTAATTACTATATTATTTGGTACTACCTTTACACTTCTACCTTGGGTCCTCTGTACTTTTGGTTGTCCTAGTCCATATTTTCCCAGTATCTGTTGCGTCTGTGGATTTACTTGCATGTCTTGAGATCCTGCCATACTAGCTATTTCACCCGCTTGCAGCATCATAGAGTTAGATTGTTCATCTTGATCCATTGCAGCTCGTTCAAGGGCAAGGTTCTGTTTTCTTTGATCCTGTATTGCCTGAATCTGATTACCTATTGCTTGATAATCTGCAAGGTCTCCTCCCCGTCTTCCTGCAAGTTCTCTAGTTCTTTTCTCTAAGTCTTTATCACTTGCTGCCATTATTTCTATTATCTAGACAGGTTGAGAATTTCTGTAGTTTCTAGTTGTTCACCTTCATCATCCTCACCCTGTTTATTTTCTGCTTGTACTTTGTTGACACCTTGTATTGTCTGCCCCTTATCACCAAAATCAATAAGTGGAAAGTCAGGGTCAGTTCCTTTTGATGTTTCTATAAATTTATCATACGTATCTCTAAGTTTGAATAAAGCACCAAGTCCATAGTGCTCAATATTATCAACCTTGAGAAACTTATTTAAATAGAATTTTAGTTCCATCAATCGGGCAATTGACATAGATGTCTCGAAAGAAATCGACAATAAGCGAATCAACACTTACTGCCACACTCCTCCTTTCCTCAGGCTTCTTACCTTTATTACAGTCTGGACAAAATACTTGGACGGGCTCTAATCTATCATAGTAAAGCTCTCTCAGTGCCATCAACATTGTAATATCAGAGTGTTTTGCGCCAAGTACATCCTGCTCAACCTGATTACCTTGCAAGTCGAAGTCTTTTATGAGGGCAATAGTTTTTATCATCTTGAGGTCTGTTATCTTTCTGAACTTAAGATAGAGTTTAAACACCTTCATAAAATCATTCCAAGTTGGTACAATAGTTTCGTATTCATGACCACCTAATTCAATCTTAGCGCCATTCATTACTTTTTCATCGATCTGCTTGAAATGGATGTCCTTATTAAAATCAATACTCTTACTAATCGTCTTTCCACAGTCAGGGCACTTAATATCTACATGGTAACTAAGATTCTCACTAACTGTACAAAGTTTCTTATAGAATATCAAAAAATCAATGTCCATGATATAACAATCCCTGATATTTGGATCATCTTTAATTAATTCATGAACATCAAAATAATACTTACCCAGCGGATCATCACTCGGTACTTCCCCAATATAATTACAGATTTCTAAGAAATTGTAAGGTTTAATTCTAACACATGGGAAGCTATAACCATAACCTCCACTTGGTAAGAGGGATACATTTATTTCCATACTTTTTAGGATTTAATTATGAAAAGAAAAACAACTATGAACTGTTTTCATAGCTGTTGTGTTTATTAAAAGTAAAGAGGTGATTATTTAAACCAATCAGGGGTCTACTTTTCACGGACCTAACTTGTCTATATTATATTATATTTTATCCTATTATAATTACATGTTCACCCTCGCCAGTTATAATTTACGTTGAAATTATATTAATATTATGAGTGGAGGGTGTTTTACAATCCAACCGTAATAAGTCAATAATCACACTCTTTCATGTATAAGGAATCTAAGGGCTTACTCATCCAAGTCTTCCACCTTAGGTTTCCCCTCTAGCTCTTCACCTCCTAGTTCACCTTTTTCCTTGTAGTAGCCTAGGTCCAGGAGGGATTCTAGTTTAACACCATACTTAGTAAGATTCTGTTCAATTGCGTTTTTACTTGGAACTAATTTCTTATTGTCAACTGTCCAACTAACAACGAGAATACCAATTTCCTTACCACTCTCGCTACGTAAGAAATAGAGACCAGATAAATAACTATCCTCAACCATCATAGAGTGAGCATATCTTTTATCTATTTTCTCCATTTCATCTACATTTGCGATTACCATCTTATGCCTACTGAGATAAGTAACCATTGGATGAAGACTAGTTCTTACACCTTGATAGTTCTGTGCGATTTCAGGTATACCACGATCATAGCAAACCTTCTCGTAACACTCACTAAAGAATCTAAAGTGTAATCCAGTCGTTGTCTTTAGGTTGTCGTGAAAGATACTAACTACTACTCTATCCGCGTTAAGAGATAGTCTAAGCTTTTCTATTTCATTGTTTACACTATTCTCAACATCATCCGTTAAGTCGTATATGTAGTTATCTTTCTCTTTTAGGTTATTCCTGTCCTCTGTAATAGTTTTTGAGACGATTTTTCTAGTATTCTCGTCATTTATTGTTACAAAGAAACTAACTACTGCCATAAGTAAGATAATGAAGACTATTAACTTTAGAATAGCCAACCAACTTACCTTACTTATTGTACCTAAGAATTTATCCCAAACATCCGCTAACTTACTAAGAACTGTTACTTTATCTTCCGTTAACATATTCTTAATCCTCTTTCTGCTTCGCTGCTAATCGTTCTCTTCTCATAGCAATGCGTCTATTCTTCTCTTCGTTTTGCTTAATTAGGTTCTTCCTACTAAGTCCATAAAGTCCTGCACCAATGACACCACCTATTGCAGCACCTTTGACAGCACTCTTACCTGATGCTTTTACAAGCTTTTTAAATCCCTTGCTTGACATTTTTCTTGTTGCGTTGACATTGTGATTAAATCTGTTTCTTACACTTTCGTTCAAGAATTTTTTTGCCTTTTCTACATCTTCCGGTTTTACTCCCCTTGTATTTATCTTGTCAACAACCTTATTGATCTTATCCAAAGTGATTGCATCCTTAGTTACAGCATCCGTCACCTTCTTGGACAACTTATCACCGCCTGCTCTAAGAGTACTTCTCGCTGCTAAGGCTGCACCAAGTCCACCTGTTGCAAGTACGCCCTTTGCTGCATCTGATTCACGTTTCTTAGCCTGTTCCTTTGTCTCTGCGTAGCTATTATCTGAATAGTTTCTTCTAATTAGTATCATATTTTATTTACAAAGATTAAATAAGTACTTATAGTTTTCTAGCTTCTGCAGCATCGTTTCTACTTCGCTAGTTATACCTTTAAATACTACGTCTTCTGGTATGTCGTGATAAAATTCGACAGCAGTTTTATTAATTATATCTTCTAGTAATTCAATTGGCTCAGACTTATCACAAAATTCTGGATTAATGTCAAGAGGTCCCATGCTACCTAAGACACCCATGAATGTTTCAGCAACCTTATCTTGATAGCTGATAAGATCTTCATATAGGTCATCTAGGTATTCATGTATATCTTTATGTTCTGCTGCCCAATGTAGATTCTTGCATCTAATCTTCCAAGCCTCTACTCTATTTAAGTAAGATATAAAAATGTCTCTGTCACTATCACTAAACTGTTTTACTCTATACTCTATCATCCCTAAGTTATTAATTGTTAGAGTTTAGGGAAGGGAAAGATAATAACACTTACCTCTCCCTCTCCTAGTTAGTAATGTTAGAGATTCTTAAACTCTAATGAATAATGCTCGAACTTAGCTGAGAGTGTAACATCTGAACGATCACTTTCTGCCTCAGCCTGACCATTATTATCAATACCTGCGTCCTGAATAATTACATTGTAGAAAGTAAGCTCACGAACATCAAGTCTCTGTGCGTTTGTAATAAAGAGTTTGCAATCCATTACTACATCATCCTTACGGAATGAGTACTTTGTCTCACGATCAGAAATTTTTTGTCTCCAGTCATCAAGGAAGTATGTAATTGCCTGATCCTCTCTATCAACAAATGACAGTGTTAAGTTACCTGAGGTCGTCTGGTTGGTCTGCTGATAAATTGCATAACCACCACGCATACGCTTCTCAATACCAGTAACACTAGTATCAACACCTACCTGAACACTATTGAGGCGTGCATTAATAATATCATCGCCTGGATAATAAACAATCTTAGGAGCTGAGAGTACTTTAAACTCCCACATGTCACCACGCAAGAACTCCTTATTGTTGTCACGATAGGTTGAGGTATAGTCAATAAACTTTGCTCTAAGTTGACTACCTCTTACAAGATCTGTAACTGTTGCCATGTTATTAAATTTTATATTGGTTTGTTATAGTTTATTATTATATCTAAGTCTACTATGTTTTTCACTAGATCACTTATCTTAGTTTCAATTTTTAGACTTAGAGTTCCTTTTTTCTGGTCTATCTTAAACTCCTTAACTAGTAATGATCTCACTATGGAAAACCTGGTCTGTATTCTCCCCAGTATACCTTCTATTACTCTTTTGGTAGCGCCGGTATTTGGGAGAGATAAGTAAGTCCATTTATTCTTTTCTAGTTCTCTCTGTATTTTACCAAGGCAGAATCTCATTAGTCCAGAAGTTTTATAGTCAGGGCCATCAAAGTAAGTCGGGTAATAGTAGTACTGCCCGTTATCGATCATATAGTTGGCTTTCTTTTCAACTAAGCTAGATTTCAGGTCATCCTTACTATATGATACACTTCTTTCAATTGGACTAGTGTAGATAATATCATTTCCAGTAAAAGAGTATGTACCACTTAGTAGACCTCTCAAGAACGTATAATACGCTGGTCTATACTTACCAGAACTATTCATCATACTCTCATAGAAGTATAGCAAGTAGTTCAGTTTATCGTCTGTATAGTTATTCCTGTAGTTACCTTCATTACACTCTATCAATACTTGACTCCCAGACTCTACTACCTTACCTAGTAACCACTTCCACATAATCTCATAACTACCATCTACTACGTAATTATCTGGATCTGGTAGTAAGATGAAGTCGATATAAGTAGTATCTTGATACTTGAGTAATGATTCTAGGCCCTTCTTATGCGATCTTCCTGTCTCCTTAGTAGATCCACTGAGTTCCCACTTACCTTCTACAAGTCCTGGATCCCTCCATTCTTGCTGTATATAGTAGCTATCCTTATCTTCTACACTGTAAGGCTTATATTCAGTTTCTATGGTTACTCTACGGTTATTTCTAGTATTCTTCCAGATCCCTTGATAAGTTTCTATTAGTCTACAGTAAACTATCTTAGAGTCTCTGTTTATAATACTGTCTATTCTTTTATCTAGTTCCGTTGTCCATGAATACCCAAAGAATGTTTCTACTATATTATACCTCTCAATGGTTACCTTATAATAGTACTCCTCCTCTGTATGTTCGATCTTAACTGTGATATTTCCACTAATACCACTGTTACCAATCGTCCTAGACCAAAATTCGATCCTAGATTCATCCTTACTTAGCTTGTCTAGTATCTTTCTGTTTATATCTACTGCTGGTTCAATGATGAGGCCTTCCATATTATAAAGACCAGTCACATGTACACTAACAGGACAATATAAGATATCCCCTACTAGTTTATACCCTGACCCTGTAAGTTTATCTATTAAGTCCTCAATACTAGAAAACCCCCTAACTGAATGGTAATAATCTCCACTAGGTTCTTCAGGTATACTATCACCGTCATCATAGTAGAACATTACTTTGTCATAGTATTGTGGAAGTATTATGTAGGAACTTTCACTTTTTAGTTTTAGGTTTTCATAGTTGATTCTAAATGCAAGTGTGTGTGTTCCTTTAATGATAGAATCTTCATCTATATTTCCTGCATCGTACTCATCCTGTATTTCTTGTAGAACCTCAACATCTCCATCAGTATCTTCATCAAATAGTGGATGACAGTATGTAGTATGTGATTCTAGATGACATAACCTAAGTGTATCCCTATTACTATGTGACAGTGTTTTTGGAAGTTCTAAGTTTTGTGGTAGGTCTTCTATGTTCACCCAACCACCTAGACTATCTAACCAAATCAGTTTATCAAATGTATAGCCCCTAGGAATATCTTTATACTTACCTTTACCTTCTATGTTTACGTTCTTATAGATCTTACCTGGTACACCCTTGTCTGGTAGATTATTTATAAAAAATTCATCTTTATCGTCAAGGAATATACTGTAATCTATATAATTTTTCCCACTAGCCCGTTCTTCATCTAGGATAGGCCTGAATAAGTATAATGTGTTTCCAGATGACACTAATTCTCTGAGATAATCGAAGTCCTTAAAATCTGTTCCAAACCATAATGTTAATTCACTGACGGTTCTTACAAATACAGGCTTCTCAAATGACATCTCAGAATCAACTACCTCTGCTAAGATAATAGAGTCTTCACGCTTACCTTGTGATGATTGGTAGTTTATTTTAGTTTTTCCTAATTCTAAGTACATTCCTTATCCAATTATTTTTACTTTCTTTGGGCTGATTTTTATAGGCTTGTTAAACTTACTAGATATTGTGCCAAACTTTTCGGCAATACTAGTTACTTTATCAGAATCTACCTGTATTGCTCCACCGTGATCAGGATTTTCTCCAACAATACTAAATGCAACTGTTAAGTCATTACCACCAGATTCTATTTCACCAGATCTCTCCTCTATGAAATCTTTAAGTGTCAGGAGAAGTTCATACTTATTGATGGTACTTTTCTGTGGCGTCATACAGTAGATAGTGCACTTAAAGGTTATATTCTTATAAGGTGCAATACATGTAAACTTCTTATCCACAGAGGTAATTTTATTATATGGTTTTTGATACCCAACGAAGTTATTAAATCCATCTTGTCCATAGTCTAAGAAATCATGAGCCTCACTATTAAATACTGAGACCTCCATACACTTCTCGAAATATGTTCTAAATGATTTATACTGATCATCTGCTATCGTCAACCTAAATTCATTACTAAACTCTATAGATGTTGGGAAGCTAATTTCACCATCATATAGTCCTGCCGTCTTAGTAGTGAGTTTTGATTTCTGCATCTCAAACGCTACAATTGGCAACCATCTATTATAAGCAGTCATTACACCATGATCTAGCTTATTCCACAAGTTAATTTCTTCGATCGGTGGTAAGAATGATTTTCCACCGTTCTCTGATAAACCTACGAATGGCTCAAATATAATCTCCCAGTATGAATTAGTATCTAGGGTCATTACTTTCAGTGGGTTATTTTTTCCACCTACTACCTTTCCTGCTGTTGTTATGTATGGGCTCTTCTCAAATGTATCAAACAAGTCTTGTACTGTTCTGATCTCACCAACATCTGATACATTACACAAGTCTTCCAGTGTTGTATTCATTCCCTGAAAAGCACCATTACCCAAGTAGTTCTGATTGAATTGATAATCAGATGGGCTTGTTGGTACCTTTCCTATTGCTGCATCTACAAGTTTATTTGCAATACTCTTAATAGACATACCCTTAATGGATTCGCCTTTAGAGTTTGCCTTAGTCCATGATTGATACTCGCCCCTTGCATCAGCCTCTTTTTGTTCTTCCTTATCATAAGGTCGGTTAATTGGGTATTTCTTTTCAATGCTTTCTCCGTGTATTAATCCGGTTGCTGCATCTTTGATTCTCTTAAAACCTCCCTCAATTGCCCCTCTTAGTCCACTTCTAGCTGCATCTGTGATAATACTTGGTTTACCTGGGAGTCTATCACGGTTTACTTTGTGTTTCTTCTCTTGCTCAGTTCTTTCGTATACTAAGAGAGAAAGTGTTTCATCAAGTAGTACCGCCCTAGCCTTTTGACCAAGTCCTTTACCCCAACCACGACCTAAGACAGTTTCTGCAATAAATCTAAGATAATTATTTGCATTTATCGAGTCTATTCCGAATCCAGGTAATTTTGTACGTGGTCTGAATCTAGGGCTGCTCATCATAGCTTCCCTGTACAGTGCTGCTTCAAACTTTTTTATACCCTCAGGACTAATCTTATTACCACTAAGATACGTAGACATTAATGACGATATCTTAGCAGCCCAACCTTTATTTATTGACTTATCTTGCAGGAAGTGTAGGAGATTTTGGTAGTAGTTATTGAGATCTTTATAGTCACGTATCTTGTTAACTAGTACATCAATCCCAACATCTTCATTCCCTGGCTTACTAACTTCCTTACTAAGCTCAATCTTTTTATCCCCTACTTCTACCTTACTAACTTCCCTACTAAGTTCTAAGTCCTTGTTTTCGATATTTAGGTCAGATCTTTTATTGCTTAGGTCTGGGTCTTTCTTAGTACGTTCAACTTTCGCAACTTTCGTACTAAGTTCTTCAGCATTTCCACCTTGATTATCATTCACTGCTAGTACTGAATCATATAGTCCATCAGATTCAGGATTAAATTGTGTATGTTGGTCTGTTGCTGCGTCACTAATTACCTTACCAACTATCCTACTAAGCTCTAGATCTTCCCTGGTATCTTCTATCTTGCTAATCTCCGTACTAAGTTGATTATCCCTTGTATCATTAATCTTACTTACTATATCACTAAGTGGATAATCTCGCTTATCATCTATTTTACTGACCTTCTTACTTAGTTGCGGATCCTTTTCAGTATTTTCTATCTTACTTAATTTCTTACTAAGTGGGTATTCGTGATCTCCTTTTTCAATCTTTCTTACCTCTTTGCTCAGTTCGGGTTCTTTATTATTACCACCTACCTTACTTATATCACTACTTAAGTTAGGCGCTTCTTTTTTATCTCCCTCTATCTTACTAACAGTCTTACTCAGATTATTAGTTCGATTATCACTGATCTTACTTACTTCCTTACTAAGTCCAGGGTCGCTTTTATTATCACTAACCTTGCTAACCTCCTTACTTAGTTTAGGCTCTTTACTGTTACCTCCTACCTTACTAACATCACTGCTTAGGTTTGGGGTTGACTTTTCTCCTTCTACCCTACTTACTTTCTTACTTAGTTTTTGATCCTTCTTATTACCTTCGATCCTACTAACATCCCTGCTAAGACTTGGATCGGTCACTGTTTTCTCTATCCTACTTACCTTCTTGCTGAGTTGTTCTTTCTTCTTATCTCCTTCTAGCTTACTCTTCTTTTTTGCTAACTGTGGGTCTCTTGTATCACTAATATCTGCTCTTGTCTTACTTAACTCAGCTTGATCACGAATACCTTCTATCTTACTAATATCATCACTTAGTTTGTATTCATTATCATCTTTAATTCTGCTTACTTCTTTCCCAAGTTGTAAGTCATTTCCTACTCCTTCTATCTTACTAACAACCTCACTTAGCTCTGCGTCTTTATGGTTATTTACTTCTACCTTACTAACATGCTTACTCAGGGTTGCACTTTTACGCTTTCCTCCTAAGATCCTCTCAAGATTCTTACTAAGTGCATTATCTGTTGTTCCCGAGTTTATTACCTTTTCTACATTTTGACTCAGTGTAGGTTCCTTATTACCATCGCCAATCTTCTCGACTAGACTACTTAATGTCTGAACCCTCTCATCACTAATTGTCTCTACTGTCTTACTTAGTTCATTTTCTCTCAGGTCGTTTAGCTTCTCTACTTCCTTACTAAGTGATTGTTCTCTTGTATCTTGAATCTTCTCAACATCCCTGCTAAGTTCATTCTCTCTATTATCTTTTATAGTATCAATCTCAGTACTAAGTGGCGTTTCCCTTGAGTCATCTATTTTCTCAACAGTCCTACTAAGCTCTTTCTCCTCAACACCCTCTATCTTACTTACTTCCTTACTGAGATCAACCTTCTTTTCTCCACCACCAACTTCTATGATTGAATTAGATAGGGCTACATTCTCATTTGACTCTATCTTCTCTACCTTATCTGATAGTGGTACTTCGTTCTTTAATTGTCCATTGAAACCTATGACACCAATTTTATCTTTTTCTAAGCTAGTATTTTCTTCATATTCTGTCCTAAGTTTTCTAAGATACTTACTTAGGGCTGATATTTCTTCTGGCTTAGTAAATTGTTCACAGGATCCAGGAACTTTATTATCTTTTCTTATTTCCTCATCCATAGTTTTTACATGTCTAGTGTTTCAATAATACTCATCAACGTATAGGAGAATAGTGTATCACCTGTTTCACTATAACCTTGTTTTAATGTTATCTTGAATCTATATGTTCTCTTGTCTCTGGTGTATTGTAGTTCATCACCAACTTCTAGAGATCCATCATTAGTAATAGCCTCAACACTATCCCTATTTCTATTCCATACGTCTTTCATGTCGTTCTGATTAATAATGAGTGTTGTTGTAAACTCATCATAATCATTCTCAAGTGTACTATCAGAGGAATATGATCCACCAAATACATTCTTCCACTTACTATTTTCTTTAGGCCTTAGTACTATGAACTTTGTACCTAACATTGCTAGTTGTGCTTTTATTGTCTTTAGTGTAGCTTTATAGAATTTATTACTCCTCTCTACACTCCTTGATGCCATATTCTCTGCCATACTTTTACAATATATTATCTAAGATAGTACAATAACCTTCCTCATCAACAATATACTCAACTAGTTTAATATACTGCTGAATTGTTAAGTTGTCTGATAGCTTCATAACAAAAATATTTCTATCTAGACTTGTACTACACCTATTGAACTTAGACAGTTTCCTTATGAAGTCTTCTATCTTAATCTGACTATATTCCAAGTCCATAGGTATATAGATTTTTATGTTCTTAATATCTCCTGTAATGCTGATTGAATCTTTTGGTATTTTCTGACTTACTTCAAAATCTTCTACTCCATCAGACTCAAGCTTTTTCTTAATTTCTTCTATCATTTTATTGAAGATTGAAAAATTCTTTAGCCTAAAACTAACCATAACTGTTAGAATTTATTATTAAATACATTAGGAGTTAATCCCAATGACATAATCTTCTTTAGGATCGTAGCAAACTCATTTTCATTTCTGATTGCATACGTATAGAGTGATACATTATTTAGCTTAGACTTATTGATCACATTCTTCCAGTGATTATATACGCCACCAATTGCCTTATCCTCTTTACTATTATGTACTGCTGATATCATGAAAATACCAGATGCAATAGACATTTGAACAGGCGCTTTATTATCACCCTCTGAGAAATGATGTCCCTCAATGTAATAATTCTTCTTCAATACATTAAGGAGGAACTTATTATTTAACATTCCTCTAGTTGGTGTAATACCTAGTTTTCCCAATGTATCTGCTCCTAGCCCATTAATTGCTAAATCCATACCAGACATAATCACATCAGGAATAGACTTAAGTGGGCTCTTAATGTATGTAAGTGCCTTAGATAGTCCACCTCCAATCACCTTAACTGCATCATACTTAGAAATACTAGCATTCTCTGAGAAATTCCTATCTTCCTCGTCTCCACACGCTTCAGTAATTCTTCCTGTTACTATTGCATTATTGTCAAGGAGATTAATCTTAGTGCCCAGTGTATTACTCAGTTCCATCATAAAATCACAAACTGACATGTAGTTCGTAAATTTGATATTAACTGAGTATGAGTTTGCGTTTAGGTTAATTACTTTCGCATCGTACTCCATACCAAAGAATTTTCTACAGTATGAATCGAGTACTTTATTAACCTTATCTAAATCTTCCTTACTTAGACCAAAGGTATACATAATTACTTGGTTGTCGTGGATAGTAAATGTAATCTTATAGGCAGTTACGTTTCTATCATTGAAGCTAAATTTCTCCTCAATCTTAGCTCTCTTATCTACGTTCTCACCGACTACAATACCAGCCACTTGATATACACCAAACTGACGTCGTATACCTCTATCTACTTCTTGATACTTGATACTTGACATTGGCTTGTGGAAGTAATTTAGTAGGAGCTTTGTTGCAATACCTCCTAAAGTTCCCCACTTAGCACCAGTCAAAGCACCACCAAGTACTGTATTATCATCCATCAATCCTCCAGTTACTGCACCGATACCAGCTCCAATGCCAGCACCCTTACCTACTGTTTCTAAGACACCTGGTAATCTATCAAGTGTTTTAGGTCCTGTATAGTGCCCCTCTTGGATTGAAAATTTCTTGTTTCTAAATTTAATCATATACTACTTAGAGCGGAATAATATTATGTGCATTTGCTGCTAGATCTCCGAAAGTTAGTTTACTTCTATCAAGCCTCTGTGCAAACTTAGACTTTCCATATTTTTCTGCAGTTCTCTCCAACTTTGGTATTACCTTCTTTGGAATCAATGGGTGATCCTTAACATAGGCAAGGACTGGTGTTTCCCAAGGAGCTGCTATCGCTGCACCTGCTGGTCCTCCCATTGCAATACCCATAGGAGTAGATGCCTCACTCAATGCTGCAATACCTACTACGTCAGGTCTCTTGATGGTAGCCTTAACTGCTTTATTAGCTGTCATACCTACAGGAGTTGTTGCAATCTTATTTGGGGCAGCCTTAATATCCTTTACTGCCTGAACTGCATCCCTCTTTACCTGCATCGCTGTCTTAGGGGCGAATCCTTGCTTTACACCATAGCTAGGAGCCTTGCCAGTGAATACCTGCTTAACTGCATTTCCTGCCTTAAGACCTGCATTGTCTAGCTTTGTCATTCCCGCATTAGCAACCTTCTTAATACCTGCCATAAGTTTAGTTGCTTTTGAATACTGCTTAGTTCTTAGTATAATCATAGTATTATTATAATAAAAGTTCTCCGTACCAACCAGACTGTAGTGAATAGTTATCACATCTACTACGAAGCTCCTGGTATGATGCATCTACGTTACTTAATACATCCACTGACATATTTGGTAATTGTAGAGATGCCTTAAGCTGTCTAATATAATCTAATAAGTGAACCATACACAGGTCCATAAAGAAATTACCTCTTGCACCAGTTTCTACATCAAGGAAAAATATCGCTGAGTTTTCTGATTTCTCATTAAACGATTTCTTTGGTGTGAAGTCTGGAATAATCGGATAACTAGTGAGTCCTTTTAGGCATATAGTTGTCTGTGGTAGGTCATCTAAGAATACATACGGTTTTCTATAGTCCGTTACATATTGATAAGCGCCTGGACCTGGATAACTTGACGTACCTCCAAAGCCTGCATATGTATTACCTGAACTCCCCGCCCCAACTCTCCACATCGGCATTGAGTTAAATACAAGGATAACTCTATTTAGTGGTATAATACACTTGAGCCAGGATGTAAAATTAGATTTCAGCTCATAGTAACCATCTCCGATTGAATCACATGGTACTAGTTGCTCTCTATCGACAGTACTTTCCCATATGAGAGGGGTAGTTAATTCAAACTCCCTTAGTGCTTTTTTAAATATCTCTAGCAATACTTCATCTGCACTAACGTAGTCATTTATTCCAAGTAGTTCATCCAGACTGTGTATTCCTAGAAGTGTAGACCTAATAAATACTTTCTTCTTTAAGTCTGATAGTAATGTTTTATCTGCCATGCTCTTTTATATTATTTGGCCACACGATATTTTATAGTAGAGGGTAAGCAGGAAAACTCTACCTACCCCCACTACCTATGTAATTTTAAATATTTCCTTCAAATGGCATACCCATATCGTAAGCCTCATTATAAACCTCTACAAACTTGAGAGATCTTGGATAACGAACCTCTACTAAGACACGAACTTTATTCTGTCTTGCTAGTTCATCATTGTTAATGCTAGCAATTGTGATCTGGTATGCATCAACGGTATAAGACATTGACAAGATCTCAGTACGGAAGAAGAAATCAAGTGCAGACTCCATATCAGAATACAGTGTCTCACCAATCCGCCTACCAATAAACTGTCTCAAGATCTTAGGGAATGACTTACTGAGGCGGATGAACAGACGGCTATTTGCTTCATCAGACATAATATTATCCTCTGACTGCTTTGTATAGTTGTCGTTCATGTTCCAAGCCTGTGACTGATTATTCCACATTACTGTATTAATCTTCTTGCTCAATAACAACTGACGTGTCTTCTTATTGAACTCTGTCACTGGCTTCTGATACTGTACTACACCATTTGCCTGACCGATGATTGGTGCAAACTCTCTATCAAGGCCTCTATTTCTACCTACTGCCTCCCAATAAAGTGTACTAGGTGCTGCATAATACTTAAAGCCAACAGTACCTGAGTCTACATCCCAAGGTGCACTGACATAGAGCTTATAACTATCCTTGCTCAACTTATTTGCTGAATTAGCGATAGCGAGGTAGTTTGTACTATTTACTGTACTTACTGGATAGAAGTAGTTCTCGTTGATTGCCAAGTTAGCCATGTATGACTGAACAGCTGGTGATGTACAACCAAAATCTGCAAGTCCCTCAGTCTGATAAACCTCATCAAGTGCAAGTCTATCAAATGCCTTCATAATATCTGAATCACTAACATTGAGAATAGAATACTTCTCAGGGTTAATGCCAAGATTTACATGAAGCTCCTCTGGATCTGCCTTATCGAGAGTAATACCCTTCTGATACTTGAAATACTTACCCTCAGACTCAGTACCAACCTTTGCGATATCACCTACCTTTGGCTTAACAATATGCTCGTTAAGAGATGCAAGTGAAGATTCGTCATAGTTAGCAGTGCCTGTTGTATCCATCTTAACCCAACCTGGCTCTGATGTAGTAACTGTGCACTTGTAGTATGTTACCTGACCACTTTCATTGAGCTTTGCATACTGACCATCTGTACCTTCTACTGCCTTGAGTGTAGTAAGATCTGTATACTCCTGTGCACTATCAGCCTCTGTACCACTTGGACTATACAACTGCCAATCCCTTGTAGTAGTTGTCTTGTACTCATAGTAATCAACAGACTTCTTACCAACTACCGCTACATCACCAACACTTGCAGTAGCTGCCTTCATATCAAGCTTACTGTCATATGCCTTAACCTTAGCAAGATCACCAGACTCAAGCTCATCCTTCTTAACTGGCATCCAACCCGTCTGCTTTGATTTAGGAAGATAGCCAAAGTAGTCAAGACCAAGATCGCTCAAGTCGTCAGGAAGTTGTAGTTGAATCATCTTAAGTGACTTATTCAATTCATCTACTGTTACATCACCACGACCAGCAATCTTACCAACATTGAAATATACTGGCTCACTGCTTACGCTAGGGTCAATTACTGCTACCTCATAGAAGTCACGATCAAGTACATCTGCCTTTGGTGAGATAGTACCGTTCTTAGTGAAAGTATCTAAGACTGTTGTGAGTACTGTATAAGGAGAATTACCACCACTATTTACATCTGCCTTACTTAGTTCCTTTGTAATTACTGCATCATGATTAAACCTGCGAATACGAACCTTGAGTGGTGTACTAGAATTATAGTTGTTCACTGCATAATTCTTAGCTGGCTTAAATCCTGAGAACGCTGCACTATTCAGGTCCACAATCTTCTGTCCGGGATTTTCTGGCGTCCAATCCTTCTCGCAAACTACTACATACGCGAGACCATCCACGCCACGCTTATCGGACTTATCTAGGACCTCAACACCAACATAAACCTCATGGAATACAACACTTACTGCATCCTTAGGGTCACTTGCTACTACCTCTGCCTTCTCATCCTCATAAAGTGTGTATGATGGGCTGAAGAAGATTGATGTATCGTTAAGGTATGATACAAGTTCCTTAAGATTCTGTACATAGTAGTCATATTGTGGTCCCTCGTCGGTTGTCCTATTACCAAGTGAGCCTACACCATTGATAGACACTGCCCAACCATCTGAATTATGATCTGCACTATCCTTATCAACATCCACTACCAACTTAAACTCTGGTACCTTCTTGAGTAGTTGACCATCACGTACAATATAAACACTATTGTCATCTTTTACGAGTGGTTTTGCAAAGAAGATATCACTAGCCTTACTTGCACGAACTAAGAGCAAGTTATTTGAACCAGCGAGACGATAAGCATTCAACCACATTGTCTCAGCCATTGTATGATCGTCTCCCTTATATAATTTATTAAGTGACTCTACATATCCCTTTGTTAGGTCCTGTGATGAATATGTAGCAATGAACTCTGCCTGGCTAGTAATCAACGTTGGTACTGATGGTCCTGCGTCTGATACAATAACACCACCAATAATCAAGTTTTCACCTGCCGTTGGATTTACTGAGGCAGTTCTAATTTTCTCATGAACTTTTACGTATGGTTCCTGAGTTTCTTTCCACTGTGCCATTAAATTTATTCTTATTTAATTAATTAACCAACCTCTACTAGATATACCGGATAACCTGCCTGTATAAAGCCCGTTACTACTGATAAGACAGCATTTAGGTTACTTCTAATATCTCGTACAGTTGATATCTGTATTTCGTTATATTTGTTAGATGCGAAATTTGTTGACACCTGAGCTGATGGAATCTTCTTACTTAATTTCTTACTTAAGTTTCTCAATTCAGTGTCGTCTACTGTATTAACTAACATCTTAAAATCAGAACCATCAGAACTTAGTACTAAACAAACCTTAGTGCCAAGAATGTTAGCCCTTTTTGGATCTCTGGTATAATCCTGATCCTCTCGATAATATTTTTTGTTTAGTTCCCTCAGTATTGGTGCCATAAGTCTATCATCAGCACCTTTCCTGTTGAAGTGCTCATTCAACTGTCTAGCTGTTCCGACTAAGGCTCCAAGTGCTGCACCGATAATTGCACCAGCCCCAGCAAGCATCTTACCTTCTTTAAAGAAAGGGACTTTCTTGACACGTCCACTAGCTAATGCACCAGCCGTTGCGCCAATACTTGCCCCCTTAATCGCATCATTAACAATATAATTACTAAAGTCTTTCTCTCTAAACTTAATCATATTGTTTAATTACTTTTTTAACCGCCGATACCTGGTACTGCACCTGGGCCTGCTGGTGATACTGCTGGACTAGAACCTGCTGCCTTCTTTGCCTTAGCTGCCTGACCCTTAACAGTAGTCTCATCTGGAAGACCTACTAAGTCCTCTGCATTATATTCAGCTGAACGCTCACCTGCTGCATTGATAGCAACTGGCATCATACCATCATCCAAAACTGCTGATGTCAACTCATCATTAATTACTTTCTCTGCCATAATAATTTATTTTTAATATGTTAGTTATTTATCCTAAGATACTTTTTATTCTACTATATCTACCCTTCTGAGCAGGCTGTTGTACTGGTTGGGCTTGTATTGGTTGTACTTGCTTTATACCAGTATTTAACGTCCTCACTGAATTACTTGTTCTATTGAGCTGGGTAGTTAGTTTATTAAGTGCATCTAATTCTCTCTCTCGAATCTCTCTGTCACTCTTACTCTTCTTCTTATTGTTGTACGTATTGGCCACATTTAATGCAAGACCTGACGCACTAAGTACTAAGAATGGACTTTTTAGATTCTTTACTGTATTTGGATTCTTCTCAGCCCATGCGGAAGCTTTCTTCTTAACATTGTCAGATAGCTCACTTACACTGCTGTAGAGTCCTTGTCTAAATCTGATCATATACTATTAATAAGAATAACCCTCCCTCTGGGTCATGTTAGTTTTCCAATCTGCTCTTTCTCTCCTAAGTGCCTGTCTCTTTGCATATTCAAGTCGCTGGTTATAGAATTCATTATCCTTCGCCTGCTTACTTCCCTTGTTATATGCCATTACACCTGCCGTTATACCACCAATCATTGCGCCAGCCTTACCAAACTTAGCTGCACCTCGACCCATTGCTGATAATCTAGATACTTGTCGTCCAGCTGCATTAACACCAGGCTTGAATAGTCCCTTTGTTGCACCTATGACAGCACCAGCACCAAGACCAGCCGCAGCACCTGTCGCAGCTTGTTTTACAATTGGTGCATAACTATTGGTCTTTTTCTTTTCAGCGAGAATATCAGCATCTTTCATACGTTTGAGATTATCAGTATCATCCCAGACCGTATAATTTTTTCTTTTTAACTTATATACTGCCATCTTACTGTTGTTCTTGTTGACCTGCCTGTTGTTGTGCGAGTTGTGCTTTTCTATCTTGTGCATCTTGATATTTATATGCACCTGGGTCAAGTGTCTTACCAATCTTCTTAGTAAGTGCCTGACTACCATCCCAAGTTGCCTTAGTGAGACCTACACCAACACCAATTGCACCAAGATTAGCAGCTGTCTTATGATTTTGTATGAACTGGCCTACCTTGACTGCTGCATTATTCTGAGTACCTGTAATACCCTTGCCTAATGTACCACCCTTACCAAGTTCCTCAAGTCTCTTACCAAACTTCTGAACCTGCTTAGTACCCATCATACCAAAACTACCAACATTAGCTGCAAAACCTGACATTGTTTGTGCCGGATGTGCTTTGAACTTACTGAAATCCCACCATCCTGGCTTTAAGCTACTAGGTTTGAAATTCTTAACAGCACTAGTCACTTTACCAATGAAACCTGGATTAACTGCTGCATACGCTTTCTGTTGTGGAGCTTGCTGTTGTTCCTGTTGTGTTGCCGCTATCTGGTCATTCATCTGTTTCTTATCAGACATATAACCCATTACTGCTGGAACTGCTGTAAAACCGCCAGCCATAACCCAAGTTGATTTCTTCTTCAAGTTATTACCGACCATCTTACCAAAGGATTTTCCCATTGTTGATATACCACTCAATGCTGAATATGCTTTCTGTTGTTGTCCTGTCTGTACCAAGTTTCCGTTCTCGTCTGTATCAAGGCCATTTTTCTTCATATTATGCTGAATGAATTTACCCCCTGCATAACCAGCAACTCCCATAGTAAGACCAGTTGCAACATTACCTGCCATGCTCTTACCAAACGTTACTCCACCAGCCTTACCTACATTACTTGCAAGTCCAGCTGCCTCTTTACCGAAACTAGTAATAGCACCTTTAGCTTTCGCAATATTTCTAAGAGTACCGACAGAAAATCCAAATTCTTTCTGCTTTTGGTCTAAACTACTCGCTGCTGCCATTGCTTGTTCTGGATTACTCTTCGCACGTTCTGCAATACGATCAAGCTTTCTATTTTGCTCTTTCAATAATTCGTCGTGCTTTTCCATTTGTTCTGCTTGTGCCTCTGCTTGTTCTTTCATCTGTTCACTCTGATCACTACTTTGTTTCAAACCAAGTAATGTAGAACCAACAGTAAGAGCAGGCCCGACCCAAAACTCTTTCTGCTTATATCTAATCATCTTACAGTCCTCCTAATATTATTAAGACTGCATTGAATCACTAGCAGATTTAAGACCTTTACCCAAACCTCTTGTAGCAGCGGCACCAATACCTGCTCCTACTAACCAACCAAGAGGACCACTTGCTGCACCTGCCAATCCACCTAAGCTAGATAGACCTTGACCAATTGCTGAGCCTAATGTTGCACCACCAGCTAATCCACCGGCAATAGCAGCAGGTTTTGAATCAAGTGCCTTACCAACACCACCTGCAATACCACCTACTGTATTCTGTGCGCCTTCTGCCCATCCAAATGTTTTTCTTTTTATCTTATATGTTGCCATAATTAGTCGTCCTTTAAATTATTCCATCCTAACCCTCTATTTAGTTCGCTCTGCATTTCTCTTAGCTCTGCCCTAATATCATCAGTCCTATGAAGTTCCCTCTGACTAGTTTTCATCCTTCCTAGTCTGTTGAGGTCCATATCATATTTTCTGTTTCGTTTAAATCCGATAGAGGGCGCATTTGTATTAATGATATTAGAGAAACGTTTTATTATCATCATGCGTCTAATAGATAAATCTTATAGTTTAATCCGAAAGGTAGTATATTAAGGGCATCAATAGCGGAATCAATACTTGGGAACTCTAGGACAAGACTTCTACTAGGTTTATCGTACTTGATTGCATCACCTAATAATTCCTGTACTTGATATTTTAGGTTGAAGTCTGGACTAAATGAGCTATTGATAAACTCACCGCCCTTGTTTCCACCATTATTATTGTTATTGTTCTGCTGTCCGTTATTGTTATTTGGTTGCCCGTAATTATTGAAACCACCTCCCTGTTGCTGTTGTGGCTTATTACCTCCGTTACGATTCTTATTCTTACTAAATAGCTTCACCCTATCGTTGTTGTCGGAAAAAATCTTCTTACTTAGGGAGAGACTAATATTACCAAGTCGTCTGTCGTATACCTTTGGAGATAATCTAACGTCATCTGGTAATTTAGCTTTTGCACCAATCTTAAGGTACATACGATACTTATCCTTGTTGAAGAATGAAGTACTAATTACAAAACGTTCGATTACTATATTATTACCTCTCAGGATTGGAATTAATGCGCTCGAATTAATTGTTGGAAACTTATTACGATCTCCATTTGTTCTCTTCATTAATTCAACATAAAGAGTTCGCATTGCATCATACTCTGAGAAGTTCTTCTGTCTGAAATTTATCATCCTACTTAACTATTGATAAATTATACTTAACACCCAATATTTCTATAATGTCTAATGCAATACCTAAGTGACTTGTCTCTCCAGTTACTGTCCTCTCTTTTGGATCTGTATCTGTGATTTTCATGTTGAAGTAATTCGGGTCGCCAATTAGTTTTCGAGTATATGGGTAAAACTCCTTGTCTTTTACTGTAATCTGATAAGAACCTTTATCTGTTTTTATAAAAGACATCAATACCATAGACTTAGAATTAACCTTACTTACCTTGTCGGCATCCTTCTTAGAGATTAGGTTGAAGTCTACATTCTTTTCCTCTAGATGATTGATTGCTTCATCAACTGCATCTGATTCGAGGAACTTACTTCTGAACTTTATCATCTTGTTTTATTGTTTTTTCTTCTTCTACAGACGTCTTCTTATTTCTGTCCTTATCTTCTGTTCTTAGTATTGTATTGATCTCCTCTAAGAAACCAAATCTAGTATCTAAGACTTCATAGTAAGACAGGTCACATCTAAACTGACACTGAAACGCAAAATTAGAGTTGTCGTCTGGTTGATAGATATGGTTAAAATCCTCTGTTATCGAGCTCCACTTAACGGCAGCTGTAAAAGGATCCCCATATTTATCTAAGGTAGTGAACTCAACGAAATTAGTAAGCAATAATACATCGCTATACTTATTTTTAAAATCATGATACAGTACCATATCTGTTGTGTGAAATACAAATTCGACTGGCTGTTTATGACTCATGATATTTCTTTCTAGGTCTCCACGTTTAGGATGAGAATAGTTAGTAGGGGTCTGATTAAATTGATAAGTTATGTAAGAAGATTTAGTAAGTGTCTTCTCCTTATTCAACCTTACTAGCTCTACTCCATAATCATCAAGTATTCTCCTAACCTCTAGCAGAAATTTATCTTGATAGTCAATCTCACGTATCAAGTAATCATTATACCTCTTTCTCAGCGTGTAGATAGTATTATTTGTTGATTCTACCTCAGTGTTTCCATCACCTATTAATAGTTTTGGGAAGTTATAGATCTTATAGTTCTTAACCTTAGGTCCCACAGGTCTTAGATAAAGAAGTTGACCTGAATAGAATAGGTAATTTATAAACTCTTCGTTCTTGTAATCAGCCTTAGATACTACAAAAACTGTATTCTTATAATTTTGTACAACCCTAGACTCTGTATCGTCTGCAATCACAATATTAATAATGTGAGGGTCATACGTAAGTCTCTCCAATCGTAGCCCATTTAGTGTAATAGTAGGGTGAGAAAATCTACTAGGCTTACTCATTGGTGTCATTACTAAGTTTCCATTACCAACTAAGGGCAAGCCGAGTGAGTTAGATAAGGATTTCGCAGAGCTACCTGGAGAGTATGTTAATGTAAGCGTTGAGGTATTTTCATTTTCTAAGACTGTATCATACTTGCCTTGTACTACCTGAAAATACCTACACTTATCTGTTGTAATGCGAAGACCGTTGTAGATTATTTCATTTCTCATAGTCTACCTACTAAAATTTAGTTGGCTGCCTGCTGTTGTCTATTACCACCAAACAAACCCTTTGCAAGAAGCGCAGTACCAGCAACACCAGCACCTACCATACCAGCCTTTCTCATCTTACCGGCATTATTCCAAGTATTCATCATACCCTGCTTGAGACCTACCGACTTGATACCTTCCTGTACACCTTTCTGATAACCCTTCTGTGATGCTCCCTGTGCAATCTGACCTACCTCTTTCTGGAATACATTACCTACATCCTTACGAGCTGCTCGAGCTGCTACCTTCTGTGCTTCAGCGGCTGCATTTTTTGCTTTTTCCTTAGCTACGTTTTCAGCAAGTGATCCCTGTAGTTTGCCAGCCTTTTTGAGCTCATACATTTTCTTCAGCTCTTCTGAGAAAGTCTTTCTAGTTAACTTATAAATTGCCATGATATTATTCCTCCTAATAACCAGCTCCGTTTTCACTTCCCATATCTCCGGTCAGTGCGTCTTTTGAAGCTCCTAAGTATTTAGCACCACCATAAGCTGCGCCTGCTGCTGCAATACCGCCACCAATGATAGCTGTCTTACCTATTCCTGTACCCCAGGTCTTCTTAGCAAGTGTTCCTATTGCATTACCAAGGCCAAAACTTTTACGTCTTAATCTGTACTTTGCCATATAACCTGTACTGTGTTTAAAAATAATACAGCCCCAGCTAAGAGATTAATCCTAGCGGCACTGTAAGTTGTAAAAAGTAGAAGGAGAAAACCATGTCCTTTATTGTAACATGAGAATTCCCCTTCACTTAATATCTAATTAAATCCTATTATACTTAAGGGAAAATTATATTCCTAGGATTAGAAACCAAACTTGAAGCTTACCTTCTGAACGAGCTCAGGTGCCAAGTAACGTACACCCTCCTGATAGTAAATACCACTAGCCATCTGAGTTGGGTTGTTGTAGTTACCAATAGTTGGAGTATCAGTCAATGGCATGTAGATACCACGTGCAAGAGGAGCCATCTGACCGTCCTGTGTCTTGTGGATAGCATAGAATGTACCCTCACCAGCCTTCTCCTGAATATCAGTAGAACGAAGTACAGGCACACCATCATACCAACCGAGGAGGTCACTGATGTATGTCATCTTAGTGTTGCGCTCGAACTTACCGATAACGCCACCCTTCTGGAACTGGTTAGCTGCCTGGTTACCTGCGATATAAGCAGTAGTAGTAACACCCTTAACAGCCTTTGTAGCGAGTGCAGACTCAACATTGATCAAGTATGCATCGAACAAGTCAACACGTGAACGATAGTCCATGAACTTAGATGCAAGTGATGCAGGTGCGTTAGAGAGATCAAGATCATCCATTACGTTACCAGCATAACCCTTCTCGAGTGTGCTAACCAACTTGAAGTTGATAGTCTTTGTATAAAGCTCACGAAGCTTTGTGAACAAGAAAGTAGCCATATCTGAACCAGTTGCCTTCTTCATTGCACCAAGAGCTGCGATGTTATACTCAGCAACCAACATATCAGGTACAGTGTTCAAAGCAATCTGCTGCATCTTAGCGATGAAACGCTTGTCATTTGCATGTGCATTAGATGCGCCGTTTGTGCAGCTAGGAGTACCAGTTGTATCCTCCTTACCTACGATGGTAATAGTACCATTTGCAGGAACAGCAGTAGTCAACTCGAAGTCAATCTTACCATTGAGGTAGTTAACAGTACCAGTCTTAAGTACACCAGCAACTGCCATGAAGCTACCCTGACCATTATCGATCAACTCGTACTTCTTACCTGTGCCATCCTCAACCTTAACACGTACAGTACCTGGAATCAACTTACGACCTACGAGTGGAGAGTAAGCAGCGGTACCTGCGTTAACAGTAACTGGAAGCTCGAAGCCACCCATTACCTGTACGTCCTGATACTGATCTGGACCGAGGTTAGGAAGAACTGAACGAAGGTCTGTAACTCCCAGAACATCAAACCAATAGAACAAGCCGTTTGGCTGATCGAAGTCACGCTCGATTGACATATAACCTGCAAAAGAGCTTACGTAAGAAGCTACTGATGCGTTGAAATACTGTGTTGACAAGAGTGGAGTCTCAGAATAACCAGAGAAGGTCTTCTGAAGGAGGTTTGCGTTGTTACCACCCAAACCAAATACGTCCATCATTTCCTCGTTACGAGAAAACATCTTTGCATACTCATTACCACGAAGACGAGCGTCCTCTGCTGAAACTGAACTTGCGCGAAGGGCATCCATCATTGCAGAATTGCCCAAAATCTGTGAATAGTTATTCATATGTTATAAATTAATTTATATTACTTGTTTGTATATTATTTATTGCTGAGCCAAGATACAAGTGTATCATTCTCGCTAAATGTCTTCTCTGAGAACTGTGCCTCTACGATCTCAGGTTCTGCGTCTGGTGCAGGTGCTGCCTTAGCCTCCATAATCTGAGCTGATGCCTCTGCTGCTGCTGCCTTAATAGACTCAACTGCTGCAAGTGCCTTATCCTCAATGTTCTCTACTGTTGGAACTGCATTTGGATCTGCTACCTGTGCATTAGGATCAACTACTTGTGCGTTTGGATCTGCTGCAACCGCATTTGGATCTACCGCTACTGGAGCCTGTACTGGTGCTGCTACTGGAGCTGTTGCTGGAACTACTGCCTCTGCAAAGAACTTATCAAGAGTAGAGAACTTCTTCTCATGCTCATCTGCCTTCTCTGCTTCCTCAATCAATGTCTCAGCCTCATCCTCTGTAAGTGGTGTAACATCCATTGTCTCACCATCCTCATTGATGATAGCCTTGGTGAACTCACCATCCTCATTCTTATCCTCAACAACTGCAACTGTATCACTGATTGGAGTAATAACCTCATTGTCAGTTTCTACTGTATCACCAGACTCAAGTGCTTTCTCTACGTCATCCTGATCAGCCTCCTCTGAGAACAATCTCTCCATATAAGAAGTCATAGGCTCATGCTCTGAGAAGAACTTTGTCTCTGCCTCATTAGTGTAAACATCTGAGAACTGCTTTTCATCCTCATCACCGATAAGATTCTCTGCCTCATCGTCTGACAATGGGTGAACATTCATAGTCTCATCGTCTACTGCAACTACCTTAGTAAACTCGCCATTACCCTTATCCTCAACTACTGCTGTGTCATCGCTGATTGGAGTGATAATCTCACCCTCAGTCTCGATCTGCTCACCTGATTCGATAGCTGCCTCAATTGGACACTGGCTCTCACCATCTTCCTCTGAGAATAAACGTACCATGAACTCAGTCATTGGCTCATCCTCTGAGAAGAACTTTGTCTCTGCTTCGTCAGAATAGATGTCAGAATACTCCTTCTGCTCCTCATCATCATCGTCATCATCAGCCTCATCCATAAGGGCCTCTGCTTCATCCTCTGTGAGTGGAGTTACATCCATAGTATCCTCTTCATCATCGATAATAGCCTTAGAGAACTCGCCATTTGTCTTATCCTCAATTACTGCAACATCGTCACTAATTGGAGTAATAATCTCATTCTCTGTCTCAACTACATCGTCTGACTCAAGTGCCTTCTCAACATCATCCTGGTCTGCTTCCTCTGAGAATAGTCTCTCCATGTAAGCTGTCATTGGTTCAGACTCAGAGAAGAACCTAGTTTCTGCCTCATTTGAATAGATGTCAGAATACTCTCTTTCCTCTTCACCTTCAAAGTCGTCATCATTATCAGACTCTACCTCGATAAGATCCTCACCACCAAGAACTGCCTGTGCATCCTCTGCATCCATCTTCTCAAGCTGCATGTCTACACCCTGTACTGATGCAAGAGTATGACCACCTGCTACATCTGAGATAATTGCGTTCTGTGCATCAATAGGAGTAATAACGCCATCTTCAAACTCTACTGGATCACCTGAATGAATTGCTTCCTCTACAAGATCCTGAGTGTGTGCGATACCTGCTGATGCCTCTGAGAACATACGGCACATCATTTCATTGTCATCTGAGTAGTACCTAGTTGTAAATACTGGTGCACCTACATACTCGCTGTACTCTCTTTCCTCTACTGGCTCTTCAACCTCACCTTGACCACATGCTGGATTTGCACCAAGACTATTAAGGAGCTGAATTGCATAGGTACGTGCGTCTTCCTGATTATCGAAAATCTCTACTGACTGTACACCATCCTCCTCGAGCTGTGCCTTCAATTCCTCAGCACTCTCCTCTGAATACTCCTGTGCATCTACAATGATATGATCAAATGGCTGAACACCTACTACAAAGAGTGGCATGAAATCGCTGTAGTTACGAGTCTCAACGTTTCTATCAAGCTCCTCTACTTCCATCTCATCGTCGTCCATAGTTACCTTTGCCTGGTCACCAGTTGTCTCATTAGTAACAACAACTGTATTATCCTCATCTGGCAACTTCTCAATCTTAAGATCACCTACCTTAGCTGTCTCCTCACTCTCGATTACCTCTGAGAAAAGACGCTCACAGTACTCTTGATCGCTGAAAATACGAAGAACTGCCTGATTGTCTGTGAATACTGAAAATTCCTTCTCATCACAGTCACCATCCGTACAAGGGCCCTGCTTTGCAAGATCCTCAACAAGACGCTCATTACCAGCCTCAGGATTTAAACCGCCATCCTCTGCTTCTGGGTTAATGACACCCCCATTTACGTGATTCTCTACTTTCTCATCTGGTGCGCCAACCTGATTACCTGGGTGAACTCCATCTGCAGACGGGTGGACAAATTTTTCCAACTGACCATCCGGAACAGCGACGAGATCATAAGTATCAGCTTCGTCAGCAGCCTCCTGTGCTAAAGTAACCTCACCATTCTCTTTGTCAGTGATAGCAACATTACCATCACCTACGTTTCTATACTCTACTTCCTCGGTATCAACAACACCATTCTCCTTAGCGGACTTGATATCGTTGTCTACCTGCTTAGCCAATTCCTCATCTGTATTTGAGAACATGACTTCCATAAATCTAGTCTTCTTCATTTATGTATTTTTTAATTATTTCTTAATCGTAACCTGACTGCCATCTAAGAAAATAACATCCCTAGAAATAAGCTGATCAATAATGTCCTCTGGTGCATCTGGGTATCTATTTCTTAAGATATCCATGAACTGCTTAATACCCATACTCTGATTAGCATACTCTAACTTCAAGTCTGGGATAATACTAGAATCACTTATCCAATCTGAACAGCAATCCTCACTGAAATGTAATTCCCTTGGTGTAATGTCATGTGCCTTCTTAAGAATCATAATACCTTTTTCTGGCAACATTCTACGATCATCAAGTCTATCAATTAGGTCAGACTTAAACTCTCTATCGCCACCAACTACATCCTCATCAAGATCAAGAACCTTAGTAACCTGAATAATCAACTTACTAAACAACCTCTCCTGTTCAAATGCAGTGGGACTAATTACTACATCATTATCAACAATACTAGCAAAGCCCTTCTCAAGCATATCATCTGCCTTATTGCTGAAGGTCTTTTCGAATATATCCTTAGTAACCGTCTTTCCACTAAACTCTTTCAGCTTAGTTTCAAACTCATTAAGACTGTCCTCATGCTTTTCTGTTTCTGGATTCAACCTCTCCTTGAACAGCTTTAAGTTAAATCTACGTCCGCCACAATTAGGACAAAAGGTCTGACTTACGTTCTCAGCAGTCTCCATTACATGACCACAATCTCTACATACTACCTGGCGGAGAGTCATACCACCTTCATTATATTCCTCACTGAACAACTTACGTCTCTGAGAAAATAACTTCATCCTAGCCATTACTCTTCTCCTCCTTCTTCTTCATTTTCTAGCTCTGCAGGTACTGGATTAGAACCGAATACCTCATCAATCATAGACTTAGCAAACTCTGTGTAAGCCTCTTGTATCTTCTTCAGACGCATTGGACTAACTTTACCTGTCTTGCTCATTTCCTGCATTGCTAACCTATATGGCATCTGTAATTTCTGTGCTGCTACTCTTACTGACTTTCCGAGAGAGCTTGCACCAATTAATGTAGATACTTGTTTTCCTGATACTACCTCTGGTGTAATGTTCTTAAAAATATCAAGCACGTCAGACATAAATAGAGACTTCATAATCTTAAGTGTCTCTGGGTCAATCTTCTCTAGACCACCTGACTGCCTTACTAGTTGTTTGTACTCTAAGAATAATCTCCTAAATCTCATACGGGGACTAAACTTCGCATATCTAACACGTTCCTTGAGAGTACTAATTGAAAATTCCTTCTGCTCTGCCTTAAAAACACCAGAATAAGGAGAATCATTGCTAATCTCTACAGCTACATTACCAGAGCTGAACTGTTTTGCCTTGAGCGTAGTGAAGTGATTTCTAATTTTTGAACTCTTAGGTAGCTTAGTGTCTCCAAATACTGAAAGATCTGAAAACTCCTTTACAAATAACTTAGTACTACCCTCACTAGTATCTGAAAATGTCTTTGTACTAGTGTCTGAATGATCTACTACTTCTACTACTGATGCATCTGCCCAACTTGGATTCATAGTTACATCAAAACCCTTCAGAGATACTAATTTCTTAAGTGTATCATGGGAGTTCTGATTATCCCAATAACCAAGAATTACCGCTGACACACCTGGTAATATTGAATTAGAGATCATACCCTTCAGACGCCTAATGTTCTGAATTGCTTGATCATCCATTCCCTCCTCTGATAGGATAGTAGCTGTACAATATACCCACTGATCACTATCTTCTATCCAGATACGATCAATATAGTGAGTAGGAGATGCAACACCAACTAACATAAGCTGGTCATCCTTACCTGCCGTCTTACTTGCAACACTAGGATTATACTTGTTCTGTGCTGCCCAATTACGTACTAGGTGAGTGAGAGAACCTAACATCCTCTTCTTTGCAATGTCCTCCTTGTACTTATCACTAGCTAAATACTCTTCAACCACACGGCGCGGAATTATACTAGAATCACTTGCTGGTATACCGCCCACTGAAAATAATTTAACTTTAATCTGCATTATATTTATATTATTTAATTTATCTCATAACCTGCTGGGGTGTTACCTGGAGTAGGCTCTGCAATTAACATAAGAGACTTAACAATACCTGCACTATCTGAGTCTATTACTTTTAGTTCTACTGTAATACCATTCATATAACAGGTTAGATACTTATCTTGTCCCTTTGCTTTTATTAGAACGTATGAACTATCCAATGAGTTATGTAATATCTCCCACTCAAATACTTCATCTACCATCCCAACAGTACCATTTCCTAAGATAGCTAAGTTTTGATCACCTACCATAAATCTAGCACCATACGAACTACCTAGGAGCCTATTAAATATAGTAAAGATATCCGCATTATCAACTCCAAAATGTTCTGAAAAGTAATATTCACCTTTTGGAAGATACTCACTATTCTTAATATTAACTACTACCTTCTTAGTTGTCTCTTTTATGGTGTCTGTGTTGTATGTGTAATCTGTAAAGGGTCGTTCCTGTGTTAATTTAGCAGGCTCTCCAACCAACTGTAATCTTTCCTCGCTAAATACTAAGACGCCTTCCTCGTTGCAGATATTATACACAACAGCAACTTTCTTTTCGTCTTCTTCTTTGCGAGGTGTATCAGGAGTTGGATTTTTCTTCCTGCTACACTTACACAGGTCTAGTCTGAGTAATTCTAAGTCCTTCCAAACGTACTCACCATCAAGACCATCAAGACCTATAATAGTCACTAGCTTACCTGTATCAATGTCAAGCCTAAAACGAACAGACTTAATCCGATACTCACTAGAACTATCAACGCTAAATAATCCACTACTAACACTACTAGACTTAACCCTGACAATAGCACCAATTAAGTCATCATAACCCCACACCCCTGCAGGACTAGTAATGTGAATTCCGTCTGTTCTAAATCTACTCATACTATATATTTCCCTTTATTGTTTTCCGAAGAATTAAATATAGTCAAAAGTAGTCAAATTACTTTCCATACATTCACTCCTTGCAGTTTTCAGCAAGTTTCTTCGAAACGATAACAATACTTCCTTAACCTTTTCACGTTTAAGCTTCTTTGGCTCAAAAGCACCATTATCGAGTTGTTTTAAGAGTGCATCTCGTAACACGGTTACGATTACTCTATTTCTTATATTCTTTGCGGCATTAAAGTCGGCATTGTCTTTATACCCACAATCAACACACTTAAATGTCTCTTGACTCTGTCTATTCTCGTCTTCAATACAACCACAATTAGGGCACATCTTGGAAGTATAACTAGCTTGAACTGTTGATACAGCAATATCATACTTCCTTGCAATATGTTGAACATGTTTCTTTAAACTGCCTAGTCCAAGAAACTTTACTTTTCTGTTATAATTAATGCCTCCTTTTTCTTTATCTTTGATGTAGCATCTTCCAAAACTATTGTCTAAATCTTCCATAACTATATGTCCGACACCTTGCGTTTGTAATGTTTTACACATGTTAGCAATAAGTTGCTGTTCAGACTTTACCATTTTGGATTTCATCACATTGAGTTTACGTTGCTTACGTTTACCGACTGTGTATAATTTATCTGCCTTTCGTTTATCTATTTCAATTGATAATCTGCAGAAGTCATTAACTAACTTCCTATTATAATCATAGGTTGTTTCATCTGACAGACTGAATAAGTTATGTTTGCAATTTACATCAATACCGACCGTCTTTCCTTTAGGATTGGGAATATATTTTTCTCCATCCTTACATAGGTTTACTTTTACTTGATGCTTCTTTTCGTCAAATGTAAGCGTATATTCGTAATCAGGATTCTTTTTTCTATAATCCCTCATGTTTCCATGCCATCCTTTATTAAATGTTACAGGCACGTCAAATGATTTTCTACCAATACCGCTAAGACTTATAAATGATTTAATTTTAGAACCAAACCTACTGTTATAGTCAATAATCTTTTTCTTTCTGCATCTTCCACTGAAAGATAATGACTTGAACTCAATAGGTTTTTCTGAGTAACGTTTGACAGCACGTTCTCTTTTTGATAGGGCTAACTTATACACTCTATCAAATCCGAATTTATTGCAACATCTTAGTATGTTTGTATAGAACTCACGTTTCTTATTATCACACTTATCAATATTTGCTTTGATATAGCATATTGTCTGTTCGTTACCGTATCTTGCAAGATAAGTAAGACAATTAGTTAATGAGGTTTGTTTCCTATCAATGATTACTATCTTTAAATCACCTTTCTTATGTTTTTGCGTATTACGCTTATAAAATTCAAAACCCTTGAACGTTTTTGTTTCAAACCTAAGTCTCTTTTGTATTGTTTCAAACTTGCTTTTATAACAAGTAAACACTTGCGTATATAGTTGCGCATCGAATGAACTAGGAATCACATTCTTGAAACACCCTCTCATTTCCCTCATGAACTGAAAGTTGTTGTATTCCAAGAAGTGTAAGATATTATCGTTTACATATTGAGATACTATGTTTTTGTGGTTACGAATAAGCACAGCAAGTCCATATAACTCATCATATTTCAAACGAGTCATATCTTTTGAATTAAATACCTTTGTGCACTTACTTTGTATAATCATTATTTATCGTTTGTTCTTTTTCTTTTTAGTATTTTCCTTTAACTAACTCTTGTTGTTTTGTATATTCTTTCTTATCAGTCAATTTAATTCCCACTTTGTTTTCCCAGCCTAATCGAATAGTAGAGTTCATATTACAAACTCACTGGGAAATAGCCATTATTTACTAAGGCGCTCTTCTAACTCCCTACGCTTCTTAAGTCGAGTGCGTGTATTCTTGTCTGATCCTAAGTAACCACCAAGTGCACCAGTAGCAACTCCAAATAGGCCCCTACCTACACTCCTACCGATGTCAAGACCCAAACCAGCGCCTGTAACAGCTCCTGCAATGGCACCAGTTTTTCTAGAGCCACGTAAGATCTCTGCATCAGACTTTCCTTCGTCGTCTAAGTCCTCGGCCTTTTTCTTACCAATGTATCCACCAACCATACCTGGAACGATAGCGCCTAACACTGCAGCTCTACCACGACCACGATGTGATTGAATATCCCCAAGACGAACAGCTCTTTTTTTTTTCACCGTCTGAGAAATATGAGATTCTTTTAATAATCATAACTTATTACTTGTTAGAGTCCATTTCCTTACGCTTCTTCAAGCGAGACTTAGTATTCATACTGCTAGCTAGTCTATTTAGGCCTACCATAGTGCCAGCTGTTGCCAAACCTGTGGCAACTCCAGCCGCAGTTCCTACGTTCTTATTCCTGATTACCTTCTTTGCAAGCTTATTCAGTCCTTCTTTCTTAAGTTTCTCATCTGCAAGTTTCTGAAGTTTTGCTAAGTTTCTCTTATTGCTTAGTGATTTTCTTACCTCATTACCAAGCACTGTACCAACTACAGAGCCCTCGACTGCACCAGATATTGTGCTCGCTTTCTTAGCTCTTCTTAGAATTTCCTCATCACTTGCACCCTCTTCATCTGCTTTATGTGCCGCACGTCTACCAAAGTAAGTACCTTGTGCTCCAAAAGTAGGATTTTTTACTTTAGATAGAGGTGTTCTCTCTACATCTCCATCAGAGTAGAATCTAATTCTCTTTACAATCATATTATTTTATTTATTATCTTGTTTCGTTAGGCCTGCTACTATTCTTAATTATATCTAGTAGTTCCTGCCTTTGTCTTTCTTTTCTTACCTAGTAGAATTCTTAGTGGACCTGTAATGCTTGTAATTCTAGATCTAGCTTTTCTACTAGCTTCGTTGACTATAGGTATCTCCTCAATCTTTTCATCCACCTGCTCGATTGGATCTACTGCACCAACTATAACACTACTATAATCAATACCGCTAGTTGGTACGTAGCCTGAAAAATTCTTCCTCCTTCGTATGATCATAGTATAGTTAAGTTTTATTCAGTTTCTTTGAGAGGATTATACCTATCTTGATTTTCTAGCATGTCTTCTTGATTCTCGACCTTACTAGTAAACCTTTTCTCTTTTAATTCGTCCATGTGTCTTACTTTTTAGGCATTGATACAGGAGGTGCAGTTTTCGCTTTATTCTTATAGAGACTTGTATTATCTGGCTTCTGGTTTGTATTTTCCTGCTGCCTAATCCTAATACGATCTTTATTATCCGAGATTTCTTTTTCATTCTCAGACCTTTGTAATTGCGTAAGCTGCCTATTCTTCTGCATCTGTTCTTTAATACGCATCTGTTGTCTCTGATGATTCATTTGGAGCTGTTGTCTCTGTAGTCTCATCCTTTCAATCTGCATATCTCTGGCTGACACTTCTTGACTCTTTGCCTCTGCCCCTTGTTCTGGTAATTCTTGACCTGTCTTATTTTTCTCTGGGTCAACTATATCACCTGGTTCCGGAGCTGCATAGTATTTACTCCTTAGTAGAATCATCTTTCCCTGACTTTTTCTGATTATATAGTGCAGCGCCAAGTGTAAGTGCTCCTGCTACCGCCGCCAAGCTACCCGTCTTTTTTGCACTACCTACTTGCTTATCAGTCGGCAATCTTTCTAGGTATCTCTTAATGGACTTATCGCTAAGTTTTGGGTGAAGCTTCTTTATTTCTTCTACTGTCATCTTACCGTACTTCTTCTTAGCACCTCCGATTAATGTAGCGAGTCCAGCAGTAGTACCACCCATACTCATTAAACTAATACCTGCCGCCTTAGCAAGTTTCGTTTTCTTCTTATCAATCTCTTCCTTCTTAGCTACATCACTTTCGTCTGTAGTAGTAGAATATTGTTTTCTTAGTATTATCATGTTCCTTCTTCCGTTGGTGTTTCTAAGATACTTGGATCCATACCTTGCTGTTCCAACATATTAGATAGTTTTGCCTGTGAATATGCTGTGTACTTATTGATTGTATCTTCTGTTATGAGAGGCTCTGTATTTGGGTCGATGTCCTTAATGAGTCCCTGTATATAACTGAGATAAGCCTTTGTATCAATAAGAGGTGCTGATCCTTCTAGTGTTTGGAGTGCGTTAGTGACAATACCTGTAATACCATTCACAAGTCCGCCAATACTCTCACTCTGATTTATTTGATTATTATACTCAACACTAGTCTTTTCGCTAATATGGAGCTGAATTCTACTTGGGTCAATCTCCTCATGATATACAGTTTCATATATCTTAGCAGCTAGTCTTGTAACAGATTCTTTAATACCCGTCATAAAACCTGTCACCCTACTATTAGCTCTCTCACTCTGTTGTAGGATCTGCCACTTACTACCACTCGTACTATCCAAGATTGTTGCTGGGATACCGAGAGGACTAAGTACATTACTCCTACAGTTATCGAGATTCTGCATAAGATCTAGTAGTTTATCACTGAGTTTATCTAGTGGCAACATACTATTCTTATTACCAATTGTTGAGTTATAGTCTGGTACAAACTTAGCTGATTGACTGAGTGTATTTTCCAAGAAAGACACCGCATCAAATTGACTTGTTAAGAATGATGCTAGCTCATTTGTATTATTAGCCAGCTTAGTAGTTCTTGCACAAATCTCATTAGCTGTCTCAAGTGGAGTCTGCTTATCAAATTGCAGTAAGAAAATCTGAATACTTGATATATCCCTCAACGATATAAGAGATACTAGGAGCTCTTTAATAACAAGTTCTTTCACCTTTAAGATGGATGAATAGAATAATGGCTCCCCTGCTAAGTATGAACAAGTCTTAAGTACCTTTTCTATATTATCTTTTCCGCTTGTCTTTCCAAAACTAGGCTTTATTGTGTGATTTTTGTTTTCCCAAGATTCATCAAGGTCATTTTCAAGGCGTAAGTTAATAGATCCTAACATAAATGCACTCTCTGATGAAATCTCATAGAGCTTATTATCAGAACCCCTAGTAATATAAGAGTCCACTGTATCTCCTGTCTTGTCTTTCTTCTTCTTGAGTACTACACTAACTGGATCATTAATCTCCTCAAATCTAAACTTAAGGTGACCAAGTTCATCCTTAGTATTCATCAACATACTAGTATAGGACCCATGAAATACAACATCCTTAACATGACTTCTGATGTAATCGTAGATCTTTAAGTCATTGATTAGTATTTCATTTATCTTCTCAGTCTTAAACTCATCTGCTGCCTCATTATTTTCATCCATAATAGTAACGGCATTTCTACCCTCACCTAAGAAGTTAATTATGTAGTCAGCAAAAAAGTTAGTAGCTAATTTTACAACATCTAATAACTGATAACTCTTGAGCTCGTCTGATCTTTCGTAGTAACCAGACATTAAATTACTAGGTGATGCATTTCCAAGGAGAGGTGATTTTCTCTGACTACCACCAAACCTTCCACCACCAGTTGATCCAATTTTACTATAACCAGAACCACTATTGAAAATGTTAGACCTCAATGGAACTCTTGATGAACCTACTGAGAAACTACCAAACATCTTCTCAAAAAAATTCTCGTGTTTCTTCATAATCTCTATAATTTGTTTGTTCCCAGGGCCTAATCGAATAGTAGGTAACTTAAATCACCACCCTGGAATATATAAACCAAACCCTAAAAATTACTTCTTAGAGTCTTTGTTTTTACCTAATAACTTACTAGCACCGCCAGCAACAATAGAAGCTGCTGCCAAACCTGCTGCAGCGTTTAATGCCTTCTTACCATTACCTTTGAAGCGAACATCACCATTCTTGAAACTTCTCTTGATTAGATCAGCCGCCTCTTTAACTTCTTTATTCTTCAGCAGACCTTTAACAGTCTTACCTTCATAAGCGCTAATACCATCAAGGCCCTTCTTAGTTGCCTTAAGTCCATAATAACCCGCAGTTCCTAAACCAAGCCCTGTACCAAGACCTAAACCTGTACTGGTATAATCAAGACCCTTACGAACCTTCTCTTTTGTCTCAGAGAATTCCTTAGTAGCTTTAGAATCTTTATCTGTAGTTTCTTTACCCTTCTTGTACTTATCATAGAGCTTCTTACCGCCGTATGCTAAAGCTGCTGTACCTGCTACACCAACAGCTACTTTTCCTGCATTTTTAAGACCCTTTCTGAGTGCCTTATTCTCTCGAATCATTTTATAATACTCAGGTCTGGTTGGTGCACCCTTTGTATACTTGCTTTCATCCATTACAGCTTCTTTCATTCGATTGCCAGCATCCTTTGCCGAATCTAGTGCAGATTCCCAAATATCGTTTTTAACATTACGATAATTAGTAATAGGGTCATAAGAATGCCTTCTATAGGTTCGTATTCTTTCTATGACATCACCACCTTCTATTCTTCCTTCAAACTCTCCACCACCACCTGGGGAGAAATCACCTTTTTTTAATTCATCGTTGGCTTTTTTTCTAAACTTCTTTAAAGCTTTAGCAAAGTTCGATCTTCTTTCCCTAAGCTCCTTTCGGCCCTTTGAATTTAAGTCTGTATAATCTCGGTAAGCGAAATATTTAATTCTTGGTATTATCATTTTCACCTGGTATATTATATAGGTTACTTGCATCGATCATTACTGGATCTTCTTGCTTCCTCCTAGACTTTATCAATTTTCTAGCAGCTAGTGCCATTCCAGTACCAACCGCTCCTATTGCAAGTGCCCTATTACTATTCTTTCTTTTCATCACAGCCTTTGACCTTTCTACTGCACCACTAACTCTTCTGCTTAAGTCTGCTCTTCTCGCATTCATGAAGTTAGAAATGCTTTTTTCTGTCTCAGCTAGTTTCTGATTCTCTGCTCTTAGGTCCTTTACGAACTCTCTTCTAATCTTCCCAGCACCAAATGGACCTTTACCTGATATATCTCTTCTTGCCTTATCTTTCAATGCAGTTCCAGCAATATTTCTACGTAGTCTTGCATCCCTTACTAGTTTTTCAGATTCGGCATTTATTAAGTTGGTTCCTTTTTCTAGGTGCTTCTGTGCTTGGTTGTAAATTTTCTTAGTACCAAGTTTATTTGCTACCCTATTATAACCAACCGCTGCACCAATAGAACCAACTACTCCACCTGCACCTACTAAGTTTGCAGTTCTATTCTTCTTAGTCTGCTCTTCATAGGATTCAGCGAAGTATTTAATTCTTGGTATTATCATCTTTCTTGTTATTATTTCTTACTGTATTCCTACCTACTGCCTTACCAACCTGCCTTGCTCCATAAGCTGCTAATAAAGGTGCGGCTAAGGTGGATGCGTAAGTACCAAAAGCAGCACCTAATGTTTTCCCTGCTGCCTTCCTATATCCCTTACTTGCACCAGCCTGTTTGAGTAGTTTCATACCTTGACGACTAGCTTCAAATTCAGATACTAATGTTGGGGATTTATAGGCGAGGGGTACAGCATAAGGGGCAAGTTTATTCAGGACACTCTCCTTCTTACCTTTCTTTTCATCACGCCCTGCTTTAATACCGCTAAGTAGTCCACTAGTTATACCAAGACCATTAGATATATGAGTATCATACAACTTAATCCCTGTCTTTTTGTAAACACCCTTGCCTAATTTAGACTCAAATTCACCTACTTCATCTCTTAGATTATGTGCAATCTTACCTATCTTACTACCACCTCTACCATTTTTATGCATAGAGTGTCCAAGTTCATGTGCAAGGAATGCCCCTGATTCATTTCGATTTTTATCACCAATGTTTATAAGGTCCTTTGAGTTAAGTATTGACTTAGCATCCTTGATCCAATTCCTAGTTGACTTATTCTCTAGTTTGTGGCTCGTACCTTTTAGGCTCGGGTTTCCAGAACTCGCCTTTTGCAAGGTTCTTTCAAATCTATAATTTGCAAAATTTCTCTTAGCTAACTTAATTTCTCTTTTTGCTTGTTCTATTCGCTCTTTTGGTATAGAGCTCGTATAATAATCTTCCTGATTGTGCCCATTTGTTAAATATGTTTTCTGATTCTTAGCTAGTCTTCCTAGCTTACTGTATAATTTCTTATTCTCTTCACTTAGGTTATTATCGCTAATAGGTATCCGATTATGAGCAAACTTCCTAATATTTTCCCCTAATGGGGCCGCTAATGCAGTACCAATTGCTATACCACCTACTGCTAATTTAGCCCTATCTTTAGTTTCTTTCTTCATATTTTTACAAGTCTAGTGCCTAAGAAGTGTTCCTCTTAAAATATATCTTCTAGCATATTCTGTAGCTGTATGCTACTATCTTCCCTAGCATTTCTTGTCATCTGCTCAACTATTCTAAGTTGTTTATTTGCAGAGCTACCACCATCTTCTAGGTATTGTGAGTATTTCTTATAGCATGCCCAAATAGAACCAACACAAGCGTCAGCAATATCCTTAGAGCCGTCTAATTTACCAGTCTTTCCTTTATGGTCATATTCAAAACAGTTAGATTCCTCTGGATGATCTATTTTAACGTGACCACCATTCTTACCGCCTGTTACGACCCTAAGCTCTAGGCACTCACGTAACATTCTCTCATTATATACCATCTTAACCCTTCCAGATAAGACGATATTTTTGAACATAAAGTAAGGTTCTGTTGTTCTATCTACTGACAACTCTTCATAAGGAATACCAACACGCTCACAAGATTGAAATAAACCAGCACTAGCAAAAGAGTCAGCACTAACATTTACATTATAGTCGACATTTAATCTCTGTATAAACTGGAATATATGATCAAGTGAAGTGGATTGTCCTTTCTTCCTACTAAGTCCAAATAATAGTGGCACTTTGAATGTAGGGTAAGGAGTAGTATCAAATCCATCTGTATCAGTTATCTCACCGTCAAAATAAGAAACCGCTATACCACACACGTCATTCCTAAGTCCAATATCTAAGTGTATAAATAATGTCGTATGTCTAGGTATCTTAGTAAGCATAGGTGAGACTCTATCATAGATTGTATCATCTAAGTTAAAGAAATCTATGTCATCAATTACATCATCACCTAGGTTAGTAATACTTGAACACTCAATAAGCTTAGATATGTTACCTTGGAAAAATAACTCCTTACTAGTATAACCAAATCCTGCTAGGTCTTGTAATGACTTAATTGGATCTAAGATAAAATTTCGCTTAACCTGTATTGGACATTCTATGATTCTATCCGCATCTAGTTTACTTCTATCTGTTGTTTCTTCTAGTATAAAAGGTGTATGTACAGAATCTCCTCTATAAAATTCAAACGTCTTACCTTCACTCTCCTTATATAGTTCAGGTCTTGCTACCCAATGTGAATATTTAGCAAGGTAGAGTTCATCCTCTGGTACAGTCTCTTCGAATTTATCTGCCACTGAGTGATCCGCATCCTTAGCACTACTATCAATAATGAGATGTCCAAAATTATGTCTCTTACTAACGAAACGGGACTGAAAACGGATTAGGACTTCACCTAGTTTACTCATTGCATCTTGTGGTCTCCAGAATCCAATCTCAGAAAGCACAGTAAATACAAGCTGAGTACCTAAGACTGCATTCGATTTAGGACCAGATGAAATAAGTCGAATCTGCGGCTTATTGTACTGATTCTTAAAATATGGACTCACCGAAAAGACATTCCTAAAATAAGTAACAAAATCTTTATACGCAGTTTCCTCACTAGCATGGAAGAAACCAAATGCAATCTTAACACCACCAGCTAGACCAAGACTAAGATTCATATTTGTACAACAGTCTAGGCGATGATACATATAAAGTCCCATCAGTTTAGACATAGTTGACTTACCAGAACCAATACAACCACCAAATGATACATAAGGCGTTTTAGTGTTGATAGGTGTTGGATAAATCTCAGAACCAGCCTTTTTCCAGATATTAAAAATAGACCTACCGTGATTTGTTACTTCTGGGTTGCCTAAGAAATAATCATCATGTACAAATTGATCAAAAGATACCGGTACATGATTCATACCTAATAACTTGGAACCTACTATTATCTTCTCATCCCTGCTAAGCTTTGAATACTGTAGCTCAATGTCAGAAGGTAACGCTAAGTCCCCAATTGAAGATGTTGGGTCGGATTGTACTATGAATTTGTCTCCACTCATAACATCTCATTTTAAATTATTGCTCCCTTAACCTCATCGAAGAGTAAGATTCTTGTTTCAAATCTATTAAGGGAAATAATATGGTAATTAAAAAAGCTTATCTACTAAATCTATGATATCAGATATATACCTAACATCTTCAGAATCATGAGACTTAATATAGTAGTTCTTATAACTATCTAATTCAAATAATAAATCTTCCTTGAAATCAGAAATGCCTGTCTTCCTACCTGCTAATTTATGCCAAGTTCCACCTTTAAATACATACCTTGCATTATAACTACAACTGAGCCATGTATCAAAAGTTAGGACTCCATTTTTAACTTCACAATGTAAGAAAGGACCTTCATCATCTGCATCAGGGTAATCTTCATACAATTTCTGTGACTTACTGCACAAGTCCTCTACTAACTTTTCAGAAACCATACCTTGAAGTTTTTGATCTCCCCTAAAAGCTGGTAAAGTTGCTACATCTTTTACAGAATAATACGCAGTTCTTAAAACTATCATAGTTTAATTCTTCTCTGAGTCTTGGTCTTTCTTATACTTATCATAGAGCTTCTTACCACCATATGCAAGAGCTGCAGTACCTGCTAAACCGAGACCAGTATAGCCTATCTTCTTAAGACTCTTACCTAATGCCTTCTTAGCGCGAAGCTCATCTGCAATTGCTTTATGGCGGTTTATAGAAATCTCAGACTGAATCCTTCTACTATTAGTATCTGCAAGTAATTCAGTCTTCCTGAATCTCGCCTTACCACCCACTTCTGAAGCTGCTCGATTTCTCCCAAAATGTGCCTTAGATTTGGCCGCACTTATTTTGAATTCTGACCCAAAATTAGCATTCTTGGCAGTAGTTAGTTCATCTGCAAGTTCCTTATTAATCTTATTTCTCTTTGAATTTAATTCCTTAGCTAACTTATTTCTATACCCTCTAAGTTCTTTCTTAGCCCTACTATCAAGGTCCTTATAGTCAGCCTCGGCGAACTCCTTCTGCTGTTCTTTTTTTTTTGTCAGCTAGTTTCTTAGCACCTACCGCAAGACCTGCTGCGAGTGCGGTACCAGCAGCAACGCCACCACCGATCTTAACACCTTTCTCATGCTTTGCGTAGAAGTCAGCTGCATTCTTACCAGCCTTAGAGTTCTTAATACTCTCCTTGGCACGGTTAAACATATCACGCAACTTACTTGCCTTCTCCTTAGTTACCTTTGGTGTCTCCATTGGCAAGTTTTCTGCGAATTCTTTCTGCTCCTTCATATCTTTATTCTTACTCTTATCGTATAACTTTTTAGCGCCATATGCAAGAGCGGCAGTACCAGCAACTCCAGCGCCGATCATACCTGCCTTCTTAAGATCGCCTTTGAGTACTTTTGCAGTTGAACTAGATTTATCGAGCATAGCATGATTTAAAGCACTTCTTCTCTTAAAATTTGCTAAATTCTCTGCACCTTTATCTCCAAGGTGAATAAAGTCTATATCTCGTTCATAATTGATCTGATTTCTACGCTTATTTAATTCCTTTGCTATTTTATTTCTCTTAAGTTTTTTCCCAAACTTTTCGATGAAATTAAGGCCTTTGTAATCATCCCTAGTAAATTCTTTCTGCTTCATGGTTACTTTATTGTTTCTTTGTTCAAGAGCTTCATGAAATTATCTATTGCCTCTTTTGACTGATCTGATTGTAAGTCTAGTCCATTACCTTCTTGCGCAATTTTCTGAAGCTCTAAGTTAGCTCCCTCTATCTTGATGTCTGACTTAAGTTCCTCTAGCTGATTTATATATCCCATTAAGTGATCTACTATTAGGAAAATATCAGCAGTTGTTAAGTCTTGTCCAAACATTCTAGCTGGGTCTGTGATATACTCAATTGCAATAGCCAGTTTCTGAATTAAATGCATTATCAAGATTGGCTTAATGCTTGAGTAGATTTCTGACAGATATAATTCAAGTACTCTCCTACTCTTTGGATCACTAACATTTACTAGTGTCTGTGTTAGGGAGTCAAAATTTATCTGTAAGTCTGTTCCATATTCTTTGTTATACTGCGTGAATACATTATTAAGTGCTAGTGACATTTCTTTTGCCTTCGCCTCTTTTTCATTCTTTGCGAGGGCACTAGCATCAAGTATTAAGTTTTTCGCAGTCTTAGGAAGGCTTGGGGCACCTGATATAATACTTTTGAGATCCTGACTTACATCACCACCTTCAGAATCCTCATCAAGTAGTTCATAATCATCACTCCCTGTACTACTTCCTCTTTCCTTATCAATAATCGCCTTCTTAAATTCTGGATCACTAAAAGGATTAATTGGATTTATTCCCATAACCTTTATTTTTTACCTACTTATTAATTGCTGAGGTTGGATCGTAAGACCTTAATTCACTAGCATCATTTTCTGCTGTTGAATCTGCTAAGGCCTTAAATTCTTCATCGCTCACAGCGTAGGTTTTATTTCTTATTATTATCATCAGTCTTTACAGTTCTTCTACCTATTATCTTACCTACCTGTCTAGCACCGTAACCAGCTAATAGAGGTGCGGCTAGTGCAGAGGCGTAAGTACCGAAAGCAGCTCCCATTGTCTTCCTTGCTGCCTTCCTATATTCCTTACTTGCTCCTACCTTCTTTAATAGTTTCAGACCCTGACGAGATGCTTCAAATTCTGATACTAATTCTGGTGTCTTGTAAGCAAGGGGTGCTGCATAAGGAGCGAGTTTATTTAAGACACTCTCTTTTTTACCTTTCTTTTCGTCACGCCCTGCTTTAATACCGCTAAGTAGACCGCCAGTTACGCCAAGACCTGTTCCAATACCAGCACCAACCTTAAAACTATTGTTAGTACCTAAGGATTTCATCGTCTTTCTATCAAGTTCGTCTATCCTATGCTTTAACTTATGTGCAATCTTACCTACCTTACTACCATTCCTGCCACTTACGTGCATAGAGTGTCCTAACTCATGAGCAAGGTCTGCAGTCGGGTCAGACAGAGAGTGATCGATGGCAATTAGGTCTCTAGAGTTAAGTACTTTCTTGAATTCCTTAAGATTTGTTTTTATCTTTCTCTTAGAACCTTCATGTGGAGTCCCCCTAAGTCCCTTCTTGCCAGTTTGCAACTCTACTTCTTTTCTATACTCCCTGAGCTTCTTAATCGCATCTTTTGCCGGTTTAAACTGTTTCCTAATACTTTCTTTTGTAGTATCACTTATTTCAGACATATGGAAAGACCCTTCACCTCCCTTTCCCCTAATAACAGCCGTTTTCTGTTTATTAGCAAGGTCTTTCAGTTTACCAGAAATGGATTTACTCTCTTCCGCAAACTTCTTAGAATTACTTTTTCCTTTTTGGAGGTAGTACTTAGCCGCATCTTCATTAAGTTTAGAACCAGAACCAACTACTGCCAGTAAACCTCCAGCACCTGCAAGCTTAACTAGATCTTTATCTTCTTTTTTCATAATACCGTATTCCTTTTAAACTACAACAGCACATCCAATACTTAGGTGGAGTGTGTTATCCAGGTTTCATCTTACATCCTGGCACTCCATCATAAGCTCGGAAAACATCTACTGTGAACTAGTTACTGTTATTCACTAGAGGTAATAAGGCATGTTAGTTGCCCCATTAAATAATTTTTCACAGTTCCTAGCATGTACGTTAATATACCAGATGATTGGTTTTGCTAAGTAACGCACTACTAGTTTTACTTTCTTTACTGTTGCATTCATAAGTTCCTATAGCCTCATCGAAGAGTAGAACCTGCCGCTGCTATTCACTATAGGAATTAAAAATTATGGAAAACAAATTAACTTTTCTTACTTACTGTATACACCATCAAAACGATACTTCCAGAAATTCTTCTTAATCTTGATAACTGTTACACCATGCAAGGTAGTTGAATCATCCTTGACAACATTATATCTAGCCACCTGACAATCGAAATACTTACCAGTTGAATCCTGACGTACCTCAACATCACTCAGTGTAAGGCCATTAATGCTATCCTTACAGTTCTCCTTAATTGCGCTGATCACTGCATTGTAGTCAGTCTTATTGCTTAACTTCATAGGAGCTGCCCAGAAGAAAATAGCACTAACCAACAAACATACACCAATAAAAGTGCCCATTGCAATAATAGGGTTCTTGAATGTCAAACCCTGCTTTAAACTTTGTACAAATTCTTTCATGATTTTTTATTTTTACATTGTTTATTATTCTACGTGTCCTCTATACAAAATAATATAAAAAAGAGGCCAATATAGCTTGTTGAGAAACCATATTATGTACCCACCTGAATATTTTATTCACCAACAAATTTAAACTATACTGGACGCTCCCTCTGAAAATCTATGTGAACTACTCATGACCTAAAAAGACCCATGAGTTTCGGACTTCATAGAGGAATGACCTTTCGAAAGATTGGTTCTTACTTCCTCTCCATCCGTGTAATCGACAGTCCCTGCCGATATATTATTAAAACCTATATTAAGAATGTTGATCGCTGCATTAATATCACGATTGTGATTAGTATGACATACAGGGCATTCCCAATCACGAACAGACAAATCTTTTACCTGTTTATTGATATGTCCACAGGCACTACAAGTCTGTGAGGATGGAAAATATCTATCCACCTTCACAACCCTCTTGCCATTCCATTCAGCTTTATATGTTAACATAGTAACAAAGCTACCCCAACTTGCGTCAGATATAGATTTAGCAAGGCGATGATTTTTGACCATACCCTTAATGTTTAGGTCTTCGATACATATTGTATCATACCTACGTACAAGAGAATTGGAGCACTTATGCAGATAATCAGCACGGCTATTAGAAATCTTTTCGTAGAGTCTAGCAACTTTGAGTCTTTGGTTTTCAAACCCAATACTGCCTTTCTTCTTACGAGAAAGATGACGCTGTGCTATTGCAAGTTTGCTCTCGTATTTTCTTGTGTATTTATTATTATTGAAAGTTTCTCCTTCAGAAGTGACAACTAAGTCCTTCAACCCCATATCCAAGCCAACCGACTTATTAGTCTTTCTATGTGGTGTTATATAATCTTCTTCTGTGAACACAGAAACAAAATACTTTCCACTCGGAGTTTTACTAACAGTGACCTTTCCGACCTTTCCTTTTATTTTCCTATGCACTTGACACTTGATACCTTCTCTAAATTTAGGTATAAAGAGTCTGTTATTAGCAATAGAAGCGGAACCTGGAATTGTAAAACTATTCTTAGAACGCTTGGATTTAAACTTAGGAAAATTTGAACGCTTGCGAAAGAAGTTTATATAGGCTACTTCAAGACATCGAATAGAAAACTGCAAAGCATGAGAACTTACCTCATTAAGCCATGCGGTTGATTCTTGTTTCTTTAATTCAGTAAGACACTTAGCTTGTGCGTAATAATTATCACTTTTACCTGTAACCTTATACTGTTCTATACGTTGATCGAGGAAGTAATTATATACAAATCTAGCACAGCCGAAATGCTTCGCTAGCAAATCGGTTTGCACCTTGTTTGGATACAATCTAAACCTATATGTTCTATGTATTTTACTCATATTATTTTAAAAACCTACTAAAAATATGTACTATTTTCGCTTTTAACCTTATACCTATAACAAACTAAATACAGTTATTGAAAAGTTATGTCCTGACTCGTGGTTTTAGTAATAGTATAAAGTCAATTACAAAAAGAAAGACGGAAAAAATACTCAGCTCTTTCTACATATAAGGAAACTACTAATAATCGGGGTAAAAATCGGGGGGAAATTATTGGCAGGTACTATAATATTGGCTCATTTCTAATATTAAATCCCCCTGCCATCACCCAACCCCGCTAAAATCACCCCGGAAATGCCTTAACTATGTAAGATAAATGTGATATTATGTATTGTATTGAAAAACTTATTATGGAGGCGAGAAAGAATAATAGTAAGCTCGATCTCAGTGTGTATCAAAGAATCAAGGCAGAACAGGATAAGTATGTACATTCTGTTGGGCAAGTTGATGAAGTAGGACAGGCGAAGATCTTACAGAAACTCTACAAGGATTACACAGTGTCAATCAGCGAGTATAAGAAAGCTGGGAGACAAGACCTGGTAGAGAGTGAAGAGGCAGAGCTTGAGGTACTTGAAAAATTAATGCCACCTAAGATGAATGAGGAGGAAATTAGGAGGATAATAGAAACCGCCTGTGATAAGCTTGGGAGAAAAGTTACCCTTGCTGATACTAAGACATTACTAGCGGAATTACAGAAAGACTACCCAGGAATTACAGGAAAACAGGTAGTAGATGTAATTAAAGCGAGGTAAGCAAAAAAAAGATTAGGATAGACTTTTACGTTCTATCCTTTTCTTTTCTTTTCTTTTCATTATTCTTTAACTAGTTTCTTTAGTTCTTTCTTCAACTTCTCACTGACCTTAACTTCTTTACCATTGACCATAACAGTAATAGGCCTCTCAACAACCTTCTTACGACTGCTCTTCTCTAGCTGTTCAAAGATCTCATCTAGCATTGGTACTTCTCTCTCACTTACAGGTCTCCAAGAACTTTTGCAATTACATAGTACTTCGTTTCCAAAGTTACTAGACTTCAACGTAAACTCTATAAAGTCTTTATCCTTATACACTATTCGTTCTACAACTGGATTGTCGTGAGAATTAGTCTGTAGATAATTGCTAACAGCTTTCTCACATTCAAATCTTATGATATCACCTAATAATATATTTACTAAGTATCCATGGGACTCTTTCCTATTAAATGCCGCAAAATAGTCCTCTAGTTTGAAATTTCTTATAAACTTCATATATTTCGGATCGAAGTACCCCTCTCTTCCATCTAGAACTTGTAAGAGTGATGCCGCATTATTATCAATCTCAACTGAACATATTGGATACATACTCGTTGTAACTTCTTCGAATTTAATCTTAGTGCCAGATAGTAATGTTGGTATATGTTCTCCACTAAATAGATACATACCAGGACCAATAAAAGTTTTATACCCAACCTTAAACGTGCAACCAGCTTCAAGCCTCTGCATTACTCTATTGTTCAGCTTATTATCTAGAACTGTTCGTAGGTAGTCTAGGTACATACTATCTTCTTCAGTACTTCCCTCTACGACTGGGAGGTTATTACTAAGCAAAGAAATCTCATGTTTAATTGCTTGTCTGAACCTAGAACCTGCCTTACTGAGTATTACATATTTTTCATGACTACCCAGTGAATTCTCTTTGTCGTAATAAAGTCTCGATATTACATAGTTACCGATTACTTTGTCGATTGATAGTATAATACCTGTTCTAACCTCGACTACAATATCGCCGAACATCATATTATGTGCACACATCTTATACTCAGGGAAAGCTCTCCTAAGTTTACGATCCAATACACACCCTGCCTCAGAAAACCATAAGTCTATATTGGTTGAGTTATTCCAACAGTACCAAACAGGCTTATCTAAATCACGCTCACCCTTTTCCAATGAGATGTACTTACTTTCTATTGTTTTCTTAGCACACTCATCAGAAAGGGAGTACTTATGGTCCAAACTTATTACCTCTAAGCTTTTTTGTCCCTTTCCATGAACTACCTCTCTCACCACATAGATCATATTAACAGGTCCACTAGTAGAGTTAGTGAAGTGGTTAACTCTTGATAGGTTCTTCTCTTTCTCATCATCACCTTTGTAGGTATAAAATTCTCCTACTTTTAATTCTCTAGTTGTTAATAATTTCTCTTCCATAATTCTATTTTTAAATTGTTAATATATTTCTACCTATAAGGAATCTAAGGCAAAAAAACAAGTAGGAAAGTAATGTTCTTAACTCTCCTACCCATTCTCCTTACTCTACTACTAGCTCCTTGATGAAAGAACTAATATAGTAGTTCTCGACACACCTACTATTTCTTCTAAGGTATATTCTAATCAAGTCTGGTATATAGTCGTCGAAATTTTCCTCTGTTATGTCGGAGAAGATTTCATCCTCACTTATTCTCTCTGCATATCTATTCTTTGCATCCTTACTACCATACTTGCCTAGATACAGTTCATACAGCTTATCTAGTGGCATCCTAGTTAAGTCTGGTTTCTGTATTACACCTTCTGCACTTCTTACTTGAGATACGCAGAGTGATCTAATCTTATCAAACTCACTAGAAAATAACTTATCTACCCTGTCTGATAACCTTACATACTTGACTGCATCCTCCTCCTTCTGAAATAACTTAACAAGGTCGGTTGATTTTGACCTCTCTGTGTAGACTGCAAATATCTTCATACCTCTTTAGAATAATTTAATCTGCTCAATCCTAGCACCCCTATATCTTGACCTACTAACATTAATATACTGTCTCATCTTCTCTGGGTCACTTGCATTCTTAACCGCATACTCAAAGGGTCCTGTTTTTTCTAGACTGCTTAATCTTTCTTGGTCTTCCCTTACTTCTTCATCGTACTTATTACTTAGGTCTTCTCGCCATGAAAAATTCTTGTCAATACTAGAATACTTCTGATATACTTCATTGATTCTATCCTCAACCTCACAATACTCTGGATCTTCTTCGTAGTACTTATTAGTCAATTCATAGTATTCATAAGTCAGTTCAGTATCATCAAGTAGGGAAGTATTATACCTACTCTCTAACCTCCTCACTAACTCCTCAGCATCTTCTTTTCTTTCATACACTCTTCTAATATCATCATCCACACCATCATCAAAATCTGGCGTGTAAATATAGAGCGCGAATAATATCCTTTTCATACTCTACTAATATTTTTAATTACACCCATGCGCTTGATTCTAACACGCAATAACATATTTTTCTTTCTCATACTATTAAGGGATATAAGGGGAAATAAAAAAGAGAGCAAGGCAGTTTCACAACTACCCTACTCCGGAAAAATGTTAATAAATCTTTAAAAACTTATCTATGCAAAAATTGAAATACTTCCTTGTTCTAATGTTTTCTTCATATCTATTACTCTCTGATTCTCACTTCCCACCCAAGGCTTAAGAGGTGATTTCTTTGACTCAATAAATCTACCATCACAAAGAACGTCAATGTAACCTAAGATTTCAAGTTTTTCATCACCCTCTGCTTGTATTTGTTCAAGTGTATAACCAGTATAGAGCCAGATTGTTTTGTCAGGGAGATCTTTTTTTAATCTCACTACCAAATCAAGTACTCCCTTCTTATTCCAGACTGACATAGGATCACCACCACTCAACGTAACACCACTAACATAAGGCTTTCTCAGATTACCAAGTAGTTCCTGATAATCCTCTTCCTCAAATTCATGTGCTTGGTCTACGTCTGGGTCCCATGTAAATTGATTAAAACAGCCTGGACAATGATGAGTACAACCTGAGAAGAATAATACCTCTCGTAATCCAGTTCCATTTAGTAAGTCGTTATGATATGTCTCTATTATTTTCATCCTTTCTTACATATTTACTCTATCTCCAATTTCCTTCATCTTACCCTCATTAAATCTGACATCACCTGTTCTAGTTCTAGTAAAAGATAAGTAACCATTCCAAGGGTTTTATATTTTTCAATATAATTTAGACTATATAATTTTCCACTTACTATAGTCGTTGAATCAGTTTTTTATATTAACTGACTGCTGGTTTAGTATGATACTAGTTCCAGCAATTAAAAGTGTTTTCTATGATCAACCTAAGTCAATCAAAGGCACAAATGATCTTATGCGTCTTACTTTCACTATATCAGAACTTCCACAAACAGGACACTTACATTCATCAGTACTGTCATTACCGATAAAATGATGACCACAACTTACACAATAATCTGCTTGATGATTTACACCTAAGTACAGACCCTTAGACATACCATAAAGAATCAAAGACTTAATTCCCTCTGTATTATCTAAGGAGTTGATCTTAATGTGTGAAATCTTGCCGCCGTTTGAGAAATTCCAGAACTTAGACTCAGCATCCATCTTGTCAATAGGGCCGATGTCTTCTCTAACATTTAAGTGGAAACTATTTGTCAAGTATCCACCCTTCGTAATTATACCATTCTTCTCACCAAACTTGTTAATGAATTTCTCGTTAAACAATGGGAGAAGAGATTCACCTGGCGTCGTGACACTACTAATATTTCTACTAGTACCGGATCATATCTTAACTTACTGCTAATAAGTTCTATCCACTTCGGAAACGTACTAATCTCGTTCCCTACTCTACTCAGTTACTCTCAATAAAACAGCTATAATATTTATTGATACCTTTTCGATGATCTCTACACGCTAGTTAATTGTTAAACTAGGCACGGGATTAACATATTACTCTCTTATAACTTAGTCTTCCCCGTTAGCATTACTTAATTCTCGTAACACACCCTTTAGTAGGTTTGATAGTTTTAATACGGCACGCACTTTTACCGTATACTGCAAATAATATTCCTGTCTTCTTCTTATACTCTTCTGCCTTCTTAGATATATGCTCTAATGTCTTCAATGCAAAACCACTTTCGTCGTCATGATGTGATTTTCCGGTTGCCAACATAGACAATTCATGAAGACCACCATAACCAAATGATACTGTTGAATACTTAAGAACTGGCCCAATCTTCTCATCTGGCTTTAAATTACCACCATCAAAACCACCTTCACAGAATACAAGTGGGCTGCTAGATGCTCGAAGATTTGACAAGTATTTATAGGTTCTTACATTAATATTCTTTGCCATGTCTAGATAGAAGTCAAGTGTTTCTATCCAGTCTTTTCCTTCCTCTACTGATTTCTCATAGATCATTGGAAGGTTTAATGATATTACTCCGAGATTACACCTATATATCATCATCTCATCGTTATCATCTTGAGGCGTTGGTGTTCCTGAATTCTTAAAACAAGGACTCAAGAACGCTCTACACATTTAATCCCTAGTTACCTAAGGCACTGACTATATCATCTATTACTTCAACCTTGTAATAGTCTTCCGCTTCGATCTAGTTCTCATCTCTAGACCTACTCCCTTACACTCATCAGGGATAGTCGATACACTTTCTAATTGGACTTAGCTTAGCACGGTCTCATCCTAGTAGTAGGACCTAACCGTTAGCAAGATTTTACTCTTACACCCGCGAGAAACGGTTCAAAAGATTTTAAATGGGCTGTAGACTCTTGCTTACCCATTGGACTTACTATTTTTCCCCACTTATGATATACATCACCTACATAGTTCGGAGTTTCACCCTCTGCAGTTTGATCAAGGCTTAAGTAGTCTGGATATTGGGCGATCTTAGTACATTCAATCGCTTCATCAAACAACCACTCTAGCTCTTTACCCTTACCGTGCAGGTCTGAATCAAAGAGGAATATAAGTTTTGGAAATACAACAGGAACTTTACTCCCCGGCTTTCCTTGACCACCTTTTCTAACTTTCAAGATAGTCGACGCAATCAAGCTTCCCCACTTAGACTTATCATGTCCAAAGGAGAAGGATAAGACAATAATTCTAATACTTTCATACTAGTTTAGACTATATCATTAACCTTAACTAAAAAGGTTAGACAGCACTTCGAAGTCAAGAATTTCACTTGACCTCTACTTCCTCACGGAATAGTCGTTACACCTTCTATGAATAACTTATCATAGCTTGGCACGGTATTACCAGCTATCCTTTTCAGGACCTTAGGCTTTCTTAGAGAGCTTATTAATCACTCTTACCGTTAGCAAGTTTACTACTCACACCCTACATTTATAGGTTCACTGTCTTTTTCACTTAAGTATCACTACCTAAGGCCGCCCTATTTTATCTTAGTTGACGGAAAATCACCACGACAGCTTGCAACAGAACCACTACTCATTTCGATCTGCTGGAAACCTGTCTCGGCCTCTCTTACTACTCTACCGATTGCATATTTCTCTTGTTTTTCTGGATCTACTGTACAACCTGCATCTTCCATTAACTCCTTATACTGATTTAGGTAAAAATCATACGACTTCTGAGCATAAGGGGCAAGTACTGTATCAATCTCAGGTGCTGTTAATCCACCATACTGATTACCTGCTATCACACTAAGTACATCAGCTGTTACAGAAATAGCCGCCTGAAGTGATTGTGGTTCGTTGTATTCTGTATTAGACAACATAAAACCATCCTTCAGTATCTTACCTAGGTTAAATAAAGAGCAGTTGCCTGTCGGTATACCACCTTCTAGTACAAAAGAATGATCATCTTCCACTTCAAGGCACCATACTGTTTCTTTTGTACCATCTGGAGTAATTGACTTAACCTCCCATGCTACTTTATCCCCAGTCTCTTCGAACTTAAAAAACTCTGGACAACTTGTATGTACTAGCTTTGGAATTTCTAACAACAAGTCACCAACCTTCAGATCAGTAGTTATTGTGTTATCTAATAAAATCCATCTATGATTATCAGTACACCAAACAGCTTTTTCTTCTCCTTTAGTATTAGAGAAAATAACCTTCCTTAATTCCTTTTCACCATAACTCCTAACAACTGCTTTCTTCCAATTACCATAAGGAGTTAGAACAGTTATCTCATCACCATCTGAAAAATCAAGAAAAGACTTAATGCCTGTACTCGTAACAAACTGAGTATCAACGCTTAAGCAGTTAAAAGTGTCAAGTCTAGCTGATTGGTCATGTGCATAGATATAACCATCAGATAGTGCTTCTCTTTCCATTTCATTTAGGAAGACTCGCCTGTATCTTTCCTTCTGTTGTTCTCCATATATCAGGCTCCTTTTCGTTGATACAAGGGAGCTATCACAATTTGCATTTGACTTATCTGCTTTGTATGATAGCTCTAGGGTCTTTGCATCAACAGCCTCCATTATTTTCTGGGCATCGATTTTATAATTTCTATACTGTCTATAAGATTCAGCCACCTTATTAAATCCACATTCATCCAGGGACACTTCAACTAGCTTATGTAGTTTCCTCACTGTTACCTCTGGCTCCTCAATCCTGCTCACTACTGCATCGCTTACCTTCTTGCAGTCTTTATCAGTCATGTCAAATAATACTCTATCTGCACTTTTTCTGATAGCGGCATGAATCTTCTTAGGGTCGAATGCTTCAGTAAATCCGGCTCTCTTCTTCTTGACAATAATCTTTTCGACTTCCATCATTAGTTTTTCCTTCTTTATTATTATAGATTTTCATACTGAGACTCATCACTGAATCTCTTGTCATTTTCAGTCAACATGTTCCATAAATTTTTGACCAAGTACCTTTTCTATGTAGTCCTTGGCGTTTTCTATTTTTACTACACTGTCAATCTTATTATACTCCTCTGTAAACCTGACATATTTTCTCTGTTTCTCAAGGTAATCATTGACATCCTTGAAACAGCCTGCCCTATATTGATCTTTTAGTACTACGTTCCCTATAAAATCAGTGTCTTCCTGTACTAGTAGAATCTTCCTTACCTTGCAACCACTAAGTAAGTTAAGTTCTTCCTGTATTGCTGATTCTATTACCTCGAAATCTCCTGCTGATCCTGGAAAGCGGACCCTAAGTGTATGATAGAAGATTGAATCACTAATACCTCTCTCAATAATGGCGCTTCCCTGTTCATTAATACAGAGACCGCTTAAAAATGATTCGAGTCCTACCAAGTGAAGAATGCCATAGTTCAGGTCGTTATATTCAGTCAGGCAATCAAATATAGTAGTCTGATATTTTTTCCATGACTTGATTTTCGACCTCATTACTGGCAGATCATACTTGGACAATTTCGAATCGATAGTAGCGCTTTTCATTGCACCACTCATACCATAATAAATTTCTACTTCCATATTATCACTGTTCATTTCTATTAATAAGGCAATAATAATAGAAAACTTGCAAGATTGTACGGTTCGGAGAAGAAAAAAGTTAAGGAACGAACACACTGTCATTCCCTAACTGTTGCTTATGGTCTATCGTAGTTATAAGTTATTCCACCACTTAAATAACCAGGCAGTCTAGCAGATATTTCGTTGATTTTATTGTTGAGTAAGAAATTATCAATATCAAGACTACTTCTACCTGACATAGAATCCCAAGTATCTAAGACACTCCCTAAGTACCTATTATTCTCTAGCTCCTCCATGATAATACCAACTAAGTCATCATTAATATAATCAGGAACTTCAGACTCACACATCATAGTAAGTCGTCCATACTCATACTTAACATAGACCTTGAAACTGTCTTCCCATTTGTCGGAGTTGCTAAGGAGTACTAATTCTAAGTCTGGTATCTTTGGTGGCATGTTCTTATAGTACTTATCACCATACCTCAATACATACCAACCTAGTTCAGGACTAAGATCGGATAGTTCTAAGTTAAATCTCTTACTTGTCCATCGATCTTTAAACTCATCCCCACTAAAACTCTTCCATCCTACCATACTACTTACATACTAATTTTGTAACACCACTATCATTAAGACTAAGCTGTATTGACTTGTTATTGAATGCTGGAACAGACTCCATATGACTACAGAGCATGATACATCCAATATTCATCTGACTAAGTAGGTCAATACAGATTTCATGATTCTTCGCATCTAAGTGTTTCAAGAATTCATCCATCACAAGTAATCCCATCCTAGTTACTACCTTAGATAAGAAATTAATGTCGAGTATTGTCTTCTGTCCATCACTACAATTCTCATAGCTTACTTCATTTCCACCATCATTTATGTAGTGTGAACCAAGATCTAAGTGCTCAACCTTACCACGTCTTGTTCTGATTACTTCATACTTAACGCGATTATCACTAAACTGTTCTGCGAGACGTGACATAATCTCCTCATAGATCTTACCAGTTGGACCAGTAATTTCTTGATACCTTGCCAACATCTCTGCACTCTGACTAATCTTATCGAGTTCAGCCTGACAGTTCTGAATAGTAGAGAGAGTTGAATTCCTATCACCCATTAATTGAGTGTATTGATCCCACACCGACAAGTCACTCTCAATCTGTGCCATAGTCTCCATAAATCCATGAGGCAGTTCAACTTTCATTGGCTCTGCTCCCATTCTCTTAATAGATTCCACTACGCTTCCTAACTGTGACTGTGTCTGCTCTACTCTCTTAGTAAGGTCATTGATTGTACTAACCTCTACCATCAACTCAGTCTGTCTCTTACTAAGATCACCTAAGATAGTTTTACAGCCAGTGTCAATTTCATCCTTACTAATACCTGGATACTTGTTGAGGAATTTTTGATACTGCTCAGTCTGTTGGTTGAGGAGTTCTTGTATCTTATCACTTAGTTCTTTCTTATGTTTCTCTAAGTGTTCCTGATTCTTTAACTCCTGACCACAACTAGGACAAACTTTCTTACTATCTAGTCCCTTAAGCTCAAAGTATAATCTCTTACCCTCTGTCTTAATCTGACCAAGTTCCTGTAGTAGTTCATTGAGGTCATTAATTTCCTTCTTAATGTCTTCAATTTCTGGACTAATCTGGCTTTGATAATCCCTCTGCCCTGCTTGTCTTGTTTGAAGTTCACTAAGCTGCTCTTCTAACATACCTCTCTTAGCAGTTAAGTTGGCAGTATTAGTTAGGTAGTCATTATACTCTTTCCACGCCTTCTGTAAGTTAATACCATCTTGTTTTTTATTCCACAAGTCTTCCTTACTTAGTTGTGGTAGTACGATGAGACCTAATTTTTCATCTATATACTTAATAAGCTCATTGTTCTTATCAAGAGTCTCTCTCCAACCCTGTGCATTCTTAGTAACCTGTTCATATAGTAAGTCAGCCGCTTCATGGAATGTATCAATCTTGTCCATCTTATAGAACTTTGATACAATCTCAGACTTTCTCTCAGGCGTAACACAACCTATGAACTTTGGATGGTTTGAGTCGAAGAAGTAGACGTCCATGTAATCAATGAATGGAAATCTAGTATGGAGTTCAAGATCGAGACTAGCCTTATTGTTAGACTTCTGCTCTTCACCATTTATGTAGAACTTTGTATAACCAGCACTACTCTTTCCCTTCAGTACACAACCTCTAGTGATCTTGTATGTACCACCTTGATATAAGAATTCTACCTCAGTCATACACTCACTTGCTCCGAACTGTACATACTCCTTGATGTTTCTGTTTTCAAGGAATGCGTATTTAATGGCACTAAGCAAGCTACTCTTACCACTACCATTCTCACCCGTTACAAGTATCTTATCCATGTCACTCAAGAATAGTTCAGTCTCATCAATACTTCTCCAATTCTTACAGTAGAACCGAGTAATGACGAAATTGAAATCTACCTCCTTAGATTCAACATCCTTGACACACTTTAAGATCTCACTATGTACACCTTGTAAGTTATTTGACCCAATTACATTACTAATCAATCCATCAATTTCTTCCCAAGCTGGTACATTAATGTTGTTTACGTTTCCATTGATTGTGAGATTTTCTGGCTTATATACATTCCAGGTTCCCGTCTCATCATTCCAACCCTCAGCGAGTCTATCTGATGTATACTGAAAGCGCATTAAGTTATTGTCGGGATTTAAGTTTACCCACTTGAAACTCTTATCTGCACAATCTAAGATAACACCAGTACTTTCCTCACTGTCTGACATCTTACAGCGCTGAGGAATACCAATACTTACATACTTACCAAGTTGAGCAGGTCTATGTATGTCTCCACAAATAGCCAGGTCAAACTTAGTCTCATCTAGTACCTGTGAATGAATCCTATCACTATCTGTATATGATATTGTTGCATGAGTAAAGAGAACATCAAGCTTTCCATTAATCCAAGTCAAATCAAACTCTGGCCTCCAATTATAAAAGCCAATTCTCTTACCATCTATCTCTACCTCCTTACAATCAGCATAATGTAGATTAGAAGGCAACATAACAGATAAACAGGAATCAGTAAACTCAGAAAAAACAGATTTATTATCTTGGTCATGATTTCCCCATATTATATAACCAACTCTGAAGTTCTGCATGATCTTGTCTAGAAATGACTTGACCTCTGCTTGTACGTAGGGTCTATTTATTGTCTTCTCTAGTACATCACCTGCAAATACAATTACACTTGCACCTTCAGCTTTTCCAACTTTTATTATATTATCTGCTACCTTCCTAGATTGAAATAACCTATACTTCTCACTAGGATTTCTCTGTGGGTAGTCGTGAATATGAATGTCACTTACTGCTAGAATCTTTGTCATACCGTCTTCATTAGAGTTGAGTAATTATTCATTAACCACGTAAGAGCTGCATAAGAATGTTTACAGAGAGTTGTTGTTTTAGCTCCCTTCTTTGGTGCATTATTAACAGCAGGACCAAGTTCAATACTAGATCTCTGTGTGATAAATAATGAATTCCTATGCGATAAGATATAAGCTGATCTATACTTGAAGTCAGAACAGTCACAGTATATCTTAACTCTATTATTCTGCCAATTGCTCAGTGAAAAATCAGGATCAAGCTCTATAAAAACTACGTGATCATGGCCCTTCTCTGAATTAACCCTGAACTTTAAGACAATATGATAAACCTTGATTGCCGGCGAATTTGAGAAGAAGGATTTAAACTTGGCCAACACTCCTTCCGGTTTTACCAAGTGATATACCTTCTGAAGACTCGCCGAACAACTACTAGCCCTACCAATCCTACCGCTATCTATGTTCATCAGCTCACCAATTGTAAACTGGCGGCCAAATAAACTACCTAATACACTTCCTAACATAAGGCTTAATATATTTCTTCCTTACTCTGGGTCACTGTATTAATGCTCCCGGTTATACTCACGATCTTACCAACGTTCTTGAGATAGATACCAGAAAAAGTTGGCACCGCATTCTCATTCTCGTTGTTTGTATAGACTGGCTCTGCAATACCATCACTCAAGACTATACCATTTTTCTTGATCTCCTTGGTAATCTCATTAAACTCATATACACTACCATCGGATGAATTAATTTTTACCATACCTTAAAAATTCTTTATTAAATCTACTTGTAAAATTATTATAAAAACTAAAACTACTAATACCAGTCATACCATACTTATTACAGAACGCAAGCCAATCACTATAAGGTTTGATTGTTCCATAATTAGGTAGACCCTCATGAATTATTCTCCTAGCCTCTTCTAAGCCAGGGTACCTCCAAAGGTCAAAAGATTCATACTGTTTCTTAAAGAGTTCTACGTCATTAATACTAGAATAATCTCCATCTAAGATCTCAGCAATCACCTTATCACCCTTCGTACCTTTCTTTCTCGTTACTCTCATCCCATTATGTCCCATACCAATTGCGTCACAGTAAGCCTTGTATTGATAGAGTCCAAGCTTTCCCTTAAACTCATCAGGCATTTCACTGTATATCTCACTGTATGTTCTAATCTGTGGACCACCTTTATCCTTACTGGTCGGGATCTTGAAATAATCCATCTTAGGCGACAGAGAGTAGAGTAAGTCGGAGTCTTTTGTTATTATCACGCTAGATTTATTATCTGTTTCATATAATTCCCTACTCGCTAAGTAAACCAAGTTGTCATATTCCCAACCTGGCACGAAGAACGATGGCACTCCGAAATCTACTAAGTGTTCAATAATTGCATACTTAGCCGTTCTTCTTACTTCATTACTGTATACTTGATTTTCTGCTGTTTCGATCTCTTCCTTACTGACACTAGGATCACTCTTAAGCTCTTCTAGTAATTCCCTTGTCATGTAAGTATCTTTTGGTGATGCGGTGCCTTTCTTTGAGCTAATATCACCTCTACTGTCTTTATACGCACCCCCAAGTAAGTGAGTCGTATAGTAACCACCAAAATCTGGAGACCACTTATCACAAATAAATACGTACTTATCCGCAGTAACCCCAAAATCACGAGGTATCTTATTCAATGTATAGATGCAACTTTTGATCAAATCTCCCACTGTATATTCTCCTGCTTTCTTACCTACCGAAATACCATAATGATTTCTCGCTAGGATATAACTATTGTCGATTAGTGCGTACTTATATTTGTTACCTGAATTCATTTATTTAATAAGTGTGAATAAAAAGAACAGAAGAAACCTATACTATAAATCTCTTCTGTTCTTATTTGTCTATGAGTACTTACCTATTAGAAAGGCAAGCTATTTCCGTCTGAACCAGTAGGATTACCAAAACTTGATCCTCCATACTGCTGCTGACTATTACCTGGATTAACAGGGGCACCAGTAATACTATCGAAGTGTGCTGCTGGTGGTGTATTAAAAGGATCTGTGTTCCTACTAACTACTTGCTCAGGATTATTAGCTACATTATTATTCTCGTAGCCAGCCTGTGCATTACCCTGTGCTGGACCTGACATACTAGCAAGAACTGGATCATTCGTTGCCTGACCCTGCTTGTTAGTTGGTGTCTGGTTCATCAATACGGTCTTATTAGTCTCTTCGATTGCCTTCTTGATTGCCTCGAGACTATTACCACCACTAGCCTTTTCCATCTTAATCTTAGTAAGCTGGTCTGTCATATACTGGATTGTCTCCTCAATGAGTCGTCTGTTGAAAAGACGCTTCTCATTTGATGGTGTACCTTCCTCACTACCAGCTGCCTGCCAACCTAAGAAGAGCTCAACTGGATTTTCCATAATCTGAGCTGCCTCCTCTGAAATCTCTGCATTCTCTGTGATAGGTACTGGACTAACCTTATGAACCACTGATATATTAAAACCAGGGCCACCAGCATTAACACTAACTGACATCATAACGAAACCCTTACGGCCAGTTAAGTTCCTGTTGTAGGTATCGCTGAGCCAATCCTTGTTAAGGGAACTCTCAGTAATGTTAGTATCCTCAATGTTACTAGCTACTAAGTCCATAAAATTCTTAGCAGTTAATACAAACAGGCCATCAAAATTCTGACGAGCTGCTTGCCTTGTGTTACCCTCCTGCCAAAAGTTCATAGCATGTGCACAGAAGATAGTATAGTTCTTCTTGCGGACAAAGTTCTTGATAACCGGATCCATTGCATGTTCACGACCATCAACCTCCTTATAGAGCTCATCAAAAATTACATAAGCCTTGTTAAGAACTTCCTCTTCCTCTGCAGTTAAGCTACTAACCTCACGACCTGAATCCTTATCCTTAATCATATACGCTGACTTAGGAAGAATTCTAATCCAAGCGTCATAAACTGATTCTGTACCATCACTACCCATGTTCTTACGTGGCATTCTAACCTCACGTGTTCCCATAAGTGTGACATAAGGGAAATCAGACACAGTACTATTCATTGGTAGTAACTGATATTTACCTAAGTTTCCCTTGAAGTTACAGAATACCTTCTCAATCTGCTTCTTCTTTTCAAAATTTTTACTCTTAGTCATTGGTTTAATCTGACCAATCTTCTCCAAAAAAGAATCTACATTGTTAAAACTCATAAAACTTAAAATTTAAAATAAAAACTTTATATAAAATAATTCACTTGCGTAGAGAGACTTCAATTCTCCCTACATTAATAAGATTTCTAAACGATCTGAGATGACAACTTATTATGGCCATCCCTTCTCTACATATAAGATATCTAGACGCCCTTACCTACATTTATTACCACTACAAGATCACCTTATTCGTCTTGAGTAGGTCCATGTCAAGGTAAGTTTTTCCTAAGTTAATGCCTACCTGATGCTCTGCCCAACCAAGAGATGTTAAGTTACCTAGACTGTCCATTAATACAGACTCTGGCAGGTTCAGGAGTTTAGGAAAATATAGTACTACCTTATCAGTGTCAGGCATACTATCAAGCTGACCATCCTCTAACCACCTTACTACATCATCACCCCCTGGATAACTTAAGACGTCACCATTCCAGCAAAGTGAATAGTTAACTCGCATAATGTAAGGCTCAAAATGAATCCTCCCTACTAATGACTTATCACCTAACTGAATACGGCTGATGATATGATTCCGCCGCTCTAACATCTTATATATGTTCTCAAGCGGATAGTCTGGGCGGTTGATAATTATGGTCTTGTTAATGATATAAGAAACCTCCCCTGGATTAACAAGGATACCACAATTACCCATCCTAGAATTCGTCGGCTCCTCTAAGTAAGTAGCCTCAATATTAGATAAAATACCATCATTAAATACCATAGTTCGAATCTAACCAAAAATTATTACCGCCTAGCTCAAACAAAACAGACTCATCATAATCCTCCATGTCATCAATCGTACTCACCCTAGCATAAACGTAAGTGAGTGTCCTAAGTCGTCCCTCCTTATTAACCGCTCTGATGTTATAAAGAAATTGACTAGGTATCTTCTCAACTGCACTACTAGGTAAGGCAGAAAATGGTAGAGGTAAGAGATCATCTACACTGTCACCCTCCACAAATATATCGGCAGGGTCAACAACTTCAAAATAAACAACTTTCTTTTTCTTCGCCATACTATTAATCTAAAATTTATATTACACCTATAAGGAATTACACAATAGATGGCTGCAAAATTGTCAACCTAAGTCCAAACCCATTACCACCTTCCTAAGCTCATCATCAAGGTAGAACACATTAGACCTACCCTTAAACTGCCGGAAATTAGTGCGGAGGTAACGTTTGAAAGACTTATACATCTCACTATCACCTCCCGCTTTAGAGATAACCCAGAATGACGGATTAAACTCTGACTTCATCTTTATATATGAATCCAGCGCCTTTTCGTTCTCCTTGTAGACTATCTCAACAACACTGAAATAATTGTCGGGATCATTACTATTACGACCTAGTGACTCTATAAACACTATCATACCTTCTTAGCTAATAATTTCAAACCATTTACTCTCTTACCATTCTCGTTTATCGTACAAGGCTTTATATTAAAATAATTACCGAGATCATTAGCCTTAGGGGATGCCTTGTAGCCTATTCTCTTGTAGATTTCACCTAGCATCCCCTTTATATAGGCATTAGTATAAGATTGACCTACTTCGAACTCTTTATCAATCTCCTCTAATATCTTATCTTCCTCAAAACTGATAATATTAAGCTTCTTGTCTAGGTCTGATATTTTATATCCCACTGATCTACACTTCTCCGGCCCTAGAATAGTAAGATACTCTTTAAACCCTTTTTCTGTTACTAGGTCTATGATATTTCTAATACTATTTCCTGCAAAGTAGTAATCACAAATAAACTGTAACTTCTTCTCTCTACCTTTTACCTGTTCATACTCCTTAAAGAATTCCTCAAGTACTCCCTTATCTTCTACTGTACTAACATTTCCTAGTTCATTGAAGACTGTAAAACGACTTGCATAATCCACCTGTTGTATTTCGTAGGCTCTCATTTCAGCCACCATTACTAAGTTATTGAAAACAGGTACAAGCTTTGTTTCTCCGTCAACTTTTATTTTATTAACGGCTACAAAATCAGTCTTGTAATTCGTACACTTAGCACCAACCTGGTATTTAAATGACAAGTCCTTTTGCTCTTCACTATTACCTTTATCGAATACGGATAATAGATTCTCAGAGCTTTTTATCTTTCTATCTAATCTTTTCTCAAATGAATCTGAACTATCTGCAAACTTAATAGGCTTAAAGAACAAGGTTGCTTCATTTCTCCAAGGATTTTCCCTTAATCTCTGACGTCCTAGTATCTGAGGTAAGTCTAAGGTAATATCAACTGCCAGTGTATCAATATTTGCATCGCTGATTACATAAGACTTTGCATTGTCCGAATAAAAGTCTGCTCCTAAGTATACAGTTCTAGTGCAAAAGGTAAACATCTTCCTTGGTTCATCCCTCAAAGGAACTGTACCGATCTTATATTTAGCACCTAATCTTTTCTTTATCTTATTTGCGTTGTCCTGTGTATTAGCAACTAGTATATTCACTTGTTCTGGGGTTAATCCCGCTCTTTTGATAATACTTGTAATATTATTAACTGAGTTGACATAGAATACTGCTTCCTTTGACTCTACATTTTTAACATTACCGTCCTCTAGCTGTAAATATCTATGATCAAAGTTCCCATCTAGGTATGACTTAATAATTGGACCTGCCTCAGTAAATACAGAAACTAGACCTTTAACAGTTAGCTTTGGTTTGTTAATACGTCCTGGGTCTAATGTCTCCCAGTCTAATTCATAGTAAGGAAGATCTCTAAATTCCTCCAACATTTCGAGATACTTGTCAATCATAGGAGTAGCACTGACATAGCAAACCTTATTAATGCCTTGTAAGTTACTAACAAATTGAAGCTCTGTATCCGATTTAAACTTACTATCAGTGAAAATACTTTGAAACTCGTCCACTACTACTCTATACTTTGAAAGCTCTCCTTGATGTAGTAAGATATCCTTAACGATCCTGAATGAATCATAAGTAACGAGAATTTTCACTGGCTTATTGTTTAACCTGCAAGCCTTGATGTAAGTACTGATTTTAAATATTAGCTCATTGAAAAAGTTATTCTTCTCCTCCATCTTCCTCTTTTCTTTTTCAGGATCGACTTTCTTGTAAGGATTTTCTTTATACTTTTCATCCTTTGTGAGGTCTTTATCAGTACCTGGATCACTGTCATATTCATTTACTACCAAGAAAACCTCATCCTTGTGTTGATCATACTTGTTTTGTAGTAAGATCTTTCTAGGACTGCACAAGATAACATCTTCATTGTTAGTAATACAGTATTCGGTAAATCCACATCCTGGGATCTGTTTGTTCAGGATGTGGGGGAAGTTGAAAATACTGTAACCTTTCCATTCGCTCATGTACCTAATTTTCTCTGGTACTGAAATTGTTTCTTTCTGCATATGCTTTAACTTTTATTAATATTTTATTAACATATTTTTCGAGATATGGTCCCGTCGCTGGAAGCTAGGTACCACACTCGCTTGGGTAAACCCAAGATATTTCTATTACAATTATAAGTCTTTTAAAAGTAGAAATATGCAAAATTACATAATATAAATCCCCATAGGGGATATAATGTACTATATATATTTTATGCTTCAAAAAATTATGCACTATTTTATGTCTCCAATAATTTCTCCACTACACTCTCCGCTATCGCTCCGAGATGTAGTTCCGCCATTATTTCCGACTATTAAAAAATGTTAACGAGGAAGTACCGCCCTAGTCTTTCTCATTTTATCGATTCATACTTCGCTCCGCTCCGTAGAATCTCAAAATTTCGCAAGCCGGAGAAAATTATAATCTCTTCTTCAGACTCCTTAAGGCGAAGCCGCATAGTGAAATGATCAGTGATGCCGAGGGAGCGAAGCGATTTGAGGTATCTCTTTTACTGATCATTTTGCTA